GAGATCAGAGCTTCCAGGTTCTGAGCTGGCTTGGTGGAGCCAACAGGAGCCGGAACCGAGATCGGTGCGGTCAGCGGGATGCCGTAGCAGTAGCGCTGTTCCAGCACGTCCAGCAGCTTGCCCAGCTGACGACGGTTTTCGTTGGTACGCACGGCGAACGGGTACCAGCCTTCCAGGGTGAACTCGGCCTTGAAGCGATCGGCCACAGCTTTACCCACGCCGTCTTCCAGGGAGATCTCGTTGCCGTCCTTGTCCAGGACTGCGGAGATACCGATCATGTTGCCGAACACGCGAGCTTCGGAGGTCTGCAGGTCCAGGGAACCAGTGACTTCCACAGCGTAGCGGATGGTCAGCTCGTTGTCGATGACTTCAGGCCAGTCGATCAGCGCGCCAGCGGCGTTGCGGGTGCCAGCGTGGATCGGCAGATCTTGAGCAACGAAGCTCAGGACTTGACGAGGCGCTTCACCTTCTTGAGCAGGCAGGAAGCCCGAGGTCGCCAGGTTGCGAACGTTGACCTTGATGTACTCGTCGCCCAACTTGGCAACCAGATACTCCAGGCGAGCGCCTTGGCCGATGGCGTCGGTCAGATCCATTACGCCAGCCTGAGCCAGGTGGCTCGGAGTGGAGATGTTGATCAGGCCAACGGCGCCGAACTTCAGCGGAGCGGTCGGAACTTTGAAGCCGTCGATGTCGACGTTCTGCACGCCGAAGTCAGCGAGCAACAGGTCGCGGATCGGCGAAGCGGTGTCTTGCGGAACAACCGGAATGATGCGAGTCGATTCGTCTTCCAGGATTTCTGGATTACGAGCGGCGTCGATCAGGTTGACACGGTTCAGGTTGTTCGGCGCACCGTTCAGCTCGTGGATCGGAGTGTTGACGATCATGGAGCGAGCGATGGACAGAGTCAGACCGGCATCAGCTGGGGTCAGAACGGTGGTCGGGAACCAGGCTTCGGCGAACGCGTCTTGACGGGCGTTGGCAGCAGCGAGGGTCACGGACCAGCCCATCATCTGGCGCAGAGGCTGTTCGGAGAACGCTTCCTGGGCCATGACGGTTTTGCTGAAGTGCTGCAGCTGGCCGCCCAGACCTTCGGAGGCCATTGCAACCGGAGTAGCGCCCGGAGCAGTAGCGGTGTTCATTGCGGCGTTGGCGTAACCAACTGGGTCAGCGAAAGCCATTGCCACTGCGGTAGCAGCCTGCAGTTGGTTTTCGTTCAGACCAGCGTTCTGGTCAGCGCCGACAGTGGTGCCTTCGTCGGCTTTGGCGACTTGGTTGTCGCCCAGGTGACCCAGGTTCAGGTCGTTCTTCACTTCGGAGAAGGATTCGAGGATCATCTCTTGCAGGGTGCCGAGGCTACCGCGCAGAGAAGCTTTGGTTTCTTCACCCAGGCTCTCGACCGCCATGGTCAGGCCTTTGTGAAGGTCGGCGCCGAATTCGCCCTTACGGTTGGTGAAGCTTGCGTTCAGGCTCGCCACCAGGGTATCCAGGGGTGCGCTTGCACCGCCTGCCAAGGAAAACACGTTCATGTATACTCTCCAGTCACTGGATGCTGCGTTTGTGTTAGTCGACTAACGAAGCGACCCGTTGTAATACGTTCGCTATATGATACCTGTTACTACGGGCGAGCCGGCGCAACAGACGTTTTGCTAAGTCATTGCTGACCTAGCGAAATTTCGTACAGCACATCCTTGATCAGGTCACAGCCAAAAGACTCAACGCCGATTTTGCTATATGCCAACGTATGAGCGCATCGCAAAATACGCCCATATAAATCTGTATCAGTCACACCGGGTTGTTCCTCGACGTGGTACAGACCAATGAGATTGCTCCCCAGAATAATAGGGTGGAGGTTCACCTTCAGCCCAGTTGCCAGAGGAATGCCGTGCCAAGAGCGCACAAGCTTCGCATATAGTTCGTCACGTTGACCGCGCTGCTTCTTGTCTGGGAACAAGTAGTCAGCCAGGTCGTAACTCACCTCGCTGTGAAAATTAACTTCTTGGGATGACACTATAGGCGCAACGAATTCCATGCTGCGACAATTAGTGAATCCCAGTTGAGGGTCGAGGCCAAGGGCCTGTTCGACAGTGACCCCCTTCGCTTTAAAAGCCAAGTCGAGCCACCGTGGGACCGCGATCAGGTTAATCGCCCCCGGTTGGTAGTCTCGACCTCCGAACATATAGGACCGGTACATGGATAACAAACTCCTGCTGATCAAAGTCATTTCGTTGCTGCACGTTGAAGGCCTGCTCGGGACTCGCAGTGATGACATTCTTTCGATGGCTCGTGAGATCATCAACACCACGGAGTTACCCAACGCCGGTGCAGAGAACGACTACGGGCGAGAAATCATCGAGGGCCTGCTGGGTACAGCGGGCTGGATGGTGCAATGCGTTGGCGAGGGCACACCAGTCGGCCGTGAGGACCTACTTCAAAGAATAACGATGAATGCTCAAGGCGAGCAGTTCATTGTCGAGGCTTTGATCGGCTTTCTGGACATCTCTGACGATCTTGAGAAGATGGCTTCTTACCGGGATCGTACTATCTACGACATTCAAAGCTACAAGGCCAAGCTTGCCGTAGATCAAATTATTGCGAAGGCCAGACGTAAGCTCATGTTCGAAGGGGCCAAGATTGATTGGTCTACTTTCGTACGGGATCTGGTCATCGAGCTGGAACCTTATCACCGAGTGGGTGGTGTAGGTGGCCTAGAAGATCTGGGTGTGATGGAGCGGATCGCTGTTGGCGAACTGGACAATATCAAGGAGCAGTTCAAAGCCGAAGAGGGTGAGGAAGACCCGATTGCCAACTACGTGTTCAAGTTTGGCTGGCAGGGTGATAACCGAGCGTTCGGCGATGCCGAGGGCCTGCGTCGTGTAGACGTGCTCTGCGTCTCTGCCCTGTCTCACAACTTTAAGTCCGGCAAGATCCTCAATTATTTCCGGCAAGCAGCGCAGTACAACTTCCCCATTGTGCAGCCCGGCAAGATTCCTCTACTGCTTCACATCTCTTACGAGCAGACGGTGGAGGACAACTACAAAGGCGTCTACGCACAGATCATGCTCAATGAGCAAGGTATCCGTGTTGATCCCAAGACCATCGACAAATCGATTGAAGAAGTGTCGGCGGTTGTTAAGGATCGTCTGGAGAAGAATGGTTGGAAGGTTGAGTTCATTCGGGTTGACCCTGACAACTCCAACTTCCGTAAACTGTTTGCTCTGATCGAATACTACGAGAAGCTCGGCTACGAGATTCAGCTTTGCGTGATCGACTACCTGGCAAAGCTGAACAAGGAAGGCTGTACTCAGGGCATGACAGGGGCCGATGTAAAGAACCTGTACTCTCGTGTGCGTAACTTCTTCAACAAGAAGAAGATTGCGTTGATCACCGCTCACCAGATGTCGTCTGAGGCATTGAACCTGACCAAGATGGGTGTAACCGAGCAACTGGTTAACGAAGTCGCTGGTCGTGGCTACTACGATGGTTGCCGTACTCTCCACCAGGAACTGGACATGGAGATCTACTGCCACATCGTGGAGTTTGGTGGGGCTGCGTATCTGACCAACCGTCGCGGTAAGCACCGTATCTCTTCGATCACCCCGGCACGTGATCTGTACTGGGTGTACAAGTTTGCAGAGAACCTGGCACCAGGCTTCCCTGACGATGTGAGTGGGCGAGACATGTCCATGCGCAAAGTCGGTGAGGATCAGGCTGACATGTCCAACTTCATGACTGACTTCTAAGGCAAAAAAAAAACAGTGGCAGCATAACTCCCTCCCACCCGTAGGTGGGAGGGAGGCTTTATGCCGAGGTTAGCTGTCTCAAGTCTTCAACAACTGGCTGGCCGTATGCCGAAGCAAGTCTACGTTGATGCCGTCCAGCGGGATCTTGCCAGAACCGATATCGATGGTTCGTTGCCTTAAGTCATCGATGACGATCTCGCGGTAGGCGTGTTGCAGTTCGATGATTTCAGGTTCAGTAAGGTTGACTTCAACAGTCTCACTGACTTCCACCTCCGCCTTGAAGACGGTGTCCTCGGTGAGGAACTTGTGGAAGTTGTCGACTACGTCACGGACAGACTTGACGGGGTCAGGCATTTGCAGAAGCATGCCGCAATAATCCCCGAGACTTTCATCCCCGCGTTTCCACGTCTTGCTTTTGTCGGACAGGTTGGTCAAGGCTAAGCGGACGTTGCTCTGGGTATCCCCGTCCTTCTGTAGTGCCAATTCCAAGATCAGTGCCATGTCCATTGCCGACCAGCTGTTGTAAGCCATAAGTTGCTCCAAGACCAATTAAGAAGAGAATCACCAGAACATGCAGGAGACCTATCTTCTTTAACGGAGAACCAGATAGCTGTCGGGCCACTGGGTTCCTTTTGTAGAAGTCGCTGTGGTGGATGTGCATTTCAGGGTCAGCTAAGATTATCTCTTCGCCGAACTTGTTTGTACCAGACATGGAACTCTCCTTGTCAAATGGGTTTAAGGGCGTTGCGGTTGCCCGAGTAGAACTCCTCACGGACAGCAGGGGCTGCGTTGTTGAAAACTATCACCACCTTGTTGGGTTCTTCATCGCTGCAGTAGACTCTGGAGACGTCCCCGTAGAGTTCACGCAGGAAATCCACCGCCACCACTTGAATGTGGTACGGCTCTGGATTGAGCTTTACAACGTTCCCGGCCAGCTCAGCATTGATGGTCTTGATTTGTTCGATGAACGAATCCATGCTCAAACCAAGATTAAGGATGACATACAGGTTATCCTGATGCACCGTCTCATCACGTAGTAGCCAGGTATGGATGTCGAAGCCCTTAGCCGAGCGCACAGTGGCACGAGTGAACTTACCGCCGCTTTGCTTCAGCCCTGTTGGAGAACTGCTGTCATGCAGGAAGTCCAACAAACCCGCACACTGCGCGAGTGGGGTAAAGACTTGGCCGATGGGAACCACTTCAGCAAACACATAACTCACATTACACCGCCTTGAATTCAGAGCGCATCTGCGCGGTGACCACCTTCTCCATTGCAACCGAACGCTGCATAACAAAGACGATGGTGTTGCCAGCTTCGTAAATGTTGGTTACGTCGCCCGCGCCACTGGCACGATGGAAGTGAACCTGTTTCATCACTCGATCCCACATAGGGCCTTGAGTGGCTGTGAAGTCTTGGAGGGACATGCCCACCTCAAACAACAGGTACAGTTTCTCGTTGTGGATGTGGTCTTCCTGGAAGCGGAAGATGTTGATCTCGAACTCAGGATCGAGGGCTTCGTCGAACTGCAGCTTGCCGCCAATGTACTTGCCGGAGGCTTGCTGGCCGTCCATGAAATCGAGGTAGGTCATCAGGTAGACAACTTGCTCGGTGCTGTGTGGATCGAGGTTACGACCCAGTGGAGCGTGGTGCAGGATTACAAAGCTCATGCAGCGTTCCTTTTAATGGGAGATGTTCACATTGATAGTCTAGTTCTGAGATGATTTAATATCCTACGGCATAATACCCCCTACGAGCCCCTAGGAGGCCCGTAGAGAGCTTTACTACTGCGCAGGTATGTCAGGTAGCTGATCTTCAACAGTGGCTCTAGAAACGAATACTGCGAGGTGTCCCACACATGCTTGCTGTGAGTTCTTCGCTGTCTTAGCCTTGGGCGCAATAAAGAATTGCGCGTCAGCCAATACCCCTTTCCTTTCTTCCAACACTCCATCGCGTGGCGTGTAGATGCGAACAGGCATACCTGGATAAACCAAGAACGGGTTAGCGTTCTCCCAGGTTAACTGCATCGTCATGCCTTTACGTGGGGCCAGCTTGGAAGCCATCTTCATGGCGTTGGACGTAATACGCTCTTTTGCAATGGGCGCAAAGTTCAAGCCAGTCTGTCTCACCTCATCCACAAACTCAGATGCAGAAGCACCCCGTCGAGCAATCGGCTTACCGTCGACCATCTCAATCATGCCATTCAATACAGACATGGCATCTGTGAAGCGAATACCGTTACCTTGGTTCAGATCCAGTGCTTCACTGACGTCGGTGTTGGAGGAGTTACCCGTGGTCAGGATGATCACCTGCCCCAACGTCTCGCGATAGGTTCGCTCAACGCCTGGGAACTGGTTAGCCGGAATGTCGAAGATAGTCAGGACTTGCTTATCCCGCTCCTTACGATCCAGTCCGTACTTGGGCCAGATGTAGATCTTGTCACCCTGCAAGAAGAATGCAATGTCAGCGTTGTAAATGCCACCTGCACGATTCTGCAAGAAACTGGGCAACTCGATCAACTGCAACCCATGGTCAACAACCACATGTTCACGAATCACCGTGTTGTCTGGCGGAACCATGTCCACCCCAGTGATCGCTTCAATGCTGTCCACCTTGATACGTTGGCGCTCTTGATCGAAGATCGATTTGAGCACACGACCTGCAGTGGTGTTGCGGTAAGGGCCGCCCGGCAGACGCAGGCGCAGCTGTTCCAGCGCACGAGACACCAACTGGAACTCCACCACCACATGACCACCCATGTCAAGGTCTTCGCTGTTACCTTGTTCACGGTTGGGGTTCAGCTTGAGATCCTTACCCCCTTTGATCATGCCGCGATAGATCTGCAGATAGCGTTTCTCATCCCAGTTTTCAGAGCCATCCTCATTGAGGGGGATCTGATACAACGTCACGGTGATGTTCTGCCGGTTGGGATAGATCTTGTCCACGTACTGCGACGGCGCCACCTGCAGCTCCACCATGATCTCTTCGGCAAAGTTCATGGTGTAATGACGGTTGATGTCAATGTTCAGCGTACGATGGGGATCAATGGTTTCGCCGTTAACCTCGATCGTACAACGCCAAACAAAGTGAACGGGTTTGGACCCATCCGTAAAGATCGCATTGATCTCTTCAATCGTGGTTAAGCGACGAGTCTCCATTAACGCCACCCACTCCGGCCACGGGCCACTTGTCGTTCGATCATTTCATCCACAACGCGCTTGTGGTCTTTCTCCAAGTGCTCTTGTGCCTTGGCTTCTGCCTGCTGCTGCTCCACCGTCTTACGAGAGAGCGGTGTGATGCGGCGGTAACCTGCCAACTGATCCTTGGTAGGTCCAGCATCGGCTTCTGTCAGATAAGGTTTAGCCACGCCCAACAACCAGTGAGCGAAGTTCTCGATCTTCAGGAGGTTATCCATGAAGTCCGGTGTCCAACGCGTGGAGTTAGGCGCACCGTTGAAGTGACTCTCCGCCTCTTTGAGGTATTCAACCAAATCGAGGTAGAGCACACGACTGCGTTCGGGTTTCAAGAACCATGGCTTACAACCACGAGCGTACAACTCGGCCATTCGATGGCCGGGCAGGTTTACGCGCATGTCCCCTTGCTCTTGTTCCTTTTGAGCCATGGGGTTGTCTTGGGTCATGGTGCCAAAGAAAGCTGCAGCGTCAGCTGCCTGCAGGAACAACCGAGGTACCATGACCTCGTACAGTCGATCAGTGATCTTCTGCGCAGGGGTCAGACTGGAAATAGCGTCTGGCTTAGGCCGCACTCTCTGGTTCATATCGAAGGTCCTCTCATCGCCAACACCGACAGGATCATCAGCACTGGCACGTAGTAGAAGCGTTCGAGCTTGTCCCAATACTTGGACTGACGGACCAACTGTGCCAAGATTGGCACGTCGAGTTCACCCTGGTTCAGTACAGACCAGACCAGTTTCTCAAGGCGACTCATGTTGGCAGCGTCCTCCTCATAGAAGGCCTTACTGAACACGTAGTAATCATCGACGGTGACATCCTTGATGTTTGTCACACGGTCGGCTTCCGACAGTTGCTCGACGATCCGTACGGAGGTGGTGTCCTTCTCACGGATCAGTCGATTAAAGTCACGCACCGGGGCTGGGCCTGGTTCAAGGCGGGTGGTGGTAATCGACATGGCACTGTAGCGGGATGCATCGGCGTCCTCACGGGCTTCCATGGGAAACATGATGCGGTCGATCTGGGCCCAGTACACGCCGCCGTAATTAGCACGAGTGCGCGCAACCGACTTCGGCGCAAGCCCTAGCTGATGGCAGGCGAGGTGGAGGTGGCTGGGCTCCATTTGCAGGAGGGCATCCCAGATCGTGGTGGTTCGAAAAGCGTACTGGGCGTCTGTGTTGTGAGCCGAGACTTTGCGCAGTAGTGGGTGTTCGGTAGTTTCAAGAATGCTGAGCACAGCAGAAACCAGAAAGGGATCATAGCAGTTGGAAGCCTGTCCAGGGATCATGAGAGTCTGGCTAACCTCACTGAAGAACAAGCGCATGTACTCACCGATCATTGTCTCGCTGGTGCGGAACAGTGTACGGTAGTCTTCATACAGCGAGTCGATCAGAACCGGGTTCTTGCCAAACCGGATAAAGTCGGTAACGTAGTAAAACGTCTCGACCGTTTTCTTTTCAAGGTCAGCCAAGCGAATGGCATCGTTACGGGCCTTGAGTACAAACCGCACGCTGTAGCACGCCTGATTCATCCAGGTCAGTGGTTCAACGCCAGTTACCTCAAAGTGACCCATGCGCCCATCGCCGGCGTCAGCCAGGAACGGGTCACCGATATTGGGCTTCTTGCCGGGGTAAGTTTGCAGCTCACCCGTGACAACCCGATCACCACCCTCTTCCTCGTAAGAGAAAGAGAACTCACCTTGCAACCGCGTCTCGAAATTGTTGACGCGTTCATACTGTTGCCACGGTGCGTCTTGTTCCAATTGTTGAGGCTTGGCAGCGTCAGCACTCCCCAACACTTGGAAGAACCAGGTGGTGGGGAAAATGGAACCCTGCATCTGTGTGATGAGGGACTCACGGGGCTGGAAGCGAGTCTGCACCAAAGCAGTTCTCATGTCAGCCGGGACTACCCGGCCACTGGCTTCCTGTTTTTTGTCTTTGGCCGGATCAACTTGGATCAGCATCTTGGTTTCTCCGAGTAACGATGTTGTAGGTACCCACGGTCTGCATGGCTAGGCGACGTGCGCCAGCCGAGATGGACGTACCGCCACCAGGCCCTGGGTTAGGGTTAGGGCGACGAGGGGGAGGACTGATCAGTTCCACAATCTGGTCCCATTGATCACGGGTCCACGTACAGCGACGAGAAGGCAGTGGGATGAGTTCCAGCTCAGCAGCTGTTGGATACATCGAGGCGAGAATGCCGTAGACCTTACAGGCGTTCTTGATGATGCGATCGATGTTCTCAGGGTCCAGTGTGCGCAGGTCATTACGGAACGAGATCACAACGTGGTAGATCGGGATCATGCTAAGATCATCGGTAGCCCGCACAATACCGTCTGCACCGAGCGTTACCTGATCAGGCCATGCCCTTTCATTGTCCGAGTACACACCGATCTCAAACAGGCTCTGGCGAGGCTTACAGACGTAGTCCCGCTCATCGATCATGAAGTCGGTTACCTGATCCGACAGCTTGTGATCACCGATGTTGTAAATGGACAACAGATCCCGACGGTTCTCCATGGTCAGACCGAGCATGCCGATCCACAGGTCCATGCAGCCGTAAGTGTAACCCTCAGGCTCCCATGTATCGAAGTCAGGGTAACGACGATCCAGAATCCCCTTAGGCGGTACCCACACGTTGAAGAAGCTGAACAGCGAGCGCTGTACGTTCGACAGGGACGGGTCACGGTTGTCCAGCTTGTACATCCCTTTAACAGGACGGAAGTCTGGGCCGATCATCTTCTGGCGAATTACCAGTGGGTAGGTCATGGCCGCTTCGACGGGTTTGTCGTAGACCAGGCTGTACGACCATTCCAGATCCCACGTGTTGTTGTCTTTGTTGAAGGTAGGCTTGTCCATCACCCCAGCAAAGTCAAACCAACCCAACGCACGGACTTGATCTTCAGGAACAACCAGCGTAGCCTCACGGCCAGCCAAGTTAGTCACTGTATCAATGCGGGGGTCAAAGCGGTCACGCAGGTACTTACCAAACGAGAGACCCGTCTGGTCATGGGCTTCCTGTAGCTTCCAGATCTCCTGTAGGATCACCAGATACACTTTAGGCAGTTGCCAATGGTAAGTCAGCTCGTGCAAGCACTCATGGCGCAGCAGGTGGCTACGGGCCCATGTGTCGTCACGGAAGCGGTTGGCCTCTACCTCGTCTTGGCAACGCAGGCGAAAGCGCAGCGTCATCTTGACAGGTTGGTAGATGGGGCGGATGTAGGTGTGGGTCTCTGCGTCCTTGAAGACAGGGACGTTATCCAGACGAATGACAGAGGCCTCGTAGATACGCTCAATGATCGGATCTTCTTCGATCTGCAGAATCGCCTCGGTATTGGTACCGAACCAGTTCTTGTTGGCGTAGTCATCGATCGCACTGTCTTTGGTCTGAGCTTTCTCAGAAGAGCCCTTAAAGTTCAGGTACGCAGATTCAGGGAAACCTAACCGAGCAAGGCAGTCTTTTGCCACAGCCCAGGCCACGGGGCGAGTAGTGGTCTCGTAGGTGTTCCCAATGGCAAAGTTTCCGTTGGGCATGGCAGAGTCCTTTAGAGAGGAACGTTCATAGCATGGTCAAACGACAGCATAAAAGCCGGGCCCGAAGACCCGGCTTTTATTTACATCGCCATCGGCGCTAGACGAGAATTACTTCTTGTCGTAGGCTTTCAGGTGCGAAGCAACAACACCGCAGTAGCCGTTGATCGCGGTAACCAGGTAACCCAGAACATCTTTGGTTGGCTGGTTCAGCAGACGACCGGCGTCTTTGGCAGCGTTGACAGCGGCGCGAGCGTCGGCGTCGTCGCCTTTGTCGTTGGCTTTGGCTTTCTTGGCGAACTGGTCGCCGGCCTTGACAACTTCTTCTTCAGCGCGATCTTTCTCGGTGAAGTTCTTCTCGAACGCCACCACGTCTTTCGCGACAGTCAGGAGAGTTTCCAGGACCTTCGACAGCTCAGCTTCGCTGGCGGCCTTGGTGCCATTCGAACCGCCGCTCGACTGAGCAGTAGCAGTACGGATGGTCAGGGTGTCGCCGGCCGGAGCCAAGATGCGGCCGCCTGGCAGGTTCTTCAGGTTCAGAACGACTTTGGCAGGAGCAGCCAGGTCTTTCGGAACGTTGAACTCAGGAGCCACGGCTTCCTTGTCCTTCTCGCCTTCGGCCGCTTTGGCAGCGTCGCCGGCATTCAGAGCGGAGGCAACCGACTTGGCGTGAGCAATGGCCGCAGGCACGTACTTGGACAGCACGGCGTCGGACAGTTGCTTCAGCTTGTCGACTTCGCCCAGAGCCCATTCGCCGCTGGCGCTGACGTTGCCGGCTTTCGGCATCGAGAAGTTGCGGTTGGCCAGGTCTTGTTGCAGACCCTTGACGCGCGGTTCGATACGCTGGATGAACTGCTTGGCAGCGATGTAGGCTTTCTTGGCCAGGTCGCGACCTTTCTGGATCAGATCTTTGATCTTGGCCCAGACTTTGTCGATCCACTCTTTGATGCCTTCGCACGCCATCACGGTCGCTTGGCGACGGTTGGAAGGCGAGGTGAAGTTTTCCAGAGCCGGAACCACTTCTTCAGCCGGGGTACCCAGCGGAGCGGTTTCGTTTTCGACTGCCTTTTGCAGCAGGTCAGCAGCGACTGGGTCCAGACCGCCGGTTTCCTGGGCAGCTTCTGCGGTTTCCAGCAGGCTTTCCAGAGCGGCAACGGTGTTTTCCAGGTCGTTCTGAGCAGCTTCGTTGGAAGCTTCTTCGTTCTGAACGTCTTTCAGTTCCAGCAGGGCCAGGTCGGCGCCGTCACCGTGTTGGCTGTCGGTGTCGATGTCGATTTCCGCTGCAGTCTGATCGGCGCCTTCGAGGTTTTCCAGCACCATGCCGCCGATGGACGGACGGCGATTGCCAAATTTACGCATGAGGTGTAACTCCAGAGTTGTTGATTGCGATAGCGCTAGCTAGCTACTAGCGAGCCGATCTCACCGACTTCGATGTCGCCACCGAACATCAGGTGCAGCGACTCTATCAAATCCACTACACCACCCTCTCGGGCGATCCAGCGGGAGATGATTTCCGTTGGGTGTCCCTTGAGCAATTCAGGGGGCACTTTGATTTCGGGGTTAACAGTTCGACCACCCATAACAATAGGCTTAACGGAACCGTTGTTGTTGGCCTCGGCATTCAGCTCGCGCCAAGTGGCCAGATAGTACCGGCGTTTCCCAGTGACTATATAATTGATAGTATCAACCATAAAGTCTACCTGGTACTTCGACAGGTTCGGGTTCATGGCTTGAACCATGATCCAATCCGGGCCAGTGCCGAGGAGCGCCAAAGCATTACGCATGACGCTATCGAAGTGTTTTGCATCTACGACATTGAGCTGGCCTTTGACCATACCATCATAGTGCGTAACTGCCATAGTATCAGGCTCACGGTAGCCCGTGCCTGCCTGGAGCGGGCTCAGGCGTGCAAACCCGCTACTGTAGACGTCGAACCCGCGGTCATTCATTTAACTGGCTCCTTGACCGAGGCTTCGTACTTCTCGATCTTTTTGTTCACCTCTTTGAGGCGACCGGTGTGGTAGTTGATGGTTTCTTCGAGACGTGGGTTCTCGGAGCCATCTTTGGAATCGATCAGAGCCTGGATGCGATATTCCAGTGCCTGACGGTCTTCCTTGGCGCCCTGGTAGTTGGCGATGATGCGGTCTTCGATCAGCATCCGCACAGCCAGGATTGGGTGCCAGTCAGCAGAGATGAAGCCACTGGTGCCCAACGGGTCCATCTTGCCAGCGCCGTTGGCAGCCGTCATGGCGTCGATGTCGGTCAGAGCTACGTTGAACTCTGGGATCTCCTTGATCGCACGCTCAACGCCTACAGAGGCCCGCTCCAATACCATGATGGCAGTGGCGAACGCACCGAGGTTGGCCTGCAGACTTTTGAGCTGGCCATCCGTCAATGCCTGCTTGAAGTCAGGACCCTTGACCGACTTGGTGATGTCCTGGGTAAAGGACAGCAACAGATGGCGCAGGTAGCGGTTGGTGAAGCCCATGATCTCAACGTACTGCACAAGGTTGGCAGCACGGCCGTCCAGGGACATGGCGTCAGCGTCTTTAGGGACGAGCTTGGAGATCAGGTCTTCCACAGCACCGGCCTGAGCCACGTTGGCACGCATGGCCACGAGGATGCGGTCGTAGAACTCGCCCTTGCCAGTGCGCCCGATACGGGACACAAAGTCCTTACCGAACTGAGCAATGACTTTCTTGGCACGTGGGTCGCTTTCCACGTAGTTGCTGAACGTTTCGAGCACCGGGATGGTGGTCTCGTTCATTTCCTTTACAACAGCCGCGTGCACGGTGACGGTGCCGTTGCGGCTGAAGCCGTCGGCAATCCGATCAACGAATTGTGTAATCTTCATGGATACAATCCTTTAATGGGTTGCCCTACTCACAGAGTAGGGGCAGAGCCGGACAGGAACAGTTTGACGATGTCGGCTACGTCGGAGCCACCTTTGCTCTTGGCACGGGTGTACTCAGCGATCGGCAGCTCAACCGCTTTTGGAATGCCGCGGTTGTAGACAGTAACGTCTTCCCACTCACGGTCGACCACGAGGATCGTCATGGCGTAAGTACGCTTGAAGATCTTCTCACGGGTGTTGAAGTCAGACAGCTTGCCACCCACGGCAGCTTCCAGGCGCTTGGCAGTGACCGAGTCGAACACGGCGATGCCCGAGGCAGTACCGATCGATGCCTTGCCGGTCAACAGGGCCGACACGCGGTTCTTGGTGTCACGCTCACGGTTGAGCAGGTAAACGCCGGTGTTGTCGCGGATCGCGGTACGGCGGTGGTTCTCGATGATGTCGTTGCAGAACATGATATCTTCGAGGAAACGCAGTTGACCCGAACGCCAGCCGTGGTAACGCTCGCTTGCACTGCGCAGCTCACCGCCAGTGGCATAGATGTCTTGCAGGTTCTGCGAGGTGGTGATCATGGTCTTCAGAGTAACGAGTACCTGAATGGTGACCAGACCTTGGCCGTAGTCGGCCGACACTTCGAAGATACGACCCACAGCGAGGTTCGGGGTATCGAGCAGATCGCCACCCATCTTCACGCTACCGCCACGGGCCATGTTGCCAGCGGCCTTGAGTTCGGCGAGGTTCTTGTCGTATTCCTTCTTGGCCAGATCGGTTGCAGCCTTGGCGGATGCTTCCTTGTACTTCTTGACCTCTTCAGGAGAAGCAACGCGCATGACAGGTTTGCCGTCGGCGGCTTCGGTGACCATGAAGCTGACCACAGGGCGGTCTTGACCGATACGCGGCAGGCTCATGGATTCCTGGACGATCTCCAGTACCTTGGCTTCCACGCGGCCTGGCAACGTTTTGTTGTCGCCGTAGGCTTGTTGGCCGGAACGCTCAACGAAGTCATAAATGGCTGCGTTCATGTTGCGGTCGGGCTTGAGTGGGTCGATGTCACGCAGCAAGCGCATGGCAGAAACGTTCACCAGGGAGGCGGCGGCCTGCATGTAGTACGCAGCAAAGATGCTGTTGGTCGTCTGCAGGATCGAGTAAAGGTGTTCGTACTGCGCCAGAGCGCCATCCACCAAGCAGATCGGCTCCACACGGGCTGGGGCGGAATACTGTATGATGCTGTCGCTATTGGCGGTCGAAGCCACCTTAAGGGCATTGCCAAGTACCGTGGTGAACGGGGCTGCTGCCAGACTTAAATCTGGCAGAATGTTAATGTTCATTGGGGGATGCTCCTGACCGGTCTGGAGGAATTATGAGTTTAAGCAAAGAAGAGTTTGAGAAGATTTTCGACTTCATCTCGCGAATCGGTGGCAAGGGTAGTTCCGTCCAATCGATCTACGAGCAGTTGCGAGGCATCAACAGCCTTGGGACACATCCCACAATGCCGCCTGTGCGGGAACAGTTTGGTCTGACGTTCTTTACGCGTCCACGACTGAACCTGACAGATGGCAACTTGCGCGCCTTCCGACCATTCTTCAGCATGATCGGGGGTAACGATGGTATTAGCATACCCCGTGCAGTGCGTGCGATGCTGGACCCCGTTAACGTTTGGAACGGGGAACGGCGAGGGTCTCCTCTGACAAACCATGAGCAGGCATTCATTCCGTGGTTGTCCAACGGTTTGGTGAGCCAGTCTGGTTGGCCTGAGATTTCTCCGGGTACGTTCTCCTCGTCTGAGGGTAACCACCACGAAGCCTGGAGCATGATCGATGACACAATCAAAAACTACCGGGTGTGGGACCTGAACACAGCCCTGCGTAACGGGGCGGGTAACGTCATAATAATGTTGCTTTTCACCTGGGTCTGTTATGGCTCCCTCGTTTATGAAGGAGACATGGTACCGTACCCAGATGCGATCATGCAGCATCGAATTGACTATCACACGCGGATCTATCGCTTTGCGCTGGACGCCAACAAAAAGCGTATCACCAGTTGGTGGTCAACCATTGCTTACCCATACGTTGCGCCAACCGCCACTGGGGCCAACATGTCCATTGACAATCCGTTCAACACGGAAAGTCAGCAGGTGAGTGTCAACTGGAAGTGTCACGGGTGCGACACCTTTGACCCAATTGTCTTCACTGAATTTAACAACATCGTCGCATACTTTAACCCGAACATGCACCCAGCCATCCGCGACAAGATGATGGTGCAGATCAACGAGGACACTTGGAACCTGTTCACTTACGACACTTTCTTCTGGATCGATCCTGAGGAACAGATCTTAGAACGCTGGGTTTCTAAGGAAGTGTATGATTCTCGTATGGGCGATACCCGAGTGGCGTGGAATACTCGTGTTCCAAAAGGCTCGCTATTGCCGGTGGGTTACGGTGGTAAGCTGGATAGCCAGACCACTCAAATGATTGCCCAATCTCTCAACACCCCTGTAACAGGTAACGTGTAATGACCATGACCAGTAAAGACCTGATGAAGGCCATGGACGATGCGCGCTTTGACCCAGCGGGTAAGGCGCTCAGTGTTCTGGATGCGGTGGATGATAACTTGGCGGGTAACTACCGTCTGGTTGACCCTACCAACCCCTTCATGCTCCTCTGGGAGATGGCTGGTGCTGCGGGTGCCCATGTCCTCAATGCGATCGATGTGATGCACCGTAAGCGCTTCCCGTCGTTGGCCCTGACTGCAGAAGACATTTATCTGCACATGACCGACCGCGACTTCCTCAACATCTTCTCCAAGCCCCCGACGGCTCCTTTCACGATTCTGGTTAGCCGGGACGAGATTCTGCGCTACGCCGTGGAAGTGACACCGGGCGGGATGAAGAAACTGGTGATGCCGAAGAACTCCACCTTTACGGCTGGGGTGACTACCTTCACCATGGAATACCCGATCGAGTTCCGTATCCCGCCAGTGGGCGACCCCTACGTGGTGTATGGTTCTCCTGAGAACGGTGTTCTGCATGAGGCCAATGGCAACCTGCTGGAAACCATTCCGAGCAGCGACACCGATGGCACTCCAATGCTGATGATCAAAGCGACGGTGTCGCAGATGACCATTGCCAGTGAGGTCTATCAGCTGAACCAAGCGGTGGTGTGGAACACTCGGATTGCTTACAAGGATCTGTACCACTACTGCCGAGCCTACACCCGCATTCGTCGTGATGACGGTACGCTGGGTTGGAAGCCGATTCAGGTGACCTATCAGGGTCAGGTGTTTGATCCGTATACCCCAACCATTCTGATCAAGGTCTACAACGGCGTTATCGAAGCCAAGTTGCCGATCGTCTATCAAACCACTGGCCTGATCAGTGGCGAGATTCGTTTGGACATTTACACCACCAAGGCTGAGAACGACGTCAAGTGGAACGGCTATGCGCCTAACGAATGGGTCGAGGAATGGATTGACCTGGACAACGAGGACAACGGCAAGTACACGGCGAACTGGGGCAAGATCTCCACGTACTCCATCTACTCCGATGGCTACACCTCGGACGGTGCCAAGGCGCTGACGCTGGAAGAGCTGCGTGACCGCGTTATGCAACACAACACCGGACCGATCAATCTGCCAATCACTCAGGTGAACTTGGCGCAGGTGCTCCTTGACTCGGATTACAACACGGTCAAAGACATCGACGCCATTACCCGTCGTACGCTGAACGCTACTCGGCAGCTGGCTGGGCCTCTGGACAAGTACACGGTAACGCCGATCACGGCCGCTGTGGAAAACATCATTGTGAGTTTGACCGATCTCAATGGCGTACCTGGGGTGAGTCACAATGGTAGTTCGGTGACGCTGCATCCATCTGTGTTGTTCAAGCATGTGGACGGTGCTGTGACCTTTGTTCGTCAGGACGAGATCGACGCACTGCGTCAGCTCAAACCAGAAGCCATGGCCCGGCAGGTGAGTTCTGCAGGTTATCGCTTCACACCGTTCCACTGGGTGCTGGATGCATCCAATGAGAGCTTTGCAGTTCGCTGCTACTACCTGGATGCCCCTGAGATTCTCTCTCGTCGTTACTGGCTGGAGAACCCTACGCTGCAACTGGATCTGCAGACGGCCAAGACTATCGTTGTTAGCCGCGTTGAGAACGGCTATCTGATCCACCTGCTGACTCAGAGCGGGAAGATCTATCAGGATCTGGATGACAGTCAGGTACAGGTGCAACTGGCTTACACCCCACCGGGTGAAAGCACCATGGCTTATCTCAACGGGACCCTACTCACCAAGAGCGATGGCAACCGGGTGTTTGAGTTCCTGCTGGAGACGAACTACGCGATCGACTCTACAGATGCATTGATGCTCAAGAACTTCTCCATGTTTGGTGATGGTCCTCTACCCCACCAGATTGATCTGGCCATTGAATTCGACATCATCTACACGGTGTCCGATTACAAAGTGTTGGACATGAAGGAGTCTGGCATTGACACGGCGAAGAACCGGCAGATGTTGCCCTACGACGCCATTGGCATCTTGCAGGAGAAGGTGCGGGTCAAGTTGGGTGAGCCACTTAAGTATCTGTGGGCGGGTAGCCGTACACTGTCTACCGAGGAAGACTACGAGGTTTACGACTACAACGTGCCAGCGTTCTACAAAGAGAACCAACTGGCTACGAACCCAGACGGCAGCCTCAAGGTTGAAATCATCGACGGTAAGTTGGTGACGGAGATCGTCCACAAGGCAGGTGATCCTGAGCTGAACGAGGATGGCTCGCCTAAGTACGAGAAGTTCGCGGGTGAGTTTGTACGCGACATCAACGGTAACAAGGTGCTGAAGTCCGGTCGTCAACTGGCCAGACAGATTGACCTCACGCTGTTCGATGGTCGTTACTACTTCGCCAACGACCAGTCCACCATCGATTACATGACCATGATCTGCACCAAGCTTTTGCAGTGGGCAGGCACGGACATGGCAAACACCAACAAGCGGGTGCTGGAAAAGACCACGCTGTTCTTGAAACCACTGGCCACCACGGGCATGCTCAAGTGCATTGTGGAAGGCGGTGCAACGGTTACCCTGAATGCTGAGCAGTCTTTCAAGGTGACGGTATACATGAACGAAAACGACTGGAAGAACGCAGAGCTGCAGGACAAGATGCGGACGTCGATCATCGGCTTCCTGGCAGAAGGTCTTACTCAGGCTACTACGGTTGTCCAAGACATTGCCAACAAAGCCAAGGACAACTCTGGCGGCAGTGCACTGGCTATCCGTATCACGGGTCTGGGTGGTGACAAGAACTATCCGCTGGTAACGATGGCTGACGACAGTGGACGCTTATCCATTGCCAAGAAGCTGACTGCATTGCCGGACGGTACTTTCACTGTGGAAGAAGATGTTGACTTCTCGTTTGTAAAACACCTACCAGCACGCGGTAGCGACTGACGGCATAGCCCCCGGCCCGCAATGGGCCGGGGGCGTATGTCACAACTTCAGACCACTCTTGATATTGTCGAAGGCTTTGTCCAGCTCCTTGACACAAGCACGGTACTGAGCCTTATGCTCCTTGTCCGTCATAGCCATCTCCTGGTAATGGTTAGACACCGACTTGAAGCCATCAGCGACTGCCATGCCCTTGATCTTGGCACAACGGGTTTGAGAAGCGATCTCGATCTCCAGAATGGCGAACACGTCACCCAAAGAAGAGATAGGCTCTTTGCACTTCTGTAGCACGGCCTTCATCTGACCCACGTAGTCGGCGGGAAGTTCTTTAGTCTTCTCCATCTTCTTTTCGTAGGCTTTGATTTTGGACAACAGGCCAGTCATCACGTCCTGAGCTTTGTACATCTGTGCAGCGGATTGCTCAGGGATGTTGGCTGGACCCATCTTACCGCCTTTGAGTTGACGGGCAACTTCATCGGCAGGTACGCCGCGGGAATACTTGGCACGGAACTTCTCACAAACCTGTTCAGGCTTTTCAAAGTTAACCTGCATGTCGCGGCCAAAGGCTTCCAAGTGTTTGGACACACGGTCCTCGAACTTGAAGTCCTGCAACTTACTGCCGACAGCATCCAAGTCTTTACCCGTACCACCGCGGATCATCTTCTCAAGTTCTGGGAAGATGGTGCTTTCAAAGAACTGCTTGACCTGCTGGGCTTGGGCAAACGAATCGGGGGCGGCTTTCTCGATCAGTGAAGAGTAGGTGCCCGACATCAGTCGAACGTCCAGCTCTTGTACACCGGCCTGTACGGCAGCCTGAACCAAGGCGTCTTGCTTGTTCCAGTTGAGGTCTTTGTGCTCGATGTCGGTATACTCGTGTTTGAGACGTTCGATCACTACCTTGAGTTGCTCTTCGGCAGAGGCGAACGCCGCAGACACGGCCTTATCCAACTTGTTCTTCGGCATGCGCTTTTGGGACTTGGTGATACGATAGATCGCATACCCGATAGCCCCGACCAACGCAACCAATCCAGCAGCCGCTGCCAACTTCACAGCGGTACCGACGAACTCCAAGCACATGACGTGGTTGGTTTTGGTGACCTGCGTTGTGAAAGATTCCAATGCCATGTGTTCAGGCAGGACATCACGGAACGAGTTAGCCATGTCGCGGGATACGCCACCAGAGGTCTGGAGCATTTCCACAATGTTGACCAACTCATCTTCACGTTGCTGGGCCGTATAGATCTGATCCTCCAGATCTGCGCCGTCCGTTTCCCCGTAGGTGGGGGCCTCCTCCTCGGCTTCCCGACGAATCAGGTCAGCCAAGGGGGTAGGCGCTTCACCAGTCAGGTCCTCGAACAGCTCTTCCATCGCTAGGACGAAATCGCGCACGAGCTTCTCCTCTTAGGACTTCGGTTTATTGTCGTCCAGTTCGTTGATGATTTCGTCCATGGCATTGGAGATACCACCCAGACGGGCTTTGATCTCTTCAGCCGTCATGACGTCAGCCTTGATCTGTTCAGCCAACTCGCGCTGTACAGAGCGGTGGATACGCAGGGTGAACTCAGCACCTTCGAAGATGATGTCGCTCAGCGCCACGTTCGCCTTGACCACACGGGCCAGATGGTTGAACGTAGGTTTGAACTCTTCGATACGGCGAATGAGTTTGGAGGTCTGATCGCGGTTGCCTTTCAGCGTGTTGTACTTCTCGCCGATGCGGCTGTTCAGGAAGTCCTTGTTGTCCTTCCAGGCCGAGTCCAGGTTCAGGTTGATGGAGTTGTAGTCCTTGGTCGCAGAGATGTAACGACGCTCAGCATTGGCCACAGCCTTCGAATCGAAAGACTGCATGGCGCGGTTGATGTCGTCCCCGGTGACTTCGGTTTGGTAACCAGCGATGCGCTGACCGATGTCTTCCAGAATTTGCTCGTTGTCCAACCCTTCATTGGTCAGCCATTCCTTGAACTCCGTGATCTCCTGCACCACTTTCGGGTAGATGCGGGCGGCCTCGGCTTCGTGGTCAGGCGACTCAACGACCTTGATCACTGGGCTGATGATATCTTCCAGCACCCAGTCCATGGCCTCAGTCAGCTTGTCGACACGCTTCTCGCGGTCTTTGGTGACAATGTCGGTAACGTTGTTGAACGTACCGGTTGCCATCAGTAGACCAATGCGGCTAGGTGTACGCTCGATCAGACGCTTGGTCAGTGGGCCGACATAGTCGTACTTACCAATGTTCTCGATCAGGCGATCAACCTTTTTGGCGATCTCCAAGCTTTCCGAATCGGAGACGGGTTGAGCAGCACGCCCGTACAGCGGGGTAGAGGCATCGTTCGAGCCACCCACGGGTTGTTCCAACTCACCAATGCGCGGATGTACCGAGGCAGGGGTTGCTGCGCCTGGATCAACGCGTTGACCTTTGACCTCCTTCTCGCTCGGCTGGGTAGCCGATTGGCGGGCTTTGTCCTGAGCATCACGCATACGCTGCAGGTCGTCCTGGAACTTGTCGCGGATCTTCTCGCTGTTGGCATTCATGCGAGCAGAGAACTCGGCAGAGCGCAGCGATGCATCCAGGTCACGCTGAATGTCCTTGAACAACTTGTCCGTAGCAAAGGAGCTGCTGGAACGGCGGTTGGTGGACATACTGAGCAGTAGATAGGCACCGGCGCCCAGAATGGCAACGATACCGACAACCTTGGCCAAAGCGATCGTGGTCTTCTTCCAGTCTTCCTGAGCCATGACCACATCGGCCTGCTCATCAACGTACAGGTCGGCCATGGCCTCTGCGCCGTCAACCAGCGGATCGATCGACTCTTCGTAAACCGGCATGTCGTCTTCGGTTTCTTCGATGTCGTCCAGACCACCGATGTCCTCACCCTTCATTTTCAGTTGGGAGCGAACAGACTTCATCGCCATGGCGCCGTCACGAATTGCCTTCTTGGTCAGTTCGGTAACCACATGACCCAGCGCGGCCAAGTAGGCCAGTTCCTGAGTGAACGCAGCGTGAACGGACTGAGTCTCTTCCGACATCGCCTTGAGCTGTTCCTTGTCGATCGCAGGAATAGTCTTGGAGAAGTTGGTGATACCCTCGGTCAGCAGTTTGGCATTCTTCTCGACATGCTCTTCTGCCTTGGCGTCCAGGATACCCATCCAGGTGGTATCGATACCGCGTTTGATCTGGTTGTAGTCAGCCTTCTCAGGACTGAACCACTCCTCGAAGAAACGCTCCATCTCGTCACGCAGGTTGTGGGTGGTAGCTGGGACGTGTGGGTCACCGGCTGGAACCTTGAAGCCCATGTCCTGTAGACGACCCTTGAGGATGTTGATCGAATGCTTGATCGAGTTAGACCCGGCCTTGGAAGCATTGACCACGTCCTGTTCGGTAGGCTTGCCGTGCAGCTTGCCAGAGAAACCACGCAGGCCATCAACCACACCTGCAGCCACTTCATTGAAGCCCGAACCCAAGTGACGCTCAGTAGGCTTAAAGGGCAGAGCATTCTGCTTGGACAGCATGTACACGCCGTACTTGCCCAGACGGTTCTTCTCGGCTTCAGCAGCGACCATGTCAGCGGCTTCACCAGGAGTGATGCGCTTGCCGTTCTTCTGCATGTAGACAACGCCACCGGCAAAGGAAGCTGCCATCGACTGCAGACCCAGCATGGACAGAACCAGCGCTTGCACCGCATAGACAGCCAGACCAATTGCCACTGCCACACCGATGGACTTGAGCAGTTCCATCCATGGGTTACGACCTTCCAGCTCCATGACCTGAGCATAGCTGATCGGCAAGGTGCGGTAATCGACCAGGCCTTCAGTCTTCATGGTCATGATCTTGGCGGTTGCCTTGGCTACGTCGGCCAGTGCTTCCTTGATCTCTTTGGCTGCTTCTTTGTCTTCCAGCTTGTCGGCCACATCTTCAATGGCGTTGAGCAGGTGCTTGGAAGCATCGACCTGGATCTTCATGCCGCGAGTGATGGCGTCACTTTCAGCACGGGCCAACTGCTCGATGATGCCGACGCTGTCAGCAATGGCCGAGGCACGATCGATCTGAGCCTTGTACAGGTCAACCACTTGTTTGCTACGCTTCTCACCGGTGGTGAAGTTACCTTTGGCACCTTCGATATACTTACCGGTTTCCTTGAGGCTGGCCAGCAGAGCCCACAGCTTCGAATAGCCGCCTTTCGGGATAGTGGCAGGGGCCATGTCAGGGTCGTAGGCACGGACCTGATCCAGGGTGATTGGAGCCACCAGAATGTCAAGGGCTGTCTTGAGGGTTTCTTCCACACGGTTGGTGACCGGGGTACCCATGGCTTGGGCATAGGCAAAGACTGCTTGCACACCCGCATGACTGCCGCCTTCGATACGGTCCCACTTGAGACCATTGATCAGGTTGATCATCTGGTAGTCGGTGATGTCCGGGGCATTGGCTACCACGTCGAGGAAATCACGACGGAAGTTTTCCAACGATTCCTTGACCCCGCCCAGATAGATCATGGCCGCATTGAGGAACAGCGACTGGTCACCGCGCAGGGTGGCCACCGACGACAGGTACGAAGGCTGGGAACGGAACATCTCGCTGCGGGCATAAGCAACGAAAGTGTTGTTCAGGATATCCGCATCGGACATATTGGCCACAACTTCTTTTACACTGTCAGCCAGGAAGCGTTCTTTCAACGCCATCTGAGTGGGGGCGCTGGCGCCGGTGAAGTTGATCTTGATCAGGTGCAGAGCCATGTCGTGAACCTGCTTCTGCTTTTCAACGTGATTGGCAGACTTCGGCTCTTTGGACTGAGCAGCGCGGAACAGCTTGTAGGCGATCAGGCCAATGCCCGCCACGACTGCAGCAGAGGCTGCAACCAGCAGAACGGTGTGCAGAGCTTCCATGGACATCTGGTAGCCTTTCTTCGACAGGTGAGTGTCAAAGTCCTGCATGGTGATTTCATCGGGCATGTATTCCATGTAGCCCAGGGCGTGAGCCTGACTGGTGCCGCGCAGTCGTTCTAGGTTGGCAGCATGCACTGCGACCTCAGCGAGGACCTTCTCGTTCTGGCCGATGAATTCGACCAAGTCCTTGCCCGGCGCTTGCGCCAATGCGGCCAAATCGTAGTTCTTCATAAAAAGCTCCTGAAACCCCCTACAAGAGCGATTGCCCTGTAGGGGGTGGATGGATTAAAGTTTGACCTTACGCGTCGCCTGGGAGGCATCCTGGACGTCACGCAGTAGCTTCTTCGCAGCGTTTGGATCACCTGGTCGGGTGAACGCACCAACCGCAGCAGCCCACTCGATGGTCTGGTTCAGGATGTCCTGAATGTAGATGGTGAACTGACGTTGTTCGTTGATCACCATTTCAAACAGGTTGACCGAAGCCACAGAGTCCAGACGAATGTCTTCAAGGATGGCCTTCATGGCATCTTCGACGACTTCAGGGACTTCCATGTTGGCCAATTTCTGACGCAGCTTCTCACACTCATCCACGACGTTCTTGCCCGTGGAGAGAGAAGGAGCAGCACCCAACTTGGAAGCCTGTTCGCAGATCTGTGGAATACGACCCAACATACCTTCTACATCGCCATTCTTCCACTTGTCCAGATTGCTCTGGTAGTGGTCCCGTACAAAGTTCTTATCGTCACGAGTAGCGTCGTAGAACTCTTTCAGAGAGGTAACACGGCTGTCCATCAGCAGGGCGCTGTTGGATGGCAGAACGGTGCGGGGCTGAGACAGCTCTTTGCCGTAGACGCGTTCCAGATGACCCAAGAAGGTTGCACGGACTGCCTGGATGTTCAACTCCTCGATCTGCTTCACAACCTGTGGAAGACGACCGGCATTCAGTGCGGTGGGCAGGTCCTGAACAATAAGCGCGAGCTGTTTCACACGACCACCCAGATCCGACAGGTAGTCGGCCATTGGCGTCATGAGGTGCTCGGTCACACTCGGGAACTGGTTGGTGGCAACCTTGGAGGCGATGGCATTGACAAAGTGCTGGTCATGGCCGTACGCATAGAAGGCACTGGCCCACTCGTTGTAGGTGATCTCGCCAGACAAGTGCAGCGCCCGACGAGACATGCCTGCAGGGAGGTCGCTGGCCTTGATCTTCTGAGTGCGGTCATGGAAACCTTTGGCAGCACGGATACCGGCTACCAGTTTGGTGATCTCCTTGTTCAGCACAACCCCGTTGCTCGCATAGTTGGTGGTGGCCTCAGCCGCCTTACGAGAGCGTACGAAGTTAAAGATACAAACACCCAGGGCAGACACCAGCAATACACCTGCTGCCACCTTAAAGAGGACAGCAAAGCCTTCCAGCGCAATCTCCAATCCCTTCTCCGACGGTTGCTCACTGAAGTTGCTCAGCGAGATGTTCATCGGGAAGTTCTGGATGTAGGGGCTCACCATCTCCTGGCTAACCAGGCGGTCATTCTTGAGCGTGGCGTAGGTGGAGGCCAGCCCCGAGAAATACTCGGGGTTATCCTTCATCCAATCCTCGTTCAGGTTTTCGGTGATCATCTTCATGACAGCTACCTCACACGTAGATGCTGTCAGCCAGAGCCCAGTAGTTCTCGTTCAGGGTCGGGTACTTGGCAACCATGTCAGCATGACGCTGAGGCAGTTTGCGCATGTAGCGGCCAATGCACGGACGTACGTCGGTCAGGTTGCTCGGCTGGATGACCGAGATGCGGTAAGCGTAAACGCCGAACACCGCCAGCAGGGTTTGTTCCTGGTTGATCTGGACGAGTTCCACAGCCTGGTCGAGGAACGCCTTGACGCCATCGAGGCAGTTGGTGCGGTAGAAGTCAGCCACGTCCTGGCCTTCAGGAGCCAACGGCAGGGTAGCTGCGATCAGCTCAGCAAAGCCCAGCTCGGTAACCGGGGTACGGTCCATCGCGTCGACTTTGGTGGCGGTCAGCATCTGGTTGATGTTGGCAACGATCGAGCCCGACTTCTTGCGGGTGATTTTGAGTTCGGCCATGTCAGGGCTCCTTAGGAAAGACGGTTAGCGAGGTTCGACAGACGAGTCGACGAAATCAACAGATCGTTGGCCATCAGGCTTTCGACTTGCTGTTGGAATTGCATCTGACTGTACTGACGACGACCCTCGGCAGTGCAAGAGGTGTAGAAGAGTTCGATCAGGCCACGCTTGTCATCAAGGTCTTTGATGATGTTGTCGATGTCCTTGACGTCCTCAGCGATCTTGGCCTTCTCTTCAGCCGACAGGGTCGGAGACTTGAGGCCAGAGACGAAGTCATTGCGCATGCGGCGCATGCGGGCACCTGGCTCGTCATAGATCTTCTCCGCCGGGTTGATAAACAACAGCAACAGCGGCAGGCCGAACATGAAGAAGGTGAACAGGATGAACATCAACACCTTGAACAGGGTGAAGATGACATGCTGCAGGGTGCTGTGGTAAGCGGAGAAACCGCCTTTGCGATACAACAGGTCCATCATCTTGACGCCATCCACACCGGAACCATGGCGCATGCTGAACTGGTCAGACAGCGATTCCCAGAGGGTGATGTCATAGATCGAAGAACCCAGGCTCGACTTGCGGTCGATGACGTAGCCGCGTGCCAGAACAGTAATGAAGCTGTCCTTGCTGCGAGCATTCATCAGCGCATCGCGATCGTCGGTATCGACCTGGAACTTGTCGCCCACGTCACGGACGATCTTGAGACGGTCTTCACGGGATTCGCATTTGAAGAACTGCTCAGAGGCAGCCTGCAGTGCGCCGTTGAAAGTGGTCACCCGACCCATGAACTCGAAGTAGGTGAACACATGACCGATCTCGTGCAGCACCACGGAGGTGGCCATCTCTGGCGTCACGTCTGGGTGGTTGATCAGAACACGGGTGATGTACATCGGGCATTCGATCTTGGTGAAGTCACCAGAAACGCGAGACTTCTCACGGTCCACGGTGCCGAAGATCGATTCGGATTTGCCGAAGGCTTTGTCCGATTGCTTTTTGATGTAGTCCAGAATCCATGGGTTGTCGCGTTCGTACTTGTTGCCGGCGAACACGGCGTGGTTGGCATCCAGGTAAGGAGGGTAGACGTAGGCATTGATGACTGGGGTGCCGACGTCGATGTACACAGGGATGTTCAGACCCGTGTGTTTCTGGATAACCTTGTCCAGCCCCTTCTTCTGGAGCAGGCCTTTGGTCAGGGCGTTATACGGGACTTCTTTGATCTCGCGAAAGATCGAGCAGATTTCCCGGAAGAGCTGGCTACGCCCTTGGTGGGCAATGGCCTCTTGCACCATGTGCGCGTGGGGCTTAAGACGACGGGTCATGTTGAAGTCCTACCGAGGGGAGTTACTGTTTAGAGAATTTTTTGATTCACGCTGGAGAAAGTCATGGCTTTCATGTACCCGGAACTGCCCGCAAGAGAAGAGATCGAGCGCTACGAATGTGTGAGTGCCACGTATTCGAAGGCCAACGACTACTCACCTAACGATGTGGTGGTCGTCAAGGAACTGATCCACTGTAAAGACGGTCGAATCATTCCGAACCTGCGGCTGATCCACAACTACCAACGAGACTTCTATGTCACGCTGGATAAGTACCGAACACATAAAGACAAGCGCCCATGGGCGCCTCACAAGCACCTTCGGAAGTTCACTTGCGCTCAGCATGAACTACATAATAAGGTCGCACGGGCCTTGGGTAACCCGGCTGCTCGTGGGGGTTTACGACAGCTGGCCAGGTCACCTTACCTGTACGGCGCAGACATCAACACACCGGTGCTGATCAAGCGTGGCTATCGCGACAAATACGGTGGAACCCCAACTCCATCCAGTGTGGCGGTCTACGATATCGAGACCAATATGAACTCCGAAGAGAAGGAGATCATCATTGCCTCTATCACGCTCAAGAACAAAGCGCGGCAGAACATCCTGTCCAACTGGATTGCTGAGTCGGCTATCCCAGAAGCTGACAAAGAACCAGAACGCTTCAAGCAATTGGTCCGTGAGAAGACGGAAGAGTTGTTGGGCAAGCAGGGTCTGAACATTCTGGCCAAGCGCGGGATTGATGCCTTTGATCCGAGCAGCTTGGAGATAAATATTCTTGATCTACCTGCCCACCTGGTTCAAGCATCGTTCGAGGCCGCCCATGAGTGGCAGCCGGACTACGTGACCATCTTCAACATGGCGTTCGATATTCCCAAGTCGGAAGAAGCCCTGCTGAACGCTGGCTACAACCCAAGCGATGTGTTCTGCGACCCCCGCATTCCTCGTAAGTTTCGTAACTTCAAGTGGCGTCAGGGGGCTGCACACAAGGTCAAGAAGGATGGTGGTAAAGACACCAAGGTTCCAATCAACCCGATCGACCAGTGGCACACTGTAGACGTACAAGCGTCCTTCCAGATCTGTGACTCGATGCTCCTTTATAAGCGCATCCGTACAGCGTCTGCGAACGACCCTGAATACAACCTTGACTACCTGCTGCGTAAACACAAGCTGGCTGCAAAGCTTAAGTTCAAAGAAGCAGACGGTTATGTCAAGGGCGAGTGGCATGCGTTTATGCAGAAGTATTTCCCTGTCGAATATTGCGTATACAACTTGTACGATGATATCGGCGTGGAAATGCTGGACGAGGTCACCAAAGACATCTCCATGTGTCTGCCAGCTCTTCTGAAGTGCTCTGAGTATCGTAACTACGACTCTCAACCGAAGATGATCGCTGACGACTTACACTTCTTCTTGTTGAACCGAGGATTGGTAGCCGGTACAACCAGTGATGAGATGTTGACGGAGGTGGACCAGGCCAGCCCAGGCCTTGGGAACTGGATCATTACGCTACCGGCGTACATGGGACCAGATTCAGACACCGACCTGATCCGCGACATGTTTGGACATCGAACATTATTGCATACGCACGTGTCCGACATCGACGTGGTGTCAACCTATCCGAAACTGCAAGACATGCTGAACATCGACAAGTTCACTACTCAGACCGAGTTGAGTTCTGTGGATGGCATGGAAGAAGATCAGTGGAGGTGGATTGGCATTGACCTCACAGGTGGACGTGTCAATGGCAACATGATCGCGCAACAACTGTTGGGCCTGCCAGCTTCTAACGAACTACTGGCTTGGTACGACGAAGATCATAAAGACGTGGCATAAAAGCCCTCCCTCCCCGCAAGGGGAGGGAGGCTATGCCGTTACAGGTCAGGATCATCTTGACGATGGGTCCGAGCAATGATGGTATCTGCCCAGAACGGTTTGTTGCCAGGACGCAGTACAGTGGCGATCGGAAACTCCTTGCGCTTGATCGCTTTCTTGAGCTGGCCCTTGGTGATACCGAAATGCTTGCACACCTCGGACTCACTGAACATACGGCGGAAGTTGATGATCTGCTTGGTATGGCGGTCCATGACCAACCCCATGTCCTCAATGGAGTTAGGCACAGTCGTACCAGACAAAGCATCATCGAGCTTCTCTTGACGCGCGGCTTGCTGCATGGTGGTGTTCATTGCCCTTTGCCCTCTTTCATTTTTCTAGCGGCAGCTGCTGCCACTTCTTCAGCGGTAGCCACCTGCTTTCTGTTACGCAACCTGACAAGCCCAAAGATCGTCTCAATCTCAGGCCTCGGCCTGGCAAAGAAACGGTCCATCGGAATACCAGTGGCCTCTAAGATCCGCTCATCCATGTAACGAGCGTAATCTCGGAAACGACTGGAGTAGGGTAGGAAGTCTTCCTTGGGATATGCCGCGACCGGAGCAAAAGGATGTTGCTTCCCACTGTAGTGGTTGTGGATTCCGAAGGCAGTCTCATACAGAGCCCGCATCATCATCTCACTGTCTACATTGTCAGGGCGTTCACCGAGTGACATCGTGTCTTGTTTGATACGATCCAGTTCTCGGTCATAAACCTCAGTGTCAAGGCCAAAGTGGGGGTCGTTAACGTGACGCCTTGTGTTAACAACCTGACCACCATTGGCCTTGACGATCGAAGACTCTAGTACGCCATATTTGCCGATTGAATAGTTTGAGTCTTCAGGCCGCTGAGGGTGAAAAAAGTGTGCATCGGGTCAAGAGGGATCAACTTCGGATTGCGCGAGGCTTCCGGGGTCTGCGAGTTGCCACATTTCGGGCAGTCGTAGTTGTTGATACCCACAACACCCACGGTGCAGTCGTCGATGAAGCGCTTGACGCCCTTCATGAACTTCTCAACCATTTCGGTGTTGGACGAAGACTTGGCCAACAGGTTGTTGATGTCTTCGCGGCTAGTGACCTGTACGTCGTTTGGATAGATGATGGCATCGACCCAGTGAGCGTACTGACGCATCGACTGCAGTTGGTACTGCTTGGTCATGTAGCTGTTGAGCTGAGCACCAGACGGGCTGCTGAGCACCTGGTTGGCATCGCGCTCGATCGAATCGATCCATGCATAGCCGGACTGCTCGTACTGCTCCAGGGTAGGAGCGGCAAAGCGAACCCAGACGTTTGGAGCGATCTGCTCTACACGGGTTTCAGCGCCAGGGAACATCTCCTGATACTTCAGGAACTCTTCCATGGTTTTCTTGTGGCCGGTGAGACGAGTGGCCATGAACTTCTTCTGCTCGATCGACAGACCGTTCTGGTCAACCCAGATGATCTTCGACAGGCGCAGGATACCCTTGGTCACTTCGTGGCAGCTGACCGGGGAAGCCGAACATGGGCGCTCCAGCGGGAAGCCCGAAGGATAGATAGCCGAAGCCATGTGAGCCGCCATGAGGTTCAGGTCGGTTACACGGATGACTTTCTTCAGGTATTCAACGCTGGTCGTGGCTGCCGAGGAGTTCACCACACGTTCCAGGATGAAGTTGGCCAGAATGATGTTCTGCAGCACCGAAGTGTTGGAGTACACCAGACCCTTGGACAGCCAGCCCAGGTCATACTTGGCAGCAGCGATGTGTTCTTCCAACGTGTGCAGCTCATCGCCTTCAGGTACGTTCACGTTCAGCCAAACGCCAGAGTGGACCAGAGGGAACATCAGACGAGCGTACTTGCCAGTCTGTTGCGCCATGTGGATCTCGGCGTCTTGGCCGGTGAGGATTGCACCCGGAGCAGGGGCTTGTACGCCAGGGACTTGGGCAACGAGTTTGGTGCCGTCGTAGTCTGGACGTTGCACCCACTGGGAGCCTTCACGACCCAGGGCCTGCATGAACATGTCGTCGGCCATGACCATCATCTGGCCAGCCAACACCTTCTGCACCCATTCACGACTGGCAGGCGCCAGGTGCTTCATGACAGGAGACAGTGCAGTACCGACGCGCTCAGTGTCTTCGGACGACATGGTCGGCACGATCAGCGTCATTGGAGGGGCGAAGTTGTCAGGACGATCTTTGACCATTGGGTCTTGAGCGATGACGTTTTCGTTAGTCCAGTGACGGTTCTCGAAGAACGGCTTCTCGGCTTCGGCATTGCCGCTGGCCTCGGCTTCAGACATCAGATCGGAATCTTCGTCGAAAGCCAGTTCGGTGCGAGGGGGTTCTGGAGCAGGTTCAGCCGGTGGCAGAGCTGCGGTAGGAACCGCAACACTGTCGTCCACTTCGAACTCAGGCTCGCTGACCAGACCTGCGCCTTCTTCAGGCAGATCAGAATCTTCTACGTTCATGACTTACTCGCTTTTGATGAAAGGAACTGGATCGAGGTGAGCGATCGCACTGGTCATGCCGCGGGCTGGCTTCTCGCCTTCAGCCGCGTCAGCCGCAGCAATGTCGGCCTCCAAGGTGTCCAGCTCCATCTTGGTGTAGATGGCACGGAGTTTGGTCAGGCTGAACTGGCGATAGTCGCCGGCGACCAACTTGTCGAACTCCTTGCCGGTGATGTCCAGAAGACTGGTGAAGCCTTTACGGTGACGGGCCTTCAGCGGGCTGGCTTGCAGCAAGCTGACGATGGCCTGGCCGAGGTGGTCTTCTTCGTTGACCTCATTGGCGATCTCGTTGAACGGGATGGCCTGAGCCTTGGTGACGTCTTCCATGGCCATGGTGGCCTCGGTTTCAACGTAACCAGGGGACGCTGGGCAGATCAGAGGGATCTCCTCGCCTGCGTCGCGGAAGTGCTGCAGAACCTGGTCGATCGCGAAGAAGATCACGCGCAGCCAGTCGTTCATGAACACCTGGAACTTCTCGCCGTGGTCGAGCAGCGGGATGGTGTTGTCTTGGGTAACGCGGGTGATCGCTTCACGGGCAGGCTGATCGCCTTCAGCCGGAGCGCCTTCACGCAGGATCTTGGTTTCAGCAACCAGAGCCTTGAGACGAGTCTTCTCACGCAGGATCAACTCGTTCATGGAACGGATGCTTTCGTTCAGTGCATCGCGGTCAACCTTACCCATCAACTCCTCGTTGCGGATGTAGGTCAACACGATTGCAGGGGAGGTGGTCAGTGCGGTGCACTGAGCCGCCAGGGAGTCGAAGTCGGCGAACCATGGGGCAGGATCTTTGCCAAAGCGCATGGTGTTACCCTGGACCATCACCGCAGGAGTACGAACGCCTTTGCGGCTGCCGAAAGAACCGCCTTGTTTTTTTGCCATGTGGAACATTTCCTTTTGGATGGGTGCGTATAGGGCTCATTATAATCACATTACAGCCGCTATATCTTAGTAGACGCCCTTCCTATATAACACACTTCAGGTGCCCCATGGACCTTGAGAAATTCTTTAACGCCGTTTATCACCCCAACCGGGTGGTAGAGTTGATGCATGGCCTCAACGTTCTCTACCGCTTCGGGATGACCGGCTACACAGACCGCATTGAACACATTGTTATTGGCGAACAAGGCCTTGAGGCTGAAGTTATCGCAGGTAACGCTGAGCAAATGATGGTCAAAGGTATCCTCGAAGCTTATGCCAAGTTTGGCGTGGAGATCGAGTTTGAACCCGGTGCTCTGACCTGCACGGTTGACCTGCTGGAATTCTTGATCATGTGGGATACACCAGAAGGTGTGTCGCCTACGTTCTACCCAGAAGGCACTGACATTCGTGAACTGGGTGCCAGCAACGAAGACATTCTTATCGAGCTGTTTGAAATGGCCGGTAAGAACCACGATGGTCATTTGATCGACTGGATTCTGAGTGTATCTGACAGCTTGATTGCTCGCTTGGAGGAAACCTTCAATAAGCGTCCAGTTATCCTGAACGAAGATCCAAACGTGGCCACCTGTGCACTGGGCGACTTCCGCGTCTTTGCTACCATGTATCCAGAAGCCAAGGTGGTGACCTATGTGCGTGATGGTGCTGCGTTGGGTCAATCCATGAACACCCTGATCCTCAACAATGACAAATGGTTCCAAGGGGCTTCCCATGACCAGATGGCCATTGAAGTGGCAGGCATGGCTTTGATCTCTAACTTGGATCGTGACACCCTGATTCAGGAAACGGCCAAGTTGATTGAACCAGTGCTGGGTTCTACTCTGGCAGGTCAGCGTATCATGTCCGAGATCAACAGGATTCTGACGAAGGTAATCGGTCATGGAAACGCTTGATAAACGATTGTTCTTCCTAAAGTGCATGGAGATGGGGCTGTTCAAGAAACTGGCCTGGTCTATCCGTGCATTTACCGTTACCCGTGGTGAGGGTGGCGACATGGAGCCCTACGTTGAGGATAAACAGTGGGTGGTCAAGATCGGTGAGTCCAAGCTTCGCTTTGAGGCTGACCCGACCAAACCCCTGTATCAGAAGCGTGAGATGGTCGACCTTAAGAAAGGCGACTTCGTGGGGTGTGAAGCAGATTGCTCTGCACCTTACGCTTGGGTTCTGTGGCACCATGTGGTGGTGGTCTACGCATTCAACGGCAAGATCCCCTTCAACCCTGATGCGATCAAGATAAGTAACATTGAAAAGATCATCGCTCAGCGCCTGACCAGCAACCCACCTGATCGTTCTCAGAATGATCCGGCCAAGATCTACGTCTGGGAGTATCTCCGGTACACCGAAGCCTGTGCCTGTATCCTCTCGGGCATGACCCAGATCTTTACCCCAGGCACGACCCGTAAGTCTCTGGTGACCGATCCGAAGATTCGTCAGTTGCGTGACAAGTTGTTGGTCCAATACAAAGACCGACTCCACGACCCAGCTACGATTGCGATCATCAAGGGCGAGTTGTCCAAGATAGACCGCGAATGGGTCAAGGGTGATGACTCGGAAGATTACCTCATCGGTAAGAAGAACTTTGACATCGTTCGCATGAAGACATTGCTCATGCACGGTGAGGAGTCTGCTTTCGGTGACGGTACTTCCGTAACGCTGATCCCAACCTCGCTGGACGAAGGTCTTAACCTGAAGAACCTGCCTGACTATGCCAACAGTCTGCGTGAGGGTTCCTTTAACCGGGGTGCACAAACAGCACTCGGGGGTGAGGCTGTACAGTACCTGATCCGGGTATTCCAGAACCACTCGATCACCGAGGAAGACTGCGGCTCTATCTTGGGTATCCGTCGTCGCATTGCTGCAAACAAAGCCGATCGTTATGTCGGCTTCTACATCATCGAACAAGGCAAGACTGTCGCGCTGACCAAGGAGAACATCTCCCGGTACGTGAACAAAGTCGTTCTGCTGCGTAGTCCTCAACGTTGCCGCACCGCAGGTGCTGGTTACTGTGCTCGCTGCATGGGTGACATGAACGCGCGCTTCCCTAACTCGCTGGGTGGGCAGGCGTCCGACATGGGTTCGATGATGCTCTACATCTTCATGGGTAAGGCTCACGGTACTGCCCTGAAGACCACTCGCTTTGATCCAACCCGTCATTTCACATAAGGAGCCTGTCATGGCTGAAGAAGTAATGGCTAAGCAAGCCGCCGCTGTTGTAGCGATCAAGTCCAAAGGTGCTGTCGCTCTGGAGACCCTGCAAGGTGCCCTGAAGAGCTACACCGAGATCATGGATGTCAAGCGTGCCACTACCGCTGACGAAGGCGTAGAGCAGCAAACCAAGCTGATGCGTGCCATCAAAGGCGTGCTGCGTCTGGACGGTCAAGACTTTATCCAGGCGTGGCAAGTTCTGTCTGACTGGGTTTACAAGAACCGCAATGGCTGCATGGGTCCTCGCTACCGCAATCGCTGGCAGGACATGCTGGTGGCCATCCCTGTGAGCGACCGTAACTTCCTGGAACGCATCGTTCACTTCCTGTGCCAGACCTGCGACCCAATGTCGCGCACTGCCGTCCTGCAGCGTTACGACTGGGGCCGCATTCATCGTTGCCTGAGCGACGATCTGCAGGTCGAGAAGATCAAAGGCTTCTACGCTCAGTTTGGCCACTGAGACAAAAAAAAAATAAGCATAAGGCTTGTCCCCTCCTCCCCGAAGGGAGGAGGGGTTTATGCCGTCACACTTCGTTGGAGACGTCGATTGGCAATACAGCACCAGTCTGAGTGTCGCGTTCGAGCTGATTGGTGAGCGCAGCTTCGCCGGCTTCGGCCAGTGCGATGTTACGCAGGGTAACGATTTTGGATACGATCAATGCATTGAGCATGATCCAGTTGTGGTAGGTGTGAGGCACGCCACGGTACAGTTCCAGATCGTCTTCGCTGGTGTAGGGTTCTTTCACCATCGCTTCTTCGAAGGTGTTGCGGATCACCTTGCGATCGTAGCCACCCAACTTGGACGCTTCGAGGATGGTTTCGATGTCGTCGGTGTGAGAACCGATCAGTGGGATGAAGGACAGCTGCTCGTACTCTGGCATGACCAGGTAGTGAGCGTCCAGGCCGCGCCAGCCTTGCTGAGAGGTGAAACGAATGCCTTGTTGATCCAGACCACCGCCACGCTTGGCGTCGTAGGCTGCAGTACCCATGGCTGGGTCGAACTGATGCAGGGTGAACTCAGGCTCGAAGCCTGCGGTCTGCTGTTCACGATAGATACGGATCAGACCATGTGGCCAGTTTTCCGGCACCTGAGTAGGGGTACGGATTTCGGAGTGGTCGTCAAAGATGTAGAGGCTACCCATTGGGTTCAGCTCTTTCTTTTCCAGACCACGGTTCACGTTGTTGGCGAAGTCCACCAACAGACCCAGACGCAGGTGTTGTTCGGAAAGGGGGGCGGATTGATAAGGCTTGTTCACAGGGTGTAGCTCCTTACGGTTTCGGTGTGAAAGGTGTCAGTGGTTTCAACGCACCAGTCACGCTTGAGAAAGTCTTCGATGAAGGTCAGGGTCGAGACACCAGTCCGGCGATTGTAAGCCCAGGTACCCACCTTGCAGTGGCGATGGTGAATGACGAACTGAATCTCTTCAGCGCTGTTGTACTGCTCAAATTCAAAAGCAATGCCGGGCGTATACACCCGGTCACCGCTACTGCCCACCTCGTATAAGGAGATGGGTTTTACGAAGATCGTCATGACTAATTGGCCTGACGGATACGTGCGACCACCTCGAACTCAAGGTCAGAGGATTCCAACTCAGTGCCAATGGGGTGAACTGCAACAGAACCGCGTTGAGGGCTCTGCTTTACAGCCAGCACCAGTCGGCCCTGTTTGTTGTAGTGATGAACCGTGCGGTCTTCTTGCCCGGTCTTTGGAGGGTAGGATGGCAGAGGCTCCATCTTTGCATCCAAAGTGTTTGGCTTACCGTCCACCGACAACAAGGTTACTGTCATACCCTCAAGGTGAGAGTGTAACAATGCAGGATTGTCCTGAATGAACAACCCCATGACGTCGTAGGTCTTGGCAGACCCCTTGTGGGTTATCACTGCACGGCTCATATCACGTAATCCGTTAATAAGAGTTCATGGGAAATCACCTCGTTGCGGAAGATCTCAACCTTTCGCTTGTGGTAATTCATGTGTTGTGGAATGTTCACGCACAGGAAGTAAAGGAACTCTGGCGTAAAGTAGTCCGGTCCTTGTGGCGGTTCTCGCAGACGCTTAATGTGCTGCAAGTTCGCCTGTGTATCGTTGACAGCCTCGGTCATCAGAGAGATGGCCAAGCCTGGGATGTCCACAGCCGTACCACAGGACTTGGTGGTGGAAACAATGATGTCGCCTTCACGCAAGTGAACATACGGGTCCTCACCAATGTATCGCCGAACTTGCATGTCCGGGTATTTCTTGGCAAAGGCATCTGCGAGCACTGTACACATCTTCTTCGTACCAGCGAAGACCAGCAGTTTCCTGCCAGGTTTCCACAAGGGCATAAAGCTGATAGCAGCAATGTCCAGAATCATGTTCTTGTAGTTGTCCAGAGTCTTCTTGTAATGCAGGATGCTCTTCTCTAGAGCTGCCTGCGAATACTCGGAACGGCCACGGTGCTTGTACTTGATCAGGTGCGGGCTATGCAGCGAGAACTGCAGCGCCTTGCAACGCAGATAAGGTGGCGGTGGTGGCTCTACAAACCGGGTGGCTAATGGGAACGTCAACTTGGTCACATCGTTCTTGAACGAGTTGTCCGGGTCAAGCGTGCCCGACAGCGTCACGATCTTTGGAACGTGGCTGTAGATAATCAGACGGTGGTTGAAGTGGAAGTCCTGATGCACCTCGTCGATGCCCAGAATCTCTGCACCCAATGCACCCATTACTTCATGCGGTGCTAGCGGGAACCCTTGATCTTTCAGGGTGCCGCTGGACATTTCCCACAACTTGAGATAGTTGCGGTAGGTGGAGTTGGAGATCAGGATGTACTTGGCTGTCAGCGTACCCGCCAATGCCGCATGCATCAGGGCCATAAGGTCCTTACCGCCTTTGACTTTGAGAATGTCGCCATCCTCGCACTCGTGGGCTTCTCCGATGTCCTCTTCCCATTTGTCCACATAGTTCGCACGAATAACCATGCACACCCGTCGCTGGAAGTGATAGGTGATTCGGTTGAACACAAACGTTTTACCACGACCAGGGCCCAGACAGATGGCCTTGATCTCACCCTCGGCAATGCCGTGAGCAATTGCACCTGGCTGACCCCATCGAGGATCACGCAGGTCTTTGAGTTTCATCTCGACAGGTACCGAGTCCCACAAGTCGTGGGTCACGATCTCAGGTTTGATGTCCTTATCCACTTCACGCAGGATTCCAAGGAATCGGTCCAGCGTGCCTTTGTGGAAACAGAACTGCTCCCTGTTTGCATAACCCCCGGCATACGTCGCTGTTTGCTTTTGCTCGTAGCGACCTATTTCGTTGGGCTGCAATTCAAAATGTCCGAGGAAGCGGCAAAGCCTGGAGATAGCGGTCAATGCAGATCGAGAAAGATCGCTAACCGTGTACCCATGCGAGTAGACGTCAATACGCATCGTACTCCCCCATACAAAAAATTACAGGGAGCAAGGTCCCCTCCGAAGAGGGGACCCGGTTCACCTGTTACAGCACTGTCACGCCTTCTGGAAGATCGGCATGCAGCGCATCCATCGGATGATAGCAACGCGTCTGGTTAAGATACGTGCGTGGGTTTCCATAGATACGCTCCAAATGTTCGTAAGAAAGAGTCCCCGAGAGGCTTCGATCACGAATCAGATCCTCATACGGACGGATCACACCTTCAGACGGCATACGCGGGAAGCGCGCGTCTGTCTCGCTGCGAGCAGTCATGCAGGAGATAACGATTTCCTGGTGAGCGATGTTGACGTTGAGTTTCGACGAAACCATCTTGTTCATCATCAACAGACCCTCGTCCAGAGTCTCGTAGTTCACCAGACGATCGCGTGCACCATCTCCGCTGCCCTTGCCACTGGAGCGGGTGAAGGTTTCCACGTCGTTGATGTACTCCAACATGTTGGCATGCTGAACCGGAAGCGACAACAGACTGTCATCGTACTCCCAATCCTTCATGTCAATTACAACCATGCCTTCGCTGATCACCCAACCAGCTTTGCGGATGTATTCCAGCGCAGCCAGCGTGAACGATGCTTGGCGAGAACCGTTGGCCACAGTCAGGCGCTTAACCTGTGCAAAGCCATCCTCGTCTTCATACCACAGCTGCAACGAGTACATGCTGGTGGTGTTGGACAGGGTCAGCTTAGACAGATCATCTACCACCTTCACGTCGTGCAAGTTACGCACGTAGCGTTCATCGACAGCCAACCGGAGGTCTTTCAGGTCAGGGTTATACAACAGCCTGAGATCTGCGGCCTCTTCGTCTGCCGATGGTGTGAGGTAGAGCTGCTCCAGATCGCCCAAGGCGACGTCCGCGATGTCAATCGTAGCGTCACTATGCTTAACCGCCAAGAGCGCCTGAGAGGCGTCCTTACACAGCTCAGACGAGGATACGTGGCCGAGGTTGGAACCACGGACGATGGAATGGCCCAGATAGCCGAAGCAGGTCTGGCACACGCCATGCTCATGGAATCGCTGACAGTGAATCGAGGAACGCAGTAGGATCGTTTGACCGATCAGTTCACGGCTGTTCTTCCAGATGGGAGTGAGCTTACCGGTCTCAGGCATCAGCCGGTACTTACCGGCGAACGCGTAGAGCAGTTCTTCACTCATCGTGATCTGCAGGTACTTGGTAGATCCGCAGTCGCCCTTGAACAACCGTGCCACAGGGAACGCACCCAGCTGCATCTTACGCTGGAAGTATTCACCTTTCTCAACGTGGTCTTTTGAGTAGTACATCGCTTTAGTAGCAGAGCGAGACTCAGCCGCACTTTCGTACAGCGTGTTCAGACCTGTCAAGAACGAGTTCAGAATCGGATGACGGAAGTAACCCGAGCTGATCTCAGTGGGATAGCCCTTAGGACCAATGCACTGCAGTACCTGGCCGTTCTGGATGAACTTAGACCGGCAGAACTCTGCCAGTGTGTTCTTTTCCAGATCAGGCGAATTCATCAGCAGGCGACCGATGTTGTCGTGACACTCTGCCACGGAACGACGGTTGGGTTCTACTGTATCCAACGCCTTTTTGATCTCGGGTGATTCAACCACGTCAGAGTAATCGTCGAGCGACAGCGTTTCGATCCACTCTTGCAGTTCGTTCACCGCGTAGTTGTAAATGGCGTTAGCCGACTTACAACCGATCAGGTCCAGATACTCCAGATCCAGTTCTTCACCCGCTTCAAGGTAGGTGTCGAACGTATCCCAGTAGCTGTGCTCCATCAACCGCAGGTGGCTGTTGGAGGTAATGCGGGCTGGATAAAGAAGCGTATGGCGACCACACAGTGCCGTGTTCTTCCAGATCCGTTGAAAGTTCCAACAGAAGGTGGAGTAAACCACCCGCTGTACCGATGACTCATGTTGCCCATCATCGAGCTGTAGCAGAAGCTTTCCGTCTTCTGCCAAGCCCTTTGCCATGAGCCAATCATTGACGCGCTCAGGACGCATGCCTAGCAGCTCACGTCCATTGATAACCATCAGTGACATGGCATTCACTCAGTTGGGATGTTGTCGGGGATCAACTCAAACGCGATACCCGCACACAGGTGCAGGTCTTTGATCTGTCTGGCGATCCGATGTCCGTTCGCAGGGAACTTGTCCCGCGGGATGACTTCATCGATGTTGGTGGGCTGCTCTGCCAGCAAGATGCTTTCGTACACGATGGCATGCGAGTCGGGGTTGTTGGTTTGTTCCAGCAAGTCCCGCGTTGCCATACCACCGATAGCCATCAGCATCAGGCGCACTTCAGTCTCACCCGCAAACCGCATGGGCTGCATACGGATGTGAGTGCTGTAGCGATCGCTGTTTGCAATCCTGGATGGAACACCGTTGATCTGTAGCTTAGCCGAGGATACGGCGGCCATGTCTCGGGCGATCTTCTCCAGCATGATCGTGTAGATGGAACCGATCACCATGTCTTTACGGCTGGTGAACACACGACCTTTCGCATTGCGCCAGGTAATCTTGCTGTAGTTGCACGGATGTTCTTTCTTGAGTCGAGGCAGAATATCCGAGTACACCACCGGGTTGTCCGTTGGTAGCCACAGCTGCATGCCATGTGAAGCCACCGTTGTCAGGTGACCTGTGACATCGAAGTCCTTGTAGCTTTCGATGCCTTTATGCATGCGTGGACTGATCAGCTCGTAGAAGCTCATGAACCGCTTGAAGAACTCATCCTGTTTACCACTGTCCATTTTCTGGATAGCGGTGCGAGCTACGAACTCATCGGTGAACTCGTCGCGCAGACCCAACTCTTCACGCAGCAGTCGGGTGTATTCCATGCAGACAGAACTAATACGGGGTTCGATTACTCGGCCCATGTTCATCCGCTTGGTTAGCGACATCGGGTCCATGACCAGATCGATGATACGACCATGCTGATCGCGTGGCATATCCTCGTCTTTCATCACCTTGACGATTACGCCTTTACCGCCGTGAGTACAGGTGATCTTGATCCCCATACCCGCACGGATCTCTTTGCGAACCGTTACAGTGATGCGCCAGTCATCCAGCTCTACCTTACGGTAGCACAGCTTACGACCACCCTTGTGATACGGGTTGATGTACACCAGCGCTTCTACAACCAGGCGGTGGAACTCACGCGACAGCACCAGTTGTTCGCCAGGGCGAGAATGCTCCAGCTCACGGTACTTGGCAATGATCCGCTGATAGTAGCGCCGTTGTGCATCGTCATAACGGGCTGGGGTGTATTCCATGCCATGTGGCGTGTTGTTAACCCGAGCCTCACCATCGTGTTGGACAGTGATGTTGACGATCTCTGATCCTGGCGGCACCTTGATCTGACGATCAGAGATGCGGTCGATCTTGCGCAGACGTTCTGGGGTCATTTCAACCGAACCCATCATGTCACGCTTGCGACGGAATGCCATCAGGATACCATCGTCACCCACAATACCGCCGATGTCTGGACACATGCGATAGACTTCATCGTCACCGAACAGGTTCAGCGGGTATTCAGACTTACCGTAGGAGGCAGTACGCTCCTCGTACATGTAAGTCGACATGTTGCGTGCAGCAGATTCAGAGATGATACCGCCGTCTTCAATTACCCCTGGCAACGTAGCCCAGACGCAAGACAGCTCCCGCCCGTACATGTACTCGCCTTCCGACGTTACAGTAGCAGGTTTGGCAAAGACAGTACCTTTGGGGACGCCGTTCCCTGGAACCAGTAGCGCCATGGCTTCAGGAACTTTCACAAGCTCGAAACCAAATCGCTTATGGAACGACAGATACTCGGGGATGTACATAACCCCAACTTCGCCGGTGTTGATGTCCTCGTAGATCACAACTGTTTCTGGGTTGCGCTTCAAAGCTCCTTTAACATTGCTGGCAGTGACTCGGTCAATGACATCGATGACGAACGCGTCGCACGGCATCTCAATCTTGAACACGTATTTCGCGTACTCAGGTTCCATGCCCGTCATGAGAATACGACGAGTTGGATTAAGCAGGGACAACGCTTGGGGCATGTTGCCCGCCATCATCTGCTTACGCGAGGCCGAGTCATTACCCGCAAAAGGGTTCAGGTTCTGCGTCGAGAGAAACTCAGGATGCAGTTGATTCGCCTTTGAACGGGGCATATTGATCCTATCTCCTTTTGACCACGACGACTGAAGTGCTCGTCCTAATCAAAGCCTAACATATGAAAGCCAAACGACCTTCAACTTGATAATCTAGGTCTCAAATTCCATTACCTGCAGGAACTAACCCATGGGATCGCCTTTGCGTAAACTGGCAACCCCAGTGCCGGACACCTTTACCAATGAAGACGGTTTCAGGCTGATGATCGAAACTCATCGGGCTTACTTCCGTCAGGATGGTCGGTTTGAAGTCCACGCAGTCGACAACCACGATGCCTTTAAATACCAGTATGACCTCTACGGCTATCTTTCAGCCAAGAGCATTCATCCTGAGTACCACTTTGCGATCATGCGACTGAGTGACATGGAAAGTCCCACTGAGTTCGACCAGAATACCACCGTGTTGTACATCCCTGCGAGAGACTCGTATACCCGACTTAAGGGATTGTACGTTACATCTCGCAGTAAGGTGGTAAAATAATAACCGCCGTGATAGTTCCCCTCCCCTCTTGCGAGGGGAGGGGCTATGCCGTCAGTATCCGCGACCCGATGGCTGGCTGTACTGCCCAGCTGCACCGGAGTTCACGTAACCAACACTGTAACCACCCGTATTGTTGGTGGTGTCGACACGCGCATCACTACCGAACGGGCTACCACCTACAGGGACAGGTTGGTTAACCTGCATGTAAGCGGCGTTACCGCCTTGACGAGCACGCTGGATTTCCGCAAAGCTTGGGCCATTGACCGGAGCATTGTTTCCATAACCAGCAGGGATCGTACCGGGAGCACCGTAGGCTGGCTGACCCAGAGGGATCTGGCCAGCTTGTGGTTGCTGCGCTTGACGAGGCACGTATTCGACCACGTCGTCATCAGCTTCAACGCGACGAGTAGGGGCAGGAGATTGCGCACCTTGCTCTTCCCATGGCAGAGTTTCCTGCTTAGGTTGTTGCTGTGGTTGTTGCTGCATTGGGACTGCACGCGGAGCGCGAGGCTCGTTGTTGATCACCGGTGCTTCGTTGACTGCGTTGTTGCGCACCACAGCACCATCGTTGCCCGGCAGGTTCGGCATGCAATCGCGCATGCGATGCAGGTCGTCCATGCATTCTACCCAGTTGTCTTCGTTGACCAATGCCCCGAACTTGGGGAAGGTTGGTTCGAAGCGCTGGGCCAGCATGGTGATACGGGCATTGATGTTCTGGTAGGCCAGCAGCGTTGCCACGAAGTACGGAGCAACCTTACTGTCAGTGCCACGACTGTAGCTGTTTTCGATCTGCCATTCAGGCAAGATGTAGTCCAGCAGGTTGGTCAGTGCATCCATGTCCTTGACACGCAGGTCGACGCCGAATGGCTTCTCCTTGCGTTCCATCTCGGCCAGAGGGAAGCGAACCAGGCACGCACGGTCAAACGGCTGACCGTTGATCTTGGTACGACGCTTGAGGTTGATGTGGATCAGGCTGGTTTTGTAATCGGCCGGGTTTACACCCAACACGAGTTTGCCCATGCGCTTGACCATGTCTGCATCGAGGCCTGGAATGTGTGGCAGGAACTCAGCCTGTTCTGGCGTGAGTTTGTTCGCCTTGCATTCCTCGCTGTTGGCAACTTTGAACAGTTCCCAGATCAGCGCAGCCAAACGCACGTTTACCGCGCCCTTGACCATGGACAGGATTTCGTGCTGGATCTCCGACTCACCACGCAACGTGCTTTCGCACAGTGGCCAGAAGGCGATTTCCTTGTCCCAGTTGGAGAGCTTCAGCGTCTCCGGCGTGGGCAGTACCATGGTCTTGCCATCGACCTGGATTTCATACTCACCGTCTTCAGTGACGATAAGGATCATCCGGCCTCGCACTGTACAGCCTAACGACGTCAGGATCTCGGTGAGAAAGTTGAGCGTCTTTTCCAGTGTGTTTTCCATGTTGTTTCCCATCAGAATCCGAGACCACCGCCAGGCACATTGCCTGGATTGGTGAAGTTGACTTGGGACAGTGGAGTGGCGGAAATACCACCGCTACCATAGTCCATCATCGGCGCAGGTTCATGGCTAGGCAGGATAATGCCTGGACCACTTTTCATTGCCGCTGCAGTAAGCGTTGCCGCCACACCACTAAGGTCAGTAGCAACCTTTTCCAGCACCCCAACGTTTGGAGCCAAGCACGGGCTGTACAGCGCCGAGCAGTAGCTTGCGATCGGGAACGGTTTCTTCATTCCACCGTTAACACCCACGGTGATCGACGAGATCCGGTTCAACGAAATGTTGGCCTCGATGTGGATCTTGAAGCGACCCATGGTCAGTGCAGGGAACACCTCGAACGCAAGGTGCTGCTTGATCATGTTCACCACCGTACGTGGATCGATGCCCTGAGCGATACCCGCCAAGTTCATGATGCGTACGTCCACCGAACCGTCGAGGGTTTCAGTGTGTGCAGTGAAGTGCAGATGACCCAGAGCAAACTTGGCCATTGCGTTGGGCATGATCAGCGAAGCCAGCTGAGCCACTTGACCTTCAAAGCTGGTTTCATTCCAACCATCGGTGTTGCTCATGATCGCGCCGAAGGTCTGACGTTGTTGCACGGTCAGCTTGATCGGTTGGATACGGCTTGGGATGGTGTGGTCGATGTTGATCAGCTCTTGCAGAGTGACGGACCACTCTTGCTGGAACTGACTGCGGCGTTGAAGCAGCAGCATCATTGCAGAGTTCGAGGTCATCGGCTCGTTGATGTACTTGGACTCGCTGGCCTTCTGCAGAGCATTGCCGTACTGGCGATGATCAGTAGAGTTGTCCAGCATGGTGTCACGTACACCGGTGAAGACGCGAGACACGAACTCGGTGGCCACGTTGTTGTCGAAGCTCGAACGCTTGGCACGGCTACCGAACTGATAACTGGTGTTGCCGAGCACTGGAGCGCCGTTGACCTTCGACTGACCCGCTGGGTCATGCATGCCCATGCCAGCGAATGCACCTTCACCCAGGCTAGCCATTACGTCTTTTGGACGCATGGTGGCTGCTTGACGGTTGACGATTGGGATCTCGTTCTGACTATCCCAGCCGGTCATCGGGGTGAGGATCTCAGTAGCGTTGCCGAACTGATACATCCCGTAGCCATCGTGACCGCTACCAGGGGTCATGGTCAGCGTACCCATGTGGTTGAAGAACAACCGCATCTCTGGGTTGAAGATCGGGTTGGTGTCCGTACCGCCGATGCCCAGATGGTCGGTGTAGCCGGAGATGATCTCCTGGGTCTTACGACCACCTACGTCTTCGGTCTCGACAACCATGGTCACAGTGCCGCGGGTAAAGCCGAAACCGTTAGCGATGTTTACAGCACCAGCATGGGCAGCTGCCGGTACCAGCATTTCTGTGGCGACCTGACGGATTGCGCTGGCGGACAGGTTGCTACCATCGTTGGTAGCTTCCAGCAGCTGGTCAGTATAGCCATCTTCCCAACGCACTTCCCAAGGACGCACGAACAACTGCGGAGAAGGTGGGGCTTCAGCCAGCAGAATGGAGAGAATCTTTACGCCTTTGTTCATAGCACTTGTTCCTTAAAAGAGATTGCTTACCACGTACCCGAGGACACTTCGAGTTGCAGGTCAGCGATTGTGTTGCGGAAACCTGGGGACAGGATCAGATGTCCTTGCTCGTTGTGGTTTACGAGATCGTAGAACCGCGAGTCTTTGTCCAGGACCCATTCTTCACTGTGAATCATGCGGGCAAGTTCCGCATTCTCCACAACACCCTTGATAGCCTCGTCGGGGTTCTGGCTACCACGGGTCAACTGCGTCGTGTAGGGATAACGAGCACGCAGCTTTTCCAACCGATCTTTGCTCAGCTCTTCGCGTGCCCAAAGAGCAGCAGCGGGAGCCATGGTCAGATCTTGCACAGGTACCGCTTCCATCAACGCTGCCAACTCCAGGTAACCCCAGTGCCACAGCAGGGCTTGGGCTGCCCCGATGAAACGATACACAGGCTCACGCTTGAGCAGGTCGTAGTGGGATGGCGGTTGGCCACGGGACATCACCCAGCAGGCAAGCACACGTTGAACATCGTGCACCGGACGACTGATGCGAACCATGTCTGGTCTGCAGCACTCGGTTACCTTTTCTTCTGGTACAGAGAGGTCCACTCGACGCGCAGTGAATAGAATGTTACGCGAGTAAACATCCACCACCTTACGACGACCACCGGAAACCTGTTCACGGATACGAATCGCTTCAAGTAACGAAACGTTCTCATCCTTGCCCGAGCCTTCGGTTGTGCGAGTCTTGTTCTTGGTACCGCCAAAGTTCCTTGGGATGGAGTCGAGAGTCGACTTCACCACAAAGTTGTACACGTTGGTGATGATCGAAGAAACATCATCCACGCTGTGCACTTCCCCTGGAGCGATCCTTCGGAAGATAGCCTTGGCGACCAGCCAGTAAGGCATCTCCGCAGAACCCAGCTTGCCGCCCAGGATTGCCGAGTCCTGATGCTGGAAGTTCTTGAGAGTTGCCTCCATGAACCCAACCAGCTTTTCTACAGCTGGCATCCTCAGTACATCCGTGTCGTTCAGAATCTTGACCGCGCTGGTTTCCCGATACTGGGAGCCCGGCTGATCCAGGAACGTGTGAATGTATTGCCCGAACACCGGCAGCATGGGACGCAGGCGAATCGCCAACTGAACCAGTCTGTGGTAGTCCGCCCGAGTATGTGTACGACCATTATCGGGGATGGTGCTGTAGTCTTCGGCCATCGAGCTTGGATACGTCAGGTTCAAACTGTTGACGATATCTTCGGCATCTTTGGCTGTAAAGTGTTTGTAGATTGTTGCTACCAACACGCCCAGTCTTTCGACCTGTTGTTGGTTGTCCTCTGGCTCTGTGAGGTGTTGATGGATCTCCTCAAAAGCCGCAAAGATAGTTGCCTTAACTTCAGGCGTCTTCTTTGCCCACAGCTCGTTGATCTCTTTGAAGATCACAGCCGCATTGTGGAACTTCAGCTTGGAATAAGTCTGCGTGTTCCACGAGATCGTTTTACCATCGTTGACGATGGCAACCCGTTTGAAGGCTCCCGTAGGAGAATAACCTTCAATCAAGATCTCCATGTGTGAGGGCTCCTTAGTTGAATAACGAACATCTTGGGGGATGCTCAGGTTGATAATTTAGGTTTCAAATCTAGTTGATCGCTATGCCAACTTTTCTAACTAGGAGCATAAATGGCAGGCCTGTTTGGCCCACCATTCACTCACTTACTTACAGCGGGATGTCGTCGTCGAAACCGCCGAAGTCATTGTTGGCTGCAGCTGCAGGAGCGGCAGCTTGTTGCTGGCTACCCTGTTGGTTGTTGCGCTGCTGCCAGTTGTTCTGACCGTTGCCCTGCTGGTTGTTGCCACCACCGTTGTTGTCGTTCTCTTCGCGGAAGTCGTAGACCTTCAGGTTGAGAGCGTACTCGACCAGCGGAGCCATGGTGCGTGCCCAGGCCTGGGAGTACCAGTTGGACATTTCAGTGATGTTGAGCGGCTGGTTGGTCGAAGCATCGGCCAGCTCTGCCCAACGGCCAGGAGCGAACACGAACTTGACCTGCGGCGCGTCTTTGCGCATGACCGAGATGAAGCAGGTACCGTTGGCGTCTTTGCCGACCAGTACAACGCAGTCCAGACCTTTACCGGCGTCTTGTGGTGTGCGTTTCTTACGCGGGCCGTACAGACGAACCAGTGGGAACTTGAAGCCGGCTTCTTTGGAGAAGATCTGCTCGGCGTACATGTTGATCAGGCCGAACTCGAAAGCACCCATGGTGCCGTTGATACGGATCTGAGCATTGTCGGCGCCGAAGATGCCGGTATTGCAGCTGATGGATACGCCGTTCTTTTTGTCGACGTTGATTTCCAGGTTAGGGTTCTTACGCCCTTCTGGCAACTTGTCGGCAGTAAGACGCAGACGGAATTCGATCAGCGCGGTGGGGAGGGAAGTACGGGCTGCGTTGCCGCCGGACATGGGGTTGCTCCTTGGAAAATTAAGTGTGTTGGGTCACAAACAATAACCGTGAATGGTTACGCTTTAATGCCCCGTAGCAGTGTTTTGAGAAACGTGGAAAACTTGTTGTGCGGAGCGTTATCAAGGTTGTACTTGATCTTCTCTGCGGTGGTGAGTGGCGTCCAGCGATTGCTCTTGGCCAGCTCTGCCACAAAGCTTGTAACTTCAGACAACATCGGCTGAAACATCTTGCCGCCATCGCCAAAGATCTGCAGGGTGAACAGAGAGAACGGCAGGTGAGTGCCTTCTGGTCTTACCTTGAACTTGCTGTTGAACTCGCTGGGCTTTTTGAATGCGCCAGTGTTGCTCTCTAGCAAATACATCTCCTTGAACTGGTAACGGTTTACCAAGTCCAAGGGTAGGTGAGTCAGAATAGCCACCCGGTCATTCTCCAACTTACCACCCTCCACAAGATACTCAAAGATCTTGGGGTAGCCGTACAACTGAGGACTGGCGACCATGGCTTTCATCACCTTGTCCTCCATGTCCTTAGCCGCCTTTTGCTTTAAGGTGGTAGGCTCGATCAGCTGAGCTTCGGGGAAACGTTTCTTCAGGTCTGGGTAGGTGCACAGATAGAAGTACGTCTCCACTCGACTGTTACTGATCTTGGTGACCGCCGCACGAATCTGCTCCATCTCCTGGAAGATGTAGTCTGGCAGGTCTTCGGCCAATACCAATTCCTTGGCAGCAGCTTTCAACCCACCCAACATGTTGCGATAGATCGTACGGATGTTCACCAGCACCACATCAATCTGGCCAATCGGAACAGGCTTGATGTGGTCTCGGTCAGGGATCAGGTTAGCCAATGACTCAATGGCCAAGCTGGTACCCTTGGAAATCGGGAACTGCCCTTGCTCCCTGGCGGCTAGCGCCTGAGTTGATTTGCTCATTTAAGTGGTCCTCACAGTCCTTCACCTCATCCTCGGAAGATCCGTGGCGCACTAACCAATCCGCCACCAATGCAGTCACGTTGCCCTGACTGATCTGTGGCGGTCTGTAGGTAGAAGAGATTTTCACTTCCTCTAACTGTCGCTTCTTCTCTTTGATGGGAAGAGGGTCTAGACGGTACTGCGGGAAATCTTTGCGCAGATGACGAATCATCCGCAGTCCTTTATCGAAGATGTCGCCCTTCAACCGGATGTAGCTGCCATCACGCAGCTTGAGTCCTTGAATCAGGAGCATCACTTCGTCGGTCGAAAGACCTGCTACGTCAACCGTGCGATAGTCCATCGCCCCTTTGTTCTCGACGAAGGTAATGTTGACATTCCCCTTCTGATCGATCAATGCCCGTACAGAACCCTTAGGCTCTTCCTCGCCATGGATCAGGCGGTCAGCTGAACCGTGTGCGATGATGACACTGTTGAACTCCGGTAAGCGGAACTCACTGAACCTGTGGTCGTGACCAATGAAGATCACGTAACGCACCAGAGCCAGATACTCGCGAGCGACATGGCACTTATGCCTTGCTCCCTCAACGTCTGGGAGTTGGTGTTCGAACTGCCCGTGCATGCAGGCAATGTCCACCTTCTCCAACTGCTTTTCTGCCAGCAGTCTTTTGAAATCAGCCAGAGCACTTTCAGGGGTGCCGTATTCGTCCTGAATGTACAGCACATTGATGTCGAGACTTTTGATGTACTCGATCTGGCAACCATCCATGTACTTGTAATCGATATCCAGTTTCATGATATCAATCAGTTCTTGCACCATCTTCGACTGCTTACGGTCGTGACGGGGAGTGCCTTCCAGAATCCGCAGAATGATTCGGTACTTGGCGCACACCAGCAGGATGTAAACCAACAACATGCGGGCCACGTACACATCTTTATCTGGCAGATTCAACAGACGGTCCCAGAAGTCACCGCAGATGAGGAAGATATCCAGCTCTGCGGTGACAGCATTGTCCGGGAGGATATACGTCTTGAAGTTCTCCGAGATTAACTCAGAGGGCGTACGTGGATGCCCCATGTGGACGTCGCTCGTACTGCCAATATTAATCGAGCATTCCCTCATCGGAATAGTCCATCTCGTTGAATGTCTGTTCAACAGGAGTAGACGGAGTCGCACCGGGAGTGGCGGACGTATCACCCTGCTCTTTCTTAAGGCGTTCAACTTCAGCCAAGACGACTGGGTCGGTAACCTTCTCAAAGATAGAGGGTTTTCCGTAGTGGATGAAGATCTTGTCCAACATCAGCATGTGCTTGGCGGCACGCCCTGTCTCGGAGAAGTCAAGGCGAGCACGCAACGCGTCGTTAAACTCGCTCTTAGCCTGATGAGGGCGGTTGTAGGCACGGTTCTGATAGTTGGCCGCCGCTTCACGTACCGTGTCCCGTGGGGACTTTGCAGGACGTAGTTTGAAGTTACTGTCCAGCAGTGGAGGAACCTCAAACAGAATGGTCGACGGATCATTGTCTTCCACGATGTAGAAGCCCTTGAAAGGACTACCGATACGAAAGCCCCACCACTTGAAGTCGATGAGGGTTCCTTCTTCACCCGTTAAGGCCGGTAGGACCTCGTGTACGAAGGTTGACTCATTGACCCGCGCTAACTCCCCCAGTCCAGAGAGTTTAAGCTCTGCGATGGCTTCACGGACGCCGTAGGGGATGCCAGCAGGGATCTTGTCTGCCAGCGCTGCAACGGCGTTGTTACGTTCGTTGAGTTTTTGCAACTCGTCGTTGTTCAAGTCGTTCAAAATGAATTACCTCTTCCGTAGAACCGGCGTTGCATTGCCCGGTCTCTTTTCTTTTCGCCCTTACCTCGACGACCCATGCTCGCATAAGGTGAGATCATCTCGTTACCGTACAGCGTAGACTCTGGGTAGTCCTTGAGCTGGTCGATCAGTTTGGGACAGATACCATCGTCGACGATGAGTACGTCTTTTTCAGTCAGCTCCACCACTTCAACATCCCGCATCGCGCGCAGGGCTGAAATGACCAATGCTGTCCTGCTATTTGGATGGACGTGGGCAATCACCCCAACCTTTATCGCCTTTACGCCATCACCAGACTCGGCGACCATAGCAACACCCCACTGTCTGTCATGATTTTAACAATGAGTCCGTTGGCGAACTCCACCTGGCGACCGAAGTCATAACGACGACCATCTTGAATCACTTGACCTGTCAGGGCGATGTCGTAACGGCCGGACTTGTCTTTGAACTCGGTGACCTTGGCGGTAAAGATAGCGGCGTCGAAGTAACGCAAGAACAGACGCTGCAATGCGTTAGCGATTTCATTACCTGCACCAATGATGTCCTGACCATTGGAGTAGATGATGTACTGAATACTGGTGACGTTACCCAGGAAAATGTTCGACTGGGCTTGGTCGGCTGCGAAGGTATCCATGAGGATGCGATCGCACTTTCGGTCTACGGCAGTGATCCACCCATCAAGGGCTGGATACGCATTCGTTGGCATGGTCATCTCCGGCAAAAAAAAAATAGTGTCATAAAAATGAGGGCGACCCGAAGGCCGCCCCCATCTTCATTCAGATCTTCCCACCGTACCGGCTGGTAAAGTCGTCCCCACCTTCTACAAGGTTCAGACGTTGCACCTGATGGATGCGGGCGATGTCCACCACGTTGCGTGGCCTGAGCGGTTCGTCCCAGGACGCGAGTTCTCGCTGGATCTGAGTATGCTCATACCGAACTTGATCCTCGCCTTCCTCATTGACGTACTCATAACCACGCACCAGACCATTGGTTGCCAGCGTCCAATCGTAATGATTGGCACCGATAGCCGCAGGTTGGATATCCACGTAGCTGTCCGAGTAACCGTCGATGCGACCTTCTTGATAGAACTGTCGAGTATTGGGTTCGCACATGATCCAACGCTGAGTGCGTGGAGGTGCGACCTGCAACCCTTCTACCGTGTTGATCACAACGAGCTGATTGCTCTGAACATAACCATCGACCGCAGATGCTGCTTTACGCGCAGCACGCACAGCATCCCAGCCAGACACCTCTTCGAAGATCTGGGCAGATTGCTGAGCGTACATCCGGCCCTGCTCGTTGAGCATTGGATTCTGGATGCTGATGTGGTTCTTCAGCTCCTGAATCAGAGCGTCAGAACGAGCACCATACACCAGCTCGTTGATGACGTTCTCTCCGCCGTAAATGACCTGTGCCATTTTTCACCTTCAATCAATTGGCTCTTCTTCATCTACCGGCTCGTCGCTGTCTTTCGGCAGCGTCATACCAGAGATGGAGCTGTTCTGAATCTTGCGGGTACCGGTCAAGCGGTCCTGGTGATAAGCAACCACTTCACGCAGACCCATGCCCATGATGCCGAACATCGCCACGTCGTCGCCGTCCAAAGCTTCTGGTACAGCAGCGCGCATTGCTTCCAAACCATTGGCCGTTACCGGTGCCACACCAGCAGCCGTGGCCAGCAGACCATCGATGGCCTCGTCCTTGACTTCTGGGTTGCCAGCGATTTCAACCATACCCATGCCGAGCGCCATGACACTTGCGCCAACGGCGGCAACCACTTGCCGATCTTCGCTGCTGGGGCTGTCTTCGATTTTCTCGATTTCAGCTTCCACATTGAGATCAGTGGTCATGCGATGCAGGTTGGTATAGCGGGCGAGGTTACTCACTGATACGACCCTCGTGCAGGTGTTCGCCGATGAACTGCTGCGCCTGGAACAGAATCGTTTCGGCGTGCTTGTCGTCGAACATGTTCGCGTCTTCACGCAGCGGTTTGTCCACTTCGTGATCGCCTTCGCGCAGGTCGGCGAATGGTGCTGCAATTACGCCCACGTCTTCACCGATAGAAGCCAGACGCTCGGTGATGTCAGACAGACCGGCGTAGAACATTTGCTTGGCCGGTTCATCGTTCGAGTTGTGGATGCGCTCAGCGACGCCCTGGATGGTGCTACCGATTGCGCAGGTTACCTGGCCGATGGCGAATGCAACTGTGGCCGCTTCATCAGAAGCCTCGGTCAGATCGTCTTCGGCAAGACGGGTAGCGTAGCGGTGCAGGTCGGTGTACTTTTCCAAACGACTCATTGTTCCGGCTCCTCGGATGGGGGTTGGTTGTAGGCGATGAACTCGCGGAGAACATCCAGCAAGTCAGCGTCGCCCAGGATCTCATCTTCACCGATGTAGTCGACCAACATGTCTTGGCCTTCCAGCATCATCAGCAGACCCTCTACAAGCTTAACCCGCCCCTGTTGGATCTTACTCACATCCAGGGGAGTGCCTGCGGCCAGCGCACTGGTAGTGGCCACGACTTGTGCCATGGCCATCTTTTCCAGGATTACCACGGCAACACCATCGACGATGGCATTGACACCCGCGGTATCACCGATGAGGTCGCGGATACCTTCATCGGCTTGATCTTGTTGCTCTTGCAGAATCTTGGTCAGGTTGGGGCCCAATTGATTCATGCTGTCTCCTAATGAACGGTCTCTCGGCGTTCAGAGTGATGCACATAGTGCGCCCATGTAGCAGCGACTGGTGCGTGGATCTTCTGGTTGTCAGACAGGGAACGCGGCTCACGCAGCGAACGCATGCCCAAGTGTGGACGGAAACGGTTGAACCAAGACAACATCTTCTTGTCCAGGCACAGCAGCAAGTTCAGTTCGTCGCCATCGAAGTCGGCGTTGTAACTGACCAGAATCATGTTGGACACGGAAATGGTGTAATCTTCCACGTCGTCTTTGATTCGGGTGATGCGCAGGCACTGAGCCGACAGACGAGTCAACGAAGGGTTACGCTGCAGCAGGCACGGAATGCCTCGGAGCAGAGATGGGTCCTCGTCGATGTCTTCGAAGATTCCCGGTGGGAAGTCATCGATAGGCGGTGCTTCGGCGATCAACTCGTCGAACATTTCACGCAGCAGTGGATGCCATTGCAGCGTGTTGTCTTCCAGGAACTCCAGCGCATCGTTGGCCGAGAAACCTCGACGCATGAGTTTCGCTTGGAGATGCGGTTCCAGGATTTGTACAGCGAAGGCCCAAGGTACATGCAGCTCTTCATAATGGTGAGCATCGCTGATGGATGTAATCACCGCTCGGCCGGTAAAGTGCAGACGGCTGCCGATCAACTGACGGCGAACCAGGCCATACTTACTGCCGATGAACTTGGTACAGATTGCCTGATAACACGGACCGATGGATGCCATGAACCTGGCAGCATGCGATTCGCGTTGCCGTTGGTTCAGCGCAATAGCCGATCCGTAGGTGGAGGTGATCATGTAGATCGCATCCAACAGGGCAGGTGTCTTCTCGTCAGCGTAAGTACCCATCGCTGTCTTTTCGGACACCACAAAGATGGAGCTAGGCAGCGGCAAATACTTCTGCACTACCTTGTCGCGGTTTTGCAGCAAGAACAACTGAATGTCGGTCTTGTCCTGTAGCGACAGTTTGTTACACAGCTTCGATGTCATGATGAAACGAATCACATCATCGAAATGTTCCAACACGTAGTTCAACCCACGCTTGTGCACCTTCTTGTACTCATCGAGTACCGCCTGGAACGCTGGCAGTTGTTCACCGTAGTTGGGGTCACACACCCAGCTCATCATCGAGAACGACTTGAGTGGGGTCAGTCTAGGAGACAGAATGTTCCAGACTTCAGGATGAATGAATCCGTTGACACCTTCCGGTGGACGAATCCAGACGCTCTGATCTACCGCGCGGTCCACGAGGCTGGTTACCCGTGTATCGCAGATCTCACACTTGACACCAAGCTTGTCCTCGCCGCCGATATGGCCGCCCAGACAGGTAGGTACCGCTGGGATGATGTCTCCGTCGAATTGAAACGACAGGTACATGGCCAGCTGATCTTTACCTTCTTTGGTCCCGAAGTCAAGATTCAGGTCATTGACTACAAGCGGCGGTTCTTCGAGTTGTTCGAGGATCTGCTTATGGTCAACGATGTAGGCATGTAGTCCCACAGCCGAATCTCCCATAAAAAAGAATTGAGGGCATAAGTAGAGCCCTCCCGAAGGAGGGCTATACCCGATCGATCGCAGGGCAGCCTACCCTTGATCTTTTCTCAGCCTTCGGCTGAGAGGCATTTGCGTCGACCTAATTTGCCGGATAGTGAATCCCCAGGAGGAGCCAGCCTCGATAGTCGCAGTTTGTTTGGGGCTATCCAGCCGATCCAGTCAGGCGCTAAGGGGAACAAAGCGCCCGACCGAATTTCTTACCAGCGACCGCGACCGGCGTAAGCCGATTGTGGGTTGCTGTTGCCACCGCCGTTGAACACGCCACCGCCAGCGCCGCCAGCAGCGAACGCAGCGTAGTCGTAACCACCCAGAACTGCGCCGGAGCCCAGACCGTGAACCATGTTGGCCGGGTTAACGACCAGGTTGCACGCTTGGCAAGCTTCGGAGATGATCTGCAGCCATTTTGGGCCGATGATGTAACGACCGCTGTAGCCAGTGATGACCTGACGACCTTGCAGCACGTCGTCGATGATCGCCAGACGCTTGGACATACGCACAGCCGCCTGACCGGTGGATGCAACGTAGGAGTCAGCGTAGTCGACCAGCGCTTGCGGGTTGGTCTTGCCGAGCACGTTGGCAACAGCCAGCATGTCGATGTCACGGATGTCGCGCAGCTCACCAGCTTCGTTCACGTAGAAGCCGTTGTGGATACGGTTGCCAGTGTCGATGAACATTGGGAAACCGCCGCCATACTGAGCAACCTTCTGGCTGTACACACCGCCGGTCAGGTTGTCGCAGGCCTGGGTCAGAGCTGCGATTGCGTTGCCATTGCCACCGGCCGCAGCGCGGAAGATGTCAGTGATGAACGCATCAGGACCGACTTCAGGGATGTCCATGGAGAAGATCACGCCTTGGTTCAGGCGGAAGTAGTCGCGCATGAACTGGCCGAAGTTTTCCTTGAAGCTGGCAGCCTTGGTATCGATACGCTTGGCGTCCTGCATGCAGAAGCCCAGCGCGCCGACGTCGCGGTAGTTCAGCTCTTTGCCCTGGTTGGCGTAGCGTGGCAGGTAGGCGTCAGCCCAACCATTGCGCACTTGAACCATGGTCGCAGTAACCAGCGCCAGGATGGTCATTTCGGTTTCGATCGCGTCGTAACCGGAAGCCAGCTGGGTGATCACGAACTGGTTGAGGAACGGCTGGTTGTTGGCTGGGTTCTGTGGATCAGGCTGAGCGTAAACCGGCTCCATGAAGCCCGCGACCTTGGTCACGTTGCTGGAGTTGCCGGAGAAGTCGCGACCTGCCTGGTGACGCACGGAATCCATCTCGATCACGACATCGTGACGTTGAGGGTGGCCAACTTCGTCGATGTACTTCTCGCCGGAGAAGTTCAGACGACCAACCAGTTGCTCGGTTGCAGCGGAACGACCGGCCAGGGTGTAGGCAGGTTCGGTAGCCAGGTCAACCTGGTTGTTCATGGTGTTGAACAGGGCCATGGTTGCTTTGTACAGCAGGTCCCACACACCGCCGTGTTGCTCGATGCTGTAGGTGGCCGGGAAGACCGATGCACCGGCGTCGACCAGATTGATGGTCTTGTTCGGGCGGGCCTGTTTCACCAGCTCTTCAGCGCGGGTGATGTAGTCCTGGCTGTTGTAGATGTCGCCGATCACAACCGGAGTTTCGTACGGACGGCCATCGACCTTGTCGACACGTGGCGACAGACGAATGTCCGGGCCATCGATCATGAAGGAGTACATGGCGATGTGGTCGGTGTTTTCGGCAACGACGGTTTGCAGCAGCACGACCGCGGAAGTCGGCAGGTTCAGCTGGGAAGCGTCGAGGATCTGGACAGCCCAGGTCGACACGCCATCCTGGTTCAGGCCAGCTTTCAGCTCTTTCTCGATTGCAGTCGCCAGTTCTTTGGCGCGCACCGAGCCGGCGGAACGGCTGAGAGGACGCAGACGCTTCGAACCCATGTCGTTCAGGGTGAAGGTCTTGTTGTCCGCGCCGCGACGGCCTTGGGAGAAGTCAGTTTGAGTCATGGTAACGCTGTCCTTATTCACGTGATTGGATTGTTCGACAACAGCTTCGCGTTGCTGGGCTTGCGGTTGTCGTGGAGCAGGCTGAGGCTTTTTAGCCACAACCGGATCAGGGCGGATATCCGCAGCGGAAGACGCTGCAGGTGTCTCATCCTGTTTTGGCGACGGTTCGGGATTCGTAGCAGTGGCCTTCTTGAAAGCCTCCGCCATGATGTTCCCGGATGAAGCGTCGCCGCGTTTTTCAACGGGCATTGCCGTCTCCTTGATGGGATTAAACTTGGCCAATGAATAGCTAATCCCCAGACTATTCACATTGATAGTCTAGGTTTCAGATCATCTTGTTTCCAGTCAATTTCTTAAACTGGCGGCAAAGGGTTTATGCACCTGCACGGCGCGATTCGCTTTTGAGCTATACCATAGGTACACCCGTGCGAGAAAAATACACTGGTCTATCTTTTGACCTTTCTCACACCTTTTAAAGGACTCCCACGATGTTTGATCTCACCAGCGGATCTTTGCCGGAAGAGGTTGCTGCTTCGCCGGTGGGCGCATCCAATCAGTTCATCAGCAACTATGAACAGGATATCAAAAGCTTCATCGATTGGCGGAACCGAGATGTCAGCTCTGTACCGCCAGACCATTGGATGGTTAGCCTTTTAACCACGCTTGCCCAGAAGGCAGGCTACGACCTGTCCAGAACAGTGGAAGACATCTACCGACGCTGTAGCTTTCTCAGCAACGAGATTGCCATGACGTTCGGCTTCACTGCTCAGACAAACAACGGTCGCATGCACATTGGTGATTCGGGTAACCGGACCATCTACCTACTCGGGGAGTCGCCCTTTCGTCGCGGTGTGACCCGCAACACGCCTTACACCGACATGGTAGCGATTCGATACCTGAGTCACGATTCGACCAACCTCACCCTAGGGAGCAGCGCTGAAAGCGAAGATCTCATTGGGCTTGGCTTTGACGTGGTTGAGATTGACCTGGGTCTGCTGATGCTGCAGTACACTCTCTGGATGCGAGAGCAGCTCGCCAGTGCGGACCCCGACAAGCGTTCACCTCAGATGTTCGTGAGTATGCATGTGCTACCTAAGCTGAAGTTCAGCCAGTACGCCATTGCCATCATGAACCGCTGCTGTGCGATTGCCGAGGGTAACCCTGTCAACAACCAAGTCATCCGTCTGTCGAAAAGTTACATCAACAGAACAGAGGCTGGTCAAAAAATCTTCGAGACCTTTACTCGAATAATGATGGACAAGAAGGTGAAGTTCGAACACCTCATTGGAACGCTGCCGGTTCCATTGGTTGGCAGTTTGGGCCGTGCTACCTCTGTGGGTAACTACGCACCGACAGCACAGGTCACGTGGGTCTTGGTTATCTCCCGCTACAACCTGCTTCGTTACCTTTGGGCATTGTCCAACATGGCGCCTGACCGTGGTCGTGAGTATCCAACGAATGATGTCCGTCGGATCTTCGTTCGCATTATCAGTGCCAATGGCATGTCCAGCGCTTTGGACAACCGCACCTACAAAGATGTGGTCGCCAAACTTGATGCATTGATTGATCAAGCAATGGCATAAAGCACTGCCCGGCCAATGGCCGGGCAGCTATGCCGTTACTTATTTTTTCTTTCATACAGCCATGAATCAAAGATGTAGCAAACCAAAGCCACCGGGATTGGCGGCCAGACAAGCCACAGCATGAACAGAGCTGCTCCAGCGAATGTTGCACAGATGATCAGCAGGGCCACTGCAAGCATGATAACACCCAGTGCCTCACCCCAGCTTGAGGTGTATCTTGGGATGATGTTCATGCCTTCTTCGCCTTGGCTGCCGATTGCTTGAACTTCAGATGGTCGGACATGACTTCGCGGTAAGCGTACTTGTCGTCGACCTTATCTTCCCCTTGCAGGTAAGAATAAAAGTCCTTGTTGTTTTCGCTGAACACGTACAGATGCTGATGGGCGTCTGGCCCCGCAACGTCTGCCGACATTGATTGCACAGCACCAGGCTCCAGTGTGACCTGGAAGACGGGATCGTGACTTCCGTCCAGTGCTCTACCGATTGTTAAAACTTTAATTTGACTCCAATGAAAATAACCTTTCATAAACCCCTCCCTTACGTTAATGTAACTCCCGGAACTGACACAGATCAGGGTGTTATCCCATGAATGATCTAGGTCTCAGTCCCGGTTATTTACAGCGTATCTGACAAGAGGTTCGTGAGGTTCGCATTGATCATTGGCAGGCCCAGCGTTTCAGCTGTCAAGTAGAATGGACTGACCGTCGTGTAGGACTGACGGCGCAGGTTAGCCACTCGCAGGATCTCTTCTGGGATTCCGTTGATCGATACGATGTCCAGCGGCATGAGGAAGGAACTGATGGAGGCCTTAGGCTTTTTAGGTCCAGTGCCGTCATCCTTTTCTTTCTCCTTCTCTGGGGCATCGTCTTCACTTACATCGCCTTCTTCTTCCTTGATATCGCGAACCTCACCTGGAGCCAGATCATCTTCTTCACTGGCACCACCACCTTCACCATACACGTAGATCTCTTCCAGAGCTGCACGCATGATTGGGTCTTCGATTCCCTCTACCCACCGCTTGATGGCGGTCTTGTTCTTGAGTCCCACCGAGATCTTCACCGCACGGTAAGGCAATGCCGGAGCAGGGCCGTACTTGTGAGCGAATGCCTTCTGCCACAGTTCGTAGTGGAAGTAGTGTGACGACATCGGCTTCTTGTAGTCAGACTTAGGCCGCACATAGGCAGCTTTCAGATACCGGGTGTCACCCTTCTTGATGGACTCAGTTACATCTGCCTCGGTCTTGGCCATGGACTTCAGGATCGGCATGATCTCAAAGTCGCCGGTACGGTACAACGAATCCATTACAGAACTGATGTAACCGTTTGACTCTTCAATGATTTCAGGAGGCGAGTTGGAGTCCTTAAACTGCACGCCCTTGATTTCACCTTTGGCCTTGGAGTACACACCACCTTCTTGAGCGATCATGGAGGCGATGTAGTGCTTGGCAATGTTGGTCAGACCGAATGCCGAGAAGGCGTACTCGTTCTTCATAGCCAACTTCTTGACGTCCTCACCACGCACACCCATACCGGCAGACAAGCAAGCCAGCGAGTGGGTCACGGTTTGACACGCCATGAACACAACCGTGTGCCATGTTGCCTGGCAAGGTTGGTCGAACTTCGCCGCACCATTCTTCCACTTGACCCACTCACGCACTGTGAACAGGCAGGAGTCAGTGTCGGAACCTACAACCGAACGGCGACGGATGTCACGAGTACGGCTGATGTTTGGCGGAACGTTCAGTGTGGTCCAGAAGGTTTGGATCAGGTCCACGTACTTGTCGAGTGTACCCATGATGTTTTCATAGGTCAGTGCAAGCATCGAGAGAGCATGCTGATCACCCGAGGCGATGAGATCCTTGACCTTCTTACCGGCAGTCACTTCTGCACAGAGGATCAGGGCCAATGCCTTGTGGTCACCGTCCATCGATTTGATGACCGGGATTGGATCAGGATGCGTACCTTTCTTAGCCGCAGACAACTCGTTCAAGAACTCCCGCATGAACTCTTCGTTGTGTTTACGCAGGTGGAACATGTCACCGGTGTACAGGAACGCAGCACGCTCCATTGGTGTCAGCGTCTGAACCAACTCACCGACTTCTTCCATGGAGTCTTCGTGGGTCCAATACAGTTCAGTCGAATAACGGATCGCGTCAATGATGTCGTCGAAGGTCGGCACGTAGAGCTTGTACTTCTCCATCACTGCACCGAACTTCTCGTAGTCGGTACCGCGGCAGATAGACAGGATCTGTGTGATCACCACCTCAGGCGACCAGTAGTGACGGCTACCTGAAACAAAACGCTCGATGGTGGCGTTACCGTAGGACACGGCAGAACGGCAGCCCGAGGTCAAGCTGGAGTGAGCAGACACCAGAACGAACGGAGTAGACCCGATGGTCTGCATGCCCGAGATCCCGTTGTTGAAGATCTTGTGCGAGGTCTGCTCGTTGTTCTTAATTTCAGAGACGTCGTAGTAGTAACCATACTTCTGTTCCAGGTCAGCCAACTTGGCTTCCAGCTCAGGCGTCAACGGAGGCATGGTCCAGCCCTCCGCCTCACGGTCACCAATCAACTTGAAGATCTCACCACCGTAGCTGTCGGCAGAGAGTTTGGCTTCCAGGGACTCGTGCTTAGCCCCAGAGCGCAATGCCAAGTTACCGTTGATGTAGACCCCCATCAGCGACTGTCGCACCTCAGGACGCACGTAGGTGGTCATGGAGGGGGCGCAGATGAGGTCTTTGGCTACGATGTTCTTGAGGTAGTTGAGATAACCTACCTTACGAATGAAACGGTCACCATTCTTGTCCTTATCAACAATGGTCACTAACGGGTTCTTGATGGGGAACTTCCCGTCCTTACCGATCGTCTTGCGAATCCACTCGACGTTGTATTCAAAGTCACGGCCACGCATCTTGGTAAGGTACCAGGCGTTGTCGTTCATGTAGGTGCGGACCACGTTAAGGTCCCGCTGGTACTGCTCGGAAGACAGCAGGAAGTGATCCATTAAAGTACCTGATCGATAATCGACTGTGGATCTATTCCGTACGCCCACGCATCCTTGGATGCCAGCAGATTGATGTAAAGGGCATTGCCATCTTTACGCACGGTGTAGATCGATTTGTCCTTGCCTAGTTGTTGGGGCAACTCGGCACGAAGAAGAATGTAAAGTTCGTCTGCCAGATCATCGGCTTGCTCTGCCGCTTCTTTGCTAAACGATTTAAAGATGTCACGAGTACGAGCCATGTGCTCATGCATGTTGACGTGACTTCTGTTCACAGCGCCCTTGGCGATGTGTTCAAGTTCTTGGACCATATAGCCTACTGGCAATGCTCCAGCCAGATCGCCTAGATTGCACTCTAGGCGTAAAAAGGCTAAGAAATCATCAACCACTTCGGCCAGCGGTACAACTGCTACGAGTGATGTGTCCATGGGGAATTGTCTTATGTGTGCGAGACTACTTAATGTCCCCGGCTCTTTCTAATCGACGGCACAACAGCCAGCCCATTGGGCTGGCCATTATGTCAGACGGTTTTGAAGGTCATCTGGTTCATGAACTCGCGCAGTGCAGCACGATCCACGTCGGTGCAGTTGTACGGGTTGAGGTGTTTCAGCTCGGTCAGGGTGATTGGCAGAGCCGGAACCACGTCGTCTGGGCTGGTGACTTCGAAGTCGAACTTCGCATAACCCAAGGTATTACCATGGGCGTCGAGGAACACGTCGAATTCCAACTTCTTCTGGCCTTCAGGTGCGATGATGTAACGCATCTTGGCCATGCCTTGACCGAAGCACTCGGCCATGAAGTCGTACAGACCTTCATTGATTTCGCGGGTGACTTCAGCCATGCCGGCTTGGCCTTCCACGAACTGCTTGCGGGTCATCACGCAGTCTTTACGGTTCAGACGGCGCACACGCAGCGTAACGGCCTGACTGGCATCGGTGCCGGTAACCAGTTTGCCTTGCGACTGTTCTTGCAGGACTTTGGTCACGAACGGCTGCTTGGCGAGTTCTGCGAGCTGGTTGGCATCGGAGATCTTGCCGTAGAAAACATGTTCGACTTCCTGCGTCGCCTGGCCGCTGGCGTCTTCGTTTTCCAACGACTCCATCATGATGGAATGGAGGCGGGGATTCAATCTGACTTCACGGGTCATGGGGCACCTGTTTTGAGACAAAAAAAAATTAGAGGGGAGTGATGTCCACGTAGGACAGGGTAATGGACTTAACCCTGGCATCGCATGCCAAAAGGAAAAGATCATTACCAGGCCCTAACGCAAAGTCAACATGGCGGATGGTTGGTATCTCATCATCGTCTGCTTCAAAGCTGAACGACGAGTTGAAACTACCCACGCTGGAGATCACGTGTTCTGTGGTTTCCTCCACACTGAACACATCGGTGTCCAGTTCAATGGCGGCTACCTTAAAACCAATGTCAAAGCCCCGCTTGTGGTAGTCGATCTCTTTGAGGTGCTCATTGAGATCAACCCGACAGTCAGGACTTATCTTCACAGGTCCATCAATCCTGACAGGGGCAGTCATGGCTACACCTGTCGCGTATTGATCGAGAAGTCTTTGATGCCATTACCGACCAGGATCTGTTGGATCTGTTGGGCAGTCATGGCATCGCGGATAACAATCTCGTGAATTTCATTGCCTGCAACCACCAGCGAATCGAGATCCAACAGTGGTTCAGGAATAACAACCGGCTTGCTGCTCTCGGATTCCTTGACCACGATGTACGTGATCTTGGTTTCATCCTTGAGCGAGCCTGGCCGGAAATAGGCTTTGGTGCTGGCCACCAGAGCACGCAGGTCACCGCTGACGGACGCTGCCAATGCGTAACCCGACTCACCCAGATAGGTGAACGAGTTATACACGGAGCGGTCGCCGACCTGCATGGCAATGGTGAAGTTGATTTTGGTATTGACTGTAAGACTACGGAGCGATACCGCCATGGTTCAAATCCTCTTCAGAAAAGTGCAGCATGACTTTGGTGGTGCCGCTGATCACGGAGAAGCCAATTACGTCTTCCCAGTACACGTTGGCAATCCAAGTCATGCTCTCACGAATGTCATCCATCAGCTCATTCATGAGCAGAGAACCAATAGCCAGGCAGTTGGTGTCCCGGAAGTCTTCCATGTGATAGTCGTTAAGGACTCTGCCAATGGCGAAAGACACCTTGCACAACCACACATGCTCGGGCGCATCCTCTGGAACACCCAGACGAATGCGCTTACGGCGCAGGAGATCGTAGATAACCCCCAACACCTCAGACTCGACAATTACCACTGCCGCAGTCTGATCAATCTCGTACTCAATCGGACAATCATGCTGCCAAGCAGCCTTGTTTGGATCTCTTGCCGATTGCTCATCAGCTTCTGGGGGGTTGGACTCTGTCATGATGCTTCGCCATATCCATTTCGTTGGACACCTCAATGATCAACCGTCCGCCACTAAAGCTTAAATCGCTCATGTGGACTAGGCCCTGTGCCACTAGGGTATCCTTGAAGTTATTCAGATTATGGTGCACGTCGAACCAAAACTGGTCTGGGGGCTCTATGACGCAGCCATACCCAATCGACTTGTCCATCTCGTCAAATTCTTCTTCCTCATCATGGTTAGGATCATCCGAACCCAGATAGCCGAAGAACCCGGTAGCTGCACTCATCGCCAGCTCATCGGGTGTTCCATACTCAGACAACATACTGTCGTAGTCCCAAGATTCCTCCGGGACATCGCCAGCGTATTCGTTGATCTCCTCCATGAGATCGATGATCAGAAGTTTCTTCATTCACCTATCTCAAATTCAAAGAAGCCTGGGGTTAAGGTGAACCGGATACAGGTTGGACACTCGCGGTTCCAATCTTCAAAGGTCGAGTCGATATAGTCCGCAATGTAGCTATACACCAGCACAAGGTCAGGTATGATTCTCTCGTGATCGAACTTGTTACCCACGATCCAAGAGAATTTGGCGACCAACCATTCGTACCCCACTAGGTATTGCAACGCCGCGGTGCCCGGATACTCGTAGTGTGCATTACGACGTTCCATGGCGATGGCCTCGATGACTGCTTCAATGATCGTCTGGCAGTAGGCATCCAGATTACCAACCTCCATGCCCAGATCAAAGCAGCTGTCCTCTCGTGAGAGTCTTAGGATCACTTTATCCTGTCCCCATTGTTCCCTAAAGAAGCGACGTTGTTGTTCGTAGAATTCTACACCCATCACGTTAGTAACCTTGCTGTGGGAGGCGGCCTCACCCAGAGAGTGAAGCTCAGTTGGTTATCTGGTTCGCGGATAACAACATCTGTACCCGCTCCTAGATTATCCAGTCTCCTCAGTTCCCGATAACGTTCAAGTGGCCTCATGCCATCAAACTTATCGGTGGTCGGGGCATTGTCCGTGCCGATGTTCAATGGGGTGAACACGTACAGATGAGACAGGCCGATGATTGACAGCAGTTCTGGTTTGAAGAAGATCATGGTTTGCACAAAGCTGATCGCCAGCTCAGTGACCACCGTAACCGTTTCCTGATAGTCCCATGCGGGCTGCTCACCTACAAACATGGGGTACACCGACTGAATGTTCTCACTCATGCTGCTGCGCACTTGGAGTCGCTTTTGCCGATCCTTTAGGTTCAGCGAAACAGGCGACATCATAAATGCACAGGCACACACAAGCGCTAATTGCTTGTAGTGTGCACAGGCGCGGGTGGTCATTTCATCGTTGTACGTTTCGCCAGAGACAGCCGACAGAATCTGCCGGATCTCTGCTATCGACTCATTGAGGTCGATGGAAATTCGGTAATGTCCATACATGCGTCTGGATTCTCATGGTAGTACCCAACATTCAGTTTGATCCTCAGAAGTGTTGGGGTGATTTGAGTAATGTCGTCTATCGAAAACCAATCAAACTCATGGCTGGCTTTGTTGATAAACGAGGTGATCTCCTGATACCACTGTGCTGCACGGCTACGGAAGAACAACGCTAGGTAATGATGCTCAGAACCCACGTTGCTTTCGAGGAACTCGTCCAGGAAGTTATTGGTACCGGTACTGATGTCGCGCAAGGCCAGGGAAGCCATGTCAGCAACGAGATCTCTCAAGGCTTGATTGGTTGAGAGCGGACGACCCTTTAAGGCAAAGTCCGCTTCTCCCAGCATCTCACCCAGATCCCAACGCACCTCTCTCTGCATTGCGTCTCCTAGAAGCCGAGTAGCTCTGGCTCCTCTTCGGTCAGCTCCATGTAATTCTCGGCAGCCACCATCTCTGGGGTTTTCCAGTAGTACCAGATGGTCAAGCTGTAATAGCCTTCAACCATTGGGGCCGGTACTCGGTTGGCCTCGAACGATTTACCTGGGTTGGTGTGGCGAATCATGGCTTCCATTTTGGCAACGTCACCAGACAATGCCATCCAAAAGCGTTCGATGAATACCTTGGCAATGCCTACCAGTTCGTAAGGAAAGAACCGGGAAGCATCGTCAATGGTCATGCCGCCTGGAATACCCATCAGGTTGTGAATCAACCCACGGGCAATGTAGCCAACCGTATCGCCTTCAAACTGAGACGCGATGGCAGCGAACCGCGGATCTTCCAGGTCGTAATGAAACCCACCTAGAATCTCCTCCAGATTGATGACCAACTTAAAGCTAGGAGGCGGCTCTATTGGTCCGGGTGTGTACAGCATGGTGACACCTATCCGATTAGGTGCTGCACGAAATCTCGCATTTTGCCACCGGACGCTAGCACGGCAGCTTCAACAGCAGAGCGACGGCAGCAGAAAGTAAAGACCATGTGATTCGAGTTCGGCGTTGCATCCACCGACCACAGATCACCCTTGACGTAGAAACCGTTGACGAACTCCTGAATCTCCGCACCGATTTCGTAGAATACGTCATCGAGCAGGTCGTCCAGGTCTTCCATGTACTGAGCAGGCGCACTCAATGGTTCGGAGGTCACCACCCCATCACCGTTACGCTCTGCGATCACAGGCTCTTCTTCTGACGCTTCAATCGCCAGCTTGAAGAACTTAGCCAGGTCTTCCTCGCCACAATCTGAAGCGAGTTGACGCAGCAGCTTGGCCATGCGCTTGGCACGGTCATTCATACCGCCGAAGACTTTCTCTTTCAGACACTCGCGAGCGTCCTCCACAAGAAAGCTCATCCAATGCCGCCGTTCCAACATATGTAGACCCAGCGTCTGATTGAAGTCTCCCTGCGGGATATTCGCAGGTAACTCAGCCAGTTGTTCGCCGAGGTCAAATATAAAGTTCATCCAGCACGCTCCTTGAAAAAACTGATCGAGCAATAAGCACGACCTTGAACGCACACCAACAGCTCCTGACCATTCCAACCTGCCTTGTGTAAAACCTTGCCTAACAGCAGCCGGATATCCGACAACTGGTGTTGGCGCACTTGGCGAGCTATAAAAGGTAAGTGAGGTTCTGCCATCCAGGGTGGGGTAATGACGGGGAACCCTAGTTCAATGAAGATCCAAGCAAGGTAGTCATCCATACTGACCGATTGGCCAATCTGGTTTAACTCCTCATCGATCTCGGTAACATTGAACAGAACTGTGACGTGGTCATCTGGGATTGGGGAAAATCTCATAGCAAACGTCCAGGGCCACTATCAATTTGATAATTTAGGTTTCAAAACGACTCGTATCGCATTGAGCGTAGGCTTCCAGAATTGCGCTAGAGAGGCTTTATAGGCCTAAACCATAGCGTGGTACCATTCTGTTATAATTCGTTTTCTAGGGCCCTTCCAGAGCCATCTAGCAGCATAAGGTCTCCTCCCCTTCCGAGGGAGGAGACTCATGCCTTCCGCACACAGGACTTCAGTTGACAAGCTCGTCGCAGCACTCCCCCAAAGAGTGCAGGTCGCTCGTCCAGGAGGCTCAGGTCGTTAAGGAGCAACACGACGTGAGTTTCACCAATAAATTGGATGAAGCCGTAGAACTTTAAGTAGGTGGATTAACGACGTCATGTAGCTCTGGGTTGTACACTTGACGGGTCATTCGGTTGTGCCAGGGTAGACCAGCACAGATGGTGCAGATGAGTGGGGTAGGATGTAGATCGACGTTCATGTCTTCACCGCAGGGGTAGCGGATTTCCATGTGGTCAACATGATTGCATTTGACGCAACGAAAGATGGCTGACATGGGGGCTCCTAGCATGGGGGCATAAAAGCCCACCCCGAAGGGTGGGCAGGCTGAGCGGTTGATCCTGCCGTTTGCTGCCCAAAGGCTGCCAGGCTAAGAAGTGCTAACCGCGACCGTACGCAGACAGATGTCCACACATAATAGGGACGTCAGTCAATGCAGCGAATCGCATCGGTCAATTCGGCCACGCGTTGCTTGAGCGCTTCGATGTGGGGTTCGATGAAGTTCTGGGCAAACGTGTCGGTTGTACCGTTCTGCTGGTAGTGCAGTTTACGGCGGGCCAACTCGGATTCCAGCTCCACGATACGCTGAGCATGCAAAGCACGTTCGGCGATCCACGGACGATCTTCTGGACGATAGTCAGCAAAGTTATCGGGCAGCGCAGTGCTGGAACGATCGACTTCTTCTTTACGTTGCCAGTGAACTTGACCGGTGGCCACATTGGTCAGCTGGTAGCCTTCCACGTCGGCATCTGGGCCAGTGTCTTGACCACGACGCTTGTCGTATTCACCACGCGCCATTTCCAGAACAGAGAAGCAGCCCAACAGGAGGATGTGACGCATCACGCCTCCTTAGGCAGGGCCAGTTCCACGCGCTGATCGAGGATGTCGAGCAGGCTGCACATGAGCGTGTCCTGACGAGTCATCAGCGAGCGCACGTTGTCCGGCAGCTTCTGCCAGAGTTCGGTGCCCTGGAAGGCCTGCAGCTTTTCCAGATCGCTTTTCAGTTCAGCACGCTCGCCGAGCAGACGCTGCACGAATGGAGGATAGGTCAGGGCTTCTGGACCGCCGGCCTTGACGTGGCTATCGTCGAACTGCTTCTTCGGCGACCAGGAGATGTAGCTCTTGTGCTCTGGGTGGTTGGAGTCATTGTTGCCGATGTACTCGACCAGGTAACCTTCACGGGCCGGGTCTTCGTTCTCAGGGATGGTCCAGCCACGGTACTTGTTGTACTCGCCGAGGGTCATCGCCTGAGCAGCGATCATCTTGCTACCTTGAAACAGATCCATTGCATTCTCCGTTACAGTTTGTAGAACTGATAAAGGCTCATCAGCTCTTCTTTACTCAGCGGGACAGAGATCGTCTCGCTATTGGAAAGCACCCACACGCCAGGACCCTTGCGGATGTACGGGGTGAAGTGTGCGTAGTTGTTGATAATGCCGGGCTCCTGAGAACCATGACGGCGCAGGGGACCAGTGCCCTCGTACTGCATCATCTGACCAGGACGTCCATTGGTCTGCACCTTGAACATCATGGTCTCTGGAACATGACTGGCCAACACCAACTGACCTAAGGTGAACTGCTTACCGAAGTCGAGTTGGAGTGGCGTTACTTCGTTACCATGTTCGTCGCGGCCAAAGACCGTGCGGGGGATCATACGTCGGCCCCTGCACCCTCCGTCGAGTGCTGAACGATAACGAGGGGGATGAAAGCGAACAACTCGTTTTCCAGCGACTGTTCAGTGATCTCGATGTCGTAGTGGTTATGAACGCAGGACTGGCCCTGGACAGAGTCTTCCAGAACGAAGAAGCGAGCCACCTGACGGCGCTGGGCGCTGTATGCATATTCGGCTTCACTCGAACGATCAACGTTGTCGATGTGGTGAGTACCCATGAAGCGCAGAACCTTCTCGACCGCGCCACCTGGGGCGATTTTCAGAACGAGGTCGGACTGCAGAGCCGGAGCCAGAATAAGCGCCCGCAGCGGGAAGTGAGGGTTGGACTCACCGGTAAGGATGTAGGACATTTGGGGTGTCTCCATAAAACGACGGCAAAAAAAAAAAACCTCCCCGGAGGGAGGCGGATAATCAAGTGCTTGAAACCACTGGCCCGTGAAAAACCAGTTACCAATCCCTGACCGATCGGCATGACTTCAATACATTAGAAGAGCCGGTGTGGTTTAACAAAAAAAAAAGAGTAGTGGCATAAAGGCCAGCCCGAAGGCCGGCCCCATGCTCAGGTATTACAGGAACGCGTTGGACTCGGAGACCTTGTCCTTGTCGGAGCGCTTGAAATCATCGCCCGAACTGTTCTGCGCTTGCTTGGCCTGGATGGTGTCGTACAGCTTCTGCTGCTTGTCCAGTTGGTTGGCCAGTTTGCCAGTGCGACCGGAGAAGAGTTGGAACTGTACTTCCACCACGCCTTCAGCAAAGCCCAGCGAGCTGCCCAGTACGCCACGAGTGGAGTAGCCGGTGCCCATTGGGAACTGCGGGGTGATGCCAGGTTTGGCCAGCAGGGACAGCGCCGATACCGGTACGTCTTCGTCGGTTGGGAAGTCCTGCTCGGCAGTGCGGCTGACCAGGGACAGGAAGCGCAGTTGGCCCTTGTCTTCGCTGCCGTTACGGTAGTTCAGGAAGCGCAGTTGGTCTGCCGTGTCCAGAGTGTTGTTCTCTGGGTGGCCGATCATCAGGATGTCTTCCAGGTTGGTCACGAACAGCTCGTCGGCCAGTGCCTCGTCGATGTAGGTCTTGCCGTCTTCGCCTTCGACCGGGAAACGGTTCTGGCCGTAGAACATGACGAAGTTCTTGTCGCCCAGGCTGGCCTTGTGGCGGTAGGTCTTGATGGTCTTCAGGGTGTTGCCCAGCGCCTCGGCGTCTTCGTCGGTGCCCAGGATCATGGAGATCACACGGCGACCACGTTTGGCCAGCTGTTCGTGCAGGTCGTCAGCGAACTTCGAACCCGAACCACCGGAGGCCGAGGAAACGATGATGCACAGACCTTCTTCGATCTTGCCGCTGTTGACGGTGTCGATGGCCAGTTGGGTGATGGCTTCGTGGTTTTCAGCACGCAGCTTACCGGAACCGTCGACGCCTTCGACCAGGTGCTTGGTGACGCTGGATTCGATTTCGGTACCGACGAAACGTTTGAGGTTCGACTTCGAGGTGTCAAAGGCATGCAGGCTCAGCGCCGGTGCCAGATCTTTGAACGAAGCACGCTTGGCCAGCAGCAACATAATGTTTTGACCGAAGCCGCCGCACGCGAGGATGTTTACTTTTGCAGTCACAGTGTTGCTCCTTGTGTAACACTTTGGGGTAGATGAGGCATTCATCAACATGTATTAGCTAATAAATACCTAACGGACATTGCAGGTTTAAATCATGAACGCCATTCAGCACACGCTCAATGAGTTGAAGCACATCATTCCGATGCCCATCCTCAAAGAGGCATTCCAGAATGATCTTATCCGCCGGGAGACTTGGGGACGCCGAAATGCCCCGGTGGTGAGCATCGATCACGTTATCCGTGAAAAGGTAATTGAGGGCCGTGTTCTGCCCGGCATCAACCTCATCAGTGGTCAACGTGAGTTGGTCTCTCTGGTTGGCCTGGTGCAAGAGCAACAAGACGACTGGAGTTTGGTCCTGACCATTCCGAAGTCCCGTACCAATGGGCGATCGATCACCGCGGTTTACGCCATGGTAACCGGTACGCCTACGGGTGCATTGGGTGGTTCGGTATCGATGCAGTTTGGTGCGTCGAGTGGGTTGGTAGATGCCATGCGGGCAGTGAAGCAATCCCGTGACGCCATGCCTCTGATGTCGGATAGCAATATCCAGATCATTGGTGATAACGTCATCATGATTCGTTCCCCTCTGCGTCTGGCGGGTACACTGTACCTCGACTGCCAGTTGGAAAACGATGCCACCCTGTCCCACGTACCACCAGCTGCCTGGAAGCATTTCAAGAAGTTGTGCGAGTTCGCTGTTAAGGCGTACATCTACAACAACATTGTCATCCCAATGGATGAAGCCCAGATCGCGGGTGGTATGTCCATCGGCCGCTTCAAGGAAATCGTTGACAGCTATCAAGATGCCAACGAACTCTACGAAGAGCAGATGAAGAAGTGGGAAAAGGTATCCATCCTGGTCGACCCACTGTCGCACCTGGACCATATTCAATCCATGGTGGGTGGATTGCTTTGAGCACATTGGCCGGCCTTACGGCTGGCCCTTATGCTGCCGGCACGCAGAGGTCAGAGAATCGTGACCACTTTTGAGTGTCACCGGAGTGCGCGCACCCGTTGCGCCTGGGTACATGCGGGTACGTGAAGCATTGCCTGGGTTCTTCGGCATTGGGTCGAGCTGAGCGCTGCCAAAGATGTCGGCGAATGCTTTGTTGAAATGATCGTTCATGTCAGAATCCTGGCACGTAGTTAACGAGAGTGGCCGCCGGCAGCTGAAGCATTTGGCGGATGGTTGGATCGATTGGCAGCAGGTTCTCGGCGTAGAAGTATGCGATGCTGTCGCCCTGACGATGCATCTGGCCACCGCGAGGATCACGATTGCGCATGGCGCGGTCTACGTCCTGACGGATGTTGATCCACGGGCTAGCGCTGGTAGCGGCAAAGCTTTCACGCTCGCGCTCATTGCCCTTCTTGACCTCTTCATCATCGCCCAAACCGATGTGCTTGAGGAACTCCTTGACAGACATGGTTGGGTCAAACAACCAGTCCAGGCTCAGGGTGTTGTGGAAGGCGACCAGTGCCAGTAGGTCCAGTACCGTAGACCGCGGGGTGGTTTCCCGGAAGGTCGAACGGGTTTGGTAGCCCAGGCTGTTGTAGATGTTCAGGTAGCCGCGAACTAGGCCTTCTGGCAGGAACAGTTCAACGTGATGGGTTTCTGGCCGGTAGTCATGCGGCATGTAAACCTGATTCACGAAGAAGAACGGCTTGCCCAGATTAGGCAGCAGGTCCTGACGATCGATGGAAGGATGCAGTTCCTTGAACAACAGGTCAGCACTTTCAAACCGCACTGGAGCAGTTGGCCCACGGTGATGGTCGGTGAAACCCACTTCCAGTTCGAACGCTTGAGGAGGGCGATCTGGGCTGAACTCGTAGCTCACGGGCGCCATGATCTGGATAACCCGCATGCGCTCTTGATGGTGGCGGGTGTTTTCTTTTTTGTCCTTCACGTTTTCTGCAATGCCCATAATCGATTCCCCGGAATTAGTGTTTGATTTTGTTGATGAGCAGTCCACGGATGTCGCGGATGATCTCGTTGTGAAGATCGGTGCCAATGCTGAGACCAGCTTGTCCCAGATTGGTGGCGAAGGTGATTGCGTCACTTTCGTTCATCCCCAGATGGCAGAGTATGTCCTTGATATCTTTCAGAGGTCGGTCAGAAAGATACTTGGAGGCTGGTTGTGGTTGAACGGTGCCATCCTTATCGATGTCTTCCCATACCAACGACAAATGGTCCTCACGGAAACCACGATTACGCAGGTTGGCTTCAAAGCCTGCGAACGCCGTTAACAGAATTGGTTCACGGCCAAACAGGTCGAAGAAGCTTGGCGAGTTCAACCCAGAGACAATCTCTGAATCAATACTGCTTTGCACCTCACCCCGTACCAACTTTTCCAACCGATCTCGTGGAGCACCCGCCATGCTCTCATAGCTGTACCACGCAATGTGGTGGGCTGCGTCATACAACGACTTGGCAATGATGCGGTTTGGCTCGTTGGAGTATTGCAGATTAAACTGCATCGCTGGCCGCCCGGCGTTGGGGTTGCGGGCATCGGCGAGCAGAGAGCCCCGTCCAGGGCGATCAGCCTCATACATCGGGGCGTCCGACATGAGTGTCTCGTACATCTTCTCAGCCTGGACGGTGACCGTCATTAGAGCATTGTCAGCCTCGCGGATTGCCCGAGCCAGCTCAGCATTGTTGGCACCCCATTCCTGAGTGAAGTGTTCAAACAACACACGACCCATGCAGTGGACCAATGTGGTGCGGGCACTGTTATTGGCGTCCATGAAATAAACGCCATGGCCCATGAAAAGGATGTTCAACTTAGCGATCATGATTAGGCCGCTCGATTGTAAGACTTACGAGCACGCGACATGCGCATGTCCGAACGTGGGTTGATGGCGCCGTCGCCGAGTACGATCGTGTACTCAGGCATGATCGTGAACATCTTCTCCAAACGCTTCTGCACACGCTTGCGCAGGTGAGCGATGGTGTGCGCCTCGTCCAACGCACGCGAGTAGCGATAGTTGTAGCAGACGTAGTTGCTCTTGGTATGAATGATAACCCGGACACCTTCACGCTGCCAGATTTCATTGGTGAGTTCTGCTACGGTGGTCTTAACGCTAGCTTTCATGTGTATCTCCTAATCGCCCAAAGGGCATAAATGGAAACCCACCTATTCCTAGGCGGGCTTTCCTTAAAAGTTGTGACGCTGCCAATGCACATCAGGGATCTGCATGACTTCTGTTACTGGCCACTGCACTTTACTGATCCAGTTGTTCTCGCGCAGAATGCGCAACTCTGGGTACAGCTCATGCAACCGCTCCTTGCCTAACAGCAGTGCCTTAAGTGTATCAGGCCCACTGGGTAATGCAACTACCACACCAGGATGCAGACCCACCACCATCACCGCATCCCAATACTGGCAATGCAGGTAATCAGTGATCCACAGGTCCTGGTATTCAATGTGTGGAGTAAAGCGGGTAAAGAGTGCCGGAGAGTAATCGACATCCCAGTCATCGCTTGGAATCCCATCCAGATACTCCCACACACGAGTGCCGGGGAAGGCAATCAACAACGCCTCCTTCCAGCGCACAACAATGCTGTCCTCCAGCCGGCCGAGGCGCGGGGAATCAAAGCCATGAATCTTAACGGTGCGTCCCATGGGGTTTCTCCCGGATTTTTTAGGTGGGTGCTAACAGATACTCTAAGATAGCGCCTCACAGTGATGATCTAGTTTTCAACTTAGGTTCAATCGAGGCGACCGCGCCGCCGCGCCCACCCGCGGATTTGCACTTGCTCTACAGCGAAGCTCAAAATAAAAGCTACCTCCCATTTGGCCTCTCGCTAGAGAGGCCCCCCAGTAAAGGGAGAGAAGCAAAGAGAAAAGAAAAAAACTAATTCATTCAACCCCAAGGGGGGTAGGTATATGTTAATGGGAAGGATAAAGAAGAAGCAGCGTTACTAGACATTGTAATGACTGGAAGGAATGGAGATGGCTGGTAAAGAGCGCTTCGTCCTGGGTAGGACTCCGCAGGAGGCCGCCAACGGGAATAATCGTCCCTAGGGGACGCAGTCCCTTTGTAGTAGTAGTAGTATTCACAATGTAAGAATCATCTGTTGAGAAAAAATACATTCTAAAGCCTGCCCAACGAGGCAGGCCTTTATGCTAACACTTAAAACGGCAAGCATGTGGGAGATAGTCTAGCTTCTTTTCTAAACGCGTTGGAGTGAGTATGAGTCAAGCAAACTTCGAACACATCTACGGTCCAGTGTATGTCGTAAAGAATGCAAAAGGCTTCGATCAGGCAGTCAAGCATTTCGACAAACACGATAGTCACGAGCGACTGGATGGTCGCCCCACCAACTTCCCGAGCATGGTGGTGTTTACCACATACACGTCTAGCGAAGAGGTGTTGGTGGCGAATTGTGAACATCTGACACTGGTCAAAGCCAAACTGGAGAAGTGTTAATGCCACATCCTTATCAACACGGTCGCCGTGACCCACTGCCCAAAGAGAAAGAACCCATGGAAGCTCATCCAGACTTTGCCCCCATCCCACCTGCCAAACCCTTGCACGTTTACCGCGTCACTGCCAAGGGAGAACTCAAGCCCGGTGACCTGATCGAAGCGCTGGTTGTGTCCCGTGATTTCCACCTGGCTATCAAAGCGGTTAAAGGCGATAGTCGTCACTTTGCCAACACCGAAGCTGGGTTGACAGCAAGCCCCGGCATGGAAGGTCAAGTGCTGATGGCTCGCTACAAACCTACCGAGTAAACGGCTAAATTTTAGGCAAATTTATTGGGGAGTAAGTTTGCCTTTTGGAGAGAACGTCATGAGTGTTGAATCCCGCATTGCTGAGTTGCGTACTCAGATTACAATGCACAATCACCGCTACCACGTTTTCAATGCGCCGTCAATCCCCGATGCAGTGTACGACAAGCTGTTTCGCGAGTTGGTGGCCTTGGAAACGGACCACCCAGAGTTTTACGACAGTACCTCCCCTACTCAACGGGTTGGTGCTCCACCGGCTGAGGGCTTTGCTCCGGTCATCCACTTTAACCCCATGTTGAGTTTGGGTAACGCTTTCAATGCTGCCGAGCTGTACGTGTGGCATGAAGCACTCAAGGAACAACTAGGCTTTGCTCCACGCCTGGTGATTGAACCCAAGTTCGATGGGCTGGCTATCAAGTTGTTCTACAAGAACGGTGTATTCGATCGCGCTGCTACTCGTGGCGATGGATCGGTCGGTGAAGACGTTACTGCCAACGTTCGCACCATTCGAGGTATTCCGCTTAAGCTGTTTGGTGAAGGCTGGCCAGAAGAACTGGAGGTGGTAGGCGAAGTCTACATGTCCAAGGCTCAGTTTGAAAAGATCAACGCAGAATTGATTGCCAAAGGCGAGCGACCTTACGTTAACCCACGGAACGCAGCCGCTGGAGCACTGCGTACCTTGGACCCTGCTGTCACCTCTACTCGTGGTCTGGAGTTCTGTGCCTATGGTGCACCGGGCCGTTTGGTGGATCGTGACAACCACATGGACATTTTGGTTCAACTGTCTCAATGGGGTATTCCGGTATCCCGTAACGCCACTCCTTGTACAGGACTGGAAGAGGTGTTGGATCAAATCAAGTTCTACGAGACTGTAGGGCGGAGTAGGATGCCCATGGAGATCGATGGCCTGGTAATTAAGGTTGACGATCTGGCTCATCGAGAAGTCTTGGGAGAACGCAGCAGAGAGCCTCGCTGGGCTATTGCCCACAAGTTCCCGGCACAAGAGATGATCACCACCTGTTTGGACATCGTATTCCAACTGGGCCGTACTGGGGTGTTGACTCCAGTGGCCAAAGTTGAGCCTGTCTTTGTCGGTGGGGTTACGGTAAGCAGTGTGACCCTGCACAACTTGGATGAGATCGAGCGTCTGGGTTTGAAGGTGGGTGACCGAGTAATCGTCAAGCGCGCAGGTGATGTGATTCCTAAGATCACCATGGTGGTTTTGGATGAGCGTCCAGAAAGTGCACACGACGTGGTTATTCCACAACACTGTCCAGTCTGCTACGGCCGCATCTATCGGGGTCGCAATGAACCGAACTACTTCTGCATGGCTAAGTTTGCATGCAAGGGTATTCTCAAAGCTTCGGTGCTGCACTTTGTGTCACGGGGTGCGATGAACATTGACAGCATTGGCGAGAAAGCTGTCGATCAATTCATTGCCGCTAAACTGATCAAGACACCGCCGGATCTGTACCGCATCACAAAGAAGGATCTGTTGGAACTCGAAGGCTGGGGCGAGGTATCTGCCGCTGCTACCATCCGAGAGATCAACGCCTCCACCGTGGCTCGCTTGTCTCGGTTCGTCTTTGCATTGGGTGTGCCTGAAGTTGGGCCCTCCACCGCCAAGACACTGGCCAAGTACCTGGGTAGCCTCAACCACATCATGAACACTCGCCGAGAGATTCTGGAGTTGTTACCAGACATCGGTGAACACACAGCCAAGTCGATTGAAGAGTGGTTCCAGAACTTCGACAATCGTGCCCTGGTAATGCGGTTCATGACCAACGGCGTAAGCATTACCGATGAAACCGAGCCTCATGCAAGTATGCGTGGTGCCATTGGTTTGGCTGATCTGATTCGCATGATGAAGATCCCGTTCATGGGTAAGGTGAGTGCTGAACGGCTGGCGGGTCTGGCAGACAATCTGGTGGACCTGTTCATGTTGGAAACAGAGACCCTGGAGAAAGCCCTTCCATCCACAGCGGTTATTGGTTGGTTGGAGTTCGGTGCAGCGGAAGGCAACATCTCCCGCATGCAGGTTGTGCATGACCAATTGATCCAGCTCAAGTTCCATTGGAGCTGTGGTCGTGAGGAAGTGCTCAAGGGTCCTCTGTCTGGTCAAACATGGGTGCTGTCGGGTGACATGGGTATTCCTCGTCCGGTGGCAGCGGGTTATCTGGAACAACTGGGTGCAAAAGTATCTGGCTCTGTTTCCAGTAAGACCACCAAGTTGATTGCAGGCATGGGTAGTGGGGATAAGTCCCGAGCTGCTCGTGAACTGGGTGTGGACATCCGCACTCCAGAATTCCTGCATGAAACCATTGGCCATCTGCTGCCATAAAAAAAAAAGAGTGGTAAGCAGGCCTCCCCTCCCGCAAGGGAGGGGAGGCTATGCCGTTAGTTGTGGCCGAAGAAGTTCAGGTGATAGAAGTCGTCTTCAATGACGCGCAGCAGTTCCTGAACCAGGTAGGTGTGACGGAAGGTTGCTTGAGGTTTGCTGGCCAACAGTTTGGCTTTCTCGATCTGCTTCAAGGCTTCTTCTTCATACGGGGTGAAGATGGTTTGCCGATCAAAGCGACGATTGGCGAAGCGCATGGTTTCCAGACGAACCAATGGCAGCCAACCAGAACCCTCATAGTTCTCCAGCTCATCGATCATTTCTTCGTAGTAGGAGGACAGGCGAATACCACGCCAGCGAGCAGAGCGACGCACGCCATGTTCACACAGTTCAAAGTACAGGATCGGTGCGATGCAGTGGATTAGGTTTTCCACCATGTCCCGTTCTTCGTCGGTGGTGGCGCCAGGGATCTTGATCAACAAGTCTTCAAAGTCAGACAGGTGCTTGTCCTGAATGTAGACAGGATAGCCGGCAGCAACGGCACTGGCCATGAATGTCTTGAATTCAGCACGACCATCAGCCATCATGCCGCGAGTGGCCCCCGCATATTCGCGGTAGCCCCAAGTGACCATCTGCTCTTCCCAGGCCTTGGCAGATTCCAACCCCAGGCTGTGACGAATACAGAAAGCCTCGAACACACCATCAGGTTCACCACCCATGATGTTGGCCACTGCATTGACGTCTTCGGAATCATCAGGACCCTGCTTGATACCCACCTCGTCCAGGGCACGCATCAGCTCCCGCGGATTGTGGAACATCCGAGTCCATAGATCAGCATAGCGGAACACAGAAGACTTGACAAAGGTCTCGTTATAGGTCCGAGCATTGTCAAAGATGTTTGCAGCCTGCTCCAACACCTCGCGAACAGCACTCCCTGTCTGCTGCGAGATGGGGCGCTCCAAGTGGTTGTTAAGCAAGATATCCAACTTGAACTGCTCAGCCGTGCCAGCCAGGAAACAGCCCACGTCATTCCAATCGACATCAGGGTCGTTGAGCAGGTGGCGAGTAAGTGTCGCCAGCACGCCTGGGGTAAAGAGGTCTTCGTGCAAGCGCAGGGCCTGCAGGAAACCACGATGACCCAAAGCGATCGCCCGCACTGTGGACCAGCATTGGGCGGCCAGAGTTCTGTTCTGGTCTTGGGCGTCACCATGGAAGACTTCTTTGCGGAACGAAGCCTCGTCGGCAACGTTCAAGGTGTGCGCCATGTCGCTGATCTGACAACGCAACATGAGTTGGGTCAGGTAAACACCAGCTGCGATTTTGTGACGAGTAGAATTCATGTGTTTCTCTCCGATGGCATAAGGCCCACCCCCGACCGGGAGTGAGCCAGATGTGTTACTTGGTAGGTTTGCGCGCGGTGCGCGATTTTGCTGCAGGTTTTGCTGCTGGCTTCTTGGCTACGGGTTTAGCCGCAGTCTTTTGGGCTTGCAGCTTTTCAATCAATGGCGTACTGGCAGGTGCCCCACGTTCACTGACTGGCAGAATGGTTTCTTCTGCTGTTTCTACTGGAGCCTGAGGGAAGTTGGATGCTGCAGATACCTTACTGGCTACCTCAGCACTTACTTTCCCACTTCAGCCTCGCTTTCGCCCCCTGCAGGTTCTGCAGCAGGTGCCGGCGTGGCGGCTGCTTCCAGCGGTGCTTCAAAGTGGATGGTGGTACCTGCCGCCTCCGCTGCTGGTGTCTTTTCACGGAACACCAGTTTGCTGAAGTCGAAGTCTTTTTCGTTGGTACCATCGCCAAACAGGCCGAGGACAACGTTTTCGACAAAGCCTTCAATGTTGAACACACGACTGTTACCCATGCCACTGGCACGAGACACCGCAAAGCGTGCTGCGCTACGAACAACGTCTTCGATCGCCTGACGGCAAGGGTAGTCTTTGTTCAGAGCCCACGGCGCTTGCAGGGCCGAGTAACGCGCATCGAAGATCCAGTGTTCTTTGTTCTTCGGCCAGATGCTGACCGGTTCTGGCTTGGCCGCTTTCTTCGCTTCTTCCAGCTGAGCGATCATTTGCTGACGCTCACCCATCAGAACATGACCCAACATGAGGCTGACCTTTTCCAGACGGACAGGATCAACCTGATTGAGCACAGGGTCCCACGACGCACGAATCAGACGAGCGATGGTGACCACGGCAGGCTCGCCGTCTTCGCCGTTCTTGGCGTCCAGGTCGTAGGTCTTTTCACCTTCCTCGCCTTCAACCTTGTACTTGCCAGTGGCAAGCCAGCCATCGTGTGCAGGACGAGCTTCATCCTGACGGTCAGTGCCGGCCATGTCTTCTGCAGACACAGGTGGAGGAGCAGGCACTTCCCACTCGCTAACCAGCACCATGGCAACCTTACGGATGCTTGGGGTACCGCCACGACCGTTCATGATCTCACGCAGGTAGCTGGCAGCGCGATACTTGTTGTCCACACCGCCCAGCGCCTGAGTCAGTTCCCAGTACGCCATGCCCTGAGTCACCACCTTGTAAAGCTGGTGGCGTTCACTGTGCCCTTCTTCACCGTTCAGTTGACCGAACAATGGAGCCGACGCAAAGGTCACCTCAATGTTGCGACCACGCAGAACCGTTGCGATTGCCGTGATCAGTAGAAGATCGTCCTTCTCCAACTGATACTTGGCCCCCAGCATGAGCTGAAGATATTCGTATTGATTCACCCTTACCCCCTGAGTTCTCTCAAGCGTTGCAATTGATAGCGGTCAAACACATAACGACTGTTGACCGGCAGGTTGTTGAGAAGAGCATCTGCCAACTTGTGGCGAATGATCTCTCGATCGAAAGCATTCAGCAGTGGCCGGATTTTATCCAGCCGCCCAGCGAAGTCGGTGCCCACATAACACACTCGTTCGCAGACCACAGCCTTCCGTCGATTGAAGTCTGCGTCCATGTGATTCTCGATGGTCGCGTACAGGCTCTTGGCCAGATCAGGACCATCGTTGATGAGATCGCCCATCACGAAGGGGCGCATGACCGTCACATAGGAAGTACCCTCTGGAATAGTCATGCGGTCGGCAAGCAGTTGCTCATGGTAGAGAGCCAGCTCTTTGTCGTCAGCCAGCTTACGCTTACCGATGTAAACACCTCGTCCAGTGTAATCCTGAACTAAGGTGAACTCTGCACTCCCCTGCCCCATGCTGGAGGTGTAGAAGATCTTGGTTTGTTTTGGCATATTGTCACAGATCGTCAGGCGCAAACCATCCGATCGCTCCTATGTTGAGTTAGACCCGATTGAGTTGGCGTCAATCACAGCATAAGCCATCGGGTATCTCCAACCTGTACTCAGTTAACACCGAGGTACGGGTTGTCTGGAGTCAAACTCAACGCAAAGATTGAGACCATGTGCAACAACTGCATTTGCGAGGGATTGTTACGTTCCACCGTCAAATGAAAGCCAAACCGCTGTTGCATGCGATTGGACAGATTGTCACTACGCATCAATGGGATAGGGTTCAGTCTACCCCGTCTGGTCCAAGCCAACATCTCGCGAATGTCATCTTGAATACCAGGGTCGGTGTCGTCTGGCTTTACGCACATCGCTGCAATCAAGGCCGCATGAACGACCTCAACATCCTTGCCTTCAGGCACAGGCACTGTCAGGTAATACGGAACCATGGTGCGCACGGCATTGTAGTTGAAGACATACGAACGGCGCAGCAGTTGTCCTTGATCCTCATCCAGTAGTCCGAACACGTTAGGCGGAACATAGTTCTCCACCTCATCGTTGATCACTGCATCGTCAAAGCCTTCGTAACCTTTGCACGACATGACCTCACCCCGACGGAAGCCAACGATGTTGGCAACCATCAGAACGTCGTCGTGGTCTGGGAACATGTGGATCGGCTGATAAGGAATCCCCATCAGCATGCAGACACGTTCCAACTCAGACTCACCCTTGGACCATTTGCGATGATCGTGCACCAGATCCAGCAGGGTATTGGACACGGCCACCACCGCCTGAGCGTTGCCGAAGAACCCACGCATCACACTGCCCACTCGGGACTGGTAAATGCCACCACGGGTCATCATCACGTAGGCCGCCACAAAGAACCACGAGATGCTGTGTGCAATCGAGGTTTCAATAAGGGGCATGTACGCTCGACCGTATTGGGTGTAATGGTGAATGGCTGTATCAAAGCCTGCACGCATTTCACGAATGCAGGCCATCACGTCGTCTTGATCATCGACCCCCAGCCATTGAAAGGTCTTCTGCTTAGCCAGGGCATCGAGGCAAGGCTCGATGTAACCCAGCGATTCTTCACGGCGCAGGATTTTTGACTTACTCGCTGCTCGCTGGAAGAGCGTGTTTGCGTTCATGATTATTCCTTGTTCTCAGGCAGGTCTGAGCCAAAGCCTTCAGATGGGGTGGTGGTCAATGGGTCGTAGGCATAGTAGCCGTCTTTGCCCGCACCAGGGATGCTCACATAGTAGCCATCTTCTGTATCGCGACACAGCCCATAACGACACTGAGCAACCGCCAGCCCCTGATCTTTAGCCAACTCAATGAGTCGGTCTACGCTGATGTGGGGTTTGTCCGACGACATAGCCAAGGCACTCTGAGAGAACATCACAGAGATCAACAGGGCTTGAAACAATTTCATGGTAAACTCCGTTTAATGAGGGTACATTCAAATGGATACTTTAGGTTTGAATATCGGTTGAAACAAAAAGAAAAAATGGTGGAGCATAAACCCCCTCCCCGAAGGGAGGGGGCAGCACTTATGCCTTCGCTACTTCGACACCACGAATGGTGCCCATGTAGATGTTGCCAGCGCCTTGCGTTTTGTTGCCATCGGATTTGTTGATGCCGTAGCTATGACCGCGCAGACAGTGCTCCAGTCGACGCTTGAATGCCGACAGGGTGCGCTCGTTGCTCAGACCTTTGTGCCACTGCTCTTTGTAGGAAGGAAACATCTCACCAGGCTTAGCCGAATGGACGACAACATCGACGCCCTCCACTTCACGGATTTCAGCCTGCAGTTGATTGACAGAGACGCTCATTGCTTTTTTCCTTCCTGGGTAGCGAGAGAAGCTTTGATGAGATCGATATCCTTGCGCAGGGTATCGGGATAAATGTACACCGTGTAGGAAGTGAAATGTCCTTCCTCATTCGGGTCTTGCAGGTTCAGCTTGATGTGGCTGTGTTTGTCGAGAACAGACTCGACTTTGAGATTAGTCATGGCAATGGCATCCCCCACACGCAGCATCATCGGGTCCAGACCACCTGTTGGGAAGTCACGATCAGACAGCATCTCTGCTACCCGAGCATTGACCTCAGCCGGTGTGATGCTCTGGAAGCACTCGTGAATCTCTTGGCGAATGCCGTTCTGGTGGGTAACCGCCATGGCGATTATGAACGGTTGACTAGGGACACCATTGAAGGTTTCACCCGCCAGGGTACGGATGCCAATTTCATCCTTGGAACTATCTGGGGAAGTGAGCGATCCAAACTCAAGATCGACCAAGTCCCACCACAGCTTGTTGCCGTGGTCCAGCATTTGTTTGATGATGGCTGCCGTCAGCATATTCGCAGACGACCAACCACCACGGCCAGCGGCCTGATGACTTTTACAAAGCGCACGGTAGAAGCCGCGCAGTTTGCCAGGAGCGTGTCGGTTCTGAATCTCCAATACGCCTTTACGAATTTCTACTACTTCGCCCATATTACTTTACTCCATGGGTGTCAACGATGGATTGTCCTTCGTCGAGAACGATGTGAGTTACATTCGGTTGTCTGTAACTTTGCAACACTTGCAGGTCATTGCGCCAGTTGTGAATGGCGTCATGAATTTCAGCCAACCGCATTCCTTCCATCGCAAGGATAGAGGTGAAACGGGTAGGGGACAGCACAGGGTCTGGGTACACCAAGTCAAACTCCACCCCGAGGGAGATCAACTTGTCAATCACACACGGAACAGCCTTTAGGATAAGGACGTCCGTGGTTTCCACCTTGCGTTCTATGTCCTTGATCGCGCCGGACCAATCTCGATCGATAACCTGACCATCCTTCCGATACTTAAGAAGAACGAGTAGGGCACCGCTACTGGTACCGGGGAACGCACAGATGATCTTTGCCATTACGCCACCACTCGAACCAGGTTAACTACGTTGGCCTCATCCTGATCTGGGAAGGCCTCCTTGATGTCGACACGGCGATGCCCTACGGACGCCATGCGACCAGACATGTTGAACGCTGCGAAGAACATAACGTGACACTGGATCGTTTCGAGATCGAACATCTCACAAGCAACGTGAGCGGCCATTCGCATGATCTGTGTTTCGTTGGTCGTTACCCACTTGTACCCAACTTCTTCTTCCACGTAGAGCTTGATCGGATAGATCTGCTTTTCGTAGATCAGCATGCCGTGGTACTTCTGGGCAATGAAGTCTTCGGTGGCGGTACCCAGGGTCAGGTAGTTATCCACCATACCTGTCAGTTCTTTGAAAGGTAGTGGGGTTTTGAGCAGTGGTTGAACGATCGTGGTTACGACAGCCGGGGCCACGTAGTCCTTGATCTCCCACAACTTGTCCAGCCATTTCTGAGGCTTCCCTGAGAAGTTGACTTGGCCATGAAACTTTTCCATCAGTGCCAGAATCAGGAGAGTGTCGAGAGTGGTGTACGGGTTCTCCAGCAGGTAATCCCGCCGAGCCTGTTTCTCTTCTTCTTCCTGGCGCTTCTTTTCAGCAGCCAAACGTTTCTCTTCTTCTATCTTTGCGGCCGCTGCTTGCTTAGCAGATTCAACAAAGAACTTCTTAGCCTTGGACACAACTTATTCCTCTTGTTCGCGTAGTTCTGCAGATTTTGATTGATCTTCGTAAAAGGCAGCATCGGTGGGGACGCTGATCTTCAACCTGATTCCAGGCACCCGTCGTATCGCCAATGTGCCGTTCCTCAATCTGTCCATATCTTCCTTGGAGACATTGGAAGCGCTCCAGGCTATTTTGCCACGATTGCTTTCCAGCCATGCCTCCAGATTTGCCCGCTCGTCTTCCGGTACTTGGCCCGCTGGGTAGAGGTTATATTTCAACCCCAACGCAGAGACCTCATAGTCGTTAAGGTTCTTTGGGTGAACCGGTATGTAAAGACCATTGCTGGTCATCACCCCCTTGATCTCTGGCAACTCGCAGTGTGCCGTGCGCATGTTTTCTGCCATGATACCTCCTGCCCATTTAGTTGCTAGCTCAACCTTCATCTCCTCAACCATTTCAGCTGGGAAACTGGCCAACAGTTCTTTTGGATCACGCATGACCCGCCGACCATAGAGCGGGGACCCAGGGCCGACCATCAACCCGCCTTCCTGAGTAGGTTCAGATCTATTCCAGCTGCGTGACTTGAGATCTTCGGTAATCCGAGTCAGGGCGTTCTGCGTGTCCTTAATGGACTCGTCAAACTCTGGACCATCGAAAGGATTTACAGGTACGCCCGGTGACTTTTCCATGATTACTCCGATTGAGTTTCTTTGGCTTGAGACTTTTCAAAGGCCTCTTGACAGACAGACACTTCATGCGCAATGCGGGCCATGCCAGCGCGGCACACTGCTGCAAACATGTTGCCGCCCAACGAGTTGACCACGTCAATCGCAGGCTGAGCAAACTCGCGCGGCATTTGCGCCAGTGTGTTTTCGAAACCCTGCGCCTTGAGTTCCAGTGTTTGCTTCGGCAGGGTCTGATGGTTGATCACCACCATCTCGGTTTGGTTACCGTCGAGGAACACTGAGCCGTATTCCATCCACTGCTTGCCGACCCGAACCTTGCCTGGGTTCTTCTTGCGCTCAACTTCGATGTTGTACATCTCGTGCCACAGCGCCTGAGCTTCTTCAGCCTTGCGAATGACTTCCAGCCAGAAGGTCTGAGTGGTATAGGTACCACGCACACGCTCTGGGATATCACCGTTGGAATCAACACCGTCGAGCTGTACCAGCATGCGCTTGATAAGGTCGGTTGCACGCTGCCCTAGGCCAGGGAAGCCAGTCACGATGTTCGGGAAGTAATCCTTGATCACCTGACCAGCCAGCAATAGGTTGATGCGCGATTCGGCCATCACAGAGCCATAGCCAGGCCAGAACGCTGAGACTTCACGCAAAGTCTTTTGCAGGTGATCAACATCAGCCTGTTCTTTGCTGAAGTGATTGATGTTGCCAGTCGCACGCATCAATGCGTTGACCGCCTGCACGATGGTCAGTTGGCGTACGGTTTCAGGCTTTGGCTTTGGCCGATGGACGAGCACGTACTGAGATTCTGGACTGTCTTGAATCAGACGAACCAGATCTCCAGGTAGCAACACATCGGGCAGATGTTTGCGCAGTACCATCTGTTCGATGTGCTTTTCTGCAGCCAACAGCTCATCCTGAATCTCACGAGGGTCTTTGCCCTCGAAACCCAGACGATCCAGTTCGGCACGCGGTACGGTCAACACGGACGCAATGATACCGAGCGGGGTTTCTGGTCCAGCTTTGTTAAGTTCAGACACGGATAAATTCCTTTACATGAATGAAAGAGGACTTTGTACAGCCCTCAATTCAATGATCTAGGTTTGAGTTTGAGTTATTCGCCGTCGCGCTTTTCGAGGAACTGTTGTGGCTCGGCTATCTCGTCGTAACCAGAAGGCAGTGTACGACTAATCAAGGCTTTGACCTTGTCGCTGACCACAGGTTTCTCAGGAGACTCCAACGGAGCATTCAGGGAGGGGTCTTCCGCATCGCGCTTGTTCTGCGCCAGCCGTTCCTCCTCACGCTCTTTACGGCGCTGGGCCTCAGCGGCTTCACTGGCCTGATCCATCTCCTCGGTGATAACATCGAAGGTGATCATCTGGCCAATGGTTCGATCGTTACTTCCCCAATCCCCATTGTTGGTCAGACTGCGCAGCGCCAGCCGGAAGCGCCCACCACCTTTAAGGTAGTCGATCAGGTATTTGCCATTCAGGCTCTTCGACAGTAATGTGAACGACCCCATCACCCATGGACCTGGGAGAATAAGTTCCCCACGGTGTTCAAACAGTACGAAGGTGTCGTCGAAACGAACCACCGCATCGGCAGCCGAGATTTCCTGCAGGCGCTCGTATCTGGCCGACTGGGTAGGGTAAGCAGCCTCGTCATACAGCTTCGGATGATTGAACTCGCCGTAATAGACGCCGTCAGCACCCTTCTTGCACCAGTCGTAGGCCGCTTGAATTGAAATGCGGTTGGCGACGTAGGTCTTCTTACTCCACGGGCTGTCGTAGTTCAGATGCATGAGGCGATAACCCAAGAAGACAAAATCGCCGTTACCGACTTCGCAGACACTGGCGTCGGTCAAAGAGAAGTAGCCATCCTTGTCTGGTTCAATGATGCGAATGTTGTCGACGTTGTTACTGGAATTCATTGTTATTTCTCCCAACGCATTCTGCGATGTCCAACTCGGACACCTGATGAAGGCTAAGGACCTTGCCGTCCTTTTTAGCCTGTTCCATAGTCACCGTGTTTTGTGCACAGGTGTGTTCTGGTTGATCGCGAAACATGTAACAGTGCTGCGAGGGTGTCTGGTCGTTGATGTGCCGACAACCCTTACACCACTCCCGCCACGCTTCGTTAGCCATAGCTACTCCACCTCTCGTGGCATAAGAACGAGTTTAATGATTCGTCCACTTGGACTCGTCATCGCTTTGAATTCGTGAGTAGACCGCCAACCCTCTGGCAGAGTCTTATCTCCGTCGCGGGGAACGACAGATGCGTGTAAGTAACCATCGCCCCACAGGAAGTCACGCAGATAGCCAACAACCTTTTTTGCCCGAATGTAGGGGTCTTTCAAGTCACCCTCCCATTCAAACTGGTGGATGCCGTCCATTACGAATTCCGCAACTTTGGCCTCCGATGGCAGGTCATCTTCGTCGTACTCAATGATTACACTACGCGGGATGACCTGCTCACTGTTTCTTTTCTTTGCCATTTACTTCCCCTTATCCGCCGGAACCGGCTCTGGATCTGGTGGCGGTGGATGATAGGGTGGCGTACACGGCTCTGGTTTATGACCACTCATGCTGCCTCCTCATACTCCTCCAGGAATGTCATTGCCCTGTTCAATCCGTTCGGAGTCGCCAAGTTAATTACGTCGATACCGAAGTGCAGTGCCAACGCTACTGCTGTGTTGGTACCACCCTTCACCTTGCCCTGTTTGCCCACAGGCTGTGCCCAGCAGATCAGGAACTTGACAGGGCTCATCAGATCCATGCCCAAGACCTGCATCGCATTGCGGGAATGCAGTGCAATCTTGCCCGGTGTGTTCAGACCGGCGTATGTACCCCTTGCCCCAATCCCCAACATCTCCGCCCGCTTACTGCGTCTGCGCGGCATGACGTAAATGTTGTTGCCCTCGTGTTGATACACCTTGACTTCGTTCTGCGATTTGAAGCCGTTCCAAGGGATGATTGCATTGAACGCCCCCGGACCGTAGTTACTACTGGCTTTGGCCCCCTGATGGAAATACCAATCCGCACCAGGGGCTTCGCCGGAGTTACCTATCCATCCAAGGTCACACAACACTTTGGCCATTCGGTACATGATGTCCAGAATGTCCTGCGGGGTATCCCTTGACCCCACTCCAGCGTAAGTCTTAGCCATCAGACATTCCGTAAGAAGGATTCACGCGTAAGTTGATGTGCGGCATTGAGCACGTCGTATTGCTGCGTCAATCGGTGCGCACGCACCCCAATGCCACACTGCCCACAGTTTGCCCCACAGTGATCACAGACCACCTGAGAATCGTCCAGAAGAGTAAACCCTTCCTTCTTGATCTTCTCCAGGAACCGAGCCCGTTCAGCAACATGCTCACGGTCCAGTTGTTTTAGCATCCGCCCCACACGCCAGCGATGGATCAGTCTACTAATCATTTAGCCTTGCCTCCAGGTCATCAATGACACCCACACCGTTTTTAAGGGTGAGATGGTATTCGGTATGAATCGCCTGTAGATCACCGCGAACTGCTTTGAGCCGGCGATTGCGCCCCATGTCGCAGGCACACTCCTCGCAGTTACACCAGCCACAACGAACCTTGTACCGGTCGTCTATGGCAATACCTTCTTGCATGACTTCTTTGGCCAGCACTTGAATGCGTAGCCAGCGGATGTACGTCGCATGCTTTCGCAGACGACGCTTAGCCCACCACTTAAGGAGCGACATCTGCCACCTCGATCATCGTTGGAGACAATGCGTACAGATCGTCCCCACCGATGTTCTTGAGAACGATGTGCATGCGGTAATTCCCTGGGTCGGCACCCAATGGGGTATAGTTGCACGCAGCTTCCCAGTTAGGGCTTTCCACGGAGAAGCCTTCGATGGTTTCTACGTCGATGTAGATCTTGTCGCCTTCCAAAGCGAAGTCCTTGATCTCTGCCACAACTCGCAGGCGATGAGACAGAGCAGAGGTGCTAGGCACCGGGGTATCCAGATCAACTGCCTTCGGTTCCAGATCTTTGGCGGAAGACAAGAATGGTTCATCACCAAGGTACAGGCCAATCTTGCAGAGATGAATGTGGTTGCCCTTGACCATTTCGTCAAAGATCCACTGAGGACTTTTGATGCTCAGGTAGTTAGGGATGTGAACAGGGAATCGCTTTTTCATTCTGCTTCTCTCCATTGCTCTGGGCAGCGGACAACGTCTGCCTTGAGGGATTTATTTTTGATAGCCTGGGCGAGTACAGATGCCTCACCCAAGTCTTTGTTGGGCTTAGTGCGCAGGTGAATGTCACCCACCACACAAACAACTCGGGCGAACCGAGAGTTAGGTACCACGCGCAAGACCTCCAGCATGCGTTTCTCGCGCAGGGCGAATTGCTCGGCCAATGGGTAGGCCTTATTCAGTTGCAGCTGTGCCTTGGACAGGTCACACCCCATGAGAGGGATCTTCAGCTTGGCAGCCAACTGGAAGATGTCGATGTTGACATCTGGGTCACACCAGTCCTTGCCATCGCAGTGGGACAACTGTGCCTTGACATCCCGGACGGACAGCACAGCATCGTTAACCAACTCGTGAATCAAAACGTGAGGGCGGATACGTTCGATCTCGTCTCGAATGAATTTGACCGATTCGGGTTGAAAGTGTGCTTCCCCGTAGATGTACAGCATGGCTATTCCTTTTTATTGGTGGCCAGAAGTCTGACCTCAAGTTCAGTGTGTGGGGTTATGTAACGCTTGGTGTACTTTCGTCCGCTGCGTTTCGTATCATGACGCTGACGAGGAATAACCGCCACATGCATACCACCGCTGGACCATTCGTTCGGGTCGATCAGCGCAGCGTCCAGGGTAATGCCGTCCTGAGTGAGTCGGACATTGTCGTATGTCCCAACCACCCGATCCTGCCCACCAAAGAAAATGGGCTTACCCTGACGATTGGCCATCAACTCGTGAATGATACGCTCATCGGAATAAGTATCCATCACCGACGTTTGGGCCTGGGTTACGTCTGGCAATGACAGAGTGGTAGGCTTGACCGTGTAGAGGTCAATCAGATCTACATCGCGCATGAGCACGTGACCGTACAACGCCAACTTGACCAGACTCTTGCCACTGGCAAAGTTTACCACAAGTGGCTCACCCTTACGCCAGTTGCCTACTTCCACGCTCCACAGTTGATTCTGTCGATTGTGGTAAAGCACGGTTGCGTACGTCAGGAACGGTACCAGCAACGCCGCACATTCGCTGTAGCGCTCTTTTAGGTATTCGTTAAGACCGAAGTTGACCTTCCACCCTTCGACGTTTGTAAGCTTGAATGGGAGCTTCTCAGCCTGTACTTGAAAGAACGGCTGTTCAAAGTTCTCACGCCCCAACTTACCAGGCAGGTTGCTGAACAACCCGATAGTGGTACCCATCCGCTTGGTGTGGTGATAGGCCACTTCCAAGTTAGTCTTCCAGGTACGCAGACCAGGGATCTCAGACCAATCGCCCAAGATCTTAGCAAACACATTGGCAACCAGATCGTTCCTGGCTGCTTTCAAAGCGACAATGTTCATGGCACATTTTCCAAATTGGCTTTACCATTAGGCCAAAAATTAATAGATGACGACATAGGCTCCCGCCCCTTTCGAGGGCGGGAGTTATGCTGTTACTCACCCAGAGGATGAGAGCCGATCATGTGAGATACGGCTTTGACGATGCGGTCGAAGTCTTCAGGCGTTTCTTCATGAATCGCCAGAATGACCTTGGCCCAGATCAGTTTCTTTTCCATGTCCCACCAGTCACGCTCTTCGGTAGATGCAGTTTCAAAGATCCACATCCGAGCAGTGTTGACGTACTCCAATGCCTTGTACTTGTCTTCGCGCTGACGCCGGACAATGCCTGCCTGAGTCTCCGCCACCAAGTAGTCGGTATGGGTTACATTCTGCTGGTGAGACAACACTTCCGCAATGAACACAACCTTGCAGAACACCAGGCTCTGATCCAACTTTTCTGGGTCAGCAATCTCCAACCCCACAGCATGGAAACCTTTCCAGTCGAACTGCTCACCTGTTTTCAGACGCTCGAACATCCGATGGGCTTGGTCGCAGTATTCGTTCATCTGGAAGGCCAGGTCATCGTCAGCTTCACGCTGATCTACCGCACCTTTCAATGCGGCAAAGCCTGCGCCCGGTGGAACTTCCTGCGCTGGCTCCGCTGTGATGGTTGGGAAGAAGTTCTCAGCAGCAGCTTCCCGTGGCCTGTGCTCACCATATTGCGCGCGCTTGGCCAACTCATCGTAGATCGGATCATCGCTTTCACTGACCGGGTCACCGAGAATCATTTTGGCCCAAGCCATGGACCAGCGAACCTTCTCCCACTGAGCTGGAGAAAGATCTCCCCCATTGTGGTACATGGCCACGCAGTAGTCTCTGGTACCCTGAGCCTTGCGAGCGATCTTGGTCTTTTGAAGATCTTGTCTGGGAACACCTGCTACAAAATCTTCACGCTCGGCACATTCGTCGATGTGCTTCTCGGTGTTCTCCCAACCATCGGGCTTCTGCTCGCCGAATACATTCTTGGCGAAGGCTAGTTGTTGCTGCATGACTGCAGCGCCCGCACCGTCGATCCAGTTGTAGGCCAGTCGATGGGTACCCATCGCCAGGTGACGCATGTTGATCTTGCTTGGGTCCATTGGGTGAATGCCAGCGTGCCCGTCAGAACACATCTTGAGATTGGCCTTGAGGTCTTCGAAATCTTCAGGCACATGCTCACCCAAGACCGCTTCAACATCCCGCTTGAACTGTTCGACCAACTCACCCCAGTTCACGTTGTTACCGTAGAGAACCTTGCGACGAACATCCTCCAGAACTTCGTAAGCGCGCTCAACACGACCTTGGGCATCGATCACCGCCTGTTCCACTTCTTCAGGTGTAGGGAGCGGTTCCGCCTCTCTTTCCGGTACGAGTTCGGCGAGAAGTTCCCAGAGAGGACCTGGGCAGACGTGAATGGCGTAGGTATCCATGGTTTGAATAATGTAGTCGCCCGGAGACGCCAACATAATCTCGCCATCAGGCGTGCGCACACCCCACACCGCGTACGTGGTTTCACCACTAGGCACCAACGATACCACGCCATCGCGCATCGCGATTTCCAGCCAGTTGTGACCGGTATCTCCTTCGAACGGAGCATTGTCGAAAGCCTCGCCGGTGAAGTTAGCACGAGTAACCCGGAAAGCGCTGAACTGTGGAACACCAGTATTCTTGATCTGGTAGTACATTTACTTCCCCTTCAGATTGTCTGCAGCAACTTGTTTCCAGTTGCGATCTGGGTAAAGGTTATTGGCTTCGCCCAGGCAGGTAACGTTTGGAATGTCGCCCGGCAACTTGGGCATGGTGCGACACTCGTCGAAGTAAGCTTTGCGCTTGCGGACGTTGTCCATTTCCAGCCAGATCGGATTACCCTGTTCACGGGCATGCTTCTCGGCTTCCAACTTGTGGTGCACGTAGGTGGGGATGTACATCAACCCACCCACAATGATCATCAGCAGCCCGATGTAGATACCCAGCTTATGCCAGATGGTCAGGTCAAACTTACTGCGCGTCATGGACGGGTATCCCAAAGAAACTGTTCGTACGATTCGTTACGGTTGGCTTTGGCCAATGCTGCCCAGTCTTGTTCCGGGAACAATTCGAAGCCAGTGCGCTTACATGCCTCAATGGCATCGGCTGCAATGGTAGCCCCACCCAACACACCCGCCGCACCATTGTTGACGCAGGTGTTGATCCAGTTGGCACGACGCCAGTTAACGGTGTCCCGCAGTTCTTGTGGGTCCAACGTTTTCATGTACGAGGAAATGGCATTCATCTTGACCCACTTCATCGTACAGCTGCTCAGGCCAAACAACAGCACCCAAGCAAACAGAAGCCAGTAGCAGGCCCGACGAACCTTTCTCCAGCTGAGCCAGTTGAAGAAGTTCTTTGCACTTGCTTTAAATGCTTCCTTCACAGGTTCTCCCCCATCTCGGCAACGTATTCAGCACGAGCACGGATAGCCTCGTCCATCATCACTACACGTTTGTACAAGGCCTGGTTCTTGAGAGCATCGCCCTCTTTCAGACCATGGATAACTGTGCAGCCGCGGATGGCCTTGTCAAAGGCACTGTTCAACAACTGTTGGGAGACCTCATCAATGGTCTCACCTTCAAGAACCACACCACGGGCAACAACATCATTCCCGCGATTGTCATCCACTTGCAGGGCCACGGTGATTTGGGTGCTGATCTGGGTCTCAGGACTTTCTGGGACACTGGTATTGATGGCTGTGTTGATACCCTTGAGGGCAGCAGCAATCTGAGTGCGAGTGAATTCCATGGTATTCTCCATAACGACATATAGAAAGACGCCGGGTTGCCCCGGCGCCAGTCACTTACTTGCTTTCTTTTTTGTCCCGCTCTTTACGGTCGGCTTCGACGTATTCTCGGGCGACATCTTGGGGGATGCCGACTTTGTCCGCGAACTCTTTGTCGTGGGCTGCTCCGCGCATGGTGCGGGCTTGCTTTTCACTTTTGCTGGGCATGGTTTCTTCCTCTCTGGTTTGTCCCCTAGAAAAAGATACTTAGGCTCCACGCTGTCTTTGATTTCCTTAGCCAGCTTCTCAGCTTGCCGGACAGTCTTAGTAGGGTACACATGAACTCTTACTTCTGGGTCTCGCTTACAGACCTCGTTCAGGTGTTTGTTGCTATGGGTTTCACCGTACAGACTGTCGAGATTGCGATTAACCTCGACAGTGACATGCTCGGAGACACCCACAATAACTTTCCCCGTAGAGACGTGCTCCAATACAAAGCACCCCTTATCAACTTCTTCCACGCGCTTGGTCGTGGTAGATGCGTAGCTACTACCCTCGGCGCTGGTTTTGAACATGGTTACCCCTTGCAGAATTCTTCGTACTTGACAACGGCCACACCCTTGCCCATGACGAAGGTGTAGTTGTCCGCACCCTTGAGCACCAAACGCTCTTTGTCACCTGCTTCCATCTGAGCACCCCACCAGCGCTCCTCAGGAGCCGGTACAGAGTTGTCTTCTGGATTGACTGGCTTGGTCTTGGTGTATTGGCCAACCACCGTCAGAGCTGCTCCACGGACGTCCAGCGTGGTCTTCTCGTAAGCTTCACGAGTGTTGGCGATCTTGAAGCCGAAGACCTCACGATACTTTTGAACATAGCCCCGACGACCAGTGACTTCAGTGCCGTTGCTCAGTTTGGCCGTGCAGGTACGTTCGAAGGAATCACGCCCAATCTCCATGGTCTTGTAGCCATAGGTGGCAATCACCGCTGCCGCGATAATGGTCAACGAGATTGCTGCGGTAATCGACCAGCGAATCATGCGAGCAGTACGCGCAGCAGCTTTACGCGCAGCCGCCTTAGCACGAGCAGCCAAACCAGCATCCGCATCACGGGTCTTGGTTTGCACATGAACCATGGAGGACTCAGTGCTACCACCAGCCAGGCGCCACTTGTAATCGTGCATGGCCTTGAAGACATCGCCTTCTTTCTCTTCGGCCACCCAGTCAAATGTGGTGAAGTCGATGGAAGAGATGTCAAGATAACGCCCATTGTTCAGGTCAACCATGTCACCGGCGTTGGGTACATACTCACCCACCCATTCAGGATGACCACCACGATACAGTTCATGGGCCTGCCAGATCTTGGGTTCGCGATCTGGTTCATGACGAAAGGAACGGGAGCCGGTTGGATTGTTTGGGGTAGCGATTACGGTCATGGTACTTTCCTTATGAATCAAGTGCGGGTTGGGAGTCTGCCCAACCCGATTGAGGGTACAACTTACTTAGGTGCGCCTTTGCCAACAGTGCAGTGCGCGAGGATCAGGGTCTTGGCTTTCTCGAAGCAACTCGGAGAGCCATCGGCACCTGGGGCCATGATGACCAGGTTGAGATAGAACAATGCCTTCTCGACCGGGTGTTCAGACTTGCCGTCTTTCTTGAAGCCCTTGCGAGTCCAGTTGTCGTAGATCGACTGGGCTTGGATCTCGATGGGGTCGTCGTTGAAAGACATGTGGCCGAACACGGTGAAGTACGCTTTCTCCCACGCATGCTTCTCGTGTTCGCCTGCTTGGATCTGGCTAGCATCTTCATCGAGATGCACATAGATCATGATCTGATCACCCATATCCACAATGACAGGGTCCGGCAAAGGAACGCCGATACTGCATTGAGACACGTTGCAGGTCTTACCCAACTTCTCTTGAATGCGGCGAATCTTTTCAGCCAGTTCCATCAATCTTCCCCTTGTCCAATCTTGGAGCACTTCGCAGTTTTCTTCATGACCAGCCCGTCCCCGAGCTTGATTTCAGAAGAACCGTAAGTGCCGTAGTTCTTGTAGGCCCCCTCATTGATAAAGTCGGCCACTGCTTGAACGCAGCCTGCCTTATCTGGAATGTGGGTGGTGTCGGTATCCACGGTCGGTTTAGTGGTACCGGTGACAATCGTGGTTGTGAACAACAAATAGGTAAAGACCTTCACAGTTTAACCCTCGGTTTAGGTTCGCCAGCGTTGTACACACCCCCACGCAGCTTTCCACGAACAGCCGTGTAGTCGTCGCCATTCTGGTAAACCAGAACCGTGGCATCAAACTCCTGATCCAGCGTGCGGGACCCAAGGTACCAGCTGTCCCAGTTGTAGTTCTCGATGCCGTCGGGTAGGATGGACTCATGGCGCAGTTGGTGACGCACGACCAGAGGTAGTTCGTGTATTCCGCAAACCAATCCGCGCATCTGGCGATAGAATGCATTGATTGGATTAGGCACGTCGTGTTTTTCGTTGAGCGCTGTAAGTGCCAGTGCTTCCACGTACTCGTCGATCACCCCATCCAGAATGACCACACCGACCTTGGTGCCGGCAGCCTTGAGATTGGCCATGACAGTTGCCATGTAGCTGGACCAATCTTCCAGCGCCACATTGCGTTCGGTTAGCGACCCAAGAATGATCTCGGTCTTTTTATCCCGGCGGAAAGATGCGGTGTAAGGACCCATGCCACACATGATGAGAATGTGCTCATCCTCGCCCAGCACCAGATCACCAAGCACCCGATTCATTACCTCCTTGCCAGGCAGGCCTGGACGGTGAGTGATCAGGTAGGCAAAGCGATCCTTAAGGACGCCTTCCATAACTGGGGTAAACAGACCATCAATCTTATCATTGAGACGAAGCATAACGTACTCCTTGGGCATAAAGGCCGAGGGTCATCCCCTCGGCCAATTTGGTTAGACAGCTACCGGCGCACCAATCTTGGGGCCGTGGGTGTAGTTGATCAGCTCGAAGTCGGCAACTTTGAAGTCGTCGATGTTCTTCACTTCTGGGTTGATGTTGACCCATGGTAAAGGACGACCACCATCTTGCTCCAACAGCTTCTTGGCAGCGTCGTGATGATTGTTGTAGAGGTGTACGTCGCCATTGACGAGGATGAACTCGCCAGGGTTCATGTTCACCACCTGAGCCACCATGCGGGTCAATAGTGCGTACTGCGAGATGTTGAACGGACGACCCAGGAAGGTATCGTTCGAACGCATGTACAGCAAGCAGTTCAGTTTACGAGTAGCCAACCCCTTCTGCTGGGCAAACTCGTAGCCCATCGCGTAGTAATCAGGATGACGCCACCCACCACCAGGTTTCTGAGCCTCAACCCAATCATCGCCCACCTGCTTGTCAGAAGACATATCGGTGGTGAGTTGATTGAACTCGTCGTAGTGGTCTTCCTGCATGATCTCGGAGAAGACTTCACTCCAAGGGCGCATGACGGTTTCGAACTGGAACAGCGTGTGGCAAGGGCGCAGCGCCATCTGATCCAGATCCGGCACATGCCAGGCGTTGACGATAATGCCACGATCGTCTGGTCGAGTTTTGAGCTGCTCGATCACATTGGCCAGTTGATCGATCTTGCGCTGCACAATGACCTTGCTGCCGTTGCACTTGCCGCTAGACAGATCTTCCGGGGTGAGCATGGTACCCATGAAGGTGTAACCACGCTCCAGGTAGTCCTGCTCTTCTTCGTGCTCAATGATGCGGGTGTCAATGATGTTACGCCACTGCTGACCATACACCGGTCCCAACTGACCATCCAGTAGCTCACGACGAGGGATGCGGAACTGATCCATCATCAGCTCAACATCGTCCTGTTGCATGACCATGTCTTTGTTGACGGCCATCCACTGGTCAACCCAGTTGTCCTTGTCAGACTCCAGGATACGGCCAGACTCGATCTGCTGCGCGAGCATCGCTTGACGCTCTTTGAAGTCGTAGGTCTTACCCCACACCTCAGTACCAGGCTTAACCCACTCGTCCCAAACATGGCAGCCCCACTGCTTGAGGAATGCCAGTTGGGTGCTGCCGGAGATGATCCAGAGCAGTTCAGCCACGTTGATCTTGAACGGGGTGTACTTGGCGTTCTCGTGGGGGTGACCCGCTTCCAGGTCATAGCGCTCGATCATGCCAAATTGGCTGAGAGTACCCACGCCGGTACGGTCGCCTTTAGGATGACCATGCTCCATCAGGTGACGGACCAGACGTTGCAGGTTGTTCTGTTTGAAAGGAGTGTCGTTCATGTGCTGTCCTTATTTGACAACGCGCAGGGCTGGTTTCTTGTCAGCGGATTGCGCAACTGGTTGTTCTTCGGGTTTTGGTGTTTCGATGGTGCGGAATTCATGAGGGGTATACCCACCGAATCCGAGTTGCGAGATGGGTTGTTGGTCACGGGTGATTGTGTACACCGAATGAATCACTGGCCACGGAATATCCAGTTGAGTTTCTTGCCCACTGAAGCGAGCATTGAAACTCAGGTACTCGTCGCCAATCACGAAGTTGACAACGGCTTGTGGGCTGATGTCCAACAGCAAACCGGCCGGCCCAATAAACTTCTTGAGAGGCTCGGGCATGTCATCCCAAACCACAGGGTCTACGATGAGGTAGCATTTCTCCGCATCGGGTAGCGTCGCGTACCAATCCAAATAACCTTCCAGCATATGTCGGGCCAGGGATGGGCGATAACGTTCATAGGTGGACATTGCAATTCCTTTAAGGGACTCTATTCAGGTTGATATTTTAGGTTTCAAATACGGTTAAAAAAGAACACAGAACCATAAAGCCTCCTCCCCTAGGGGAGGAGGCAGGCGGTTACTTCTTGGCTACGGCCTTGGCTTTAGGCTCGGTACCTGAAAGGTTTTGAACGATCACTTGAGCCAGGTCAGCAATCTTGTCGCGGGCCTTGGCGTTGGCAATCAGTTCGATACCAGAGATGGTGACACTGCTGTTGCCTTCTTCAGCTTCGTGAATGATGACAGGTTGTTCTGGAATGGACTTCCAGTCTACCGGCACCTCTGCGCCAAAGGCGCGATGACGATGCTTGAAGTCTTCGCCGAGCTTGCCAAAGCCAACACCCACCACCGGGAAGCAGACGTTGGTGATCAGCTTGATGCGGCCCAGGGTGAACGAGTTTTTACCGGCAGGCACTACTTCGAACAATGCCAGAGTAAAGGTCTTGTTGGCATCCTGGTCACCGTACTCGCGGTTCAGCACCGTGTTGGTGAACAGTTCCTGGAACAGGGAAACTTCACGCTCCATGGAACGAGGGAAATCCATGTGAATGTTGATGGCACCCTTGTCCCCTGGTTCGTAGTCGCCATGGAAGCCATTATGGGTCTGATGACGCACGGTAGGTCTGGGGTTATCAACACCCCAATGGAAATGACCGATGCGGGTGATGGTCTTTTCGAAGAGGGTGCGCAGGCTGGCGGTGTAACCTTCCATGTCTTCATGGTCAGTCGACAACAACGCCAAATGAACAACTGGCTTATCCATTTTCACTCCTTGGGGTCATAAAGCAAAAGGGGGAGGTACCACAATAGATACCTCCCGAAATTAGTAGATCAATACGTTCTCAGACAATGCCTGATTTGATCTTCAGTGCGACGCAATTGGGGAAATGTCGCAAAGCACGCAGCCAACTGCTGGATAGCAACGGCTCTAATGTATTCTGGTTCCCTGACCGCGGCTCCATGGGTTGCATGTACATTGGAGACGCGTAACATCTGATCAGCCAAGCTGGTGCATGTTCGGCCAAAAGCCTGTAGGTCTTCTGAGCGGCTGTGACTCAGGAAGTCCTGCACAATAAAGGTTACCTGACGATCTTCAAAGATCTCAAATAACGCCCACCACGTCCTACGGTCTACTTGAGCCGTTACGTGTTCCTGCATGCGTGACTCTAAGTTCCTCAAGGTTGCATTGCCCTCAATCATCTCAAGGACAGCCTGCGTTCCCTCGTGACTTAAAGCCTCCATCTTTTTCCACTCACGTCCCTCCTTTGTGAAATGCCGGTAGACGAATGAGAATAAGCGTCTTAACCTCAGGCGATGTGTGACCCGCAAGGTGGCCAATGTGATTGGTCCTGCGGTGATGGTTTCTCCCGTAACCTTGGTGTAAAACGACTTGTCCATGGCAGGGTCCTGACCTAGGTACAAAAAAATAACTAGGGTGTCGGGGGAGTCGCCTCCCCCTTACCGCTCAGTTACCCCTGGGTTGCTCCCATACCGATTACGCTGGCTACTCGTTTGAGCAGGCTAGGCTTCTCGGTGGACTGCGCTTCGGTCACAGGCTGCTCGGCTACGACAGGTTCTTCTGGTTGATCTTTGGGATCTTCCAGGGCTGCTTGTCGAGCCCGGACTACCTGAATGAGATCGACAAATCGATCGTTCGGGTAGACCTCCATCTGCGAGTTCTCTTCACAGACGTACTGGGTAAAGTGGTCCAGGCACGCAGCGATGATGCTTGGGGTTGGCCGTTTCTTCAGCGGCCTCCAGGCGTCTTCTTCTTCATGCTTGTAGCCCCAGACAGGCGGCTCTTCGCCCAAGTAGAACTTGACCATGTTGTCGCCGACGACGGCCAAGGTGAAGTTCCCGTCCATCGCTTCCAACTTCTCGATGGCATCGGTACGGATGTCGAAGTTGGTTTCGATCGGCTGAGAGAACACACCCACACCGTTGGCGAACTCAGCCACACGGGAACCGGCTGCGAATACATGACGGTAGATCGCATGCACCACAGTGGAACCCATCGGCAGTTCATCAGAGATGATCATGCTCTTGTCTTCCAGGTACTTCTTTAAAGTCTTCTCGAACTGGTCAATCACGAACTTGTGATCGATGCCGACGCCCTTACGAGATTGCAGGCGTCCATGGAGGGCAAAGCGCTCTTTCGTGCGTTCACCGTTGCTGGTATTGGTGCAGGTCACATAGAACTTAAAGCAGCTCTCATGATCCTCCACGCGGGTTGAGTTTGCATTGCCTGCAGCCAAAGCGTGCAGGTCCAGCCCTTCGAGAACGTTAACCGTCTCGGCGATATTGAGTTGCATGACTGCTGGTTGGTCGGTCATAGAAGCTCTCCGTCGACGCAGGCGGCTTGCACAGCGTCGTCACGTCAGAATTTTAGTAATTACCTCCCCCTTAGATTCCCGGATTTCTTCCAGGAACTTAATCACCCACATACTGCGGTCAGCGGTCCGAACTAGCGGATTAACGTGCTTCTTACCGTAGACGTAATAGTGGGTTAGGGGCAAAGTAGAATTGAGAAGTCGATCGAGTAATTCAGGATGAGTTTTGTATTTGAGAGCGATCGCATACCGAATCTCATGTTTGAATGACGGCAGTTCTACTCTATCCTCTTTAGGAATGGAACTTCCACGCTTGCGCGCTTCAAATCCATCACACGTCCTAAAATAGTCATCAACCATCCCACCTGAAAACCACCACCACAAACCTTCAATGGTTTTGAAGAAACCAATGGGAATCAAAGCGTTATCCGATTCCCGAAGAACTAGGCGTGGATTGTCGGTGGGTGCATGGAAAAGATTACTAGCCTCCCGTCCAATGACGGTGTTACCCCCGGTGTACACGTTGAGATGCGTGACACCATCTTTCTTGGGATCTAATGTTATCCCATTGCGAATAATCGGCTCTTGAAGCATTGTCGCTCCTAAGACGCAGCCAGGTCACTCTTCGTTGACTGAGCTGCGTCTGGCAAGTTTCCTTACAGGCTGGATGCTTGTGCCAGCACCTGACCGCGGGTGAGTATGTTCTTGCGTTCATACTCGGCTACTGCCGCCTCTCGGACCATGTAAGCCTTCGACAAACTACCGACGGCTTCATTGGTCTCATATGGGCAAGTTACCTGATACGGCTGTGACAGATAGCCTTCCTTACGGAAGACACCCACCATCCCTGTAGGATTCTTTTTGTCCTTCCTTTCGCGCTTCCGCAGTGCACTACCTGTGCGGATCACGCCATACTCCTCTTCCAAGGCCTCCAAGGCCAACAACAGTGGCTCACGCCCGTTGTCACCATAGATGCCGAAACTGTGTGTAACATTGCGCCCTTTGACAAACAGGTACTGGCGCTTGCCGGCTTTGACAATGCGCAAGTAGCGGATATAAGGAATGATTCCGACACCTGGGATAAACAGACGACGGTCACTCAGACGAAAAGCTTGCATAGTTACTCTCCCCCAGTAAATGGGTAATGAAATCTAAGAATGGATCGAGGCGATGCGACTTATTCGTCGTTCGGATCGATTGGTTCGCCGTCCACATCGGCGTCACCGAAACCTGCTTCGACGTTGATCTCGTCATCAAACGGATCTTCGATCTTGTCAGGCATGTCCGTCACGCGAACGTATTCGCTGATCAGGGCGTACCAGTAATCGTAATGCTCCTCCACCGGATAGATATCCAGCGGGTCACGCTCGTCGGCGCCATCAGGCAGCTCAAAGCTACCATCGCGACCGAAGAGTGCCCAACCCATGACATTGAAGATGCCCAAGGTTTCAACACCGTTCTCGTTCAGGCCGTACACCATGTCGCCTTCAGCAGGCTTCAGGATGTTGGGCTTGACCAGATCATCCGGCAGGCACAGGTATTGTTTTTCGCCACTGAGTAGACCGGGTACGTCAATACCCAAACCGTCCACCAGCGCATCGAAGGTAGCGCGAATTCTTTCAATCGCTGCCTCGTTAGTTTGCTCATCGATTTGACGCATTAACCTATTCCTTGTGCGGTAGTTATTCAAGAACAATCAATCATTACTGACGATCATTCAGGTTGATACTTTAGGTTTGAAAAAGCGTTTAAACGGGGCAAGGGCATAAGAGATAAAATGAATACCCAACGAATACCCTCTAAACTCAAGGCCACTCAAGTCTCGTCAGTGAAACCGGCTGAGCGCATCAGCTGGTGCTAGAGAGATCAGGGAAGCAGCTCTTCACTTACTCCCATCGGGAGAGTGTTGGCCTTACTTGGAATAGGGGTATCGTCGAGCGGTCACTGCCTAGGCCTGGGTAAGGTACGTGGTCTGAGTCCGTGGGAACTCAGGGAGCCTTGTCCTCGCGAGCAGGATTCTGTGCAGATATACAGGTAGGCTGAGAGCCATCCCTAATGAGGTCCATTTAAACCTCTACTTTGGCAATGCGGCCTGTGAGTTTGTCAGGCAGTCGCGAAAGTGCTGTGGGTTTGGGTAGGCAGTTTGCCGATCCCAGCCAACACACTTTTCCATACCAACCGTGCAAACGAAGACTGCGTTTCAACCTGCGGGACCTCCACGGTCCATGGCAAGAGAACGGTAGCATTCCGCGTCAGGATGGTCGGTACTGCGACTACTGACCCGAGCAACAGAAGTGCCCAGCGGATCAAGTAGTTCGTGTGATGCTCCTTGTTTTCCTTAAGTGCCGGATTTGATAGTGGGCTATGCCGGCGTTACACCCCTGGATTCAAAAGGTCTTCATCGGACTGTGCGCGACCCCAGCTGTCCATACACGATCCCGACTCGTGCGGTTCAGAGGGGCGGCACCTAGTTCTCTGCTCGTAGGTACAGCCGAATAGGCGGGGAATCGAGAGCTGGGAGAGCTAGCGGCAACGCGCAGGTCAGCGGTGTCATCCGTCTCGAAAGACGGACACTCCACTCCATCGCAAACCGGCTCCACGGCATGTGCCAGTGTAGCCAAAGCCAAAGCAAGTCCCAACCCCGATCCCCCTAAAAGAATCCGTCGCATCATGCGATCCTTATAGGTTCTACTAATACATCTAGCAGAACCCTTAGAAACTTAATTCAATTTTGCCAATCATGTCGGCAGGATACCAGTCAACCCCGCTCAGGAACTTGACCTCGCAGTTCTTGTCGATGGCCTTGTAGTGGTCTTTGATCTTGCGCAGCACAGCGTCTGCACACAGACCTTCTACACGAACAATGAGTTGCTCCTGATGGACAACGGCATCGCCTGGAACCTTAACATCTTGATCCAGAAGGCGGGTCACTTCGATCTTGACCTTAGCTGGCCAAACACGCATTACCATTTTAAACGCTCCAGATAGTCTTGGCCAAGATATTGGTCAGACGCATAAATTTGGTGGCCGTGGGTTCTTCCAACAATCGGGCAGCCACCACAATAGAATTGGCAGGATCATGAGGATCAAGCGCTGCACCGTAATTGTGGATCAGCGCACGATCCGTGTAGTTGAGTACAGGCCCACGAGCATCGGGGTACGAACGAACTACCAGCGTGATAGGAATTGCATCCCGATGTTGCGCCATGACTTGCACGGCCTTGTAGTTGTACGGCTTGAGATAGTCCAGGATGTTCTGAACCTGATCCAAGGTGGCGTAAGCAGCCCGCACCATGAAGTCCTCTTTCTCACGGGTGTACTCAGCGCCAGTGCGAGGATCAACGTAGGTCACCAACTGAGGCGATTTATTACGACGCAGATTCCCAGACGGTAAACCAACAGCAATGACAAAGTAGATATTGTCATCGATCATCATTGGGGAGTAGCGGGCCACCAACCACGGATCTTCTGCTCTCATGATTTCTTCCTTGGGCGAACTAAAGAGATCGCCTCGTAATCTGCCAACACGCCCCAGTTCTTACCCTGCATCCACAGCGCTGCATCTTTGGCGGTAGCCTTGGGGTTATCGACCCACCATGCCTGCACTTGGGTGGCCAAGTCGTCCGGGGCATTGACACCCAAGATAAACTCGACCTCTTCACCCAATGTAGGGCTCAGCACAATGAACTGGGCCATGTGGTCCTTAAGCTTCATTGAAGGCATGATCACACCTTGCCGTGAGTGATGCCGGTCTGACCCTGATATTTGCCACCACGGTCCTTGTAGGAGACAGCGCAAAGCATGTCGCCCATGCCGAACAGGAACTGACTGATACCTTCGTCGACGTAGATCTTCTGTGGCACGCCTGAGGTGTTGGAGATCTCGATGACCACCTGGCCTTCCCATTCCGGTTCCAGCGGGGTCACGTTGACAATGATGCCTTCGCGTGCATAGCTGGACTTGCCCAGGCAGATGACAATACAGCCGCGAGGGATGCGGAAGTATTCCACGGTGTGACCCAACATGAAGCCACCTGCCGGCAACCATGCGAAGCGACCACCGTATTTGTCTGTCAGGATCTCGGCCTTGACCTTGTTACCCGTAGCAGGACGTTTGGCATCGCCGCTCACGTTATTGATGTTGGTGAAGATCTCCAGGCTATCAGCCAGGCGTACGTCGTAACCATAGCTGGAGAGGCCATACGAGAAGACGTCAACGTTCACGTCGCACTTACCCATCTTGCGAACTTCGGTCTTTACCGACTCTTCAAAGAAAGGTACGATCATGGGGTTGGCCAAACGGTTGCCTGGAATCTTGGCAACACAGCGTTCACGGATCGAGATATCGGAAAGGAAGGACATAGCGGTCTCCAAATGTGGGGTAGTCTGATAAATTGTCTCTCGTGGGTGGCACTTGAAGAATGGTATGCGCACACACAGGAGACAGTTATGTCTACGCTAAAACCACACAAGGAGATCTTGCTCGATCAGATCTTTGCAGCGAGCGATTATGAGATTCCTTACGACCTGTTGCATGTGGGTAATCTCAGGCCTAACGACAATCCAGAAATGGTTGGCGACACGGCAGTGACCATCACCTCGCTCGATCCCAAGCGCTGGGTGGGGAGTGTTGAATCCACTTTTGATAAGTTGGATCTGGAATGGTTGTTCACCCAATACCTGGGTATCGAACACCTGACTTTAAATACCCGAGCCAACACGGTTCACGATTTGATCCCTGCACTGCAGATCAACTACGGCATGAACGTAGAACCCATTGATCTGCACAACGACCCGATTGAATGGGACGAAGACGAGGCCACCGTGGTTGTGCGCGCCGCGCCTGAGTCCATGTTCTACAAAGGTGAGTTGCTGACCATGGTAATCAAACCCCAACTGATTCCATTGTCAGAGATCATTACCGTGCGCAATCTCGGCGGTCTGAACTACCCAGCAGCATAAAAGCCTGCCAGTCCTCCGGGACTGGCAGTTATGCCCTTACCTGAAACGTACGTCGTTCTGCCCGTCTTTAAATGACATCAGTACAACTCGACTATCGCGCATGCCTTGCAACACTGCCTTGGTCATGCCCACTGCAAACTTGGTCAACCCACAAGGTTTCTGGGTGACGCAGTCTGGTAACACATGCTGCCCGATCAACCGATAGAAGAAGATCAAACCCGCCCGGAGAGTTTCCCAATCCACCGGGTTATGTTTGTCGCTAATCCCGTAGGTGACCGTTGTTCGTTCCTGGTTGTAGCCAGTTGGATAGGAGATAAAGATTCCGTAGACCGAGATCTCAATCTCCAGACCCGCAGAGGGGTCGTCGTAGTACGGTTGGTAAAGGTAGCGCCAGTCCATGCCCAGGGCTAGCCCTACGTCATTAACAAACTCTTCCAATACAGAGTTGATGGGGGTTTTCATTTTGCACCGAGACCTACCAACTCGCGCACGTTACGACGCCACGAGCGGTTGGTGTGGTAAAGGTCTTGCCCCACACTGATTTCACCAGGACGGATACGGAACACCAGTCCAACCGATTCACTCAGCCACAAGCGCAATACCTTCTCGGTAAAGAAGATGCGCGAATTCATGGTGGGTGCATGCACACCACGACGATTGTGGTTCATGTCGATGCGAGTACACTTGGAATGAAAGACATCCCAGAACCGATCAAAGGCCGCCTGCATCTTGCCGATCATCATCAGCTGATACGTGCCTTCATTGATACCGGTTACTTCAGGCTCCAACCTCCAGAGTGCCAGAACGCTGTCGCCAGAAGTAGCCGACAGACTGATCGAACCCATCTTGGTTACAATGAACTGAACGTCCAGGTCAGGCACCCCAGAAGGAATGCCTGGCAATGCGTCCAGCACTTGCACCTCTTCTGGCCATTCGCTGCCACGCAATGCGTGAACAACGTCAGACACCAGATTCTTGTAAGCACCATGCAGCTGATAAGCGTAGTGGTTTGTCATGTTAGCCCCTTGGTGAGTTCACCCATGTAGGTAAACTCAATTCCCTCTCGTTCGCAGAATACCCGCAATATTTCAACCAACAACATGCGGTGACAGAAAGCCCCAGCTTTGCAATAACAAGCAATGGCCACTTCTTCTGTGTTAGCCAACTCCAGCCACTTGTCTCGGTGGTCTTTTTCGGAGATAGCCATCATGGGAATAAACTTGGACGTGTATTCCGCATCAGAATAGATGTTAAGCTTGTGGCCTTTAACCATGTCCCAGGTAGGGGCCAGCCAGGACAATCCAGACATCACCGTGGTATTCACCAAGGGGATATTTTTTTGTTGTGCTAGGCGCCATTGGCCCATCTGAATTGTCCACAGCCGCATGAGCTACCTCTTCTTGGTAAAGACATGGAAGGTGTGGGAGACAGACTGGTCTTCACGACGCATGATCTGTCTGGCCAGCAATTTCCACGTATGGTTTTGCAGCTCGAAATTGAACTTGGTATCGCCCTCATCGGTATTCTCAACCAGAGTGACGTGACACAAATCCATCTTGTCCCAGAAGGCCTCGTACAGCTTGGCGCCACCGGCGACGTACAAATTGCCCTTACCACATTCCTGCCAAAACTTGATCGCTTCTTCTGGAGAGCGCACCACAATCAAGTCAGGGTTGGTGGTCGGCTGCTCCATTGTGGTAGAAATCACAATGGTCAGACGGTTGGGCAAGGTGTGGGGTTCGTACACCGGGTGGATCAGGCCGAGTGACAGATCACGCTGGTAAGCTGCCTTGGCAATCTCGCGCTGCAAACGACCCGGTTTGTAGTCCATGCCTTCCAGCTTGGTCTTCTCACCCTCAAACCAATCCCACACTTCCTTGACCTTGCGATCATGGTTACGCACCGCCGCCTCACGGAACTCCTGAAGAGATTCGTGAGTCACCCGACCAATGACCATGGTGTTACCCGAAACGACGCGCTTAAAGCGCGCCAGATCGTCAGGGAGGTGCCACGGGAGTTTGCCCGCATGCCCAATGGTGCCTGCCTTGTTGATAGCAAGAATACAGGCAATCTTTCGTTCACTCATTTCGCATCTCGCTTATCGGCATTCTGGATGAAGTCTGTCCATGCAGTGGTCTGGCCGGCCTTCAAGGCAGCCTCCAGCGCTTTGCGCTCCGTACCACTGACGTAGATCTTCTTGGGGGTGGTTTCTGCAGCTATGGAAACCATGGTGTGGAACAGCAGAGAGGCAAAGCCGCCCTTGCCCATGTGGCCGTAAGTCTGCGCGAACCATTCGGGCATGTAGCAGATTGCTGGGGAGCCAGAACGGCAGGCTGCTTCACGCAGGTCTTCAGCAGTGTGACGCCCTTCGCCGTATTCGACCAGGTATTGACGAACCGAATCGATCGCGATGCCCGGCAGGTTACCCGGCAGAGGAACCAATGCGTATTCTTCTTTGCCGAGGTTGTCATAGCCGCGGGTGTTCACCACAATCGATTCCATCCAGGTGTGAACTTCACGCAGGTCTTTCTGGGAAATGTCGAACGGATGAGCATTGATGGCATCACTAATAACGCCCATCGCCCAACCCAGACGACTCACCTTGGCAGGGCCGTCAATCCCCTCAACTTTGACCGGCAGTTCTTCAGCTACGTGCAGGGCAATCAACTTGTCCAGCGACTCGACCATGTTGCTCATGTCGAACTTCACATTCGAAGCCAGGCTTTCTGCTGCGATCCAGTCGCGCATGATCTCGGCCATGTGCTTGAGTTCCATGACCGGCTTGAAGTCGTGTTGTGGGGTCATCAGCCAGCGCAGATGGGCTTGCATGTAGTCGAGTACGGGTTCCAACTGCTCAGGCATGTCCGCCTGCATCAGATAACCACGGGCAGCATCGAGGTCTTCGATGTACTGCTTGACTTCAGTCACTATCGGGTCGTAGGTGACCTGAGGCTTGAGCAGTCCACGGCCCACCAAGTCGCGATGCTTACGCAGGCTCTCTGGTAGTGCCTCGATAGCTTCTGCAACTTCCAGAGGACTGACCACTGGCCCTGTCCGGCTGCGCAGTCGCTGGGCGATCTGCTGCAAGCTTACTGGGATGATGTCTTTGACTTCCTGGCTCCGGCCGTCAGACAGACGCTTGCCGCGATTGCACATCTCGATCAGGTCAACGCCCCCACCGCGCTTGGCACCTTCTAGAGTCTTAAGAACGAACTCCAGCGCAGGGTCTGCGTTGGGCTGTGCCTGCATCTCCTTAACCAGTGCCATGGACCGATCAAGGTTCTCATGTTGTTCGCGGATGTCCTTGTGGATACCGTCTACCGCCTCTTCGGCCTCGGCACGGGACATTTTCTCCGGGTGGCCCTTACGATTCTCAGCCCAATCAATAACCGGGCGCAGCCAGCGTCTGGCAGCTTCGGCCGCTGTCTCTGGAATGGGATCATGACCTAAGCTGTAATCGAGTTTAAGAAAACCCTTCAAACCATCGATGATGGCCTGCCGATTATTTTCAAACTCGGCATTTACCAGGGCTGGGTCAAAGTTGAAATTATTCTGCGACATCGTATTTCTCCCTCACCAGCGCAGCAGCCTCTGGTGTAATTAGATTATCGTTGAGTAGGTGATCAAGGTATTGTTTGCGTACTTCTGGAATCGGTGGCGTTGCATCGACAATACGGAAACGCCCTGAAGTATCTTCCTTGGCTCGTGTCAGAAAACCGTTCCGAGCACGATGGAAGAAGTCGATGTGTTCCTGTTCAATACGATCCAGAACACCACGAGCACTGGCCCTGGCCATGCCAATCTCAGGATCGATGTCGAGGATGAAGGTGTAGTCAGGCACAGGTGGTTTAAGTAACTCCACAAGGCCGTCAATTAACGCCTTAGGCATTCCACGGGCGTAATGCTGATACGCATAGGTGCTGTCGGTAAATCGCTCACAGAGCACCACAGACCCCATTTCCACATACCGGTTGATTACGCTGTGAATGTGTTGCATGCGAGAACCAAACATCAACAACAGTTCAGTTTCATTGCACACCGGCTCATCGCTGGGCGCTAGTAGCAATTCTCGAATGCGTTCAGCAAATGGAGTGCCACCCGGCTCACGCGTTAGTGTGGTCATTCGGCCAGAGGCCTTAAAACAGTCGTCGAGGAAACCACGAGAAGTGCCCTTGCCAGCACCCTCTGTAGCCTCCAACGTAATGAATAGCCCCTGCATTGTTGTCTCCGGGTAGGCGGTTGTCTATAACTTTACTATGATATGTGGCCCTTTACTAACGGGTCCTTTTCCATCATGCAGCAACCAAAAAGGTGTCCCCATGGCCCTCCATGTCAGTGACTTCAAGAAAGCCCCGAAGGAGATCATTTTCGATCTCATCAACTTCGACAACCCCGGTAAGACCATCTCCAGCACTGTAATGGCGCTGGGTGTCCCACAGGCGGCGACTGGCGAAAATCCAGTGGCCAACACCTCCCTGGAAGTAACTGCTCTGGCTAACTCGGGTTACACCGGTGCAGTCAGCGTGAACTACAACCGTCTGGCCCTCGACGGCTTCATCGCCGCCGCTGGTATCACCGGCGCGTTGGAGATTCCGGTAGGTGACGCTGTCAAGTTCGCAGACCTGATCGACGAGATCAACACTGCACTCGGCATCAACCTGACCGTCGACGATTACATCGACGGCGACATCGGTGATTGGGAAGGTACTCCCAACGAAACCAAGGTCATCCAGATCCCGGCAGACGCAGACTCCTACGTCTTCCTGGAATCCCTGAGCGTGACCCTGACCGCCGAAGACATCCCATTGTCCGACGTGATCACCGTGACCACCCTGAGCGGTCTGAACTACCCAACCCCTCCGGCTGGCCCGTAAGGCGGTGCGAAAGGACTCGTGGGAGAGTGGCCTGCGGGCCACTCTCTTTTATGCCCTTACCTATCTTATTTCAGCAAGGGCTAATCCTATGTGAATGTTTCCCATCCGGCACACATTCCTTCCCTTCAGATCACGGTTTCAGGAGAGAAAAATGATCCTTGTCCCTGGAAAGGGCAGGGACGTTTTAGTTGATCTCATCAATCAGCAGAATGTCCTTCCCTCCCCGTTGAGCCCGGACGATGTGCTTTTTACCACGCCTAAGTTTGTCCAGGGTCCCCTACCTACCCTGGTCCGTAGTGTCGTTGTGCCGATTCCCGATACGACCTATGAAGGCATGGTCCCCGTTGAGTACGAGCGGATGGACCTTACAAGCGCGTTTGGTGATATCCGTCCCCGTATCAATGGGCTGAGTAACGGAAACCTGCACTCGATGTTGCCGTATATCGGCCAAGAGTTGGGCATCCAATTGGATGTCGACGACTTCGAGCAGGTTGACTACAGCTGGTTGGGCGAAAACGAAGAGGTCAACATCCCCCTCGTCGCCCTGACCACTTCATTGTCCTACATCGGCCAGTTTGTTATTCGCTTTACCCGCCGGCGCCCTCTGTTGTCTGAGGTCGTTGCCGTACGCGATCTGGATGTCATGCTGCATCCGGGTCAAACGCTGGACACGCTGAACAAGCGACCGATCACGTTGTTCACTTACAGTGAAGACTGGTCGGAGCATTACGCCAAAGTTCGCAAGCACCCGTTCTACAACATCGTTAACGACGGGAACGCCATGCGGACACTGATGGCTTCGTTCGGTTACTCGAACTGGCCAGTGGCGTGGAACAATCCCATGTACGACTACAGTACGGCACAAGTACCGGAAGCTAACAAGGACTACGATCGAGTGCTTGTTCAGGTAATCAAGGATATTGCCAACGTGCAAACCATGGATTACTCGGGTATCGCCTACTTCCACTATAACCTCACTTCCTAAAGGGCACGATTATGTCGCTTTATAAACCCTCTTTGGATGTGATGGTGGAATCGATCAACCGGCTGAACAAGCTTGACTTGGTGGCCAGTGAATACATCTTCGAAGCACCTATCGCGATTACTCCGGTAGGGCAGTTCAACACGACGATCGTACTCACTGCCAAAAACCAAGAGACAGCGTACTCCGGTTCCGAGACGTTCCGCTACCATCGCAACCCATTGTCCGACTTGGCTGCGCAAGTGACCCTGATGGTGCCGGTCAAAGAGCCGCAAAGCACCAGCGACATCATCGCGGCCATGAACAAACGCTACGGTACGCTGCTCACGGATAAAGATGTATTGATCCGTGCATTGACCGACGAAGAGAAAGTGCACAACGCCGTGGTTGAGTTGGAGGCATTGCCTACCAGCTTGGCGTGGACTGGCACTGTCTCGGTGGGTACCCGTCCGGGTGGCTACCAGTTGGCGGATTACCTCAAAGTGACCCGTCTCAACGGCCTGCGTTATCCAGCGGCTACTACTACTCGACCGTATGCCCAGATCTATTCGTACTGGCGTGACTTCACGACCTCCTACGAGCAGCTCAAGGACATTGTGGTGGGCGACGCCCCTCTTGAGGTATTGGGCCCTCTGCTCAAAACACAGACGGGGGATGACTGGAAGACCGAAGGTATCAGTCGTTTCAGTTTGGCAGGTGCCACGATCCGCATGGTGGGTATCTGTGCCGACCATCCAACGGAAGCCAATCCCAAATACGATCGCTTCATTAAAGTCGTGTTGGTGGATGCCAACTGCTTGGGCATGACAGGTGAGCTGACGCTTCACTTTAATGAACCCGATCCAGACCTGGCATAGGGGGTGAACCATGGCTAACGCCGAACGGATGTTTGTCGTTCTAAACGACATGTTCACTCCACCCAAGGAGTTCACGGAAAAGCGGCTCTCGTTCTCGGTACCCCAGCCGACCACAGAGCACGACCGTAACACGTTGGTGACCATCTCTGGTATTCCGGGGCGTGGCTACTACGGTGAAGTCGATGTCTACTATGACCGCATGGATCTGGCAGATTACGTGACGTCTTTTGATTTCCGTTCTCTGGAAACCATGACCCGTGAAATGATTGTGCTGGGCCTGTCTAACAAGTTTGGCCTAGACATCAACCCCGAAGACTTCGAAGAGTACACCCCACCTGTGCTGGGTGATGGTGAGGCGATCTCTTCGCGTATCGAGATTGCAGAGACCTCGCTGCAGTGGTTCGGTGGTCTGGACCTTAATCTGTCGTTCGGTCCTTCGTGGCTGGACTCGATGATTGGTACGACCGATCTGGACATCTTCAAACACCCTAACGCCACCAACCGACAATCGAGCCGGATGTGGACCTGGGGTGCGGACTTCTCTGGTATCCAAGACGCATTGAAACCAACTGCCAAAGGCGAGTATTCCGATTGGGCGCTCGTTCAAACAGTGGCTCGTGCCATGGGTATCCCTGACTGGGTTAAAGGCAAGGTTGTGGACAAGGCAACGGCAGAAGTACCAGATGCCAACCCTGCGTTCCAACGTGTCGTTATTCAGTCGACTGTGCAGAGCGGCCTCCTACAAGGCGCCATGTACTTCCACTACAATCCAGCCTAGGTAAAAGCACATGCCAATTCTCACAGGCAGTCCTCTCGAAGAGGCCATCGCGCAGATCAACGCGGATAACCCGACGCTGCCATGGCCCATCAATTCCACCGATTTCATCTTCGGTAAACCGGTTGTTGTGGCCGCTGACAGTTTCGGCCGTAACACCAAACTCAAAATCACGGCCAAGTCGTCCAGTAAGTACCGAGGCGTATTGGAAGTTCTGTATCGTCGCCGTGACCTGACCAGTCTGTTCCGTGGTAACAACATCGCCTTCACACGCTGGCTGAACGACGGTGCCACCATGACCATGGCTCAGGCTATCGGTTACGTCAACCAGTTGTACGGTGTGAACCTGACAGTGTCTGGCATCTCTGGCGCTGCTTGGAGCTACAGCCAGAACGCTACTCCGCGTGTGTGGTCGGCCGTGGCTGACAACTTGGCTTATGTGGGTAGCTTCACCGTTACCTGGAACCGTGGTCTACAGCAGATTGGTATCGACATCCTGACAGTCACTGAATTGGACGGTGGTCAATGGCCAGGCGGTAACGACTTCGTGGCCAAACCAGATCGCAGCCTGCGTCCTGAGTTTGTGTTCGCGGGGCTGGACTTCACCGAGTACGCTCTGGCCCAGGGTTGGACGGCTGGCGGCAGTGTCAACCTCAGTGGTGCTGGCGGCGTGATCGCCGAGATTCAGCGTCAGACCAGTTGGCCGATCGCCATCGGCACCTACAACGCCGACACTGCGCCTTGGAACATGTCCAACGGCACGTTCGCTGGTGTGGCACTGCCGAGCGCTGCTCACCCCGAGGCCAACAAGCCGGGCTTCGCCTACGCGAAGATCCTCACGGTCTCCGACGCCAGCAACCCACGCCTTGCAGGCAAGTGGATTCTGTACTTCAACCTTTAAGAGGAGGCAGCCATGTCTGTTTTCGTAGATTCCAAGCAGGCCCTCTTCAACTATTTGAATGCGGCCAACAGTACCACGCAGTTCACTGCAACCAACCTCGCCTGGTCAGATCCCAAACCGATCGCAGGGACGTGGATGGAAGGTACCACCACCAAGAACACCTACGCCAAGGTAACTCCTAAGCAGGGTGCTGGGTTTGAAGGTAAGACGACCGTCAAGTACGATCGTCTTACTTTGGCAGACTTCGCCAAGTTCCGCCCTACCCGCCCATTGCCGGTATACCAGCCTGCAACCACCCTCGACCTGCTGTCGAACATCCTGTACTACTTCGGCCTTGTGCTGGGTCCGCAGGATATTCTCAGTGAGCCTGTGGTGTTGGATGCGCAGGGTGCTGGTACGGTGACTATCAAAGCCAAGGACACCTCGCCACTGTGGCTGGGTCAATTGTCCTTTGACGTTGTTCAAGGTGGTGCAAACATCGACACCCTGACCACGGTCAAGGCGTTGAATGGTTTGAACTATCCAGTGGCCGACCCGGCGACCCAGACCTCGGCACTGCTGTACACCTACCCGCTCAACCTAACAGGCTACCGGGATCAATTGCTGGCCATGGCTGAAGGCGTACTGTCTTCTGCTAACGCCGACATTTTGGTGACAGCACTCAAGGCACTCGATCAGGGTCCAGGCGCTGCGCTGTGGAATAACTCCGACAGCAGCAACACCTGGTCGCTCAACGGCGCCAATGTGATCTTCTGTGGTCTGAACTCCATGGTCTTTCCCACCAACCAGTCGTACAAGTACGTGATGTGTTTGGAACTGCGTGCTGGTGTAACCACACCAACCGGCCGTTTCTACCTGCACTTCAACGACCCGGATAACCCGAACTCGGCGGACTGACGGCATAGTGGCCGGGTATTCCCCGGCCCCTTCCAACTGGGATGAAGAAGATGGACTTAGACTATCGAAAAACATCTGCCGAATTGGTCTTTGACTTGATCAATCGGGACAATCCTCAGCTGCCGTACAAACTCACGCCAGATAACTGTCGTTTGGGTGTTCCGGCAGCGATCACTGGTCAGGGGATTCGCAACACACAGATCTCTGTGATGCCAAAGGCTGGTTCTGGCTACATGGCCACCACGGTGCTCACCTATCGTCGCATGTCTTCGGACGTCTTGTTCCAACAAGGCGTGCCAATAATTGACGATTACGCCACACCATCAGACATGAACGGCGCTGCCATCAAGGTAGAATCAGCCATGCGCTGGATCAACCAGAAGTACGGCACCAACTTCATTGCCAGCGATGCTGACCGCGCTGTAGTCACCGCTGCATTGGGCACTGCGTACATCTGGGGCTTCCCAGCCACCAACCCGGCTTGGATTGGGTCGTTCCGATGGAACCGCAAGGCCACCAAGAAACCAGTCAGTGAACAGGTTCCTGCCACCACCCCAGCTCTGTTGACATTGGTCAGCGGTGTGGCTCCAGGTGGCAATCCAGATAACTTGGCAGACTTCATGACCTACGGGGCTGACTTCTCCAAGTTCAGTGCACTGCTGCAGACTCTGACCACTCTACGTGTCTTGCCGGCGACTGCTATGGCCAAGGACTTGGTTGGGTACATGAGTCTGGTCTCGGGCCGCAAGCTCAACGCTTATGTTGATGCTGCCACGAAGTTCGGTATGCAAGATGCTCGCTGCATCAAGTATGCCCTACCCAACGTCAACGTGCCTGAGGCAAACTCCACAGACTACAACAACGTGGTGGTGATTACGCCGCCTGCTGCAGGTGGTTGGTTCGTGGGTAAATTCCTGCTTCATTACAAGGTGTAGGTGAACCATGGACTTGAAACAAGGTTCCAAGATCAGCCTGCTCATTCAGTTGCAGGCCATCCACTCTCTGACGTATTCGTCGCCCGACCTCTGGGTGTTCTCTACCCCCAGTGCCTTGGTGAATGATCCAGAAGGGTTTGATACCAAAATCAAACTCACCGCGCAGGGGACCAACCCCACGTACAAGGACTACCGTTCGTTCAAGTACACCCGCGTTGATCTGGCGCATCTGGGCAACAGTGCAGCCCCCGCACCCACCACCGTGCTGACTGGAGCTACTCGTGTTTACGACTGCTTCCCCTACATCCTCAAAACGTGGGGCGTTCTTCTGGACGCCAATGACGTCGAAGATGCAGCACTGGTCGACAACGGTGACGGAACGTTCAAGATCCCCCTGACTGCAAAAGCCACGGGCATCTTCTGGAAAGGTAGCTGTACGCTCAATAGTGGTGGTCTTCCACCAATCTCGGCAGCCATCACCAGCTCTTATTTCGACTGGAGTTAACCATGCAAATTTTGCCCAACTTCTTCCGCGTTGACTTCTCCCCGTTCAAGGACTTCTTGGATGAGCTGGAAGTAGGTCCACTCTCGGACGAACAAATCATGACCCTCTCTGCCGCATTGGGCGAGTACGACCCGACTGATTCCCAAGGTCAGTGGGTGCCGGCTGGCGATGGTCTGACCTCTCTGCAGAATGCCGAAGTCATCTACACCGGTGACAACGACACGATGCTGCCCACCAACCCCTTGTTCAAGCGCGTGGTAGGTATTCGCCTCCAGGATCTGGAAGGTCGGGACAGCCGCCGCCTGTACATGCACTACGGCAACTAAGCCTAGGAGTTCAGCATGCGCATCATTGATTCCTACGGGTTTGCCAAAGCGCCCACCAACATCTTCAACACCAACACTCCCTATGTGGGTCAGGTAGTGGGTAGTCGGATGACCGTTGGTTACACCGACCCCTACGCCTACGCTCCAACGGGATCTACCTTTGGTGTTCGTAAGGGTAACGACCCAGATGCATTGGTTGTCCGCGCTCGAAACCTGTCCAACTACTCCGGTGGTTTATACACCGCGACCGTAGAGGCGCTTCTGGAGAATGCCGAAGTCGGCATTCAGGCCACCAAGACCATGTTGTCCTTCGGGTTCCGTGTGACATTCAACGGTAGCGTTGGATCTACCAGTCTGGTGGCCAGTGCGGGCCTTCGTCTTTCTGACTCCCTGCAGCCCCTGTCGATCGTGTTGGGAACAGACTGGGCAGCTCCTAGCGTGGTAGGAAACAGTCATTACTTCGAGATCACCGTGGATCGCGACACCGGCGAGGTCATCGTCTATCGCGACAACGTTTATCTCAAGACCATGTCTGTTTCCTCAAGGCTTACGGCGGGTGCCTCGTTGGTGGCCTTCTGGATTGGTGTGCGTACCAACCAGGCCGGTGGTTATGCCGAGCAGTATCGTGAAGACGCTTTCAAGGACATTATCCTGTCCGAGATCGCGGCCAACGACATGGTCAAGAAGGTCGGCCCTGTTGTTCTCAAAAACATGCCAGTCAAGGCGGTCAACGCCCCCACCTGGACACCCAACACTGCGGGCAAGACCATTGTCGAATCGTTCAACGACACGCACCTGGCTTTCGGTACCCCAGACGCAGCCCCAACCACCGTCAACGTGACCGACACTGATGCCAATGGTCTGGTGACTTTCGACACCACTGGTATCAGTGATCAGGACAGCGTCAAGGCGATCATGGTGCAGGTAGATGCGTTGGGTTCGAGTGGTACTTCAAACCTGCGTGGGGACCTGCTCAAGAGTGGTGCGTCGGAACAGAACCTGACCGCCTCTTTCCAGCAAACCTTCGACCTTACCCGTAGCAATCTGTTGACCACGGGCTTTGCTCGCCGCATGGCGTTCAAGTCGATTGCCGCCACACCTGCCAAAACAGAGCTTGACAAATACTCCGTCAAGTTGGCAGCCACTTCTTAAGGTGAACGTCGATGGCAACTGTAAAAGTTGATCAGGTCGCGGCCTACGCGATCCTTAAGCAGCCGGATGTGTTGCGGGTGGATCAGGTCGCGGCCTACGCTGTTTTGTCCACCCTCCCCACAGACCCGTTCAAGGTCGAGGTTACCCAGCACATCATTGACTCGATCAACGTGACCCATCAAAAAGGTTTCGTTGCCGCCGATCTGACGCTGGGTGTACCTGTGGCTGAGGTCAAGGACCGTTTCAACACCAAGCTGAATGTGGTGTTCAAACCAAGTTCTGGTTACCGTGGTAACATGGATTTTGCGTACTACCGGTTCCCTGCAAAAGAGATTGTCGTGAATCGGGATCTCGACATCCTCAAGTACGACAAGGTCATGACCACAACCGATCAGGTGGTGACACGTTTCAACACCACCTTCGGCACAGCACTAACCCCCTCTGACTTCAAGTCTGCACCCATCCCCCAAGATGGTCCTTGCACACTGGAAGCCTCTGCCAACTCGATGTACTTCCAACCGGGTACCCAGATCAACGTGGGTTGGATGTGTCCGTCCGATCGTGACTGGGAGTTTGCAGGACTGGCTTGGCCAGCCACCTTGGCGGCGTTGCCAGCGTACTTTGCCAAAGCGGCCTTTGTTGCACAGCTGAATACCGTACTGGGTCGGACTGTGGCAGCAGCGGGTGTGACCTTCGCCAATACTGCATCGCTCAACCCAGGACCTTCCAGTATCCGCGAGATCCAGCGGGACGTGTCCTACCCAAGCGCTGACGGCCAGAGTACCCAGTCGCACAAGGTGTTCTACAATCGTCTGGATCTGGCAGGGATGTCGGCCTTCACATTCCCCACGACCACCAAGGTCTTGGAGGATACAACGATCCATCACATCTTGCCAACCATCCAAGCCATCACAGGCATCCCCTTCACCATCTACGATGTGGAAGATCTCCCTGTGGTCGCTCAGGACAGCCTGACGACGTTTACACTGACGCTGCAGGCAAAGGCCAGCTCTCCGCTCTTTAAGGGCACATACACGCTCACAGTAGGTCGTAAGCCTGCTTTGGCGACGGTCTTTACCTCTCTCAGTCTTGGTTCCGTGTAAGGAGGTACCATGAGTCTCTTAGCTGCTTATTGTTTCGACAACCTACGTTCTATCGGAGGGGCCAGCCTGAAAAGCTTTGGCCTTGTCCCGATGAGTGACGTCGGTGTCTATTACAGCTCGACCAGTTGGGTGCAGAACCCCTGCATTGATGAAGCGGGTTGGATGTGTGCGGTCGAGGGTAACGGTGTTGGTGAATACCGCGGCCAATACCTTCTACCGCTGACGCTCGACAAAACCAAGGTCTACTGGTTCGGCGCTCGTTATCGCAACGTCAACAACGCCGGTTACGCGCTGTTCAGACTAGCGGCCACCGGCCAGCCAGTCAATGACCTGCTATTGAGTAACGGCGCTGCTCTCGGGTTTGTGGGGGGCACCGGTACACCAGAAGCGTTCTTGGAAATTGAGATCGACTTCACCGGCAATAAATTCCGTGTCTACAAGGACGGTGCACTTATTAGTGAATCAGCCCTGACGTCGTTCCCTCAACTGTATTCGGACATCAACAACGGTCGCGAACTTACCTTAGGTGTTCCGTTCAAGAACGCAACCGCATGGACCAACAACGGTGCGGCAAAAGTCAGCCCCGACCAGTTCAAGGTTCGCGACATTTACATCGTGGTGGATGACGGCATTGGCGTCACTAAACGCTTGGGTCCTGTGAACATCAAACGTGCCCCGGTGACAGTCACCGGCGTAGTGGGTGCCAACAAGGATGCTGCCACTGCCCAAACCATCCTCAACCAACCGCTGGTTAACACGGCCTCGGGTGGTGCTTGGTCCAAGGCTGCCGGCACTGTGAAACTGACGGACGCTAACAGCGCTGTCAATTTCAAACTGGACCTCTCCGCAATTCCAGGTAAGGTGTTGGCTGCAGGTGTTCTGGTGGGTGGCCGGCGTAGTGCCGCAGTCATACCACAGGTCGATATCTCGCAGACCGTGGATGGAACCAAGTACACCAACGCCAGTGCGATCAACTTTACCACCACGACTGCTGACGTGGTCAACTGGACACGCCCTCGTGCCGAGTTTGTAGCGGCCAACGTGCCTCTGGCCTCGGTTGACTTCAGCATTACTCTGAAGGACCCTGCATAATGGCCATTACACAACTTGAAAACTTTGCTGGCGTACAGACAGGCATTGAACTGTCTGCCATCGCCACTGCAGCGGGGGCTGGTGCCCTAGGGTTGCCTGGTGCAATTCCTCTGGTCAACGCCGGTGCCAACTGGGGCTCGGGTGGTCAGCCATGGGGTCTCGGTGTAGAGAAGGTGGGGAACAAATATTGGTTGGGTGGTTATACTGGTTACGGTATTGTCAACGTTTTCAACCAGTACGTCATGAACATCGGTAGCCTGGTACCCGCCTCTGCTAACGTGTTCACGATCGGTCTGCGTCTCAAGCGTAAGCTTGGCACACCTACCACCCCCCTGAACTTCCCTGTCTTCAAAACCCTGCGCGGGGCATACTGGATGCAGAACATTCCGGCCAACGTGACGGAGTGGTATTTGGAGCTGGTATTCAACCGCACTGACCGCACGATATCCGCGTACATCGATGGCCGCTTCCAGTGGATCAACACAGTTACTGACACGACCGATAAGGCCGAGTTCGGTGCCAATACCTGGGCATTGGGTTTCCCGATCAGTGGTACCGAAGGTATCTGGATGACCGACATCTACGTTACCGCAGACATCGGCGATGACACACCCAGTGGTCGTCTGGGTCCTCAGGACATCACCGACATTCCAATGCAGGTCGTGTCCAGCACGGATTGGGACATGACTAACCTGGCCAATGTTCAGGCATGGCGTGACTTTGCGACGGACACAGGTAAGTACATCCTGGGTAACGGCGTCAATCCAGTGCTTAAACTGAAACCAGTGGATGGGTACGTCTTGCCAAACGTGGCTAACGTCAGTGGTGTCATGGTGCAAAGTCGTTGTGCCTATGCCCAGGGCAGTCCTTCGGACGTTGTTGCCAAGATTACTCGCGGCACTCACAACGACAGTGTTACCCTGTCCCCCAACTCGGCGGTGGCCCTGACAGGTCCTGCAGTTCGACTGATCAACGGTTCTCGCAACAGCGCTGAATCTGTCCCAGCCACTGCCCTTAACGGGCTAGAGGTTTCCCTTACCGTAGTAGCACGTTAAGGGGAATTCCATGGATACTGATCTGTTTACACTGCAAGGTCTGGTCGTTGAACAGGAGAGGGTCTCCACAGACTTGTTCTCTGTACAGGGCATTGTGATTGAGAAACCCCATCCCGCGGCCAGGGTAGCCAGCGTGCGGACACTGGTGGCCCAGAAATCTGCCCCAGTGATCCGTACTGCCAGTGCTCGGGTGTTGGTCGCTCAGGTGCAGGAAGGCTTTGTTACACTGCCTTACGACATCACGGGGCTGGACAACTTCAAGGTCATGGTGACCCGCAAGATGACCGTAGTGCCCGACTGGAACACACTGATCATTGGTAAGCCTGTTGCGGATCTGAGCGTTGGTCCTGCACGAACCAATGTTCTGCTGTCGCCTTCAGAAACCAGTGCGTACCGCGTTCCAGTGACGGTAATCTACGAACGTCGCTACATGAACGTATTGGCGGCCATGAAGTTGGTACCGGGTAGTTCGCTACCCAACATGACTGCAGTGATTGCAGCCATTCGTGCCAAGGGTATTCTGGTGGTCGATGCTGACTTTGACCTGACCAAATGCCGGGTTACTGCCAACTCCATCTATTTGGTAGCGGGTGCAGAGAGCTACTTCTTTGTACCGGGCAGCATTGCAACCATGGGTGCTGAGCCTACATTGGCCGAAGTGTTTGAGAACAAAAGCCTTAACGGGTTTGAACCAGCATGAGCATAAACCCCCTGCCCCGCAAAGGGCAGGGGGCGTATGTCGCCATTACGACTTAGGCAGGCTCGAAGCCGTCCAGATCGGTGGTGGTGAAGGTGTCAGCCAGGGTAGGCTCTACTTCAGGCGCCCAGGTCAGTTCGATGACCACTTCTTCGCCGACGTACAACGCGGAGTTGGCCTTCGGGGTCAGGGTGATCATGCCTGGAACGGTGTCGTCAGTCGGTGCAGCGTAGTCAGACGCATCAACTTCGCTACCCAGGATGCCAACGGCAGCCAGCACCTTGGCCAGCGAGGCAGCCTGGTCATCGCCTTCAGCAACGCGCACGCTGGTAACTGGGGTGACGTTAACGCCAGCCAGACCCAGACGGGTGTATTTGAAAGTAACGTCGCCAGCACCGTAGCCCTGACCCACAACAGCGGACAGAACGATGGTGGTGTTGCGACCGGCGTCGTCTGGGATAACGACAGGGTTGGCAGCAGTGAACTGAGCGGCGGTCAACGACTTACCAGGGTTGGCGTCGATGATCAGGTCGATCAAGTTTTCCTGTGCCGTTTTGGCCACATTGATTTTCATGGAGCATCTCCTTGGGGTTCACAACGACAGTATGTCGCATAGAATGGACCAGGGCATAAGAGCCAGCCCGAAGGCTGACTCTAACACCGGTGCGATGAGGAAGCACCCCACAGAACACGGGGGAGGGCGGGCAAGGGCGTGACGCCCCAATGTTCTGTAGGCTGCACAACCTGAGTCCCCAAAAGAGGACCAGCACTGTACAACTTGCGGTGGTGAAAAGGACGAAAGCCCACCGCCGCACCCCTCTTGCCAGTCATGACTGGAATCCCAGTTCGCTGACCGACTCCTCAGGGTAAGGATCTAGCCGCAGCAACGCGTCTATATACATAAGGTAACCTCAACACCCTCTTCCTCGAACATGAGGTCGATTAGAGGCTTAACGTCGCTTAATTCCAAGCCACCATTACCGCAGCCTGGGGGAGGTAAGGCCACGTCATCTAAGCTCAGACGGTGGCAGTGACCGAGAAGGTCGGCTAACCCTGTTTCAATCCAACAAACTTGACTGTCTCGTCTCCAGTGGTTTTTGGTGGGGAACAGGATGATGTACCGCCCATCAGCCAGCTGGTAGCAATCTTCATTACTTATCCGACCAACAGTGATCTTGCCACTTCGGCAACGGCGAACATAGTCGATGAACACTTGCGGGTATTTGCGCTTACAAACTTCAGCTACGCCCTTACCCATGATGCCGACACAGTTTACCGTAACCACCAGCGCCTGGGCTGGGGAATCAAAGACGCTTTGGTAAGTGACAGATACAGTCATGATCAGCTTCCTACAAGTCGGCCTAAGTGCGTGATGGTGTCAGTCATCGCGCCTCTAACCGTGGATAGTGTTTTCAAGTACACTATTGCGTCAGCTCCTCCTTCATCAATGATGTTTTTGATATCTCTGTCCAGCTTGCGCAGAATCGAGGGTGCTTGGACAATGTAGTTGTTCAAGACTGACTGGGGAATGTCTGTCGAGAACTTACGGTCTAGTTCACCCCTTTCCTTAGCCACTTGCGCCATGTACAGCGCAGTGCTATGCCGCTCAGAGAGCATAGCTTCGAGGCCCCGATAGTCTGACCAATACTGGGCAACAGAGGGACCCCTGCCATCCAGAATGTAGCGCGACTGAGTCGTTGACTCTATGCGTTTAACCAATGCAGATGTCATGGCCAAACTCCGTACATAAGGGGGATTGTCAGGGTACTACATAGATTAACTCTGGGTGAACGTACATCAAATGGCCACCACGACACAAAAAAAAAGACAGCATAGACCCCCCCGCCCCGAAAGGCAGGAGGGAGAATTATGCCGGCACCAAGACCGGCTTAGGCTTTCGGTTGAGGTGGTTCTTCCAATAATCCTTTCTAACCCTACCTCGACCGGGTTGATAAGGTTGCCTGATCTCAATGTCGGTGCCCAACACATCTTGCTCAAATCGATGACGATCACCACCTACATGGGTAATGCGCAGTCGCTTGAACAGTCGTTCGACATTGTGATCTTTGATGAGGATCAGTTCCCCTTCAGCGGCTAGATACCACACTTGATGTCGATCACTCTCTAGGGAGTCGACCATCTGCGGACTGAAATGAAAACACGGTAGCTTCAAACGCATGCCCTCCTCTTCGGTATCGATGTCCTTGCGGTCAACGAGATAGAGGTGTGTGCTGGAATCTAGGTGTATTGAAACAAAAAATAAACTGGACAGACAACCCACCGACTCCCAGCGTTTGAGAGTCAGTGAGCGTCCGTTCCAGACAAGGCCGTAATGTTGCGCGATGATGGAGGACGCATGTTCGATGTGCTTTTTCATACGTCCTCCTTATCGGGTTAGTGGATGAGTTTATTCTCAGCCTGATAGGCCAAGGCTTGATCGCGGGTAATGACTGCAGACAACTGATGCCCATCACAGGCAATGGCCACACGGGATGCCTCTACTTCAAAGCCAACCAGAAAGCCATGGCTCTCCAGATTGCTGAGGACCGGTGTGGATTCCTCTTTGGGTGCACAGTGCAACAGGACAGCCAACTCGTGCAGCAGGCGAGTATGTGCATCGCCTACGTCACCTTGTTGAATGGCATCTTGTTGCCAGGCACGTGCAGAGCCCAGCAAACCGTAAGCCATCACTGTGCCGTCTACAACAGTGCGTTCAGTGGTGTGGAGTTTCGTTTCCATTACATTTTCACGGATCGACTTCATCACTTGTCCTCCCTAGGACGTGGGGATTACGCCGCCTTAAGATTTAGGCGACCTGTGGCTCTTGACGGCCAAACATCTTTTGCAGTACGCGCACCTTGCGCTGAACCCAAGTTTCTGGGGGTGGTGTTTTACCCAGGCGAGCAGCCGCTACAGCGCGCTCGCGTTCAGTACGGAAGATGTAGGGCAGTGGGTAGAACATCATCCGACCACCGCCAGATACATCGTGGGCAACCAGTAGCGGACCTACCAGGTCAGCGTACTCGGCACCGTTCTCCAGAACATATTTGACTTTGGCAACCCACTTGGGGTCATCGTCCACAGCCAGATGACGCTGAGCGGAGCGCTCGTCAGGGTTGCGGATGTAAAGAACTGCGGAGTTGTTGCTAGCCATGATTAACCTCCTTTGGTCTCATGGATGGTGGAAAACTTGGCGAGACGGTGGCCGATATTATCTTTGCCCCATGCGCCGATTATGCCTTCGAGTTGGTCATCTGGAAGATAGCAGTGACCAAACAATCCTTCGATGGCAGGGGTGGAGTACAACAGAGCGTGACGCTTATCGCGATCAACCTCCATGACCACCACATTGCCGAAAGGGGTGCCGATGACCAACAGACGGTTGTCGGCAGGAGCGCGGGTAGCAATTACACCACCCACTTCCAGTTCAGGGATTTCCGCATTGACCAGAGCTTTGAAGCCCTCGCTGCGGGTGAACCACTCGTCTTTGAATTCCATGTGACGGGTGGAAGAAGAAGTGGTTACAACGTCAAACAGATCCATGGTATCTCTCCAGCTGGTAGGTTATCAGAGTGCAACGATCTGTGCACGGGCGCCTTTGAAAGTGAGCATCTCTTGGCCCAGCGGATTTACGCGGTGACCGGTGATGACTTCTTCAGCGTTGGCTTTGGCAGCCGGAGAACTTTGCATGGCCGACGAATTGGAAACGACCACACCACCTACAACCATACCGAAAACGAGAATAGCGATACCTTTAACAGAAACCATGATGTCCTCCTTAGGACTTGGGAATAATTAACGTTTGAACAGGTTAGAGAAGAAACGACCAACGCGGTCTTTGAGATCTGCCCACTTCCAACCCATGCGAGTCCAGAAGCTGAACTTGGCAGGCTGGTAACCAGGCATTTGCATCTTGCGATTGAAGTATTCCGAATCGCTCAGCGGGGTCTGGCTGCTCAGTATGGACTTTGCAGCACTGCGCAGTTCTGGGTCAGCCCAGGCATCGATGGTTGCCAACACCTCAGGATTGATTGACATCCCAAGAGGGTAGTTAGGGTTCATCTCAGACTCGCCGTGAATACGAATCGGGGATTGGCGTGGGGCGCGGTCCAAACTGATCTGAATATCAGAGCGATCTGGGAGCGCCTCCATCATTTCACCAACAGTGACCTCACGGAACTTGCGAGCATCCCGACCACCTTCTGGCAGCGGCAGACTCTCTGGCAGATCCGCAATTGGATTGCGGTAGTACCCACCATGAATGTCTCGCACATTGGGGAATGAGTTGGTGGCTTCAAGGATCTGACGTTTGGTCGTTTCACTGACCTCACCCATTGAAGATGCCTTATCCCAGAGAAAGAGACGATTACGACGAGTTTCCTCATCCATCCCTTCATCCCAACCTGGACCATCCCAAGGGCCTACCAGCCGACGCTGGATAGCATCTTGGGTGATCACCAACTCAGGATTGATAAGACCATCGCTGTACCCCACAGCGCTCTGCATCTCGTTACCCATGACGACCACATCCACACCCTTAGTGGCGGCTGGAGCGCTCTTGAGGGCAGAGACAGTGCGCATGGTTTGCGCCAATTCCTCAGCACCCACCATGATGTCCAGCACGCCGATAAAGTTGCAACCACCCTGCAACGCGATTGGGGACAAGAACAGATCACCTTCTGCATTCAGTTGCAGAGGTTTGTAGTTCATGCGACCAGTGAATGGGTTAGCAGCCGGGCAGATGTACTCCCGATCGTTCTGGGTGAGAATGACGACCTGTTTGCAGATCGTGATCTCGCCATCGATGTAGTGACCCATTCGCATTTGCAACAACAACACCAGATTGCGGTTTTCTGGAGTCAGGTTTTTGATCAGGTCACGGGAAGCTTTAGACATGTTGTCCTCCTAAGGACTTGGGGATAGGATGATTATTTATCATCGTTTTTGATTGGGGTGACTTTGAGGGCATGGCCAGGTGGCAGTCCACGATGCAGGTCAGGATGACGTTCGCGGAACGCCTTCTCAAAACCTGTGGCCTCGTCTGCAGGACTGAGCTTCATGTCCTCCAGCTTAAGATCCACGTGACGTTTGAACATTTCCTGACGAGCAGGAGATGCAGGTCGGTCCAAGTGAATCGAAGACAGAGCCGTCTGCACCGCGTCTGAAGGCACCATGCGACCATGCACCTTGGTGTAGCTCTTGCCGTCTGGCGTGATGTAGCTTTCACCCTCTGCCAGTTTGGAGATGTCCACCTCTACAAACACAGGTCGTGGCTTGGCTTCCGATGGATCAATGCCCAACAACTCAAAGTCGCTTGGCGCAATGTCGGCAAAGTCCACGTTCTGACCTAGCTGCCGCGCTGGCAGTTTGTCTAGCAGATCGGTGGCATGCTTCTCACTTGGTCGAGGCGGGTTGATGTCGCTCATGCCGTCGCCTGGGTATTCGAACCACAGCGATCCATGACCATCGCTGGTGACGCCACCATTGGAAGCCAACCACTGATCGCGAGTCTCGTAGGGGTAGTACCCAGCCTCACGAGTCAGGTAATCTTTGACCACCTTGGCATCGTGAGCTTTACCTTCAGGAGTGCCATCCAGCGCCAGCACAATCTCACCCCGAGCCATTGCCAGCATCAGGCGATTGGTGACCCTGTCTTCAAATGACAGGTCAGGCTTCTGCATCTCTGGCATCCGGCGGACGTTGTCCAGATTCAGCAGAGGCTCTTCCGCAGGCTCTGGGTCCAGCAGCTCCACCTTTGGAGTAGGGCCGCCGTACATGTTCAGTGGTACGGCACCATCCAGTTTGATCACATGGGTGGTCTCACGCATTTCGAGCACTTGCTTAACTGCTTTCTCGAAACCCTCCTCACTCATGGCACCGCACTCATTGCGAACCCAGGCTTTGGCCGATTCGATGTCGGCAGCCGAGTATTTCTTTTCCAGGTCTTTCATTGCAGTCCTCCTTAGGACTTGGGGATTATGACTTTTATGCACACTCCCAATGAATGTGCATAAGAGCGGGCCCTCTTGCGAAGGCCCTATGGATCATACAGCAGCTGGTGTATCTTTGACGGCGTCAGCAGCGTTGGCCGCAGCTTCGGCTTGGGATACCAGCGGTTCGTCTACCACCACCACATACAGCGGAGGTGGGGTGTATTCCAGACCAGCGAGTTCTTCTTCGCGAGTCAGGAACATCGACAGGCTGCCGGTGTAGGTCAGTGATTTGGTTTCAAACCACTTGAGACCCACGCTGGTGGCCATGCCGATGGACTTCTGGGTGACGCACAGTTTGCCTTCCTTCAGACGGATGGGGTTCAACTCGAACTCCAGGTCGTTGTAGCAAGGGCAGACGAACTGCGTGGCATTGTCGCTGTAGCAGAGCACGACGCCGAGCAGCTGGTGCTTCTTGTTGCTGGCACCTTCCTTGTCGAGACGGACCATGTAATCTTCGGCACGCAGTGCTTCGATAATGGTGTCCACGTGGTCATTGAAAACTGCTTTGTCTTGAGCGTGGTTGGACATACTGAACATGACGACTACCTCGAAGTTGGGGGATTAGTTAGCAACAACAGAAGCGATGTACCGGGCTTCAGCTCGGTCGAAGTGTTTCCACACGATCGCCGAAGTTACAACACCTACGACCAGCACGAACCACCAGCCCAAAATGAACAAGGCCAACAGCGCCGCACCGTTTACCAACATCATGATTGCGTTGAAGTGCTTGGCCCACGAGTAGCTGTAGACTCGGGCCAGATTGTTGATGTACTCATCTTCCTTTTTGGGATTGCTCGCAAAGTGGAAGAACTGCCAGATGAAGTACACCACCGAGAGAACGGTCAAGACGTTGGTCGGCAATTGACCCACGATCCGGTACGCCAGCATGAACAAGAAGGTCATGATGGCAAAGCACACTGCTACGAGGAAACCACCGGTCAGCAGGGATTTAGGGGAGTAGTCTTTGAAAGCCATTTTTAGATCTCCTTAGATCTTGGGGATTAAACGCGGTACTCGATTGGCCGAGCACGCTCACGTTTTAAACGAGTAGATTTCTTTTCCGACATATCCGGTTTGATGATCTTCTGACCGGAGTTCTTCTTGCGCCGATCCACGAGCATTCGCCAGTGTTGACGGTTAGTTCGCATGACCGATTTGTCATCATCAGCATCCAGCATCTGTGTATTGATGATAACACCATAAGCCCACAGGTTCTCGATGAAGCCTTCCTCATCTGAACACATATGGGCTAGGTTGTAGGCATGGTAGCCCAGCGCCCTGGCCACCAGGTTAAAGCATTCAGACAAACTGACTTTAATCCCAGCAGCTTTGGTAAGGACCCGTATCTTGAACCCAAACTCTTTGGCTTGGGTCCGAGTGAGTCCGGTGGTACAAGCGATGCCCAGGAGGATGTCCATGACCAGATCGTCTCGCAAGACGTAGTCATCATCCTTCTGGAACCCACGGATGTTGTTGGCCAGCATGAAAGCTGCGGCATGTTCACCAAGAGTCTTGACGACATGCCGAGCAGTCAACTGCTTACCATCCGGTTGTGGAGGTAGGACAGTTACTTGCATTTACTTCATCCATTCCATGTCGGCCAGGATTTCAACAGTAGGCTTCCAGTTGAGACCTACGTCAGCGAACTGTTTGTCAGTCCACTCACCCTTACCAACCGAGTACGGGAAGTTGTCCTTGTACAAGTAGACGCGGCAGCGGAAGCCGTTCTCCTCGTACTTGCACCACTCGATCTTGCCCAGCAGCCAAGTGTTCAGCTCGTCCCGGTTAGCGAACTCAGCCACAGAGTCCTCCTGATCCCAACCGCATGGCCAGGTCTTCTGGGCGTACTCCACCTTGAACATGCCTTCTTTCGACTGCTCTCCAGCGGACTGAAGAGCTGCCTCAGGAATGACAACTACAGGTGTCAGAGGATCGCCTAACTGCCAGTCCTTATCGACCTCCTCACCGAACTCCCAGTTCTGTACCGAGTGCTCCATCAGCCACTTCACATCCTCATCGGCGGTGAAGTCCTTGAGAGCCTCCTGTACTTCTGCTGCGCCGAGGTTGGCCTTACGCAGCACCCGAGCCATGGCGATCATGCCATCGATCAACCCGATGGTGATACCGTCTGGAGAACGGCAATCGGTTTTGCTGATGGTCATGACACCCAGACCTTCGAAGTCATCGTAGGTCTCCATCAGATCCGATAGCTTGGCGACAGCATCGATCTTGAGAACCCCCAGATCAAAGGTCATGAAGTCCAAGCCAAGCTTGGCAGCCCGCTCACCAACCTTCTCGTACTCACGATTACCAGCGTCCTCCAGCAGGTGCTTCCAGTTGTTGCCAGCCGTGGAGATGCCATACATCAGGCCATCCTTACGACCAGCGTAAAGGAAGTTGCGACCTTCGTATTGGAAGATCAGGGCACCGTCAACACCTTCGATGAAAGTAATGTTCGCTTGTTTCATGGCATGTCCTCCTTAGGACGTGGGAATAGTTAGAACAACGATCATTATTGACTGTCATTCATGTTGGTAATCTAGGTTTGAAATCTCTTTAAATCAGGTTCTATCGTATAGTCCGTTAATCCCCTAGGGAACCCATCATGTCATACCAACTGTTAAGTACCTACGGGTTCGACCAAGAGTTCGACAGAGCCCACCATAACAACCCAGCCCCGCTCATGGCATTGGAGGCATTGGGTGCCACAGGTGACGCTATCAAACAGGTCTACGATGATCTGTGCGTTGACCTTGTAGTGGACAAGTATCTGGTGGACCGCATCCGTCGTTACAAGTCTGGCTTCATTAACAAGAACGAAGACCACATTGCATTCTTCGGTGGCAACCTGCTCGGTGTGGAAATCGTACGGCACACCAAGATGGACCGTGACGTGTTCTTTGAGGACGTGTTGGGTATCGATGAACACGATGCTCGCCAACTCATCGTCAAGACGCCACTGATTCAGTCTGACTTTGCTCGTCTGTCTGATCCGTACAACACCGCTGCGCTGTATTTGCTGCACCGCCTTCATACCTCCAGCAAGATCCCGCTCAAGGATAAAGACCAAGCGAAGATCGACGTGTTCTACATGCTGCAGGTAAAGCTGTTCACCTCGCTCCTGTCCCACTGGTATGACAAGCCAGCCTCCATCGAGGAAGCCAAGGCCACCTATGCCTCGCTCGACCTCAAGTGGGGTATCAAGCAGGCGGGTAGCTGGGGCGCATGGTTCACAACCCGTGCTGAGAACTTCTTGGCACCCAACGGTATTCACGCCCGTGTGGTAACGCACTACGCACCCGACAGTCGTGTGACCTACGCGGTGACTGAACCACAAGACCGTTTGCGTGAAGTGGTCAAGAAGATTTTCCAGGTCCACATGGACATTCGTCGTAACGGTGGGCGTATTCGTACCACAACCTCGACGTTGGTGATTGACGGTGAGCTGATGCTCAAATCCAATACTGACGGTAACAAACGCTACGTTACCTACATCCAGTCGGTGATGAATGATGCCAACACCTTTATCCGTGATGAGGTGGTGACCATTGTTCGTGAGATGGTCAGTACGGTGTCTGAGAACCTCTTCTGGGATCTTTTGAAGTGGGTCTGCGAGGCACACAAGGGACGCACCAAAGTCCCCACCAACGAGCTGTCCGAAGAGCTGGTCCTACACGCCATCGAGTACATCCAGCAGAACCGCATCGACATCAAGTCGGTGGACAACCTCGCTGGTCTCGTCAGCAAACTCAAAGACCTCTACGGCGCATCCCGTATGAAGGATCAAGGCTTGATCAAAGCGCGTGACTATGCTGAAGAGATTGTTCGCAAGTCCAAGCTGTCCAAGTCTGATTCACAGATCGCCTCCCTGCGCACTGCCCTCGAACTCTACATCGTGGTCCGTGCCCTTACCATGAACTACTACAAGTAAAGGACCATTATGATCATTCCCGGACTGACAGACGTGGACTTGTCGGCAATGGCCAACATGTCTATCGAGGAATTGAACGATCTGGAAACCCTGGCCAATGAACGGGCTAAGGAATTCCAGATGCAGCTAGAGGCCATCCAAGGGATTGGCGGTGTGTCGAAAGAACATGCCAGCCAGTTCAAGGCCGTTCTCCCACCACAGATCGTCATGGAGTCGTTCACTACCCAAGTGACCCACACCAACTATCAGGTGGCCGTAGAGTCGCTGACAGTGGCCACGGGTCTCATCCAAGCGGTGTGTGAATCTCTGCAGGGTCTCAAGGCTCGCATGGGTGAAGCTGATCCACAGATCACCGAAGACGATCATGCTCCAGTGAAGTTGGCCATCGAAGCCATTCGTAACGCCTAACGGCATAGCCCCCTCCCCGTGATGGGGAGGGGGCGTATGTCAGCAGGTCATGGAAGGTGGTGTGTAACCTTGTCCACGGTTCTGCATCCAGCCGAAGCCTGGTTGCATGGTTGGACTACCCATCCGGCGATTACGCAGGCGCTCACGGCGCCGCACAGTGGCAGCGTCGATAAGTTCCTGAATACTCTCGGCCGATTCCCCGATATCCACGGTAATGGACATGAGGTGACGGATCTCGTGTTCGTAACGAATGGCTTCCACATCCGACTCGGCATCGTTGAGTGCACTGAACAAAGTGTCCAGTTGATCGCGGATTTTGCGAGCACGATCCTGACGAATCATGTCCTGCACCGAGATGGTGTCTTTGCCTTTGATGACTTCGGTACGAATGTCCGACTTCTGGATGCCATAGTGCGAAAGGTTCTTCGCATGGAGCAACATCCATTGGGCCATGAGATACGCAATGATGGAGTCGTCGTGACCGCCAGTCTGGTGGTCGATTCGACCGTTCTTGACCACAAGGCTTCTGAACTCGCCAGACAGCTTCTTGTCTTGGATCTTGCCAGCGGCATCATCCAGCGCACTGTTGAGTACGTTGACGTAGAGCTGAGTACGAGAATCGCCTGTGGTGTTGAACCCGAAGTGTTGCTTGTGGGTTTCGAACATACGACGACGCAGCATGGAGTTGCCGGTGTTGACAAACTCTTCCGAGTAGCGCTCGCGGTTGTCGACGATGTGGTTGAAGATCCGACGGAACGGGTCCACACCAGCCGCATCCAGAATCTGAATGAGACCATCGACGATCGATTGCGCCGACGACTTGCGCTCTGGGATGAGCGTAACCGTTGGGTAGGACAACATGAAAGCACCCAAGAAACTGATCCAGCGGTAGATGTTGGTGCGGTTGAACACACCCGACGCCACCACAGCCAGAGACCGGGTATCGATAATGATCATGGCAATACCATCTCGACCGATCGCATCGGAGGTATCGAGACCCATGATGAATCGACGCTGGGTCATGAACTCCTGGATCTTCTCTTTCGGGACGTACCAGTTGACCATGTACCCTTCTTTGGACAGCTCCACCCAATCTGGCTCACGCTCAGACTTGGTAATGCGTTCCAACGTTTTGGCATCGATAGGGTTACTACCGGTACCGTTGGTCCAGCGGTTCATGTAGTCGCGTTCTGCGATCTCGCCGTACGCTTTGTTTCGTGCCATGGTTTCCCACAGCCATTCGTCGGTGTAACCCAACTGGCGGTGAGACATGGTGACGTTCATCAGCGGTACGTCGCCGGTGCAGTTGTCCATGATCATCTGTTCAAGGGCAGCTTGCGAGCCAGCATCCATGTAACGTTCGTTCCACGTTGCAGCACCCTGCAGCATGTCGTAAACGAAACGACCATCGCGGCTGTCGATCTTACCAGCGGTGGTTGTGTACAGCACACCGTACGGTGCACCCAGGCGTCTGGCGTTCTCACGGGCCCGAGTAGAGGAACCCATCGCCGACGGTAGGGTAATGCCAATGTGGTTGATGAAGGGGGCTTCGTCGAACTGCAGGATCGGAGAGGTAGCACCCCGACCTACTTTCTCAGCGTCCGTTGCAGAGGCACGTGGTACCTTTGCGATGTAGCGCATCTTGCGCGCTTCATAACCAATCTCTTCCGTGTTGTCTGGGTCACCCTTGGAGTGAAGCACCAGCCACTGCGGTATGCCGTCGCGCATTGCCTTGAGTCGAAGGATGTTGTCCGTTCGAAGCTTGGCGTCTTTTGTGATTAGCTGTATGTCGACGTTATAACAGCCAAAGTAAATCAACCACAACATCAAACAGTCAGCCCCCACCGACTTACCGGTCTGACGAGGCTGAATGAGGAACATGTCGATGTGGTTAAGGAAGAGCCACATCAAAGCCATGTTGCCACGGTTGGCGATGTACGGAATCATGTCACCCGCTTTAATACGGATAACTTCCCGGATGAAGTACCACGGGTTTTCCATGCACTCCCGCCAGATCTTCACCTTGGTCTGTTCATCCAAGTTCTTATCGTGCGGGTCTACGCCTTGCAATTCTGGGTGTAACAAGGCCAAACAGAAGTAGGCGTTCTTAACGCCCATCTTTCGAAGCAGTGCCACATAACGCACAAAGCTCTTGTTACTTGTGTGCACGTCATAAATGGCACCGGGGTACTGGTCAATATCCCCGTCATGTAAAATCATAATCGTCGCTCCTAATACCCGCCCCTCCTTTCGGAGGAGCGGGCAGTTCTATCAGTCAATCTGGAACATTGGAACGGCGCTAACGCCCAGCAGATGATCCCCGTTGCCATCGCGCATGATCCATTCAAAACGGACCTGCTCGCCTGGCGCAGGTAAGACATTCATCAGAAGCTTGGTCTTCCAGTTGTCAGTGGAGAACTCCTTACTGACCCCTGCGATCACAAGGTTGAAGTGAGTCGGCGCTGGGGCACGCAGCTCACTGGTCGGGTTGTAGATCGGGCGAGTATTGAAGAACATCTTGTCCAGCCAGTCTTCTTTACTGCCCGCATTCATCGACACGTCCATCAACCAGGTACCAGCCGAACGGTAATCGCCCTTCACCTGCAATTTGATGCCGAACACCGTGTTGTCGGTTGGTTCGTAGTTGACCGTGTAGCTGGTTTCATCACCAGCCGAAGCCGGCGCAAACAGAGTGACCCCTGTAGGCTGCACGTACTTCCACGATTTGAACGAACCATCAACCAGGCTCATGTCCACGGTCAGAACGAGGTTCTGCAATTGACCGTAGGCAAGCGGGTTGAACGACGGAGACGCGGGGCTGTAACGCACCTTGTCAGTGATGTCATAGAGGTGATCACGACGCAAGGTCGAGAGGAAATACCTCATACGATAACCATTGGCGTCATCCACCCATTGCGGGCAGGCCCAAATGCGGCAGGCGTAAGGCTTCTCGAACGGCACGGACTCGATGGAATACGGCACGGACTTGTGAGGGAATTCACCCACCTGCGCACCGTACAGATACTCTTCAGCATCCAGGCGGTACATCAGAACCACACGACCACGCACACCATCAGAGTTGGCAATGTAGCGATTGGAGTACAGCCCGTGGATCGCCATCTTGGTGCCATCAATCGGCAGCTCTTTAACAGAACCATCCGAGTAGATGACCTCACCCATGGCCAGGATTGACTCCAGCGTCATGTTCCGCGGAACAGCGATAACGGTGTCATTGCCTTCGAGCAGGAACTGTGTCTTCAGACGGATGTCTTTGACGTAACGACGCGAGGTATCAACCTGAGCCGAGAAGCTGGTGTTGTAGACGGTGATTGCCCGTTGCTGAACAATGTTGCCCTGATCGTCGTAAGCAACAACCGTGATGATCTCGTTGTCGACAACATCCACAGTCAAGAAGCCTGTCTCGACAATCTTCACTGCCGAGTCAATCGCTTCCACCAAACCAGCCGACGGCAGCTTAGCGGTTGCAACTTGTTTGAGCGGGATGTTCTCGCCGATCAGTTCATTGCTCTGATCGTACATGGCCGAGATGACCTGACCCGTTGCACCGGTGTTGGTACCGCGGAAGATCTTCACGTAACGGGCCATGGTGCCCAAGAAGTAGAACTGACGGTCCACCGAGATCGACGCAGGCTTGATGCTCTTGTCGACGTAGGCACGGAACGCTTCGACCGGAGTACCCGGCCCGCTGGACAGGATGATGTCTTCCACGCCAACAGGTGGTGTGTAAGGCGTTTCATGCATCAGCTCAAGGGTAGACTTACCCGTGGTGTAATCGACGTCAGAGCAGCGATACACGAAGTAGCTGTTGCTACCCCACTGCATGATCTCATCGTCGATGTTGGGCACGATCAGACCACCCGCACCACCGGGCACGAAGATCTGCGTGATGTTCCACGACTGCCACGGCCGGTTACGGTCGATCTGCATCGATGGATTGGTATTGATAGTAGACATGCGCATACTCTCGTGAAGGGTGAGGCCCTTATGCAGGGCCTATCGGGATCGGAACCCAGTTGGAGTCAATACCCACCCACCGGCTGATGTCAACCTGCCCCGGCATCCAGAGCTTAGCTGCCATCTCCAACAGGTAGAAGTGGTAGACCCCCAAGGTGATCATCTGGTAGCTGTCGTGCACATGGATTTCCACGTAGTCAGTCGGCAGATCCAAACGGGTCGGATCGTAGTCGAGCAAGTACATGTAGTCCTTGAGCTTGTCACGCACCTGAGCATTGGTCAGCGGTACTTCGCCATTGTCGATCACGAGATACCCATGTTGCAGGTCACGGATCACTTTGGCCAGGAACGGGCTGAACAGGTCGTATTTGGCTGGGATCGGGTTGTAGTTCTCCTCGACCGGGTCCTTGATGAACTGGGTCATGTAGTCTTCAACCTGACGGTCACGCGCCAGAGCAGCCTCTCGCAATGGGTAAGTACCACCCACAGTGAAAGTACCAATCGGTACGATAACCTCTTCCACGGCATACGGATCGCCGTTGACAATCCCACCTACCGACAACTCGTGCCCGTCCTCAGGGTACGTGACTTCTTCATCGCGCTTAACCCGACCACGAACCACAATACGCTGAACCTTGTCGGCCCGCACGTTGTAGCGGTTATTGCGAGACAGCTGGCCGTATTGCACAAAGCCCACGTCCAAAGGCAGCTGACGATAGAACTTGCCACTGGCGTCCACCATCGGCAGCCCAGTGCAACGAATGGTCACGAGCTGAGTGTCTGCCAGGCGCAGGAACTCTTTATTGCAGATCACCACCTGAGGCCACTTGACCACGTAGTCGATACCCTCGATCAAAGGACGACGATTGAGCCAGAGGTCCAGCTTGCCGTAAGGAACAGCTTCCACGCGGTTGGCAGGTTCGTACTCGTTCGCTTCCTCAGACTGCACACTGAAGATCATCAGACCATCGCGTGCATCGAGTTCAATGTCGTAGGCCAGGAAGTTCTGGTTGTTACGGGTTACGCAGAGCCACTGAGTACCGTTGAGGTTCCAGCGAATCTCCCCATCCCGAATGACGTAGTCCTTATCCAGAATGGCAGGTTCCCACTCACCCGTGATCTCCCCATTCCAGATCTGCACCTTCATGCAGAAGTAATCCCAGTCAGGATTGACCGCAATAGGACCCACACCGAACACCGTGGACAGGTTTGGCCCACCCATCCCCACACGACCTTCTACAAAGGCCGCTGCTGCGTTACGGCAGCTGTAGTGGATTGTCCCGTACGTTTGGTAGTAGCCAAGCAACAAGCCGTTTGCATCGTACTCGTAGACCGTTGCCTCACGCTGCAGGCCAGCAGGCAGGATCACCACCTTGTTGCCGTTCTGGTTGACAGTCGGCAGGGGACTGGGCGCAACCAACTTACTGATGGCGTTGTAGCCGTAAGCCTCTTGCACCTGAGCCACCGTGAACGCTCCCGCATAGTCGCTCATGAGGAAAGCGTAGCGACCAGCTTCCAACACATCAGCACGCCAGAAGGGCAGGTTCGAGTCCATCCCCAACAAGGCACGACGACGCTGAGGAGCGGGCAAACGATACAACTCATTGATACGAGCCGCTTCATTGCTCAAGGGGCGCGAATAACCCGACCGACGAACATAGATGCGTACCGTCCATTTGGATGGATCGCTGAAGTCTGTGCCAGACTGAGAGTAGCCCAACACAAACGGAACAGGGATCGACCAATCCTGGTGGGTCACCTGACGAACAGCCCGACGAGTGTTCTGGTTAAAGTAACGCCCCTCAAAGCGCCCTGTGTCCACAGGACGAGTTAGCCATACGTCGATGTCATCTTTGTACTGAATCTCCTTGAGCACGTCTGTGGCGCGGTGCAGGAGGTACTTACGCAGCCCGTCGAGCGTGGAGTCGAAGGTATCCAATGCACTGACCTGATAAGTCAGCACTTCGGACATGGAAGCATCGAGGACAATCTCTGCCCAGTCACCCGGCTTAAACCGAGCAGCCGTGTAGAACTTGCCGTCGAAGTCATCCACTAGGCGACCGTTATAGATGCAGGTCACCTGACCAAAGCCAAGGGCCTTCAACTGCTTGACACGGTTCTGCATGACCATGAGGTCGTTGCGCACTTTGCAGCGCTGACCCTCGATCAAAACATCGCCACCGCTACCGGGAGCACGCAGCCCACCCAAATTGGCCCAGTCATTGTCTGGGTTCTCGATGTAGGTGCTGTTTTCGATACGGGGATAACCATCACTACGAGGGGACTCGAAGAAAGCGTTCGAGTAGAACCGCAGGTAGAGTTGGTTGTTCAACAGGTCGTAGCGATCGCCTTGGTCAACAATGGCAATCAGCAGGTTACGGTTGGGGAGTACCACGAACCACGTTTCAAAGCGCGGTAGGTTGTCGCCCATCTTGTCGTAAACTTGAATGATCATGCCCTGCACATTCATGTGGTCAGTGGCTTTCGCCCAATGACCAGCGCGAGGGAACAACCCGATCAGGCCAGGGTGCAAGTTACCGATCTGGAAGACATGGAACTTGACATCCGACAAAGGCATCGTGATGTCCTGACCCATTTCTACACGCAGAGAACCCCGCACCCCGAGATGGTCGGAAATGCGGTACGGGGCGATAACCGTCTGGAAGTCCTGGTCGGGCGTGCACCAGACATTCTGCCGGGCATGCTCAACGAGGTACTCACTAGGCATTGATAATCTCCGCTTGAATGGTGCGCATCGTTTTGCGGAATTGTTCCGCCTTCTGACGAACACTGTTGACGTTCTTCAGACGCTTGGCCATTTCGCCACGGCTGTAAGAACCATCGCCCAGCGCATTGAACAGCAGTGCGCAGAAGGTCGGTGCATGCTCGTAAGCCACACCCACAGTTTCAGCCGAGTTGATGCCGAACCACAGGCCACCCGAGGAGTTGATGATCAGTCCGGGTACCAGAGACTTGGTACGATCGGTGTCGTCAACACGCTTGATGTTCTCGCACAGCGATTCCATGGTGTCGCCGTACTCGCACTTGTCGAGGGCTGCTTCAACCACATCCATCGGCAGACGCAGGTCACGCATGATGTTCTGCATCAACAGTGGCAGGTCTTGATCGCCATAGCCTTTATCGAGCGCATGGGTAATGTTGTAGTAGTGTGCAGCAGCCACTACCGTCACATACGCCTTGAGCCGTGGGTCGATACCAAAGCGCTGGCTAACCATACCAGCGATCAGGTTCGCAAACGCTGTCGAGGCTACGGGGTGGTAGAACGCAGTCATGTTCTCTTCACGCACCGCGTGCAGAGTCAGGGCAGCGCGCAGTTCCAGCAAGTCGAGCTGTTCTTTGACGAACGGGCTGGAGCCTTTGTACTGGCGGCAATCGATTGCAATGCGCTTGCCTTTATTACCCGGCGTTTCGAAAACGATTGGCTGGGTGAAAGACGGCACTTCGCTATGTTCATCCATGATGCGAAAGATCAACCCGTAAGGACTGTCGGCCAGGGCTGCCTGGATGACCCCGCTGCGGATCTTGTCCGAAAGGTACGGACGGGTGAGAGTTGTTTCATAGGGGTCAATGATCATGCTGGCCTCGGCGCGTTGTGTATATGAAAGATCGGTTGAAAGCTAAGCTATTATCTTATGGCTAAGTCAAATTGGCCTATCGCAAGGCCTGCCTCTTCCGAGGGGGACCATGGCCCTAAGGGAGCGTTGACCGGTAGGCGACCTCTTTGCAAAGAACGAACACCTTCCTTTAAAGGAGTAACACCCGATGGCCACAGTTAAAAATGGGGCCCCGCGTTTCCTCTTCGATGGTTTCGACGATGTCAGTGGCCAACAACTGCCAGTCGAGCCGTTGCAGATTGCAACGCATACCCCGCTGTTCCTGCTCCGCACTTCCTGGGGTCCTGAAGACGATCAACTCGTGTCGGGCAACCGCATGAAGATGCTCTACGGTTCGGACATGTACGACCGTAAGGGCGGCTACTTCTGCCACCAGTCGCTGCTTTCCGAAGCGGTGAATGAAGCTGGTAACCAGCAGATGATTTGCCGTATCGTCGCAGCAGATGCACCGAAGCCGGCTGGCATCACCCTGTGGGGTGAATACGTTTCGGACATCCGCCCTAACTATCAGCGCAACTCTGACGGCACCTATAAAATGGGCCCGACTGGTCCGCTGGTGGATGAGACCACTCCGACCATCGCGAAGAAGCGTGTGCGCATCACCAGCACGCCTCTGAAGGACAACGTTCTCGGCCAGCAAGTGGCGGGTACCGGCGACCTCGTGAGCGACGAAGATGGTAGCAGTTCCGAGAAGTACCCACTGTTCGAATTCCAGCGTCCGTTCCGCGGCAAGGCTGGCGACCGTGGTGGCTTCCGTCTTCTCGCTCCAACCCTGCGCACTCCTGGCGGCACCCGTGAAGACCTGATCGAAGATCAGCGTGCCTTCCTGTTCCGCTTCCAGGCCATGGAGCGTGCCAATGAGCGCTCCAGCGCACTGATCAAGACCACCCTGTCCGGTGAGCAGTACGTGACGTTCTCCTTCAAGGAAGGCGTTTACGACCGCACCACCAACGTTGAATACGGCATCGACGAGACCTTTAAACAGGCCTACAATGCCAAGTCCGACGACGGCGGTCCTGATACCTTCGGTACCTGGTCGGGCTACCACGTCTACGAAGAATACCTGGAGGAATTCCTCAAGGCCATTCACGAAGACGAGATCCCGTTCGGCACCGCTGGCGAAACCGAAGACGACTACCACATGGTCAACTTCTTGACTGGTCAGTCGTACCTGGGCTACCCGTACCACACCATCGAAGTAGAAGGTCCTGCCAACGGCGGCCTGCTCTTCACCGAGTCCACCACTCACTTCGCTCAAGGCGGCGGTGACGGTACTCTGGACGATGCAGCCTATGACAAGGCAGTGGGCGACTTCCTGGACAACTTCATGAACCACCCGGCCCGTCTGTGGGACCGCTGGCGCGTGCCGATGTCCTGCATGTACGACTCCGGCTTCACGCTGGAGACCAAGCTGAAGTTCCCTCAGATGCTCGCCAACCGCGATGACATCTACCTGGTCATGTCGACCCAGGTGTGGGGTCAGCCGATGAACGACGAGGCCGAGGACTACTCGATCGGCGTTGCCATCAAGAACGAACTCATGTCGTATCCAGAGTCCGTTCTGTACGGTACTGGCTGCTGCCGCGCGATCATTCTGGGTCACGCAGGTACCATGCCATCGGCCAAGGTCAAATCGGTGGTTCCGCTTACCTACAAGTTCGCGGACGACTGCGCCCAGTACATGGGTGCCGGTAATCAGCTGTGGGACGGCGAGAAACAGCCGGACGAGCCGGGCAACAACGTGGTCAAGGGTTACACCGAGATCAACGCCCGCAGCAAAACCGAGACCATGATCGACAACTTCTGGAACAACGGCATTGTCTGGGCTCAGTACAGCAACCGCCGTGACCAGTTCATTCCTGCCTACCAGACCGTGTTTGAAGACGACACCTCCGTGCTGAACTCCGCGTTCAACATGATCGTGGCCGTCGACATCATCAAAGTCTGCCGTCAGGTCTGGACCGAGTTGGTTGGCATCAAGGGTCTGACCGAAGCGCAGTTCATTCAGCGTTCGAACAACAAGATCGCTAAGGCGGTTGCTGGTAAGTACGACGGTCGTGTAACGGTGGTTCCAAACACCTTCTTCACCCCGGCGGACACCCAGCGCGGCTTCTCGTGGTCTTGCCGTGTCGACCTGTACATGGGCAACCTGCGCACGGTTGGTTCCTTCACCATCCGTACCAACCGTCTGGATGCGCTGGAAGGCGTGGCTCAGGCAGCCTAACCCCACCCGGCTTCCCCCTGTAAAGGGGGAGGCAACATGAGGATGTTTTTGCCATGGCAAACGACTATGTAAACCGCATGCTGGGTAAGCAGGGGTTCGTGAAGGGCGCATACTCGCCTGTAGTGGACCCGCGGATGGGTCAGCAAATGGGCTTCATGCCCAACTTCCGCGAACTGCCCAGCAACACCCCTTACACCCGGAAGTCGATGATTCCAATCCTTGTTCAGCATCCGCTGTTCATGGATTACATCGATGGTGGTCAGCTGTTGATCGAAACCCTCAAGGTTCTGGTCGAAGAGCACCCACTCTCCATCGAGGGTATCAACCTCACCATCACCCCTGAGTTTGCAGAGACTCCAGTGGGCGGCGGTGGCCAGAAGCTGCGCATCATCCAGAACATGACGCAGGCGGAATCTACGCCTTCGTTCAGCTACCAGGAGAAGTACGGGAAGGTCATCACCCGTTTCTACACCTACTGGCAGCGCACTGCGATGATGAACCCGGAGACGAAGTTCCCGGAAATTCTCCACATGGCCGTTTCGGACATGCCAGAGGAAATCCTGGAAAACTTCATGTCCATGAGCATGCTCTTCATCGAGCCAGACCCAACCCACCGCTACGTGGTGGAAGCTGCCCTGCTCAGCAACATGATGCCTTCTTCGGGTATCCCGCGCGAAATGGTTCGCAATTTGCCGGAAGGCGACACTGCGCTGACCCTGTCCATGGAGTTCACCTCCGTGACCGAGTCGACTCAGGCTGTGTTCGAGTTCGCCCAGGAAGTGCTCAACAGCATCTCCCTGACCGGCGTTTCGCCGAACAACCGCCCTGCTGCTTTCGACAGCATCCACGCCGACGTCGAGGCCGCTGGCCGAGGCTACAAAAAGTCGATCGAGGAAGCTGCTCAGAACGCGGTCGGTCTGCAGATGTAAAGATGCAGAGGTACGGTGGCCGGCCTTCGGGCTGGCCATTATGCCGTCAAACAAAAAAAAAGAAGTGAGGGCATAAACTCCCCCACCCGAAGGTAGGGGAGCAGGGGCTTATTGCAGGGTGAACACTTCGCCGATGCGACCGTTGTTGGAGATCTCATCAGCGGCATCTTCAAGGATACCAATATCTGGCTGACTACCAGTGAAGTCTGCTGGGTTGCCCTGAGCATCCTGATAGCTCCAACGAATGTCTTCGTCGTAAACCACTTGGGTAACTTCTGGGTGAATGCTGGCAACGTGTTTCAGTGCTGCTTGAACCTTTTCCATGATAACTCCTTTAAACGAACTCGTAGTTCGGCGGTTGTTTGTAGACACGAGGAGGCGTGACGTTTCTAACCCACTTACGACAGTGAAAGATCCAATCATCCTCAACCGTACCATCGGCCAACGTGAACGTAAGTCGCCCGTAGCTTCGTTCACCATCAACGATAACCACAAGATCATTCACCGTTCGTTCGGCATCGGGCTTCTGTTGGTTGTAGTAGACAAGACTATCCATCACCGCACTCGCCGTTCAGACAATGGGTAGCTGCGTTGCCAGGCCGAGGTGTTGGGGTAGAAGGTGTAACGCTTGCGAGGCCCGCCCTCTTTGTTGACCCACTGCGAGGCCACCGCGCGGCCTTCCTGGTCCATGACGGTGAACATCGAAGAGCGTCCCATAGGAACGCCATCCGGTGAATGACATTGGGTGTTAACGAATCTTAGCTCTCTCATGGAACCCCCGGCATCCAAAGCATTTTGAGTTTGGGCATGAGCCAAGGCTCGTGGTTATGGTTGTACCGCCGAATGCCACAGTCCGTGTTGGACATGTGAGATTCGAAGAACAACGACCCAGCGCTGTAGTGTTGATACACCGCCTGAATCTGTCCATCCTCGTGGAGGGTGGCAGACTCAAGGGTTGTCTCGTCACTGTCGTTGGGCTTTTCGATAACCCGCTGAGTGCGGAAATACTTAAGGCTCATACGATCCGACTCCGATAACGGTGGCGGGGTGGAGGGGTTGCGAAGGCGTCGAAGCTGTTGGGAGTCCAGATGGTGCCGACGCCTTTACGGTGCGGGACCGGGATCTCCTCTTCAAACTCACGCACGTACATCCCTTCCGCATCGATCACATCCACCCGAGAAGTCACCACACGATGGCCGTCTTCATAACGGCCTTGCATGTTTTGGTAGATGTGACAATACTCGTCTTCAACTGCCATCAGACACCATCCTTGGGTAAGGGGTGGGCGATTAGGGGTTCGCTGGGAATCGTGAAATAACTGAACACGTCAGTAGTCCACATCTCGGTCAGCAGGACTTTCTCAATCCGGCCGATCTGAGGCATCCCAGAGACAGCCCAGAACCCGCGACCCGGCAAAGCCATGTCAGCACCAGACTTACGCACGACCAGTACGGTAAGTTTGGGCAGGCGCTTCTGCTCGCACCAGTCAAAGACGCGATACAGAATGGGGCTCAGGGTCTGACTCAGACGGGGCCAGGTGGTGGGCATACGAAAGTGCTGAGCCAGCTCTTCGTAGGTGGTGGTGCGACGTTCAATGGCGCATTGAATCAGGTACGCCATGACTTGTTGTTCAATCGAGTTTGCAGGTGCCATGTGGCAGGTTCCTTACCCCATGTGGGGCGCTAATGGTTTAGATGAAACAAGTTAACACTGCAATGCCAATCAACATGAAAGACAGCAGCGGCAGACCAACCCGCCAAAGGAAGTTATCAACATCAAACTTATTCCCTTGACTTGGGGTGGTACTGACTTCAATGAGTACATTAGCCGTTTCAACCTCTGGATTGAGGATTACGGTTCTGTACACATCTTCTACTTTGGCCATAGCTTCGACCAAATCTTCGAAACGGTAGATGTCTTCAGCTTTTAAGCTTGAGACCTCAGGCGGTAGGGGTGCGGGAAGAAACACGCCAACCAACGGCCCTACCTCTTTACCTTTCTCCATTCCAGAGCCCCCTTGCAATTACCCAAATGCATTTACAGATAAAGTAGAGCATGGGGAGAATGAAGCAGGCGGCTACAATGACAAATGCAGTGCCAGGCGCTTTTCTTTCAGCATAACCAAACAAGATGACAAGCCAGGCAGGAGAGGAGAAGAACACGATGCCCCAGAGATAACCCAACGCATCGTACATGTCCATCTTTCTGTCAGGATCTATGGACTGCTGAAAACCTACATGAAAGTAAGCGGCATGAACTCGGCTGGCCTTGTTCTGATGCGCCCACCATTCGGCCTGCCTATCCTTCCGACTTTTCCTTGGGTCCGGTTCGTCCGATGGAAGATACTCACCCTCCAAGGGCAGTGCCTGGGTTGTCAGGGAATTGTCGCTCGATCTCGGCGCGAGTGTGTTTGACAAGTGCTTCATAATCCCACTCCTCATAGTCGTCTAGCAGGATGGGGGAGATCCTGTCCAGCTTATCGACAACTTCATGCAGGTCCTCGATGAACAACAACATGGTCATGCCAGCTTGGACAAGGTTGCTATTCCTGGAGACGACCCACATATTCTTCTGACTGGTGGGTTTCAACGACTTACTCACCCGTAGCCGGTCGTTATCGCCATAGCGAGTAAACTCACAGTCGTAAAGACGCCCGTCCTTACCCACGAGTATGCCAGTGCTGTGTGCTTCCCAGCTGGTGTCTGCCTCGAAGGTTGGGTCACGCAACATTTCACGCATGTCAAACGCAGCACGACTTACTGGCAACAGCAACCCAGCCGGTGTAACCCAGTCTTCCAACGACATGAACACCGGATCAACTACAATCGAGTTGATGTTGGGGCAAAAGCGAATACGCCCTTCTTTGAACAGAATTACGTTGGACATACCTACTCCTCAACCAAAGGCTTAAGTTCAGAGGCCTTGTAGTGCCAAATCTTGCCACCCGACAAACGATCAAAGCGAAGTGTAGCTTTGACTGCCTCTGTAACGCTCTGTCCTGCCATTAGAGCGCCTTTAGCGTAGAACTGACCGCTACCTAAGGTCGCCCAGTCATCGCCCTCCAGAAGGTAGGTACGGAACTGTGCGAGGTGATGTGCAGAGTCCTTGGTAATGACCAGCAGGGTTTCCCAGAAGTTGTTGGTGACTTCGGCAACCTCGATCCGGTAGTTGGGATCTTTTCGCCATTTGAGAATCTGTGGCACCAGAGACTCGACCAACTTCTCCATGAACTCTGGAGTGAGGGTAGGTCCAGCCTTGGCCAGAATCATTCGACCACACTTACTGACGTAAGCCTTTTCTGCAAAGGACGAACGTTCCAGTTCATGTTGATCTTGATGTCGAAGAACTCGACTGTCAGTGGCCAGCTCGCCATGACGGTAAACAATCGTTGTCATTTCCTGTCCTTGGGCATAGACTCCCCGGCGAGTGCCGGGGAGCAGGCCGATGCGTAATCAGTCGAGGCGGCGGTTGACCGCAGCGATGGTGCCAGCAGGCGAGCTACCGCCGGTGGACTTGCGCACTTCTTCAGCCTTGGCGCTATCGACCAGTTTGATATCCTTGAAGTCAAAGCCATCAACCCAGCCATTGGCGGTGAACTGGATCGTTTGGCCAGCTTCGAAGGATTGGGTGGCGAGCAGGTCGGTAACCGGCAACTCGATAACGGCACCACCCAGCGCTTGCAGGCGAACCTTTTCGTTGGTGCTGCCAGCGAGGACCTGGGCTTGAACCACACCTTCCTTGCCTTCAACTTTGGTAAATGCGGCCAGGACACCGGCGTCATTGATAACGAGTTTCATCGGGTGTATCTCCGTTGTGAGGGGGACTGCAAACTATACAGTCGAGTGGTGTTGCATTAAGCGGCTGGATTCAGCCATTTGCCGAGCAGGCCGCGATCAACCGCAACCAGTGCAGCAGTTTCCAACAGATCGTCAATCTCTGGAGTGCCTACTTCGATGCCGTCGAAGTTACGGTCAACATGCTTCCAGCGCAGTTGTTCGTCAAAGTAGACGTACTTCACTTCTGGATGCACCGCCTTCACAGCCTTGAATGCCCGACCGATGTCAGTGACCGCCAACGCAATTGGACGAGCCTGCTTGAACAGTTCGAACAACTGCATGTGGTTCAGTTGACGCAGGATAGCTGGAGAGAAGTCGTAGTCGTTCGGATCGTCTTGAGTGCTGGGTTCCGACAGGTACTTGAGGATCTTGCTCACAAAAGCACCGCATTGCATATCACCCTTGATCAGACGATCGATCTCCATAGCCCGAGCCATGTCTACGTCTTGATCGATGTGAGCGCGCAAGATCCATTCTTCTACCACACCAGCTTCGATCTCCAGATTACCAGAGCGGAACTTGTGCCGGGCTTCAACAATGTTGCCCAGAGTCAACTGAGCACGCTGTACGCCGAGCTTGGCGATGCGGCGCTGACCGACACTGTCGTTTGGAGAGCTGTAGCTGTCGATAGTGAACATAATGCCCTGACCGTTTTCCTTGATGGCCTTGAAGCGTTCTGCCAACTCTTCACCACTAGGAGGCTCAGGCATGTCCAGATTCTTCAGGATGCGTTGAACCAACTGTTCCTGATAATCAACGTCCACGCCCACACACTCGGCGTTGTGACGAACGATGGCCTCGGCCTTGGCTCTCCATTCGGGGTCCTTGGCAAAGGCTCGGTACGCTTCCATCCAGAAGCCAGACTTGCCCCAGGCCGCCGGCGGGTTGGCCAACAGCTTCAGGAAGCCATCTGGTGTGTATTGCTCCACGGCTATCCTGTTCCCGCTAAAGCTCATGTTCAGAGCATCAGCGCCGCGGTAGAGGCCACCCATCATGCCAACCTGAGAATGGTCAGGCAGGTTGAATGGCATACGCTTGACCTTGCCGCTGGTCAGGTCGTGGAAAGTGGGCTGACGTGGACGCTCCGAAGATACCTCGGACAGGTCTGTAGCCCGCTGCTCCATCAACATACCGTTGACGCGAACAAAGGTCCGGTTGGACAAGCTGTTGTGTTGCTTGCCGTGTACGAAAAAGTCTTCCAGTGTACGACCCATCTTGATTCCCCTTAACCCAGCCATTTGGATACACCCCAAAGGACCAGGCAAACAATGATAATAAAAACCAGCACAAACATTTGAGCGGCGTAGAAGTCTCGTCGATCTTCTGCATCGTCCCAGTCAGGTGAAGCGGTATTCAGGAACTCGTTCATTTCATCACGGTTCATGAAACAATCCTCGGTATGTAACTATCGAGCGAACTTACAGGGAACGCCCGTAGTCGCATGGTTAAAACTTACGTGGTGTAACAGACAGCGGTGTTTCGTTGAATGACGCACTGGCATAGATGTTCAGACAACCTTGGAAGTTCAGGTGACCGGCGTAAAAGCTACGCTCGCTAACTGCCCAGTGAGGGGCCGGTTTGTCGATCTTCTCGCGAGTCATGTGCCCAACGGTACTGCACCAGTTGAACCCATTCTCATCAATTGCGATCTGGCAAAGTACGCCGGCGGTTTGAGCCCCTCGCCAATCTTCGCCCTGTGTCTGCTTTTGCTTAATCACCATCTCCATGATTAGCCCCCTGCAGCTGTACAGACAATCCAGTTTCCCGCCACAGGACGCTGCGCCTTTCCTTACGGTCAAGTACAGGGCCATCACCCCACGCCACATTGCGGCAGCTGTAGAAGCTACCCGTGCGAGAGGGGTTGGTAGGGTTGTCGACGTGGTTAACGACGTAACCACCCATGTAGCCTTTTCCATGGGTTTGCTGAGAGTGATGCGTGTGCATCGCTACCAGTCCATCAGAGAACAGGGTGCGTTGCTGGCTGTCAGTTCTCAGAAGCATCATCGTTCCCACCCTTTCTTCTTACGACCATTGGGCTTGACATCGGATTGACGACGCTTGCGGGCGGCGCTCTCTGGAGTATCTGCGCCTTCGCCCCAGTAGTGACGCTTGGAGATGTAACGCTTAGGCCCATGTACCTGGCCGTCGAAGTCTGCATCGAACCCAGGGATGGAACGGAACTCGTGCTGACTGGCCAAACGGGACAAGGCTTCGCGGACCCCTGGACGACGACCACCTGTCACGATGAGGGGTTGCATAGTGCCCTGGTACAAGAACTCAACATCGCGATCAACCATGTGGTCATGTTGCAGACCTACGATCGGAATATCCCCCCGCCGGAAACCACCACTCTCCATACCAACCATGCGCTCCAACATGTTTGGATCTAGGCCGTACTTCTCGGCAGTATCCTTGATGAACGCAGACACAGAACCTGCTGCCAGTGCCAGGTCTTCTGCCACGTCCATGGTACCGTCGTGCTCTTGCGTAACACCATCGCGCAGGGCACTGTAGCCGATTGGCATGGTGAAGTCCCAAGACAACTCATGCGTCTTCTCAGACACAGGGCGCTCCTTGGTACGGACGATGTTGAGATAGTCCACGATGCGTGGAGTGGCGGGTGCCCAGCTGACAGTCAAGTCAGTGTTCTCCACATCGCATTGCACACCCGCGGTGGCCACGATCACTTTGACCCGTGCTTCGCGAGCGTACTTACGCAGGCGATCATAAAGGTCCGCGAGCTTTTCAGTCTCGCGCATTTCTTCTTCACTGATACCGAACATTGAATCCCTCCTAGTTAAACAAAAAAGAAACAACCGAATAAAAAAGACCGGCTTGCCTTCCATGGCGGCCGGTCAACGGGGGATGTTACTTAGCGGGGCCTGGCAGGCGACCGTTGTCAGCAAAGTACAACAGGTCAGTACCTACCTCACGAGCCTCGTCACGATTCAGACTTACGCCACCCACTACATCTGCATCAGGCCCAACAATGTCACGGATGCCTTGCCAGCCGCGATTGTTTGGACCATGGATCATGATGCGCAAGTGTTCCTCGCTGAAGTCCACGCCGACCATTTCTTCGTCGGTTGAACGTTCGAAGAGCTTGACAGAAACGTCAGCCCCTTTGTACGAGTCGTAAGAAGAACGGACTTGGGTCTGGTAGTAGCCCCGATCGGTTTGGATGCGCAGAACGCCCACCCGATCAGGATTGGCCACATACTCGACAGCCTCGTCATCGTCCTCTGGACGGACAACGTGTACAGCCTCGCCTGGTACGGCGCCGGTCATTTCTTAACGGCGCCGGCCAGAGTTTTGGTCAGGCCCTTCAGGTGGTTCTCGATGGCCTTGTCTTCATCGCTGCCAGTCCACTGGTCGGTGATGGAGACGAAGTTGGTGTTGCCTTGCTCTTCCTTGCCAGGACGGAAGAACGCCGACTGCACCGACAGGGCATTGTCCTGGGTGTTGACGGTGATGCGGTAGCTGTCTGCATCTTCGTTGGCCTGCATGTAGGTCAGGCCGGTATCGCCTGCGAACATGCGAGTTGCGTTCTGCAGATCGCGACGGAAGTTGCCCACGGCTTCGATGTCGTCAACGGACACGCCGCGTTCACCGGCGCTGGTGGTGGTGCGGTAATCGGTCAGCACTTCACCCAGCTTCTCGTTGTCCAGAGTGACTTCCAGATCGCCCGGCATCTTGTCTTCGCCGAGGACGGTTTTCACTTCGGCTTCCAGACGAGCCAGCAGGTGTTTGGTGCCGTTGGACAGTTTCTTTTGGATGGCCACAGATATATTTCCTTCTAGATAGTAGACCCCTGACCAGACCATGGGCAGGGGAATGGCGTGAGAACCTTTCAAGAGGTTTTACTCACATGGATAATTCAGTTTTTAGATCTGTTTATTTCGTGTACCTACTAAACCGTCCCTTTAGAGGGAAGCGATCTTCGTAATGGCTGCCGGACATGCCATTAGCCGATTGTTGCATGTGCATGGCTGATCGAACATAGGGGGTTGCCAGCGCCGATTCCCAGACCGTGGTTTGGAGACTTTGGTAACTGAACCCTTTCTCGTCCCGAAACTGCTGATTGTTGTAATCGAGCATTCTCATCGCGAGTCACACACTGCATGCAGCGTCAGTCCCGAACCTAGGTCTAGATGGAGACCATCGGATCGATCAACCAACATCTCCTCGTAACGACGCTCAGGAGACATCAGGCGAGCACGGGAGGAACACCTGCGGAACCTTGCAACCCCATGGTCCATGAAAGGCCAGTGGGAGCTGATCTGGTTCGTCCGTACATAATCGATACCGTCTTTGAAGTTGGCACCGGTTACGATGGCCGTGATAACTTCATTGGCCGAAGGCTCGTCAATCACCCGAGACCGAAAGGCCTGAGTGTAGCCGTTACCTAAATTGCATTGCGAGTTTGTGTGAGTAATCTTCATGTTGTTAGAACCGGGTGACTTTAACGCCTTCCGTTCCATTGACAGCTCCTTTAAGTCACGGAGGAGGGTCGCCGTAGATGCGCTCCCGACCGTTGCTGTACGAGTGGTGCTGAGTGAATTGGCAATGGCCAAAGGAAAGAACCTTCTCGGTCCACCTTGGCTGATTTGCATCTCCTCCATCGTTACCCATCTTCAGATGGTAGACGTAGAGGTTATCCCCAGAGCGTCGTTGCTTGTTGAGGTTTGAAGACGAACCCACGGCGTACTACTCCTTTGGTTGGATGACACAAGACCAACCTGCTAATGACACGTTTGCTCCCAGCTTTATCCTGGAAGGAAACAGTGCGCGAAGCGGAGCCCTTGCGAGCCCCACCCGCTACCATCTCTTCCAGGAGTCCCACAAAGCTACAGTGGATACGACCATCGCCCATGCGGACTTGACGATTACTGTAGCGGTGGAATCCTGTGTTGGTCATTACTTTACTCCCCAGTGTTTCATATTAAGTTCATCGCACCGATCCTCGTAATGATTCGTCGGTGTAATGGCGGTCAGTGTTACAACGTCTGAACCGGGCGGTGGGATTTCCTGAGTGACAGCTTCTTTGTTGCACACTTGGAAATTCCACAGGGACTTCCACTCCCACATTTTCTTGCGTCCGTTATAGACGTGGACTTGCGAAGAGGCTCCTAAGTATCTGTTGCTTACTCTCTCCTGGGTTCTTTTAATGATCATATCTGGCATGACAAGTACCTCTGTTACAGAGAATCGAATGATCTTTGGGGAATCATTCAAATGGATAATTTAGGTTTGAGAAATCGTTCAATCGGCATAAGTCCCCAGCCCTTTGCGGGGCTGGGGATTATGTTAGCGCCGGCAATATGCGGGGATGATCTGCCCACGTCGAAGGAGGTGGCGCTCAAGTACCCCATTCTCAAGCTTTGCAACACGGAGCAAACACCGAGCGGAATAACCGTTGATGAGTGCACTGCCTACAGAGCTGATAAGGTTGCCAGTGTCGGCGTTTCTTTTAACCACATTCGCGTAGCAGACATCCATGACAATCACCGCAGGTTGAGGTAGCGTGGACGATCGAACTTGACTTGTTCTGGACGAGCCCAACCCAGGCGCTTCTCCAGACTTTGCAGTGCGAACATTTCGTTGGACTCAAGACCCATGGTTGTCTGCACGGACTGTTTAGCCGTGTGCAGCATGGCAGGGGTCACGATGAGGCTGTCAGACATTTCTGCCACAGCACCACCACCCATCTGCTCCAGAGCCATGGAGTAATACTTGCGAGCGATAGCGATGCCGCCTTCGTTCACATAGTCCCAGGTCACGATGTCTTCAATGTAACGGACTTCACGACCACCTTCCATTTCTGGAACCACCGCAGCACGGATAGAGAAACAGGTCTCTTCTTCCGGGTTCTGCAGGGAACGCTCCAGCGTGTCGGCAAACGGACCAGACGGCTTGACACGAGCAATGATCGCCACCATCGGGAAACCCGACTTAGACTTGTAGTTGTCGTAGTCCAGACGCACTTCGGCGAAGTGGCAGCAAACCTTCTCCTCGTGAATCTCGTTGAGCCGCTTGAAGTAAGCCGATGGACTCATGCCTTCCTGTCGAGGATGGCCAAGTTCACCACGCAGGACACCGGCCTTGATACGACGCATCAGTGAGCCGGAATCCTTGAACAACTGCTCGGCCTTACCGAGCGGGTAGTACGCACCACCGTAGTTGTGAACGTTGAAGCCGCCCACGGTGATTTCGTAATACCCGTTGGCATCAGGTTTAATGATGCCCTTTTTGTTGACGCCCAACAGCGCCGTACATCCGTAACTGATCGATTTAGCGGCCATGACCGACTACCCTCTTAACGTTTCCTCGATGGTCTCAGACTTGGTCGATGGGTTCACCAGCGCAGTCGTCAAACCCTCCTTGAAGTAAGGACCGATCGCCCGAGCAAACGTGTTCGTCGGACCCCAAATAATAGACCTGAGGGGGATAATCGTGAACTTGAGCTTCTGCTCGTCGGCTGGAGTCTTCACCGCATGTCTGAACTGAATGGACTTATCGCCTTCCAGTCGAGTACACGAGGAAGCCACCATCTGCATGATCGCATGGTTGGAACCCACACGCACCCCACAGAACTCCTCAGCATTCTCAAACGGCATGGTCATGTCGTCTTCTTCAAACCAGAACCCGTAGTTGCCTTTGGAGGTCAGTTCGTTGTAGACGTAATAAACCATTTCGTTCCGCATTACCAAATTCAGCTGCGGACAGACCACGGCTCCTTTCGGGAAGATCAGTTCGACGTATTCCACATCGTTGATGGTGATATGGTTGATGTCGGTGGGTGTCAGACGCATCATGGCCGGGGCATTGATGACAGTGTAGTAACTGTCCTCCATGATCAAGACCATAATGGCGATGACATAAACTTCGGGCTCCAGCACACCCAGCCCCTGCTCGATGTACCGAGCAGGAACCAGGATTTTGCAGGGGACCTTGGTAACCATCTCGTCACCCCGTACAACGGTATTCGCGTTGCACTTGTCGGGATCACGCTTTAGACGGGTAACGTCCATCCCCTACCCCCTTAGCGCTGACCGCTTTTGGCAACCAGCAGCCCAGCAGCCCAGTCGGTCATGTAGTTGACGGTGGCCAGGAATGCGATTTCCTCTTCATCGAGGTCGTCGTCATCATCTTCGATCTCGTCCATGGCCAGCACGAACAACTTCACTTCAGTGCCAGTGTAGAACACATCCAGTACCAGATCACGCACGTAGCAGTACGGGTCTTTGATGAAGTTGGTCGGCAGACGCTCAACGCAGGCGTTCAGGGCAGCCATGGAGTTTTCGTAGACTGCCACCAGGCCATCGGCCAGACGCTTGTCGACGTGGGTGCGCACCAGCTTGAACAGTTCAACCCGTGCTTGCGCGTTCAGGTTCTCTTGCTCGGCACGGCTGGACATCGACACGTAGTCGTTCCACTTGGCCACCAGCTCTGGCCCCATGCGAGTCAGGTCTTCGCCCGAAGCAGGACGCAGTTGACCGGTCATGAGAGAAGCACCCAGGATCACTTCAGGGCAGTTGCCCGAGTTTTCCTGTTTCAGCCACTCGGTGTAGATGTCCGAATGAACGTGAATGGTGTCACCAGCGTAAGCCAGTACCAGGATCTTGCCTTCGGCGCAGTTCTGACGGATCTTGTTGATGTGCCAGATGTTGTTACCGGAACGCTCGATCACGGTGGACAGACCAGCACGGTACGAAGCCAGGTTGTGGCTCGACTTGCTTGGCGTCTTGTCACCCAGTGCACGGGCCCAGACATGGATCAGGATCTGGTCATTGATCCAGCCTTCGCTCAGCGACTGAGGGCCGCGGATCACCGGCAGGTTACCGGCGCTGAAGGTGGCTTTGAACAGACGACGCAGGTCTTCGTCTTCGTAGCCCTTGAGCAGGGTTTCGAGTTGAGCATCGACCTGAGGCAAGCCAGTCTTGGTCAGTTCCAGGAAGTTGGTGAACTGCTCTTCATCAGCACTCAGTACGAGGCCTGCAGGGATCTGCCCGGCTTCGCTGCCGTTGGCGTAGGTATCGCCGATGCCGACGATGTATTCCGACTGCCACAGCGGGTGGAAAGGAACAGGCACCACCGAACGACGGCGATAAGCGTACGGGATGTCCGGGTTGATGATCTGCTCGAACTGATCCATGACGGATTCAATCAGAGGCAGGGCATCGGTACGGGCCACCATGATGTTGCGGCTGGCAATCTCGGCCACGGCCATCGCGGACTCATCGGTGAAAGCCATGTGAGTGGCGTCAGCGATTTCAGGGTCAGCGTACATGCCGCTACGCTCGTGACGGGTACCCGATTCGTCAACCGACGGGCACTGAGTGTCGAGCGAGTTGTGGCTCAGGTTGACAAGATTGTCCAGGAAGCTGTCTGCAGCGCTGTTGATGGCGATCCCACGTTCAGCACACGACATGGCCAGAGCTTGAGCTTCAGCCAAAACGGATTGAGTAAACATTGGGCGCTCCTTACAACTTCATGGTGTTTTTCAGACGAGCAGCCACCAGAGTGGTCAGTGCTTCGTCGGACACGGTTTCTTCGTCCAGCTTACGCTGGATCTGTTTACCCGCCACTTGGCTGATAGCCAGAGTAACGACGTTGAGCACGTTGGCCACCACCGCAGTGTTGTGTTCGACCAAGCGGATTTGATTGACGTCCATTGACGATCTCCAGCTTCAATAAGACAAAAAAGAAACACCGGGGTTATGCACCCCGGTAAGCAGCTACACCTCTGGCGCCCGTGTGAATCAGCAGAGCATTCATCATGCCCGACTTACGCGACGAACGAACAATCCGGTCTTCAATGGACTTGTCCGAGAATTCCATATCCAGGGCAACACCCGATTCCGTTTCAAAGACACCCGGAATAACCTGACCGAACACCGACTTCATCTGGTTGCCCAGTACCCCCTTGTCGCCTGCGAAGGCGTCACGCCCATGGGAGATGAAGATACGGATAACGAGTTGGTCCATCTGCAGTGGTTGGTTATTGACGCGCATGCTTTCATCAGCACGGCCTTCGCTAACTTCATCACCCAGATCCCGGTTCTTATTACGCAGCTTACGATCGTACTCTTCTACCACCTTGCGCAGAGTTGGCGACATGTCTTCAAGTTCACCGTTATAGGCGATCTCGATGTGGTCAACTTTACCATGCAATTTGGCACGAGGGGCTTTGTCCACCAGCAGTTGCAGGGAACTTACACCACTCTCAGAAAACAGATCAGCAGCAGACGAGGAAGGGTCTTCCATGGTACATAGAGTATCGTCCGGGTGAACCTCTTCGCCTACTTCCACCAGCGTGTGCAGGGTGGTTTTGAAGTCGAGGACCAGGTCACGGATTTCAGTCTCGTAGGCTCGCATCGCTGCCGAGGTCTTCGGCGAGATACGCGAACCGTCTTCCAATGTGTTAACCGACTCGTACAACGCCACACGGACAGGTACACCGTGTTTGTACACAACCTGACGCGGAGCAAACGGAGACAGCTCAAAGAACCAGTTGTTGTAAACCAGCACATCACCCTTCTCAACTGTGTCCCCTGCTTGCACAGTGGTCAGCAAATCGTTGGGGTAAGTGTGGCCTTCACCACTGGTGAACACACGACCGATCTCAACTGCATCGACCGAGTCGTCCTCGTACTTCACTTTAAGGACGTTGTTCTTGATGCTGACAACCGTGCCCTTCCCTTTGGCCGTGTAGGCAAACTTCTTGCCCGAACGGTGAGCAATCACTTGCTCATAGCCAGTGGCGTACGGCATGGTGCGATACCCGACTGCACCGATACCCGAGCCATGCTGAATACCAATGAAGTTCACACGCTTCGGATCGTCGATGTCTGCGCCTGGAGACAACATGGCAGCAGTGGAAACCAAAGACGAGATGCCCACGTCAGCCTCAGGGGCTGGCTTGGTCAGACCACGAGTGTTCACGATGCGTGGGTTAGCGGTCATGTAGATGTTGATACCTACGTCACCACTGTCCACCGTTGCCTCAGAGATCACACCCATGTCGTTGCGGTGGAACTTACGGGTACGGGCCACCATCGAGCGCTTGCTACGACCACCGGTACCGATGTACGTCACGGCCTCGGATGCACGCAGGTCCGCAATCGGGTTGCAGTCGTTGACAGGGCTGATGGAGCTGTCGGCAGTAAAGCTGTTCCACACCGCAGTCGGCTTCATGTCGATCGAAGCTTTGGTCACACGACTGCGCAGTTTGTACTGACGCGTTGCAGCCACCAGCTCACGATAAACAGTACCCGGTACACGCTCGTAGCCTTTGAGCAGCATGTAAGCGCCGTCAACCTCATCCGGGGCGTAGTCCTTGAGTAGGAGTTCCGCAGCACGGTAGATCAAGGGTTGCCACTCGGTAGGTTCCTTCATTTCACGCAGCAGGTCACGCGTCATCGGATCAACGAACAGGTCGTTCAGCATCTCCAGCTCAACCGTGTAAGCCCCGTTACGAGACTTAGCGTCCAACAGGATGCCATACGCAGGTTTGCTGTCAAAACTGTACACGCTGATCTGACGGATCTCTTTGTGATAGAAACGGAAGCCAGACAACAGCAACATTGGCAGTTGCTCACGACTATCCAGAATCAGAGACTCGTCACTGAAACGTACGGCGTATTCATGCGGCTCCAAGTTCATGCGGTCACCCGCCTGTACCCGACGCACAGAACCCTTGCAACGTTGGATCAGGGCAGACAGACCGATGTAGCTGGCCATGATCACACCCAGAGGAACCCACTGACCACGCAGACGCATCATTGCAACTTGATGCGGTGCACCTGTCTGGTCAAGCTTGAGGATCTCTTCGATGGTACCGCGAGACTGACCTTTAACCACAAACTCGTTTTGCGGGTTCATGGTGATCAGGGCACCCACGTTGGTCTTACCTACGACCACAGAACCGTCTTTCTCCAGCGCTTCGATGTCAGCAGGTTTACCCAGCGTCAATCGTTCAGCGTGTTTGAAGTTCAGGTTCATGTCACCAATGCGCATGGTGTGCACACTGTGCGCCAATCGAGTGTACGCCTTAGGCGCAATCACTGAGCGGTCGAACACGTTGGTGAAATGGATTTCCCCGATAGGGCCTTTCTCATCCATCGACAGCGCACTGATCTGATCGGTCAACCAGCGGCCATAGTTGTGGATCTCACGCTCGGACAGAGAGATGTTGATCTTGCCGTAGTAACTGGTCAGAGACACACGACCTGGGGCCACCACACGGATCGGTACATCGGTACGCTGAGTACGCATCCGGTAGCGAGTACCACCGGCCTTGAACACACCCTCCTCGTTCACCACCGGCAGAATGATGCGGCTAGTAGAAGCTGCACCACCAATCGGCTGCCAACGAATGGACAGAATGTTCGACTCACCCAGGATCGATTTAGACTTCTCAACTTCAAAGCCTGTCACCGCAATGCCTGTCCGCTGGAAGTTCAGGATGGCGTTAACCGTGTCCTTGTGCATGGTGGTCTTGACGTACTTGGCGTTCGCCACTCGCACCGCAGAAGCCAGCATCGACTTATCAAAGATTGGGCCTTTGACTTCGTACTCTTCCGGCTTGACTTCCAACTCTTCAGCAGTAACGATTGCAGCGTCATGCAAAAGCCCAGGCCCAAACGGGTTCTTAAGCTTCTTGTAGCCTTCAGCCAATGCCTCGATACGGCGCAGTTCAGCACCCGAGATCACCCCGTCTTTGGCCAGTGCACGACCACGAGACAGAATGCCTTCCTCTAATGGGTTGGCATTGGGGTTAACGGGGTTGAAGTCAGCGCCCTGCTGGATTTGCTCAACGCGTTCCAGTGCTTCAAGGTTGGCGTCAATCTCTTCGTCCGTCAGGTCACTTGAAACCTTTGCGCCCTGCGAGGCGGCGGAGGAAGCTTCCGACTGCTCCATCTCCTTGGCGGCTTGTTCCTTCGCTGCCACCTCCGCTTCCACCGAGTGCGGAAGGACTGTAGTTCCTTGGGAGCTGTCCACGCCGATCCCCGTCAGAGTCGCCGGTTGGTTCCGTTCGATCTTCGACGAGATTTCCTTCGATACCGGTACCTGAGACAATATCGCCTCGTTGTGGCTCTGGATCTCTTGGTTCGACTTTTGGGACTGCTCTTCGGGTGCTTCCTGATCGAGCAATCCTTCGGGCTTTTTTTCCGCGGTAATACCAGCCTCGATCAGCTGGATCAATGCGTTGAGGAAACGCTTCTGCATTTGCAGAGGCTCCCACTTACCCTTAGGGTTGGCGTCGATCTTCTTCAGACGCAGCAAATCAGCCAGGTTGTACATCATCCAGTTACCGCGAACGGTAAAGACGAAGTTCACATGCTGCAGCTTGTCTTCAGGGATCTTGTTGATCAAAGAAAGTACGCCGCGGTCAGCGTCTTTGCCGTCTTTATCTTTGCGAGGACCAGGATCACCCAACCAGCGCCAGATCTCCAAGAACATCAAATGCTCAAGGGAGGTGAAACGCTTGACCGAATCAACCGACAGAATCTCCTCGTGCTCTGCCTTTTGAATCTGAGACAGCGTCGGGAAGGTCGAGGGCATACGGATCGGTACAAAGTGCTGACGATCAACCTGTTGTACAATCCGGCCGATCTGCTCGAAGACGTTATCGCGGATGTTGCGGTTACGGCTGTACTCGATGAACTGAGTACCCTGATACTTCAGGAAGTGTCGAGCGATCGCGTGATTGATCACCAGGCAACTGGTTTCATTGCGCAATGCCGCATCCTGATTGACCACCTTCTTAAGCGTTGGGAAACGCTGGTGGTACTTACGGATAGCGTTCTGCGGACTGCCAGCAACCTCAGTGGTCTTACCGTGGGTAGCATGGAATTCCAGGACGTGTTCAACCCAGACGTCACCTGTGGTCTGACGGATCATCCACCACGTAGGCTCTGGCCACCAATCCACGTCGTTCTCGGGCAGATAGTGAATCACAGAAGCGGCGGGGAACTCCACCTTGACCATATCCGCCAAACGCGGCATGCTCAGGTATTCAGACCTGATCAAACCGTGTCGACGGTTAAATGCTTCGAAACGAACCATGATTATCTCCGGCTCATGTTGTGCGTTACCAGCGTGAGCGTGTAGTAGTCCATGGAGGACTTCAGCCCACCATCTGGGTTCAGGTAAGTCTCGGCTTTGTCGAAGTGAGCAGTAAGCTCTGCAATCGATTCCATGGAGAACACGTAGTTCGCCGAGGTCATGTCGCCGTCATGGTCAGCAGACAGGCCTACCAGCATGGCCATGTGTACCGACATCGAATCGTAATAGACTGCGTTGAGGATCGGGTAAGACGCGATCACGCGGTCAGAGGGCTCCCAGTTGTCATCCAGTTCACGGCACTGCTTAGACGGTACCGTGGACACCAAGCTAGGCTTGGACGGATAGATGGAGCCAGCGCCTGCTACAGGGTAGCGGGTTGGGAAGACGTAGCACTTAAGCCAGTCGTCCACACAGTTCAGGTAAACAAAGTCCGTCAGGTTCATGGGTCGCACTTTGGCACGATCCAGATCTTTCGGGAGTTGTTCCATGTCGTAGAAGATCTTGAAGGTGTCTTCAGTCTCATACACCAGACCTACATACATACCTGCGATCATTACAGCTCGCTGACGCAGACTGTCTTCACGGAACGATTCGATGACCTTGCCCAGACCGTCTTTGGTGGTCCAGCGGTCCTTCAGTTGGTGACCCACATTGACGTGGACACGGCTGAAGTCTTTCGGGTTGATCAGCCAAGCATGCGTTGACTCAGGCGAGTTCTCAAACACATGCTCAAACATCACCTTGCGCAACCGACCGATCGTCAGAGGGCGCGTGCCCTTGGCAGTCTGGAAGATCCCCACTTGAGTGTGGTTCAAGTCGAGCGGCTCACCCACACCGATCTCGGCGCGGACAGGGTCCATGGCGGTAATAACGTTTCGAGTACCATCGAATACACGACGGCTGGCCATACGCACAGCCATGTAACCACGCTTACCACCCACAAAGTCAAACAGGTATTGCCAGACTTCCTGAATAGCACGCTGCAGGGAGCGACGTGGGGCATTCAAAGAGCGAAGGTCACCCGATGCATTGCCGATGTTCAGAACACGCGCAGAAGCGATCACACGGCGATACAGCTCATTGATCTCGTGCTCTTCCTGACGCCCTGCTTCATTGACCTCGATTTCCCGCAGGCCAGCAGGCAACACAACGAAGTGTTGGATCTCTGCCTGCTCTTTGTACTTCTCGATCTCCTGGATTTTAATGTTCCGGCGATCAGAGTTGTTACGCACGAACTGAATCTTTTTCCAGTGACGGATGAAGAAGTCATAGCCCGTGTCGCCATTGACGGGGTCAGAGACCACAAAGTCTTTTTCGATCTCATCGAACTTGGCATATTTCTGCTCGTTGATGATTGCGACGTAGAGACCTTTGAGCGACATCAGCAAATCGAAGGTGGTTGGGTCAAACACCGGCACGGCGATGTCAATCTTGCCGAAGGTGGTATCACGCTCCTCCGAACCTACCCGCCCGAAGATTTGGGTAGAGAACAATCCCTCTGGATGGAGCACCCGCGTAGCCCCCTCGTTGATGTCCAACGTGGTCACTGTGCGCAGGTTTTTGACCTTCGGCTGGCGAGTGTCAAGAATCCAAAGGTTGGCGGGCAGCATGCTCTTTTTCATAAGCCCTTCACCAATTTCAGTTAATGTATGATTAAGAAACTTTTGACCGATGGGTGAAACTATGGCCAAGAAGAACGAAGGTGGAGATATCGAGTTCGATATCGACAACATGGATGATCTAGATTGGCCAGACTTTAACTTCGACGATGCATTCGAAGAGCCAAAGGATGACCGGTCTCCCGTCCGTAAAGTCGCAACCACCGCGATGAAGTCCGTTGGCAAAACCATCGCAGACCCTAACCGGATTCGTAAGACCCTGTCACGAACAATGCCAGGTGCTTACAGCGATGCGGTTGGGGTAGGGTTTGACGCCGCGTCCAATATGAAGGACATTTTCGACGTCAACATGTCTGAGGTCCAAAAGACCAAACAGGACATGCAAAAAACCCTGCGCCGTACTCTGCCTAAAGTGCGGGGGAGTCTCCCTGATAAGTTAGGCAAGTTCCTTGACAAAATAGCTGGGGAAGATGATTCCTACGGCATGGGTAAGTCCAAGGAGCAAGAGCGGCAGGATGAGATCTCGGGTAAGCTTGACGAGATCATGGGCATCCAGAATGATCAGGCCATGGCAGATAAGGAAACTGCCGAGGCTCGCAGACTGAACCAAGAGGTTGCAGTTCGCAAACGTTTCACTACGCAGATGGCCGCGTTCACTTCGATGGACACCAGCCTGCGTCAGATCCGCGACTATAATGAAGGCATCGATGCACGCTGGAAGCGCAAAACGCTTGAGCTGCAGATGAACCAAAACTTCATGTTGGCGGATTTGGTGGACAACGCCACCAAGACTGCTGCCGATACGCTCAACCGTTTGGATGTGATCGTCAAGAACACCGCGCTGCCAGAGGCTGTGAAGATCACCAAGTCGGAAGAGTTCGGTCGACTGACTCAACAGCGCTTGCTGGGTCAGGTGTCTCAGGCGTTGTCGGGTAACTTGGGCGACTATCTGGCAAAGACTACCAGTAACCTCAAGTCCCGTGTCACTCGCACTATCGGCGACAAGCTACGCTCTGCCCGTGAGGGTTTCCGTGGCGCTGCTGATGCAGGCGGTGACATCATCCAAATGCAGAACGAGATGAAAGCCGCAGGTGGCGAAGACGACAGTCTGGCTACCCTGATGGATCTCGGTCTGGGTGCTGCCAGTGATTGGGCCAGCAGCAAGTACGGCGATCGTGTCAAGGCCAAGTTGGGACAGAACGCTCGGTTCAATGCTCGTCAGGGCCAGTTCCGTAACGTGATGACCAACGGTGGGCGTTGGTTGGATGAGCAAGCTGGTAAGCGTGACAACGACGGTACCATTAAAGGCTTCTTCAAGGACATGGGTCGCAGCCTGTTGTACTCCACCCGACTGGACACGTCGGTTAAAGGCAATGACCTGCAATCGGGTCACATGCCGGACAACTTTAACCAGCTGACCAACCGATCCATCATCGATGTCATCCCAGGCTTGCTGGCCCGTATCCACCATGAGGTGGTGAAGTTCCGTACGGGTGATGAAGATGTGCCGATGATCCGCTATGACGCAGCGTCTGGGACCTTTACCGATTCCAAGACCATGGTCAAGCGGGTGGTCAACCAGTTCATGATGGAAGGCCAGGACAAGTACAACGTAGAGGGTATTGACAAAGTCATCAAAGAGATCGACCCGGAAGGGGAACTCAAAGGTGATGCCCGTAAAGCGTTGCAACGTCATCTGGTGGAACTGAACATGCGTAACCGCAAGTTCGACATCAAGGCACTGGCTCAGGGCGGCGGGATGTTTGGCCCAGGCTCTGCTGCTGGTAAGGCTGCGGTGCGTGACCATCTGTCCAAGCGTTTTGGTTTGGGGATTGATGGACAGTTCACCTCCTCCTCGGAAGAGATCAACAACAAGGAAGCCGACATCGGGCAATTGCTGCAAGGCATGCGCCACAACTTCCAAGACCCAATGCCGATGATCCGTACATTGATCGACGCAGGGTACAAGGAAGAACTGATCGCGGCTGGTCTGCTCACTGATAAAGACGGCTTTGTGCAGCTGAATCTGGATGCGGTCAATGACCTGCGTTTGGGTGAAGGTAAGGTGGGTGAAGACTTCGGTCCTCGTGCCTACTCGCCTAAAGGTCGTGCATTGGGCGGTGGTAAGGGTGCTGGTAACAAGGCCATCCTCTCGCTGTCCAACTCCCTGCAACAGTTCACCAACCAACAACTGCTGGCTCAGCAGAATCGTCGTACTCAACCGTTCCTCCCAACCGGTGGTAGTATCAACTACAACCTGATGGGCGAGGCCGTCGCTAAGGCTCTACAAGAGTCTAAGGCTAAGCAGGAAGACGATGAGTGCTGTGGGCCGGTCGACGAGTACATCACTCGCATGGACAAGGTGATCACCGCCTTGGAAGCCATGAACGACACATACAACTCAGGCTACCAGACCATGGTTCTCGAAGAGATCATGGACATCCTGACCGACGGACGCCAACAGGCCAACGTCGTGGTGTCGGACGACCTGTTCATTGTCAACGGCAAGCAGTTGGGTACTGAAGGGGCTGTGTGGAAGAACCGTCTCGGTAAAGCCCGCACCTCCATTGGCAACCACTTGGGTAATGCACGCAAGTTTGTAGGCAATCGACTGACCAGTGCTCGGAACAAGGTTACGGGTGCTCTGTCGTGGGGTAAAGGTAAAGCAGGTCAAGCTGCCACCTTCCTCGACAACTGGAAAGGTCAGGTTGTTGACGTGTATGTCAAGGGCTGGGAACGTGCTGCACTGGAAGCCCGCAAGATTGAAGCAGGGATGTATCGCGATAAGGTCACCGGCAAAATCATCAAGAAGCTTTCCGATATCACCGGGGAAGTGGAAGAGCTGATGGAGGACGGGACCACCCGCATCGTGCTCACCATCGATGACATCAAGCGTGGTCTACATGACCGACTGGGTCGTCGTGTGATGATGGCGGGGATCAAGAACATCAAGGATCTGGGTAACAGCCTGTTTGAAAAGGCTGCCGGTGCCTGGGGTAACACCATCGGCAAAGTCAAACGTGCCTTTGGCAGTGCCAAGGACTGGATCTGGGGTAAGTTGACTGAACTGCATGACGTCTACGTGGTGGGTGAAGATACACCTCGCCTGCTCAAGTTCGTGTTGCAGAACGGTGGCTACATTGACAAGGCAACCGGCAAGGTGATCACTAAGCTCAGCGACATCAAGGGCGACGTGATGGACTTGTCGGGTAACCTCGTGCTGTCACTCGATGACATGCGCAAAGGCCTCGTCAACCAGATGGGCGAAAAGATCCAGGCCAACTGGCTCACTGCGGTCGGCCGTATCAAGAACGTCGGTAAAGCGGCGTGGGGTAATGCAAAGAAAGCGTGGACAGGTCTCAAGAACTTTGGCAGTGGCTTGATCAAACGCGCCAAGGGCTTCGGCAACTGGGCGATGAGTGCACTGGCTGGAGTGGGTGGCAAGGTCAACCGTTGGCTGAGTGAAGACTCGGGCACCAATGGCATCCTATCCGCTCAACTTGAGGTACAAACGGCAATCCTGGAACAGATCGCTCAACTCAACCCAAACAACCGTAAAAAGAAAGTTGGGGATCGAGACGGGGACGGTGTCGTAGAAGGTAGCTGGCAGGACATTCTCGCCAAGCGCAAGGCCAAGTCTGATAAAGACGCTGACCGTGCTGCAATGGGTGGGGCTGGTGCTGGTAAGGCTGCTGGTGGACTGGGTATCCTCGGGGCATTGGGCGATAAGCTCAAAGGTCTGTTCGGTGGCAAGAAGAAAGAGGAGGAAGAAGGTGAAGGGTTTGACCTGCAAGACGCCGCTAACGCTGCAGACCTTGCGGAACACGGTAAAGGCATGTTGGGTAAAGCATGGGCTAAAACCAAGCGCTTCGGCAAATGGGGTGGCCGCATGCTGGGCAAGATTCCGGGCGTGGGTTGGGCTGGTAAGCAGCTTGCTCGCATTCCTGGCGTTTCTGCTGCACGTGGTGCTCTCGGTTCTATCGGGCTTCGTGGAGCCGCTGGACTCGGTCTGCGTACCGCTGGTAGCTTCTTGCTCCGTGGGGCACTGGCCACTGGTGCAGTAGCGGCGGGTATCATCTCGGCACCTGTGGCTGCAGCAGTTGGCATTGCCATGGCCGTGGGTACTGTGGCATGGCTCGCCTACAAGTGGTACGACGCTTCCAAAGATCGTCCGCTGCAAAGGCTGCGTCTGGCTCAGTATGGTTGGGATGGTAAAGACAGCGATGTGGCCAAGAAGATGTTGGCCTTTGAGGAGAAGATCCTCAAACACACCAAAGTCACTGACGGGAAACTGGATGTGGGTGCAGGTGGCGATGATGCTATCGCAGCTCTGAAAGAGTTTGACATCGATCCTGAGAAGCCAAAGGACCTTAAGTTCCGTAACTTCCAGGAGTGGTACGACAAGCGCTTCCGTCTGGTGTTCGACACGTGGGTTATTGCCTTGAATAAGGTAGACACAGGTGCTCAGTTACCAGAAGTCGACGACAAGCTTAATGACGACAGCAAGAAGACATTGCTGGAGTTGGTCAAGACAGCGGGCAGTGCGGGTTGGACCATTGCTCAACCACCCGGTGAAGACATGGAGATGCTCACCGACCCTGCGGCCATCAAAGCGCTGGCGGATGCTGCGGCTGAGAAGTTCAGCAAAGCCAATGCCAAAACCGAACTGCCTCTACCGAAAGGTGGGAATGACAAGGCCAAGCAATTGGCTGAGGAAGCGGCTAAGTTGGGCACGGGTGCTGCTGTAGCTGTGGCTATGGGTCCGATGGCAGGTGTTAATAATGCTGCGGGTCCAATGACCACCCAGAACGTTGTAGGGCAAGCGGCTGCTGCTGTTGCAGTGGGTTCGATGAGTCCGATGATGGCGGGTGTGTTTGCAGGTGGTAGTGGCGGCACCAAGCCTTCCACAGGTGGAGCTGCCAAAGAGTTCCCATCCTCCCTGTTGCCTAAGGGCGTGCTGGATGCTCTGCGTACCATCCGGGTTCGTGCTTACGGCCTGATCACTCTGGATGTGCAGAAGGTCAACGCCCTGCTCTATCTGGAGTGGGCAGCGCAGCAGAAGATGACTGCCAGCTCCACCGGTACTGCCGATTACACTGGCACACTGGAAGAGCTGATCAGTCTGGCGGGTGCCAAGTTCGGTGTAGGTCAACCGGGCTCTGACAACTACAACCAGTTCAAGGATTGGTTGGATTACCGCTTCCTGCCTGTGTACAAGGCCTACGTGGGTGCATTGAAAGCAGTGTCGGGTAACACCGATCCATTGCTGGCTCACCTGCACTGCAAGCCAACTGAGCAGTACAAGTTGGCTGAAGCTGTCATCTCTGCGGGTTCGTACTACAAGGACAACTTCGTAGCGATCTGGAAGGTCCCCCTGTCGCCGTACTTCGGTGACGCGCCTAACACTGATTCGTCCACCGTGGCGGAGAACATGAAGGCGCTCATCAAAGACGTTGAGAAGCAACAACTCGACGAGGTGGCGGGCGAGTCTGGTAAAGTGAAGTCCGGTCTGTTGTCTAAGACCAAAGACTTCTTCTCCGGTGCAATGGACAGCGTCAAGAACTTCTTTGGCGTAGGTGGCGATAAGGGTGCCACACCGTCCAGCGATTCGGGGAACTGGTTCACCAACATGTTCAAGTCGGGGGAGAAAACTCCTGGCGGGAATTTGTCGGACACCTACAACCAGAACAAGACGGACCTGTACAACCAAGGTGTCGGTGGTAAAGCCGGGGAATACAACGCCCAGAATGGTGGCGGGGTAGGTGTGACGTTTGACCCGAATGGTGGGTCGTCTGGTAACGTCAACGATCTGCCAATGCCGACAGCTCGTAAGGGCTTTGAGGCGCACAAGGAACTGATTGCAGCTGTTGCGAAGATGACGGGTATTGACCCAGGTGTATTGGCGGGCTTGTTCGCCAGTGAGTCTGCGTTTGACTCCTCTGTCAAATCCGCGATGGGTGGTTCTGCAACCGGTCTTGGGCAGTTCATCTCGGGTACGTGGAAAACGATGATCGCCAAGCACGGGAAGAAGTTTGGTATCCTGCCGGGTACTGATCCGAACGATCCACGGGCTAACGCCCTGATGACCGTGATGTACATGCAAGACAACATGAAAGAGATCAAGAGCGCGCTCAACAGACCTCTGACTGACGTCGATGCGTACATGGCTCACTTCTTGGGTGCTGGTGGTTACAAGACTGCTCTCAAGAACCTCGATCGTTACGGCGCCGATGTCATGCCGAAAGAGGCGAGCTACAACAAACCGATCTTCTGGGTCGGTGGCGACAAGACCAAACCACGTACGTTCCGCCAGATCATCGATCTCATGGCCAGCAAGCAGGTGGGTAACCGTAACAAGTACGGCGCCCTGATGTACTCCTACTTGAAGTCCAAAGGTGAGAAGGTTGACGACAGCGTACTGCGTGCAGGGCAAGGTACTGAAGTCATGTCCAAAGACGGTCCACAGCAACAGGTGGCCGAGGCTGGCAAGGACAACAGTCCAAACCCAGATGCAAACGCACAAGGCAACGTGGCTCCAACGACAGGTCCTACCGGGGAACAACCGAAACCATCCGTGGCAAGTCTTGCACGTGATGCGAACTCGGGCGGCGCAGATATTGCGGCAGGTCCTGGCGCTCCTCCTGAGGCCCTTAAGGCTTCTCTGACCACTACTTCTTCGGGTGGTGGGTCTGGTCCATCGTCTGGTTCGGGCGGTGCTTCTGCTCCAGTAGTAGACACCGGTGCTCCATCTCCGAGCGAGGCCATGCAACAGGCACAACAGAAGGCGGCTCAAGCGTCTGCACAAAGCACATCGGCGGCTAACACTTCCGGTGCTGGCATTGATAAGTTGGTCGATATCGGGAACAAGTCCCTGCAAATGCAACAACAGCAGGTTCAGCTGCTCCAGATCATCGCTCAGCAGATGACCCAGCAACAACGTGGTCCAACCACAGGGTCTGGCGGTCCAATGAGTGTCAAAGCGCCTCAGGTGACGTGAGAGTAGGGTGCCCCTTCGGGGGCGCCCTGCTTACTTTATGACCTCACCCCTTTAACAAAAGGACTCAACCATGGCAACAGCTCTTGCGGGTATTCGCAACGACAGCTGGGTGCGCTCCAGCTTTCTGATCGCCCGAGCGGGCCGTGCGAGTACAGATCGTCGCGCGCGTTTGGAATCGGGAGCACGCATCAAGTTCGCCGATACCACATTGGGTGGTGCACGCTGTATCAACCCACCTCCACAATTCACTGTTTATGCCGACATGACTGTGGCCGGCTTGAACACGCTTTACAGTTACTCGATCGACAACCCGATTATCAAGCCGCTCATTGCGGCCAACGATCAGGCGGATGACGTTCGAGCAGGGGCGACCGCTTCGAGAGGCCTAGGGCGAGCCTACTCGGACATGTACGACGACACCGGTGAATACATCACCATGCGTTTCGGTGTGCCCAAGTTCAACAGCCTGTTGTCGTTCTTCTTTACCTTCTACGATCCAGAAGCGTCGGTCATTGCCCGTACCGGTAAAGGTCCTGGTGTGTTCTACCGCATGGGTCAGGCATTGGGTTGGGTTGTGGGCTTTGCTTACGCTCCGGTCATGTTTGCAGGTAAGGCTATCAGCTTTCTGCTGGGCTCCTCGGTATCGCGGTACTACTACCTCGACCCGACCATGCACAACTACTGGTCTGCGGCAAACAACATTGCCAACTCCATTGCCGTTAACATGGGTATCATTCCCCGTGTCGGTGGCCGTGATGAGACCAAAGAAGAAGCGCAAGCGCGTTTGGCTGAGATCAAGTATTACAACGAACAGCTCCCTGACATCTTCCGTAAGGACGGTGGTATTGACTTGTTCGGTGTGGCCAACCGTTACAACAGACTCTCTCAGAAGTTCCAGGAGGCAGTCAACGACCTTGCCATCCAGGCGTCTTCCAAGGGGGCGTTCGTCGATGCCTTCAGAAGCTGGACCAACTCGGCGTATCTGTCTGCGCTGACCGACACCAACGTGGGTAACATTCGAGATTACGTGAGTCGTTATCTCAATGCCACGGGTAACCAGTTTGAGAACCTTTCCACAGAGGCTCTCGAACGACAGGTCAACGCCTTTAAGGTGGAGAATGAAACCAACATTCAAGTTGACTCCACCGGCAAGAAGATGGCCGATAACAGCACCATGGCCAAGTGGGGCTTCTTTGAAGCCATGGCAGAACACGAACGGGCTTCGGCTAACGACGGTTCTGAGTTCGTTACCTTCCGCGTAGACTCCACTGGACCTACCACCACCTCGTTCAGTAACACCGTGGGTGAATCTGAGATTGCTCAGAACGCTAACGGCGTAACGGCTCGTGCACGTTCCATCATGTTCAACGCTGCCCAATTCCAAACCGGTATTGGTATCGTGGATGAGGTGGCGGGCGCTGTTAAGGGGATGATGGCAGGTGGTCTGGACATGATTGGTGTGTCCAACCTGACAGCGCTGATGGGTAACGCCTTCGTGGACATCCCTCAGACCTGGCAGAGCGCTGCTGCATCGCTCCCTGCTCCGTCGTACACCATCGAGCTGCGTAGCTGGTCAGGTGATCCTATCAGTCGCTTCAAGAACATCTGGATTCCGGTCTCGATGTTGCTGGCAGGCGTTCTCCCACTGGCCACGGGTAAACAGTCGTACACTGCCCCGTTCATCTGTGAAGCCTACTCGCGTTCGCGTCACACGATCAAACTGGGCATGATCCGCGATCTGTCTATCAGTACCGGTGTGGGAACCATGGGTCGTAACGCTGATGGCGATCCTCTGGGCGTCACAGTGACGTTTTCGATCGTAGACCTGTCTAGCATCGTCACCATGCCAATCTCGACTGAGGCGGGCTTCTGGAGCGGTGTGAAGCAGACTGTGGGCAAGATGGCTGACGGTGCTACGGGCGCAGTGGTCGGTGAGAACCGTTTCTTCCAAGGAGCGGCCACGCTGACAGACCCAACCACGTGGGATGACTCGAACAAGTATTCGGAAATGATGGCGGTATTTGGTGGTCTGACTCTGCAAGAGCAAATCTACACCACGCAGAAACTCAAGATTGCCATGACCAAGATGATCTCCAGTTACGAGTCGTGGACGACAACGTCTGCATTCCAGAACAAGGTGGGTGGATGGCTTCCTTCCAGGATGCTCAACATCTTCACCAAGGGTACGGTTGCAAACAACTGACGGCATAGTCCCCCTGCCCGCAAGGGCAGGGGGCTAGCCTTTTATGCGATTGCCCAGAGAGGGGGGTGATCAACTACGTCCCAGAGCAAACTGCCGTCGAAAGGGTGCCAGCCCTTCGCTTGAGCATAGTTAAGCTCCAATCGTTGTTTGGCTGCATCCAGGTTGGGGACTGGAGGACGGGTAACGATACGGTGAGCAGCAAACCCCATCTTCACCCAATGGATGGTGCCGGGGTCCATTTCAATGACACCCAACGCTTCCACGAAGATGGCATCGATTTCCTCACGCGTCAGCATGCGCTTGGTGACCTCTCCAGAGATCAGGCTGCGATGCCAAACGTATCCGTATTCGCACAGCCAGTCATGGAGAATGACTGCGGAGCCGTGCTTGCCAAACACTTGCAGGATGCTTTGGAAGGCAGGTGGTACTGTTGCGCCGTCGGTAGCGTATCCCCGTGGAACCACAACCCACTCATTGGAATACTTCTCACCCAAGTAGTAGACGTAGTTCTCGTTGGTCAGCCAATGTGGTTTACCCAATGCTGCGGTAAAGTCCTTGTTGTAAGACACGCTGTACATGTCAAACTTTCTGATTGGCACAATCAGGATTTTCTCTTCCATGGTGGTGCGCCTTCATCTAAGCGGGGAAGTACGGGTAGTGCTTTTTGATCCAGGACTTGATCTCGTAGGAAGGATAGTTCTTGGCCAGCACCAGCGCAGCCCGATACGGTGGGGACGTATTGAAGATCGTGGTAGCGTCTTCAGAGGCTTTGGTGAAAGGCGCTAGCGAGGCAATCCATACCTCGTCTCGCAAGGACTTGTCCCAGTTAGCGTCTACCCTCGTAAACAGTGTAATGATGCGTTGTTTGATCTCCGCGTACTTATCCACAGTGTCAGCTGGAGTCAGTGCGAATTGCGCCAAGAAGTCCCTGGCAAAGTGTGGGTATTGTGCCCTGATCTGTTCAGGGGTCATGTGCGTGGTTAACTTCTCTACAGTGGTCAGGTTTCCGCTGAACACAATTGCGTAGACGTTTTCACTGATGACCCGTCTTTTCGTCTCAGGACTGGTGGCCTCCTTGAGGAGGATGTCGACGGATTGAGGAATACCTGCCTTGACTGCTTCTTTGAGCAAACCTGACAGCAGGGACGCCTCAGCATCCAAGTCAACGTAGCCAATGATGTCCTTGTCACCCAAGAGACGCTGGATCGTGTTGACCAACCCTTGGGAGGAAGTCACATTGGCCGAGTAGCCAAGGAGACTGGTCTTACCGCCAGCTACATCCTTGACTGTTGTCATGACACGTTTGGCAAGTTTGGGGTCCATACCCAACGTGTCGGACATTACAGAAACTGTTTTGGTGGACAGCTTGTCGATGATCCCACCTTTGTTGCCGAACACACTGTTCAGGCGGGACAATGCATTGGTTGCATTGAGCCTACCCGTCTTGGCGTCTACAACGAGCTTGGTGAGCTGCGAAGCCAGTTTGGGTGTCTTACGCAGGGCATCAACTGTTTCGTCCTTTAAACCTACCAGCATGTCCTTTACGGAGGTGTTGTCCGTGGTACTGGTAACCTCAGAAGAACTTTTGACTAATACATCGTCAGTCGAGCCGATGCTCAACGTGGTAGGTGCAAGAGTGGTACGCATGGCATCGGACTCGTTAGAAAAGATTCATAGAATTGAACAAAAAAATAAACGTGGGGCATAATCCCCCTCCCCGAAGGGAGGGGGAGCTGACTACCCAGCTTTCTTCGGTGTAGCAATGCGCAGTGTATGCGTGGTAACCCGATTGCGAGTCCACTGGAGCGATACACTTACGCGCGTCATGTTCGGTGCCAAGACCCTTAAGCCCTTCTTGAACACATCCCATGTCATTGCTGTACCAGGCAACTCACGACGCAGGTTGCCCTTGTCATTGCCCTTCTTACGCCCTTTTACTTCTTCCCTCACTAATGCGTTACATAGGTAGGCTTCAATCTCCTCATCCAGATGATTGACGTCCTTACCCATGAGCGCGCACAGGTCTTGGTACAGCCCCGACAACTTACCCAAATCGCCCGTGTCAGGTGCTAGCATGTCAACGCTAGATTCCACCATGACATCGTTGTCGTAGTCCAACTCCACCTTAAACGTCATTCCTCGTGGAGCCAACACCGACAATCCCCTTGTCAACATCTCAAAGGTCATGTCAGGATCAGACAACCCTTTGCGCAGGTTATTGCGCTCATTGGTTACCCGATCTTGGGACAGGTCGAGATCTCTCGTCAACTTGTCCAAATAGTTGGTCAGTAGGAGGTTCCATTTGTAGGGGGTAATCTGCAACTCCCACAAAATGAGACGATACATCCGCGACAGAATGCCGTGGGCTTCTCGAATCCGTTTGTCAGGGGTAGCCAACATCGTGTAGATGTCATTACCTTTAGCACTCATCCAAAAAGTCCTTCGTAACCTTGGCTGAGTTAGAGGTATGTTTTTGTTATGATCTCCAACTCGCCAAATAGATTCGAACACTGCCGCAGATAATAATCGAAGCGTGTTGAATCCGTTTGGTCGTACATGCGAATGTTGTTGACCAAATCTTCGATGGCCTTAATCAGCTCTCGCATGATCGTTTCCGGCGCACAGGTGTAACCCTGCTCGTCGGTTAGATAGCCATCAAGTGTTACGGGATACAAGTTGTCCACGAATCGCCGAGACAGAGTTGCTTCGCGGGGAGGTGGAGATTTTGATAAGACTGCATCTGTGGTACTCCGTACGGTGTTGATGAGATAGAAAATGTTCTGATGAACACTCTCAAACTTGGAAGTGCGCCAGGTTCCCCTGCGACCTTTCCAAGTGCCCTGCGCGATTAGACGTCGAAGTCTGTCCATCTGTACAAGCATAGCATTCATCTTGTCCAATCGTTCGTCTGGAGCAGGAGCGTCCTCCTGTCCAAAGCCGATCCAGCTCAAGAGTTTCTTAAACATGGATTTGCGTCCATCGACTGGAAAGCTAGACAATTGTGCGAGCATGTTACACCTCACAGACATCATCCATTGTGAATAACCAAAACCTTATAGGTGGATATTCAGTTAGATGTTTTAGGTTTGAGAAAGAGTTATTAGAGGGCATTACAATGGATCAAGCATTGAAAGACTTGGGGGTCGTTGAGAACGGAACAGAGTACGAGAACGTTACTCCGATTGTTCCTGAAGTCTTGCCGGCCAGTCATGAAGAACGCTTGGAAATGACACAAGGCGTTCGAATAAAGATGATGGTTGCCTTGGCACCGGGTGGTAAAGTTCCCACCGATAAAGACGGCGTCAAGATGCTGCTCGATACCATGAAGGATTTCGACAACCAAGAACTTGGTATCATGCGTCAGAAGACCGACGACAACAATGCCAAGAAAGACCAGATCGTTGCACAGGCATTGTTGGAGCTGGCCAATCGTTCTGGTAGTAGCAGCGTCATGCGTGTCGATGGTCCTCCGGTGCAACGTGCAGCCATCCCACTGGATAGTGAGCTGCCAGATATCGAGGTTGTCCCAGGCGAGCTGGAGACAGGGAGTCACACAATAACGTACTCCGACATGGCAGGACGTTTCTCTCGTGAGAAAGGCAATCTCATTGAACACGATCCGTCGTGAGCATACTCCCCCTCCCCGTAGGGAGGGGGAGGGCTTATGCCTTTAGACCGCGAATAAGTTCTTGCGGATTGGGGACGGAGAAATACAGCGGGCTCCAGAAACTCAAGTTCATTGAAACGGCCAGCGTGCGCTTGGTTTCTTCGAATGGGTTGAAGGGTGCCCCTGTATCGTCGACGAATGTTTTCTTGTCGATCTTCTGGGAGTTCTTCAACCGGATGAGTTCTGGAACGATGAACTCGGTTAGGGACGCGCCACGCACTGCATCGTAAATGCACTTGGCTTGAATGTCCCACCACTCGCGGAAGTTGTACATCACCACCTTGGTGTACTCTTCACGAATCATATCCAGAGTCAGTTCGCTGTGCGGAATGCTGACGCAGCTGATCTGGGTATCAATGATCTCGACCTGAGCACCGCTCTCGTCAGGGAGCATCATTTGCTCCAGTGCGAGAACGATCTCTTCCTTGTCAATCTCATCCAACTCGTAAGGCCAGACGTTAACCTTCACGTCACACCCTTTGAAGTTGGGTTCGGTGGTACGCTTGGAGTAGAGCTGCCTCAAATGCATGCCCATCTTTCCGACCATGACAGACATGACCGAAGCCCTGAGCACTTTCAAGTCGCCCTTCTCGTCGCGCAGGGTGCCACGCTGGTTGTAGATTGCTTCCCACATCAGCGTAGTGCCTTGACCAAAATGCTCAAAGTCATCCACCAGCCGGTTGTAGTAAGCAGGGTCATTCCAGGTGTGGGCCCAAAGGGACTCGTTGAATATCCGCATCGCACCCAATCGAGTGTCCAGCAGAGCGTCCAACTCAATCAAGATAGTGCCGCGCATTATGCACCCGTAGCGTTAGCGGCTGGCGTGGTCGACTGATACCCAACCAGAATGGCTTTGAGCGTTTCTGGTTGAGAGAACATCAGCAGATAGAACGGAGCCATCCAAGGGAAGTAGGACAGGATGGAGATCACCTGAGCAGGCGTCGGTACATCCTTCATGAAAGCTTCAAAGCCTGCCAACTCGTCATGGAACTGGTCGGCAGGGTATTTGAGCAGTGGTTGCGCGCGGGCAATGGTCGAAACCAGGTGGTGACCCAGCGGTGTCAGGTTGGTAACAGCGATGGCCGATTGGGATTCGGAAATCACTGCAGGTTCCACGAAGTAGCTGAACTGGGTGTGCAGCATGATGACAAACTCGCCACCATACGACTTGTCAGTAACAGGGCGACGACTGATCGCACCCCAGAAAGACAGCACCTCACCAGGCTCGTTGTAGGCTGCGAAGTTCTGACCGAACAGATTGTCAGAGAAGATGCGGGACAACTGGTCTGCTGCCTGCTGTCCATAGGCGGTCTTGCACCATTCAAGCGTTGTACGCAGAGCGATCTCTGCCTGTTCAACGTAATGGACTGCGGCTTGTTGACGATCCATGATTTCACCGTTTACTTATCGAAGTTGTTATCCAAGTGCATGGCACGTAGATAGATCGCCGCGTTCTGGACAGACTTAACTTTACCTTGTTCCATACCGGGCGCATCTAGTGACCCCTCCCCGTATTCAAGGAACTGCTGTTCGAATCGAGCCAAGGCCTTGAGGTTACCCCCACGGACACGGAGCAATTCTTCCAGGGGCTTACGGATGCCCTGGTTACTAACCACCTGAGTCTCTACGAACGAGAGGCTACTGGTCTTTGACTCGCCGGTTGGCTGGTCGGTCAAAGTATCGATGTGGCTGTTATCTTCCGCCGTGGACATTTTGCCCATCAGCGACTGAGACTGTCTCCGCAGTGGTTGCACGATGATCATGTATTCGTGCGGAGACAACATGGTGATGCCGGTTGCCCGGTCGGTGATCCAGATGCGCTCGAAGAACTTGTAACCTACACGGTCACCAATCTCCAGAATCTCTTCGAAGGTTAGATCCTTGCCTTGGAAGTTAGGCACCTTGAAGTAGATGTACTCTTCCTGTTTATCAATGCGATCAACCCATGCATCAAACTGGGCATCGTTCATCGACGCGAAGTAGGCTGCATAGTTGGCGACGTTATCCTTCTTAGGGGACTTGTCGTAGAGAGCCAGGTCGGCCAGTACGATCTTCTCTGCTGCTTTACGGTTACCGGCCACGGGGCACCCCTTAAGTTGTTACCCCTCCAACAACTGAGCCAGCCAATGAACACTCTCATTGAGCTTGGGTGGTGGAGAGAAAATGTACCGCGCGTTCTGCACAAAGCTTGGCGCTAACACCGAACGAAAGTCCTGCAGCCACAATGTTTGATTGCAGCTGTTGCCGACGACGCAGTTCAGTTCGTGTGTGAAGTCGCCTTGCAGACTAGAGAACGCCTGGAAGAAATAGGAAACCAAACCCTTGAGTTCTTGCTCAGGGCTGGCAAAGGCCACGATCGGAACATAGCTCTGGCGCCACTGGCGCGCAGTTTTGGGGCAGTGCTCCGAGAGGACATCATAAATATTATCTCGAAGAGTTTTCATCGGCAATAATCCTTGAGAGCAGCCCGAAGGCTGCCCCCTATAACTCGGCTTACTTGGTAGCCGCCTTTGGTTTGTCCTTCATCCAGAAAGGATGGTAGGTACCGTGGTACATGTTCAGCAGATCCCACGTGGTCAGACGAGGTTTAGGTGCAACCTTCTCGTAGTCCACGAAGTCCCAGTTAGGTACGGTGTTCAGCAGAACGTCCCAGTCGTAACCTTTCTCCTTCAAGCCGTTGTACAACTCTTCTGGAGTGACGTTGCGGTACTCTTCCGGCCAGTCCTGGTGCAGGTAACGCGCGTAGCACATCTCGAAGGTGATGAACATGGCGCGAGCCAGCAGCGGGTCTTCACGGAACTTCTTGTCCACAGTCGTGCGGGACAGCTTGACATCAGGACGCAGGTGCAAGAAATAGTTCTGCACGTTGGCATCCAAACCGAAGCGACCATACTTTTTGCAGAAATCGAGTTCGGTCAGGCTGTGCATCACACCTTCAGACTGACGTACCACCACTTCAAACGGCGTACCAGAACCACCCGACTTACCACGCAGGTTGGCAATCAGCACGGTCATGAGGTCGGTGTCACCCACGATCTTGTCGTCGCTGTTGCGAGGATAAGCTGGGGTGCGGTCACTGGAGCTGTTCCAGTACGACGAAGCCGACATGGACAACCAGCAGTTGTTGACCAGGAACGTAAACTTCTCAGGTACGTTCTTGAACTTCACACCTTGCTTCATGAAAGCGAGCTGTTTGGCCGGTGGAGTACGTGGGTCCATGGCGAACTCTTTACCCAAGTGGGCAGAGAGCAGGATGTAACCACCACCACGCGCAGTCTTGACGGGCAGTTCCATCATCATCTGCGTTTTAGCCATGCCGCCACGGAACACTTCCATGTTACGACCACCGTCACCGATGTCGTGTTCGTTCTGCAGCTTCTCTACGGACGACGTGAGGAAGTTGGAGAAGGAGTCCACACCGTAGACGTCAGGCACCATCGCGAACATCGGCGTATTGTCCGGGTTCATGAACGGTGTTTCCAAGAAGTATTCTGGATTCTTCTTGCCGATTTCTTTTTTGCCCTTGGCGAACTTGTCGTCCATGGACTCAGCGAACAGGTTGTACCACTGGTCGCCCAAGTATTGAGCGGCGTTGGTCATTTGCAGCTGGCCCGACTCGTTCATCTTCTCGTCAAAGATGATGTCAACGATTTCTTTCAGGCGAGCATACATCTTCGACAGATTACGCGGACGGCTGCGCTGTTGCGACAGCTCGGTGTCGTACATGTTGCCCTGACTGCAGATGTAGTTGTTCAGGATAGCCAGCAACATGTCCCACATGAAGAGGGATTTGAAGGTGTTACCCGGACCTGCGATACCGGTTTGATACGCAAGACCACCGACGCAGATGGTGTCACCATGCTTACCCTTTACAAGGTTGCCGGTGATGACGTCCCAAAATCGTCCGGTGTTGAGAATCGGCATCACCACAGGTGACGATACAAAGTTTCCACGACGCGCCATTGAAGTTTCCCCAGAGTTGACGGAATATCCTAATCAATAGGTTTCCCTAACTCGTGGGAACTTAAGGAATACTATAGCCACCGAACTAAGGAGCCCATCATGGGTGAAGTTAAAGCGCGTCTTGCCGCCCAGATCCGTGTGTGGGCTTTGAACAATCAGATTGGGGTCATCTCCGTTATGACCACTCCCAAAACCGAGGAAAAGAAATGAACGAGATTGCACTCAAACATCAAATGATCATGACCGAGGCGATGACCCACGGCATGGTCGGCAGCGTTGCCTCCTCGGTGACTGCCAAGGTGAAAGGTATTGCAGGTGCCATGGGCGACTGGGCACGTGGCAAGATCCGTCCTGAGGTGAAGATCCCTCTGGTTGCCTACAACGTGGTTGTGAAGGATTTGGCCGGTAGCCGCTTCTCTGATGTCTCTACCACCAAACTGACCGTCCCACGTGGCCTCAAGGGCCCTCTGATGTCCTACACCGAGTCGTTGTTCGACGCACTGGTGAAGGTTGAGAACATCGAGGAAGAAGTGCTCAAACCGTTCAGCATCTGGCTGAGCCTGCGCATTGCCTCCCCCGATACTCTGGCCAGTTCGGCAACTGTCACTGACCTCAAGAACTTCAAAGAGCAAGACATCGAGGGCACTCGTATTGCACTGGCCAAGTTCGTTGACCCTACCGGTCGAGTGGATCAGGTTCAGATGGATACGGCCTACTCGAACCTGTCGCAGATCAAACCGACCTGGGATAACGCCAACGCTCTGGCGACTCGTTACCTGGAAACCAATCCTCAGCGCATCGTCAAGATGACTCAGGAGATTGCAGGCAAGATCGATCGCGTGATCGAGAAGCTGGAAGACGGTACTGACGAAGGCAACGTCAAGCTGTCTGCCAACACTGCAACCATCCTGTCGGGTATCTGTGCCAACCTGTCTCAGGCCATCGACCTGTACGGTCAGATCGGTATTCTGGTGCGTGAGTTGGTCGTAGCCTGCAACCATCAGGTGAACGAGCTGAAGAAGCCTCTGGCTGAATCGCGCAAGGTATCCATGAAGACCGAGTCGATGGTTTCTGTGGGTGTGCCTGAACTGGTATTGGGTGGCGTGCGCATTCCGTACAGCTTCATCTACGATCACCTCAAGTGGCAACCTACTCAGGACCTTGACATCAAGGAACTGTCGTGGATCTTCGAGGTGCTGGAAGCCGATCCACTGCTCGGTGGTGAAGAACGTGATTGGGACGGCGAACAAGTGGGTGCTATCCGCATCGGCTCTCGTCTGTATCCGGTGAGCAACCTTGACTTCTTGGCAGCTTCTGTGCATGCAGACGCCACCAAGGTGACTGTGGTTGAAGCCACGACTGAAGACATTGTCAAAGCGTGGACCAATCAAGGCGGTACGACCCAAGACGCAAGTCCTGGCGGTTGGTAATGGCATAAGCTCCCCGTCCCCTAGGGGACGGGGAGTATGCTGTCAACGAATGTGACTGACGTTGAGTTCAGCCAAGTCGTGGAACATCTTTTCACGCTCGCCGTACTTCAACCACTGAGGTAACCAGCTCATGACCTTGGAGCAATTCTCCGTGATCGAATCCTTGTCGACTGGACAATGTCGGCCAAGGAACAGGACCTTAGCCAAATCGGCCAGTCGGTTCAGGATGTCCTCGTCCTCTACCAAATGCATTTGCGCATTCAGATCGGAGAGGCGTGGCTGGTCAATGCCCCGCTCCTTTTCCAACTCAACGAATACCGTCACCAGTACCAACTTCCTTTTCACACCTTGTGGAACCACTTGTCCTAAAAATTTACTCCAGAGGCTTTCTGTGTTCATTGGATTACCTGCTATTTTTTGACAAAGGTTCGATTGGCAAAGGGCGACGCCCAAATACCGTATTCATCCCCGTTTGTGACAACGACGAAGTGCCTAACCGTGAAGGCAGTGTCCTGATGGGTCAGAACGAATGCTTCGAACTGCTCGGATGCCATCGCGGCAATCGCGTTACGTTTAGGCATGTCGATGCCGATAGACAGATTAATCTTTGCTTCTTTAACCTGTTCATCTGTATCGTCCCAATATGCTGCCGGGACGAGTAAGCTGGTGTTGGGTGTTTCCACCCGCTTCGATGCCTTAAAGACAGGCTTGCCCTTGTTGTCTTCCGTGACGGTGATGAAGTGTTGGGTTACGTTGGTGGCCATGAAGATTCCAGGTGTTGCATGGAACTCCGTACAGCCACTCTTAACGTGACATGCTGTCTTCTCGTCCGCCAGTAGCTTCTCCCGGTGAGCCAGGAAGTTAAGCACCAACGATTCCATGTCTAAGTACACATCCCATGCACGGTGTGCCTGACGAGCTGGATTGAGTTCGTGGGTGTACATCGCCCCGTAACTATCCGTCAAGTCAGTCACAAAGGTTGTCGAGTGCAGATAATCTGCACCCACCTTTTCCATGACAGAGTGTGCACCTGGCTTGAAGACAGCATCCAGGAACAGTACAGCCATCCGTTCTACTTTCGTATCCAGATAGTTCGTGTGCTGCTCTTGGATTCGCTGGATGATTGGATCTAGGGAGTTGATCTTGGCCACGCAATACGAGGCAGAAGGCAACAGTTGTCCAACTTCGATTTCCAGCTTATGCAGGTGTTCTTTCTTTTTACTGGCCTTCTCGAAGTCCATCAGGTACACATGGTCTTGTTTGACCACTTCCCGTCCAGACATCTTGAACACGAGACGAGACTTACCCAGCAAAGGGTGGCGACCGTGTTCGTGGTTCCAGTAGCCTTCAGGCGGAGATACGATACAATGGGCTTCGCTCTCTGCGCCTTTGGATTTCTGTGAGGACAGCACAGCGTCGTTGGCATTGGCCTTGGCGACTGGCAGTCCTCGGGGTTGTTCGAGGGACACGTACTCAACAGAGACCTTACACCCTTTTGAGGTGAGGACTTCAGAGACACGCACAAAGGCGTCCAAGACTTCCTTGAAGGTCAGGGGATTACCCTTACCATCCACATACCCATCGGCGATAGCCTTGGGATAGCCTTTGGTCATGAACAGTGCAAGGTTCTTGCGCGGGACCAACAAGCAAACTGTCTTGGGTGTTTCTTCTAACTGCGCCACGTATTCGAGCGCCAGCACGCAGCCTTGCAAAATGCAATTGGCTACAGCTGTGGTGTGTTCGGGTTTGGACAATGGGGCACGGATGTCGATCACCTCGCGGATGACCTGCAACTCCATCTTCCCATCGTCCTTGTAGCCTTTCGGTGTTGGCACGTACTTCTTGAGGCCGTAGCCTCGTTTGGCCTTCACCTGGGTGACTACATACCCATGTACCCCAACGCCAAAGTAGCCGCGCTCAGGCATCGTGCTCTCTGCAATGTAGAACGCAGCAAACTCGTTGACTGGCACCTCTACTTCAACAACAGGCTTAGCCTTGGCCTTCGCGGGTGCTGGCTTGGCTGCTACTGCTTTGGGTACTTCAACGTCAAATGGAAGATCGCTCATGGGACTGTCCTTATACTCGGCTACCAGATACCGCTAGTTGGTAGGAGTCGAAGGCTTGCCCGCTTCCGAGCAACCGGCCAGATAGTCTTGATAGTGCTTGAGTAGCAACGCTTGGTTAGCCTTGTCTGCATCCAACACTTTCTCGACATATTTGAGTAGAGTCTCACTCGCTTGTTCTGGCGGGGTACCAGAGGTGATGTCCAGTTCCTTGACGTTAGGCAAGGCAGGCATCTCGGGGAGCTTGTAAGGTGCACAGCCGGTGGCCGTAGCCGTAGGCAGTGCTAACTCTGATTCGTGTTTAAAGCGCAGGCAAAACCCCGAACCAGAACACTCGCCAATGGTGAGTGAAGTAGCTGGGGCTTTGGTACTGGCGGCGGGTGCGGTGCCCAACTGAGCAGCCAGGCTATTCACCTTGTTGGCCAGTACAAAAACCGCGCCCAGAATTAGGAGCAGGAGAAAGATCCCGATCCAACTTGCGATTTTCTTAAGCATCACGGGTCACCGTATTTCTTTTTCAGACCGTTAAGCTTGTCACTCAGCGGGACTGATGGATTGTTGGTTACTGTCTTCTTGGGAGCAAGACTTGGATTGTTTTCGATAAGCTGACGGATGAGTCGATTTGCAGCGTCTACTTGATCCGTCAAAGTTAAGTTCTGCGTAATCAATCTCTGATTCTCAGACTTAGTGTGCTCCACCCGGCTGGACTCCACCGCAGTATCATGAACCATGTCAGAATACGCGATGTATAAACCAAGGCCGTGGTCCACAGCTACCAAGAGCATGGCAAACTGAATCATGCAACACAGAAAGAGGTAGTGAATCTCTTTCAGGTTCTTGATGCTATGAGCCGACCAGTTCTTTTTCTTCCACCATTCCCGGATAAGAGGCAGCAGTAAGCGGAAAATCGCTTGGGCTAGTGCTGTCATTTTCGGGTACTCATCCAACAAGGCTATCATACGGTAGTGCTGTTAAACTTCAGGAGCGACCATGTATCGTTTAAAGGCATTTGGCGCCTTTCCGACCATCAGCAACAACAACAAAGACGAGGTCAATCGCCTGGGTGAGTTGTCTACCTATGGTGAAACCTTTGCCACTGACCGGGGCATCTTCAAGGACACCTCCCGTCCTTCGAGTTTGCTCGTAACCTTCTCCTCGTTGCAGGAGATCTCGGCAGTAGAATCCGTCTACGCCGATGTACCCCCAAGCGTTTCCTCTCTGGTGCTCGACATCATGGAGACGCTGTACAACCGCGCCACTGAAGGTGACTTCGACGACCAGGAACTGCCGGTCAAAGAGTTCATCCTCTCGCAATGGCAAGGCATTGTCCAGAACGTCACGGTCAACACCATGGTGTCTGACGGCACGCTGTGGTTACCGTCTTCGATCATCTTTGAAGGCACCAGCACCACCAGTCCGTTCCAGGTGCAGATCTGGTTCAGCGACCAGAACTTCCGCAACGAATACGACCTGTACACCATCAAGGTCGTGGCCCCTATCGACAACATTGATCGCTTCTTCGACAGCGCAACCAATGTGCAGAAGATCGTCAGCGAAGAAATGACGCTGGTGGGCCAGTTCCAAGCGGCCAACGTTGTGGCGGGCGATAAGCCTCCCACCATCATCGAGCCAACCGAGTTCGAATGGGTAGACCCTTCCAACGCCCAACGCAAGATCCCTGTGCCATGGACGGTGGTGATCTACGGTGAGGCGGGTCGCAACATCGATGCCATCCGTGATGCGTTGGCCAAATGGATTCTGGAGAACACCCAATACGTTGCCACCGAATGGGAGAAGCTGTTCCCGGACATCTTCGGTAGTACCGAGTTCATCTTCACGGCGACCTTCAACCACATTGCTCTGCCAGACGATGCGGTCAACAGCGGTGTGTACTCTCCGATCAACAACGACAAAGCCCGTATGGTCTTTGCCAAGAAGTTCATTCGTGGGGCGGGCTACACTGACACCTACATCGAAGAGAACCTCAACACCATGCAGACGTCTTACAAGTCGGCGCAACTGTGTGTGATCGGTGGTCCTCGCAACCGTGACGGTGTAAACCAAATCGCGGATCGCTTCAAGGACTTCATCGCTGTGGGTACAGATTCACTGGACTTCAAGCGTATGAGCGACAGCACCATGAAGTTCGCAATGGTGTTGAGCAAGATGTTGCAAATCGCTGAAACCATGTCGGCTATCTCTGCAGTGCCACGCGGCTACATGCGCTTGATCCGTGACGGCGTTCTGTACGTGACGGCTACCTTTGAACGCACCAGCTTGATCGTAACCTCCCGTGCTTCGGTGCTGGAGCTGTATCAGGTTACTCAAGGTGCCGAGATGGTACCTGTTACTGACTGAGGAATCGTCTCATGACTCCAATCATGTGGGCCCGTGGTCCATGGGAACTGGCTGAACCCTGGGCCACTGCACTGGCGGCTGACGCCAGCTACACCTGTATCTCCATCGATGGCTTCCAGAAGGTGCTGACCGATGGCGTGGATATCTTTGAGGCCTACTACAAGCCTCGTGGACTGACACGCGAGAAGTACGACACCGATCGGGTCAATGCCACCTCGCTGGTGACGCTGTCTTCGGACGACCATGGCCAGCTGATCGTACCCACCACCTACATTACCAAAGCACCCACCACTGTTACCTCCGGGTTCAGTCGTTTGGTAATGGGGTTGGAGGTCGGTGTACTGCCTGACTCGTTGGACCTTACCTACACCGTCGAAGAGGTCAAGAACCTGTTCACGGCGTTGACGGGGTTGACCGACATTCAGGTGCAGATGTTCACCGCTCCAATCACGGGTAACCTGACACCTGAACAAGCAGCTATGTTTGAACAGAATCGTCAGGCAGCGGTGGAGCATCGCAAGACGTTCTTCTCCAAAGTGGAAGACCTGCAGCGACAGGTCAATACACTGACAGAGATCAACAAGCGGTATGAGCAACTGATCATTGCGGGCGGTATCTCGGTGTAAATGAGGCCCTCCCTTCGGGGAGGGCTTTATGCGCTACAGGCCAGTTGGATAGTTTGTGCAATTCCCTCAATCCATCAAAAGGACTATCCCCATGGGTGAAGTAGTATTGGCTGTACCCCGCAAAGTCATCGACCAGATCCTGCCGGAAGGTTTCAGTAACTCCCTCTCGTTGAACCGCTTTGCTGAAGCCATCCGTGGCGAGATCATCTGGGGTGACCGTGCTGAACTCAAGGCGGCCGCTACCGATGCTCAAGCGATTGCGTACAACATTCACGTCATCGAGGGCGAGACCAACCTCGTGGCAGACGACGTCAGTCTGTACCAGCGTGCCAAGACGGTGGGCGAAGAACTGCTGCACGGCGACTTCTCCATCGGCACCGGTGGTCATGTCGACAAGAAGACCGACTATCGCGAAGACAAGTACAGCTCCACCGACTTCACCGGTTCGCTGATCGCCAGCCAGGAACGTGAAGGCAGCGAAGAAATCACCATCACCGACAAAGACGGCAACGTTATCCAACCCGTGTACAAACACATCGGCTGGATCAACGACAACTCCAACGCCATCGGCCAGATCCATTTCGCTGCCGTATTCGTTGCACTGCTGCCTGCCGGTAGCAAGATCACCTCGAACGAACCGAATCAGATCATGCACCCACCCCTCCCACTGTTGCAGCTGCTGCGCGGTGAAGAGCGTCCGTACGAGAACTGGACCAAGATCTGCATCAAAGAACTGTTCCACCTGTTCAACGCATCGGGCAAGCTGTCTCGTCAACTGAAGTCCATCGGCGCATAAGCGCACTCCCTCTCCCTGCGGGGAGAGGGAGGCTATGCCGTCATTTGATGTTGGGGGCGGTAATTGGGTTAGGGGAGCTGGCACCACCGGTGAGCACGCTTTCGCCAGTAACCAGCAAGTTACCGTCAATCTCGGTGTTACCGATCAATTTGTTCAGCGACGATTCAATCGTGGCCGTCTGCGCCTTAACGTAAGCTGCACCGTTAACGATGATGTTCAACGCACCTTGGATGTTGTGGGCTTCATCGGCTGGGACATTGACTGTCAGGTTCTTGCCCTGCAAATGAATCTCCACGTCTTCTGCGTTGATTACCGAGATGCGGTTCTCAGTGGGAACCATTGTAATCTCTTGGCCCTCACTGTCTTGCAAGGAAGCAAAGCCTTCACCGCCGTTGAGCTGGAACTTGAACTTGGCCAACTCATCGTTCTTGTCAGAGGTTGAGATGGTGATGATCTTCTTGTGCGCCGAGACTTCAAAAATGTAACTGTTGTCTTCGGTTCGCTTAGTGTTCTCGCTGCCAGTCGGATCAGCTGCAAAGGCCTCTGTTCTGGTTTCCAGTTTACGGGACACTTTGTTGGTGTTACGCGGTTCCCAGTAGAGTTTACCGGTGTCCTCGTATTGCCAGATCAATAGCTCCTCACCAGCCTCCACGTTAGGGCAGGTCAGGCGGTTGGCCTCGCGACTCATCCAAGTGGCGTTCATGGTGCCAGAGACAATCTCTTTGGTGGCATACTGGATACCTGCACCGTCCACGCCATCGGTCTCAATGTGTTCACCCCGGTTGGTCTGAGCGCCATCGCTGAACTGGGTGCGTTCAATGGCAGAGATCTCCAGATCCCAGTTGTAGCAGTCAACTTTGGCTTCGGCTGCAATGCCCAGCGACCACAGCCGATACTTAGAGTCTTCCACGGAGTATCTCCTAACAGGTTGGTGGCACTCTATTAGCGAATGCCTACGAATACGGAAAGCCCGACCATGCGTCTTACCAAAATGATTGTCACCGGCTATAAGTCGTTTGACCTTGCCAAGATTCAACGCTTTGAGTGGAGCCCTCATTCACAAGAACAAGTGATCCTGGGCAGTAACGGGGCGGGTAAAAGTTCTTTGCTGCGATTGATCCTGTGGCTTGTACCTAACGGCAGTCGATTCCATCCAGGTGGCGGTGTCGAATACTTCTTCGACCACAATGATCAACCGTTCCATTTGGTCAGCGTCTATAAGGTTAAAGCGGGTCATCACTCCTTTACCATGAGTGGTGTTCAACTCAACGACGGCAACACTCAGGCCACTCAGAAAGAGTTGGTTGAGAAGTACGTGGGGTTGACCCCTGAGATCGCAGACATCCTTACAGGTCAAGTGCGTCTGTCTAAGATGTCGCCTGCCAAACGTCGTGAATGGATGATGCGTATCTCCGGCACCGACTTTGATTTCGTGTTGGGTTTGTTCGAAGAGTTCCGTGTTAAAGCGCGTGACCTGCAAGGCACCATGAAGTACCTCATGGAAAACACCCACAACATGGCCGATGAGATTCGTTCTCTGGAGGACGACTACAAGGACACCGACAGCGAGGTCACAGAACTCAAGCAATTGGGCCTGGAACTCAATCAGGCCCTCAATGGCCGTATGTCGGTAGCTGACTCTAGCGTGTTGGTTAAACGCATGCAGACAGCCTACCAGACCATCCATCAGCGCTCACAAACCATTGTGGCAGAGACGGTGATTCGTCGGGGCGGTCAGTACGGGGGCAAGACTAAGGAACAGGTCGATCAAGAGATCACCCAACTGCGTAACCGCATGCTACAGACTCGGGGCGAATGCGACACCCATGAGAAAGCACTGGAAGGTATCCAATCGCTGATCAAGCACGTAGGACGGGAATCTCTGGATGACCCCTCACAGCTCACTACACGCATCTCTCAGATCGAAGAAGAGCTGAGTGGTATCTTGGCTCAAGGCGCGCTGTATGAGTGCGGAGAAAGCTCTCCAGAAGGTCTGCTGACGGTTGCTCAGGGTATCCAGCAGCAACTGGCTGAACTGTGTGTACAAATCCCGTCTAATGAGAACAATCTCTACACACGGGGTCAGCACAACGAACGGGTAGAGCGTCACCAGCGTCTGAGCCAGTGGTGCATTGAACAGAACAACCTCATCTCCAAGATGGAGGCCACACTGGAACATGCCACCCACACACCGGACACCGACTGCCCTAAATGTCAGTTCACCTTCAAGCCGGGTTGGCCTGCTGATCTGGTACGCGATACTGAGACTGGGCTGGCTACTCGTCGCAGCAAGGTGGAAGAAGCCACTCGTCAGATGGAAGAGCTGCAAGTTCACATCGATGAATTTGATGGCTACAGCCGTAAGTTGGGTGAGTTGGCCAACATCCGCAGTAGCAGTAAAGTGCTGGAGCAGTTCTGGAACCTGGTCTCTGATCGAGGTTACGTCAAGACTAACCCTGCCATGATCCCTGTGGCGCTCGCAGACACCATCAGACGACTTTTGGATACGGCTTACGCCCAACGTATTACGGCCGAACTAAACGATCTCAAATCGCGTCTGGAGCTGATCAAGAACAGCGGTGATCCTAAGTTCCTGTTGCAGCGTGCTGACCTGTTGGAAGGTGAGCTGCACGACAAGTACGAAGCGATTAACAAAGCCATCGTTGAGATTGCTGAGCTGTCTGAAGAGTACCAACATCTGGAGAAACTGGATGGGTTGCTCGGTGAGATGTTTGCAGCCTGTGAACAGTTCACTCAACTGCGTACTCAGGTCGAAGATGCGTTGCGTGATGAGCATCTGGATAAAGTCCGTGGCAAGGTGATGACGCGTCTGGGTGTCCTACATCAAACCACTCAGCGCTATCGTGACCTGCAAGCCCGCTACGAGAACACTCGTGAAGAGCTGATTGATGTTGAGAGCAAGTACAATGCGTACAAGCTGTTGGCCAAAGCCCTGTCGCCTACTCACGGCATTGTGGCTGAGATCACCAAAGACTTCATCCGTCACTTCTGCGGCATGATCAACGAACACATTGAGATGGTCTGGACGTATCCGATGGAATTGGATGCTGTGCTGGAAGAAGGTGCCACCCTCAATGTAAAGTTGCCGATCATTGTCAACAACGAACCCAACCCAGATGGCGATGTAGCCGATGGGTCAACCGGTCAAGTCTCCATGATTGACTGGGTGTTCAAGTTGGTGGTGATGGAGCTGTCGGGGCTGCACGATTACCCACTGCTGGCGGATGAGTTCGGTAAGGACTTTGACGATGAGCACCGTGAGCGTCTGGTGAGTTACATTCAGGCACTGATGGAGCAAGGTCGCTTCAGTCAGTTGTTCATGGTCAGTCATTATTCGTCGGTCTACGGTTCATTCAACCAAGCCGAGTTCGTGGTATTGGATGACAGAAATATCACGCGTCCAGTCGATGCGAACATTCATGTGGAGATCAGCTGATGGCTTTTCACGGAATCAATGTGTTCGGCACCATTGTGCCGACTGACCACCTGCAACTGTGCTACTTCGATGCTGATCAGAATATGATCGCCGATAAGCGTGTTCGCTATGTTGGGACCAACCGCAGCCACACCCTGAGCATCATGGTTTGCAGCAACCTGCAGTCCTACGGCCAGGGTCCTGCGATGTTCCAGTCCTACAAGCTGCGCCGCACCAAGGCCGAGAACCTGTATCCAATGACCCCTGAGTTGCAGCGCGGTCAGCAGAAGGTTCAGCAGGTTATCGATCACATCTATCGTGAAGCGGGTCGGGCCAACGCGCGGGCGATCAATGAGCAACTCAGCCGACCGGGTGGTTGACATTCTTATGTGGGGACCCCACCCCACTTTCAACGGAAACATGGAGAAATCACATGTCGAAGAAAAAACAGCGTCAGGCCCAGCAGGCTCAACAAACTGCCGATGCCCAACGCAAAGCCCAGGCCACTGAGCCGAACCGCTCCACCGACACGGCCGAGCCTTCTCTGGAAGGTGTCAAGCGTAAAGTGGGCGTCATCATCGGTGAGGTTATCTCCGCCGCTGAAGTCAAACGTGAGCATCTGGAAGCCGCCGTATTCGTACGCCGCTTCAACCAGCTGGCTCAGAACACCCACCCGCGTCTGAACCTGTTGGCCGCTGTGGTATCCGATGGCAGCAAAGAACCCCGCGCTGCTCAGGTGTTCCACGAAAGCCAGGTGGTCGGTCGCTGGGAGCCGGGCAGTCATCCGACTGGTGCCAACCCTGACGAAGTGGAACAGGTTGAGGACAACGTTCTGCAACCTGGCTACTCCTCGCTGGCTGAACAGCGTGGTGAAGATGTCGCCAAGCCTGAACACGACAACGGCCTGACCATTTCCGAAGCAGGTAGCGTTGCTGCCCCACTGGAAGGTCAAGCTGATTCGGCCGTGGTTCAAGTGGGCGCGCCTGTCGAAGCACAGATCGGTGCTGCCCCGAATGACATGAAACTGGCTGACGAGAAAACCGTCCTGGACGGCGCCGTGCCTGCAGTTGACACACAGGCTGAAACTCCAAACCCGGAGCAACAGGAACCTGTGAAGACTGCCGACAACGGTCTGGCTCAGACTGGTGAACAACCACCGGCTGAACAACCCGCTCCAGCTCCTACCAAGTCTGCCGAAGAGCAGGCTGCTGAAGACGAAGCCAAGCGTGCTTCCGAACAGCAGCAGCAGGAAGAGCAGAAGTGAGTAAGCGGCCTAACTCCTTCTCAGAAAGGGTACGGCGCGTACGCGAACGTGACGGTAACTTCTGGCGTGACCTTGAAGCAGCTCAAAAGCTGATTGATAGCAAACGACCACAGCCCGGCGTTTTAACTGCGTAATCATTCGCCCATCCTTCGGGGTGGGCCTTTATGCTAGAATTTGGAGAATGTGATGGAACTTGTCAACAAGAACGTGAAGATGCTGGACCCCTTCTCGCAGTCGCTGACGCAGGAACAGAAGGAACTGATCCTCGAAGAATGTAAGGTTAACCCTCAATACTTCTACGAGAGCATCCTTGGCATAAAGGCCAATCGCCTGACGTGGGAGATGATTCGTTCGTTGCAGAACTATCCCAAGGATGACGAGTCTTTCGACATCAGTGAGTTTGTTCAGTACGGCAAGGACAACCCACACCCAGAAGCTGGACAATACTACGAAGACGGCTCCATGCGGATGGCCGACGGTAAGCGTCTGATGCCCATCACAGAAGAATGGACGTTCGTCAGTGATGGCGGGATAGCTGCCGCCCGTAAACCAGGGATCGGTGACTTCTACCGCGACACCTTCATTGCCAGCAGCCATAAGCCCAACTTCATCGACGAGTGGGACAAGTTGGCATGGTATGCATGGAACCTTACTCTGATGCACTTTGCTCACGAGATGCGGCCAAGCAAGGCCCGTATCCAAGCCCGCTATGAACGCGACTGGTTGGACCGTGCGCCGGAAGGTGTGGAGTCTCGTGTGGACTTCAAGGATGACCGTTATGGCGAACCGCAATTCGAGTTCAAACGCAACAACGGTGACTGGATTATCAAATTGCCAGGCATTAAGGAGCGTGACGGCCATCACTTCCGCCGCTTCGTTCCATCGTCCGAAATCAACATCCCATCGATCAAGGTACCCATGACTCCTGAAGAGCTGAAGTTTGCAGCAATCACTGCATGGAATGAGGTGGTTAAGGAACATGGCAATCACCCCCTCGTAACTGAGGGTCAATTGGAATGCCTCTTTGATCGGGAAATCATTAAGGTTGTCGGTCCAAGCCGCGTGCAGGTTAAGGTTAGAGCCGGCGAACCTTCATTCTCTTACAAGGTGGAAGGCCGATGGGTACCTTTGTAAAGTTCAAGAAGAGCCGCTGGCATCGCCTCTACGAGAAGGGTGAGATGACCAAACCAGAGGCCCTGGATGCATGGTACAAGGCTCGTGAAGCCCACTACCTGTCCATTGGCATACCCACAGGTGGTCCCTACCTGACAAGAACCATGGTGGTTACTCGCCCCCATGACCCAGGCTACGTTATCACATTCAAGGTACCAAAATGAACAGGTGCGATAAACCAAAGGTCACCGCTATTGACGAGGATGGTAGGTTGGTGGAGCGGGTAATCGGCCAGTGGAAGGGTATCTCGGCTCGTCTTGTCATCGAGCCTGACCCCAACGAACGCATCCTCTACTACACCGGGCGCACCAACTTCAGCAATGAGCCGATGTTTGCAGGACCGTTGGCAGACCCGTACAAGGATCGCGTAGTTGAAATGCGTGATGCCAAAGCCCAATGGAATGCTGGCTTTACCCTCGGCTACTACTGTGATGGCGAGCCGTTCATGTATCGGACTATTGGCGGAGACTGGTCTGTGGATGTGGTTCAAGACCGTTTCCTAGACAGACCATTGACTTACGTCAATGTGGGTACGATTGGTCACATTGACTATCGAGGTCCTCGCCGGCAAGTCCTCTCACCGCTTCAACAAGCTATTCGGGATGTGAATAATGGAAAAGGGTAAAAAGTTGTGCGATGTGGAAGCTCTGGAGATCAAGAGGGTGGGTGACCCTGTCAAAGAGGTCGTTGTGCCAGAAGAACCCAAAGGTATCGCCAGATATCTTTACCAACCTCCAGAAGGCTTAGCCGAACTCCTGCAGACACCTATCAACTTACCTGATGGTAAACAGTTCACGGTAGACATGGCCCAGCACAATGGTCAGAACGTCGCTGTACTTTCCGAAGTTGGGTTGGTCAGTGGTACTGGTCAACCGGAAGTGGATGTGCTGACCTTCGGGGTGTGGGACAACATTGTAGGTTGGCATAATCCAGAAGATGAGGCGCGATACCTCGCCCTCACATCCAGTCCCGAAACATGGGATGGTCTAAGGCCATCGGTTATCGAAATCCCAGAACCCCTACGCGGTATCAAGGTTCCAGAACACTGGCACGGTGGTGAAGGCCTTGATCGTCCCCATGGTCCATTGCCCGGCGATATCGTGCTCGACATTGGCACGATGCAGCAACACGTTGTGGCGATGTCCCCAGAGCGTCAAGCGCTGGCTCACGACCTTATCTGCGACACCCTGCTTCAGATGGTCAAGCTGGACATCCTGCGCAATCGCAAGCGACAGAACCGCACCAAGAAAATGCGGGGCAGTGTGATTCGCAACAGATCCAAGCAATCATTCAGGAAACCACGTTAATTCAAGGTAAGCAAATGGCCAACCGTAGAAAGCGCCTGCAGCGTCAGGCAGATCGTAAGCGCGAGCAGGAACAGCTGGATAAGTTGGCCCAGAGCCTTGTTGAGGAGGGTGTGGACGATACCGCCCTCTATCAACCCCCTTCTTACATCTCGGCAGTTAGCTTCATGGTGTCTGCTGCGATATCTGGCTTTGACCAGGACATTAACTTCAGGTCCCAGCTGGAATGGATTAAACTGCGTCACCGGGAGTTTGAGTTCGTAGAACACTTCTACCCGACCAAGATTATCGAGCCAAGTGATGGCGGTATCGATTCACTGAGCATGGGCAACTGTGATTTCATGCCTGACCCAGTCTCTCGCATTGATGTCGTTAAGGATGGTGTTCCCTACTTGGGCCGGATAGTTCCTACGGGCACCGTTGATCACTCCGAACCCACACCATCGAGTGACATTGATTTCTTGATGGTGCCTCCTACCGAGTACGGTCCCATGGACCCCATCGATCGCATGTTAATGGAGTCACTCAATGCAACTGACGCTACCGACTCCGATGCTGGAGATGATGAGTAACAAAGTAGGTGGGATTCTAAAACCCCTGAACTACTCGATGCTGCACGGGCCTTCATCTTTTAACGCCCAACAACGACGCGATTTCATTTATCTGTGTTCTCAACAACAAGCCCGTAGACGATACGAGAGCTTGAAAGAGTTCCCGGCCAAGTTACGGAGTTTCACATGCGACCATCTGCGCATAACCCTGGACTGATGTCTGACTTCAAATACCAGAGTGAACAAAAGCCACTGACTCCTGAAGAGCAGCGGGCTGTGGACATTCACGAACAGATGCACGAGGAGATCTACGCCGATCACTTGGCTGGCCAAGAGCTGGAGAAGTTAGCCAGTGTGGAACTGCCAGAGCCTGTGGGCGGTCATCGTGCCAACATGATCACCTTCCACATCCGCTCGCATCTGCATGGTATCGACCAGCGACTGGATTGGGAAAACCTGCGCCGTAAAGAGATGGCGTATCAGGGGATTCGTGAGTTGTCTCGTCTGGCATTCGAGTCTGGTCGCCAGACTGGCAAGCCTTTGACCAATCATGCGCGTGCTCGCGAGTTCCTAGGCAACTGGTTGAACTATATAGAGCAAATTACCCAGGAGCCGAAGAATGGCCGCTAACCTGTCATCCCTGCCTAAGGGCGTAAAGAAAGGTCCAGAACTCGACAAGGCCAAGGCCGATGAGAACGAGAAGAAGGCCAAGATTGAAATGCCTAAGGACCTGCGCGCTGTGCTGGAGCAATCCAACGGCATGGCAATCAAGACTGAGACGGGCAAGATTACTTTCCTGCCTCATCAGAAAGTGCTGGCTACCTGGGCAGGTTTCAACGAGACCTACACAGACGGCAAGACGGATGACAAGAAGGCTCAGCCAGACAGCGGTGTACAAGACAGCTGGTGGAACCCTGGTTGGATTCCGTTTGCCAAGATCAACGGTGCAGATTACTACTGCATTGACCAAGCCCCTTCAGCCGGTGGGCGTCGCGGTCAAATCATCCTGTTTCGTACCGGCAAACCCAAACGGCAAATCATCGCCAAATCCTTGGAGGAATTTATCTCCATGGTGTTCTCCAAGATCAAGTAAAGGACTCAGCATGCAAGCAGCAGTAGCAGAGCGCGTACCGGTCATGTCCAATCAACAAGTGTGCCAAGGTCGTCAAGCGATTCGTGAGATCGTGACCAACATCCAGCTGGCTAAGATCAGCGAGCGCGTGAAGCAAAAAAATAAGTAGCAGGCGATTGGCCTCCCTCCCCGCAAGGGGAGGGAGGCTATGCCGTTATTTGCGCATGTTATCCAAGATGGTGGATACTGCAGCTTGTGTTTGTTCGTTGTCGTAGATGGATGAGAGCGTCTGTCCGTTCTGGTAGATGATCACCTTACCGCGGTGGTCGTACAGGAACAGGACCATGCGGCCAACCTTGTCTAAGCCTTTTCCATACACAGGTAAGGTGAGGGCTTCGAGCATTTCAAAGAAACGCACCTGATGAGTTTCACGAGTGATGTCATACTCAATCAAGTCCATCTCCTTAAACATTGGGTCAGCGTAGTTCTTGCGCATGTCTACAGCAGGCGATGTGCGGGAAGTCTTAAAGACCTTCATTGATCCTCCTTAGGATCTGGGGAAGATAAGTCTATACTTAAAAGCACTGCCCCCAATGCACTTAAGTATAGACTTAAGCGATCAGGGTAGCAGCTTTGCTGCACAGGGCAGTATATTCATTCAGCAGGGTGTCCCGTTGAGTGGTCAGCAGTTCAACCTGATGACCGTCAGCCTGCGCCAGACTCTTGGAGACTAGGCGCAGTTGTTCACCGATGGAAAGGATCATACTGTTCAACTCAAGCAATTGCATGTTCATTGTTGTTTACCTTGTCGTATTCGGCGATGGTCGCCATGAGGTCCCGTTTTGCGTCTTGCAGACCGGGGATAGAGAAACGCGATGCAGTCATGACTTCTTCCAGGTTGTAATCACCGTCCCATTTGGTGCGGACCAGACCAACCAGACGGTCACCCGACTTGCTGAAGTCTTCCCACTCTTTGAGGACTTGACGGAACTCTGGCATTACCAGCATGTTGACGCGGTTTACGATTACTTTTACAGCAGCCATTGTGAATCTCCTATAGACGGCATAAGCCCCCACTCACCCGAGTGGGGGTGTGTTCTGTGATTAGAACGAGTAGGTGTGACCTTGGAAGCGCACAGCGCTCACACGATCGTCGTAACGCTTAACGCTCCGCCAGATGGCTTCACGCAGTTTCTCTGGGTTGAACCGGCGTTCCAGTTCAACCTCTACAGCCAGTGGCTTGCGCAACCGGCAGCCAGCAACAGTGATCTCTACGAAGTTGTCAGCCTTTTGAGAGGCAGCTTCTTGATAGATGGATACCTCTTGCAGGGTGAAGCCATGGTGGCGCATACGGCGTGCTACAACAACAGCCAGTACGATTGCAGCCAGTACAGCGATAACGATGATAGCGGTCATTACAGTGTCCTCCTTAGGACTTGGGAATAGTCTCCAACCCCACTGAGGGGCTGGAGTGTTGCGGGTTATTTGCCTTCGGTTAGGCGGAAGAGTTCATCACGCAGGGATTGGATAAACTCATCGAACTGTTGATGTTCGAAATCCAACTTACCCGATTCGCCAGTGTCCATCGCCATCTGGAAAGCCCAGTCGGTGAAGTGGACAGCGCTGGCCGAGAGGTTGTTCATGCCATGGTGAATGGAGAACGGGGTCTTCAGGCCGTGGGTGTAGACAGGCACTAGATTAATCCACGGCTCGTCCCGGTAACCCAAACCCAGCCCCAGATCAGCCGACAGGCGCTGACCCATGTTCAGCATGTAGCTGATCATGCCCTCCCCACCCAATTGGATCAGAGCGTCGAACATCTTCTCCACACGCAGGGCGTAGGATTCGAACTGACCGTACATTGCAGCAATGGGTGCGAATGCCGCATCATCCCCCTGATAGATGAGGGATGCTTCCAACGGGAAGCGAGATTCGAAATTGGCCATCGAACCTTCTACCACACTAATGCGAACCTTCATTGTGATCTCCTTAGATCGTGGTGACTAATCGTCGAAGCCGTAAGCGAAGCCTTCCACGCTAACAGCTCGGACGTTTGGATGCATGCGCTTTACAGACTTCCAGATCTGACGGCGCATGGACCAGATGGAGTAGTAACGGCGACGGATGGCTGTGAAGGTCAGGATGTAGTGCTTAACTACCCCACCCTCTTCAACCACCTCAACCCAGTCATCGCCTTCCTTCACTTCGGCGTTCATAACGCCTACCTCTCGTACATCCACACCCTTACGCAGGATCACCCAGTAGACGATCCACAACACGGCGGCGGCGATAACAACCGCATTGGTGATAACACCAGAAACGATGAAATAAGTTTCCATTTTGTTCTCCTTAGAACATGGGGATTGATGTGAACAGAAGTCTTTTATTGACTCTATTCACGTGGGTATTATAGGTTCGAGATTCGTTTAAATCGCCCCATCTTTGTTTTCGGCGTGGGTCCACAATTCGGACATGTTTTCCACACCTTGTTGACGCAGCTCTGCTGCCACCTTATCAGTGTGCAGGTTCAGGCCTTGGATCAACGGATCGATATTGGCTGATTCAACGATCTGACGCATCTGCCGCAGGCAGGGTTGCCAGTTGAGGTGGAAGATGTCATAGGAACCGACTGGGGTGCTGGTGTAGGCATACGCCTCTACCATGACGTCCTCTTCGATCATGGCCGCATATTCGCCATTTTCCAGAGCATCCTCAACTTCGTCGTCGCCATTGTCGATCTTCCACTGCAATGCGTCGAGAACAGTCTGTGGACGCATTGGTTTGCCGGGCTCACCAATCGAATCCAAACGATGGGCATTCAGGGAACAACCAACGGCGCACTTAGAACCCGCCACCATTCTGAGGAAGTTGGTGGTAGAGTTGTTCTCCTCATCTCCAGACATGTGATCGCCATCCTCATCAATGGCCGCCAACTCATCTGGGTCCAGCGCCCAGGGACGGGCAATGGCAATGGCTTGATCCAGCAGGGCTTCGAAGTCATCACCCACCAGAGAACAACCACCCTCTGCACGTTGCGGCCAGAAGTCTATTTCGAACAGGGTGTTGCCATTGGACAGACGCTTGAAGGTGTCGTCGTCCATTTCCAGACCGCCTTTGATAAGCTTGGTCAGGTGTTGCCCCACAGTGTTGTAACAGGTAGTGTGGTCGTTGGCTTCGACCTTCAGCACGTCGCACAACAACATGAGTGTGAACAATGGATCTTTGGTTACGAGAGACTGCATGGTGATGTTCCTTAAAGTTCTTCGATGGTTTTGACGCAGTAGCCAAGGGCGGCAATGCGTTGACGAATGACGAGGACACGTTCTTGCAGGTGGACAAAGTAGAACTCACGAGGGAAATGTGCTCGCCAGAACAGGATGTCGTACTGCAGGTCCAGACAGAGTGCGAACTGAACGCCGTCTTGATAGTGCGCAGAGAAACCCAACTGGCCGTCATGCAGTAGTGGGCCGTTCAGGTTAAACTGAGTGCCATTCAGGTCGGTGGTACCGGAATGGTCGTGCAGGGTCAATCGATCAAAGATGTGATCCACTTCATACCCGACATCAATCGGCTTACTGAACATCTGTCCGATATCGTCGTCACTGAGTTCTGGCATGGTAGCGAACTGCTCCTCACCTTCCTCAGGCTCCTCAGGCTCGTTGTTAGCCAACTCATTGGCTTCGTCAATGGACTTGCCGCGACATTTGTCACAAACCTCGTACAGAGGACCCTGAGAGCCTTCCTGCCAGTCACGGAAAGGGGCTGTGTGCACATCAGTGGCATGGCACCACTCACACTCGTTATCCTCAAGCGCATTGGCATTGGCCACATCTTCTTTGAACTGCTCTATGTGGTCGTCGCACAGCGGCAGCCACTCTGCACCCATTGAATCAACTTCGGTGCAATACTCCTGACTTGCACTGGCCGAGCATTCATCATACTGGCAAGGGCAAACATCGGCTTCACGGATGGAACGTACATCACCAGGCATGGCCATGGTTGGTCCTCCTTAGGACATGGGGGCATAAGGCCCCTGGGAAATCCCAGGGACCCAGAGAGGTGTATCAGTCGCAACCGCCGCCACCACCGCCACCACCGTAATCGGAGGTCGAGGATGGAGGGTCGTAGCTGGGCGATGGATCGCTGCGGGTAGGTTCCGAATAACTCGGAGTTGGATCACAGCGACTTGGGGTAGGTTCGCTGCGAGGCGAACTACTGTCACTGAACAACATGTGACCCACCAACAGGCCTGTGCCGAAACCTGGGCCATCGTCGTGACTGACAGGTGCTGCACTTTGGTGAGGGCTCGCCATGCTGGAACGACCGCTGCGTACAACTTCTGGACGCAGGTTGTCTGCCAGACGAGGCGGGGGAGTTGGGTTCTCACGGGCCACGCGAGAGCTGCGCAGTTCGCCACCTTCAGATGCCGGCGGAATGTTGGCAGCCGTGGTGTCGATGTTGTTGTCGGCCAGAATGCGGTTAAGACGGCGAACGATCAACAGGTTGTTGTTGTTGGACCGTTCCACCAGATCGAGGCTGGTCTGCAGAGAGTTCAGCTTACTCTGCAGGTGGCTATTGTTGCGCTGCAGGTTCTCGTTGTCCGTCATGTGACTTTGCATCATCTCGCCCAACTGACGGATGTGCTTGTCCTTGGCGGCAATGATGTCGTCCTTTCCTTTCATCAGTCGCCAGTAAGACAGACTGATGAAACCGAACACCACCCAACCCAGCGGATAGGTGAAGGCTGAGAGGCCCTGAGGGATCACGTGGTTGGCGGCCTGACCATAAGCAGTGATCAAACCAACCACCCCCATGATAATCAACAGGGCGGCAGAGAAGTATTTCATGCATTACTCCTTAGTACGTTCTAAACAAGATTTTGGATGCGTTGACATCCTTGATCTCGATGATGGTTTTTCTTCTTACGATGCCCCACATCCGTACAGCTCGAATGACGGCTTGGGATTTTTCCAGTGGTATGCAAGTGTCCACACTCAGGTACTCGGTCCTGTTGTGCGTTTCATTCCATGCCACGATATTCAAATTACCTCCCTCTGTTTGAGAAACCTTCCTGGCTAAGATCTTGGCAAAGATGCGTTTGATCTTGTAATAAAACATAATCAGTACCAGCAGGTAAACCATACCTGCCAGCACTGCTACATCAACATCACTGTTAAACATGAAACTTCCTTATTTGAAATTGGCAGCAATCGCAGCTTGTGGTGTGGCATAAGGCGAGGCGTTTTGACGACCCGACTCAAGACTTGCGAACAAGGTGCAGACGCCCACAGCGATCGCCAAGACTATGGCGGGTACAGCGATATGTTTCAACATAACTAGACTCCTTTCTGTGAATAAAGAAGAAGGTTTTTATACTACCTTCATGTGGGTAATATAGGTTCCAAATTCAGTTAAATCGACATATTGGCGGCATACACTCCCTAGCCCCGAAAAGGGCTAGGGAGTGCCATTGGCGTGGTATTACTTACGACTTACGAACAGGTTGACCGCAGACGCCACCGAAGGCTTGAGCGATCTCCAGACCGATGCCGGAACTGGAACTGATTTCACAGCCATTAATGTCTGTGACGAGAATGAACTGGAACATGCCAGGATTATCCCGATAGAACATCAGAGCCATTCCATTCTGTTCAGCGGCAGCAGTCAGGTGTTCACCGAGCTTTTCGGAAACGCTCAGTTTGTACGGTGGGAAGTGGTAGGTAACCTGAGCCCCTTTCCACATGCCGGTCACTTCGGTGTTGGAACCATCCACCTGATTACGGTAATGGTCAACAGCGCTCTTCAGTGCACCGGCCTCTTCACGCAAAGATGAACCCACTGGATGAACGCGGGTGATGTGCACCTTGGTACCAGGGTAGGTGTCAATGCCGTCGCCAGTGGTCCGATACCCGGAACCATCACACAGGTCGGCAATGTGTTTGCCGGTAGCGGTGGAGAGGTCAACCAGATTGCCGCTGATATCGGACAAGTAGCGCAGGTCGCCAACCTGGGTGAAGAACACGATCAGGTTGTTGTCCTTGGCGGCACGAATGGCGTCGAACAAGTTACGCCCTGTGGATGCGACCACATGTTCCGCCAAGGAATAGTCATCGGTGGGCATGACCTTAAACAGACGCTCATTACCACCGATGGCCTGGATGCGGGCTTCTACTTCTTGCACCTGAGCAATCACGCTCTCGACCGAAGTTGTCTCATCTGGCGAGTCAGTTGTTTTGGTGTAGTAGAACACCCAGTCAGCCATGAACTCACGGCAGACCATACCACTGCGTGCAACTTCAACAGTGAGGTCTTTGTTGGAACCCAGCGGCGCAGGGCGCGGCATGTTTGGGAACAGACCGTAGCAGTAGTTCGGGGTAGCGGTGTCGCCCAACCATTCGTACGATACCCGCTCGGTGGCCCAGTGTTTGTACACGGGGTTTTCTTGATTCAGCTTGAGCAGACCACGGCTCTCGGTGAATGCGAATTCTTGTGGGCGCTTGTACGCAAACAGATGCAGTACAATGACCCAGTCCATGCTGCGAGGTGTACTCTGCATGGTGAACACCGCTGGCAGAGCACTGTCTGCATCACGGCTGCTGAGGGCGGCATGCGACAGACGCTCGCTAACCAGTACGTGCACCAGCGGCGCTACGCAGTGCTTACGGTTCTCCGCGATACCTTCAGACCAAGCGTACAGGATGTCACCTGCAAACTCGTCGTTTTGTGTCATACGCTGGAAGTTGAGGATATCGCAAATACCCGTGTCCAGTGTCTTCAACTCATTGATTGGGATCAGCCAATCCAAGTTGGTCTTGCTTACGAACGCTGCAATCTTTTGCATGATGGTTGTCTCGATAGGTACTGCTGTAGTAGGAGATGTTGCGAGGTGTCGACTGATCCACGCCAATGGTTTTAACGTCGTGTTCCTCAATACATACAGCTGAGCCTTTGTTACTTACGTCTGTAGATCGTCACTTTGGTTGGGATGTGAGCGATCGTGTTGACCTTACCCCCACGACGAAAGGTCCAAGCCCGGATGGCCCACTCAGCTCCCTTATGATCGTGGCAGTCACGCACATCGGCCGTGCCTGAAAAAGTGAAGTCTTGATTCGTCACACCACTGACGGCGTATTCACCACCAGAACCTGGAATGTAAGTAACCCGTGCTGACAACTGAATCAACAGAACAGCCCAGAACAACAACAACATAGCCAGAACCAAACCACCAGCTGCCCACCAGAACATGTTACTCATTGCCATCTCCCTAGTCTTTAATTTTTAAGCACATAACTGCGCGGTAATAGGTTTCAACGAAAGGTCGTCCATCGAAATAGCGTGGACCCTTATCCTTGCATCGCTCGAATCGGCCACTGTGTACCAAAGCTTCTACGACCAAAGTCGTACATTGCATGGTGTTGTGGTAGGGTGATTCTGGCCCGAGGAGAACAGAGCGGATAATGTATTCCAGAGAAGCCTTCTCGTGCTCCTCGAACTCGGTCAACTTCTTGGCCCTGGCACAAATGGGAATGATGGACACCCCATTGTTCTTTAGCAGGTGCACCAACTCGTCCACGTTGACCGCAAAGTTACCGGCACCCGGTAGGCGAATCTCGTTGGAGTTAAGTTGCAGTGCTTCTCCGTCCAGTTTGGGTTTGCCGGATAAAAGCTTCTGATATTCCACCCACGACATCAGGACCTGAGTAGGGTTACCCGAGGCATCGTGGAAGATAGTGAGGTCGTTTTTCATGTGATGCTCCTAGGTTTCCATAGTCTAGAACTATCCTTTGAAGGGAGAAGGAGAATCTCATGACCACCGTTATTCGCAAACTGCAACAAGTGCTCAAGGACGAGGGCTTTTATAAACTCGATGTAGACGGTAAGTGGGGGAATGGTTCCCGTACTGCCCTTGAAGCTGCGTTAAGCGCAAAGGAGTCAACAATGCAAATCGCATGGGGCGCTAAAGTATCTGCCCCTTTCCTCGCCAAGTGCCGTAACATTGTTGCCGCATTGAACATGCCGGCTGCTACGGGTCTGTCTGACCTGTTGACCTGCATCGCCTGGGAGTCGGGCCGCACCTTCTCCCCCTCGGTTGTCAACAAAGCAGGTTCCGGTGCCACTGGCCTGATTCAGTTCATGCCCGCCACAGCGATCATGTACTTCAACACCCCTGCACAGATTGCCAAGATGTCGGATGCCCAGAAGAAAGCAGCCGGTATCGAAGCCTGCGCCCGTCTGGCGAAGATGACGGCTGAAGAGCAGCTCGACTACGTCCTCAAATACTTCATGCCCTACACAGGGCGCCTGAAGAACCTGGGTGACCTGTACATGGCGATCCTCTGGCCCAAGGGTGTGGGGCAGCCTGACAGCTACGTGCTGTGGGACGAGGCAACTCGACCTACCACCTACCGTCAGAACTCGGGGTTGGATGTCAACAAAGACAAAGTCATCACCCGTGCTGAATGTCTGGTCAAACTCAATGCCATGCAGGCTGAAGGTTTGAAGACTGGTAACGTGTTGGAAGTCGCGGCATAAAGGCACAAGCCCCCTGCCCATTGCGGGCAGGGGGTCTATGCTGTTACCCGATCGAGTCGAGTGTTTTCCAAGTGCCTGGAGTAGGTTCGTGGAAGATAGCGCCTGCAGCATTGAGGATCAACATGTACCAATACCCAGGAGTATTGGCTGGGACGTTCACGTTAGTCAGTTTCAACTTGTGTACGCCCGCTGTCAGCGTCACCTTAAATGCACTAGGCGCAGACCCTTCAGCGTAACCACCACCGAGGTTCTTGTAGAACACCCCGTCAATCTCAACGTTCAGCTGATCATCCGCAGCACCCACAAACCAGTAGTCGCCCGCTGGGAAGTAGAGGTCTGCGTAGTAATACATCGTCAAGTTGGCAGGGAGCGATTGCCAGCCGTAATTGGCCGAGTAGACCTTGTACTGTGGCGACATCACCGCGTTGGTCACTGGGTTCTTGAAGGCTGAGTTCACCAGAGGGGACAACAACATTGGAGCAGGGTCTGTCAGCTTGGTTACGACACCATTCTTATCCACGTAAAACTCTTGCGTGGTCAAGTAGGACACCAACTTACGTTGGGTGCCGTAGATGTCTTTCAGCTTAGTGTTAGGCAGTGGGGCCCAAGCCGATCCATTCCAACGATACACTGCGCCTGTAGACGCCACAGACAGGGTGTTGAGCAGTACACCACCCAAGAACGTAATGCCTTGGAAGGTCACGTCAGGCTGAGACATCGCTGCGTAGCCGTACGACTGTGGGCCTAACAGGTTTGTCAAGACCGGATCAGAGGCCATGTCAAACGTGAAGGTATCCACCAAAGGACCCAACGGATCGTTCCAGTTCGTGTAGGAAACACTGATGCTCGATCCCCGACGACTGATGTTAGCCCGAATACTGCGACCGCTCCACGGCGTCAGTCCACTGTTAGGTGTACCGAACGCAATTACACTGCGAGACACCAGTACCTTAGCACCTGTAGTCGCCAAGTTGTACTGCAGGGTCACTGGAGCAGAACCAAACCCACCCGGCGAGAACACCACACACAGATGCTCTACCAGGTTCCCTGTCTTGGTGGCAGCGATCACCACACAGACACAATCATCATCCGCATTGGAAGACGAGAGGGTTACGTCGTGGGTGTACTCCTCTACCTTCTCCTTGGACACAAAGCCAATTGTGCTTGCAGAGTTGACCGTAGACTTGGCACTATTGGAAGCGGCATCCCATGTCCAGCCAGACGCCTCAGAAGACGCTGGAGGCACAACTCCTGGCTCGTACCATTCCTGATTCGAGAACCGTCCCCAGGTGTCGAAGATCTGCTTGGGCGTTGGTGGGGTGAAGTTGGCCATGGCCACGTTGGCCTTGGTCTGGTCTTCATACAGCAGAACGTTCAGAGGTGCCAGTGGGAAGTTCCCCTTAGCGAACTCTTTGATCAGGCGGATGTTTCTCGCCGCATCATTCCAGTCCAATACCAACCCATACCCATCAATCGAAGCACCTTTGGGCAGGATCGACTTGATCCCTCGACCGGCGGCAATGATTGCCCGCTGCGGGAATTTGGCAGCATCGCCAGCGACCGTACCTGCACCGTACTTGTGGGAGATCATCTGCGCGATCTCAGGCAGCGAACGTCCCTTGAGTTGTTCAAGGTTGATTCGGCTAACGGTGATCGAAGCAGAGGCACTGATCGGGTTTTCCAATGCAGCCTTCAACACATCTCCATTCAAGAAACGGTGACCTGCCAAGGACCCTGCGTAGAACGTCACCACTGGACCACCAGCATCTGTTGAAACAATCTCACCGATCTTGACAGTGTTGTGGTAGATGGAACCCGTCAATGTACCCAACCCAACGGTATCGAGGGCCAGATCAACCAAGAAGCTCCAAGCGTACTTGGTGTCAACCGCCGTTACTTCATTGCGATTGCTGTCAACCCACTTGATCAGAGAACCGTCACCATAGATGAACACCACACGGAAGGTTTCAGCCTCACCGTTTTTGAGCTTAGCCGTTACCTGCACCACTTTGCGCTGCGGGGTTTGCAGACTGATAGCGGGGGGTAGACTCAGCTTGGTGTACTTGGTGAACGGGGTGATCATCACCTTGGACTCAGAACCCCCGGCAATGATGCTCTCATCATTGGTCATCCCAGCCCACAACGGATGCTCCCCGTAGGTGCTGCGCAGAAACCCTACGTTCACCGGCGTGCGGTCAAAGTTGCCTGTGAACCAAGCACCAAAGCGAGTGGCGATCCGGTTACAGGTGCCATAGAAGCCGGCAGAAGTAGCCACCTCCAAGTTAACCTGACCGATGTCCGTGATTACGGAACTACCGTGGTCGGTGATCAGAATGATGCCACTACCAGCTGACCGGTAAGCCACAAACGCATCCACCGCTGCGGATGTAATGAGTGGAGCGTTCTGCTGGTTATATTGGGTGGAGAACATCAACACCAGACTGTATTGTTCCAGCTCTGCCAGCGTCGGGTTCAGCTGGGCACCACCATAATCGCTCAAGTCCTTGAACGTGGGTGTGTAGCCCAGGGCTGCGCACAGGTTGGTCATGCTGGTCATGAAACCACTGGCGGCGGTGCTCTTCACCGCATAGGTCGAAGACGCATTGGTGTGGTCACCCAGGATCAGAATCTTCTTATTACCTGCAGCGTTCTTTTTTGCATTGGAGCAGAAGTGAATTGCGTTGAACAGGTACTTGTAAGAACCTGCCAACTGCGAGCGCGGATCGTACAGCGTCTTGGACAGGTTGGTGTAACCCGAGGCACCAACCTCAGTGGAGGAGTTACCGGGCAGACGCATGGTGTCCTTAAACAGAATCGCCTTGATCTTGCCAGTGCTGTCCAAGATGTAGACATCGCGGAAACGAGTGGCAAACGTACCTGGGATTTCACCCTCGTAGGCCATGGACCATTTAACGAACGTATAGCCTGCACAGGCGGACAGGTCGAACTCGCGGTGGTACCACTGGTTAACGGCGCGGTTACCCAGATCACTGGCCGGGTGAACACTCAATCCATTCTGGTCATGTAGCACACTGATCGGCTGCCCCCAGTCTCGCATCGAATAGTGATTGGGGTCGGTCTGAGCACTGTTGGTCGTAACGGCGTCAATACCCACGCGGGCGTTGGCACTGTCTTGCAACATGTCATACACCAGCCGGTCGCCTGCAGCAATGGTGACGGCCAGGTCGCTGAAGGCGTTGTAGTAGTAGGCATTTCCCGTGGTGGACGAACCATCGTTGGTTGCCTTGAACTCCATGGTGATCGATGCGTTGATCCCGGAAGGTGGAGAGGAGGCGTTCATGAACTTGGGGAAGCCCCCGTCATAAACAACATTACCTGTACCGTCCTGTGTCACTGCAATAAACGGGTTAGGTGGCGTTAGGGTGTCATAGGCAATGTATTCCGAGATCGCGGCAGGGGTATCGCCCTGGGAGATGGCGAAGAAGTCAACCTGATCAGACACAGTCCAGCCAATGGTCTGGGGACTGGTGTAGCGGCCAGGTTCTTTATCGAACCAGACGTTGTAAGCGGCCATTGGACTGCTCCTGTGGATTGAGAATCATAGCATACGCCCGCCCTCCCCGTAGGGAAGGCGGGGCAGCGTTTACTGGACCCAGTACGGCTCAACCTTGGCCACGTCTTCGCTCTGACTGGCAGCGGTAAGGAGGTTGGACATGATCTCGATAAAGTCATGACCTTCCACATCACGCTCCAGAATGAAGCCTTGTGGGAAGTTGTAGATCGAGCCAGGGAACACCTCATTACCACCCATGTAGCCAAAGCGGTACTTAGCCTTGGCCGACAGTTTGGTGAAGATGCCCTTGTCGTTCAGGCCGTAAGTGCGAGTGAACAAAATGTTCCACGCAGCAAAGCGACCGGTAGGACTGGCGGTGTTTGGCTGCGCCATGTAGGTGCGACCGTAACGAGGGGTTTGCTTGAGGTACAGTTGATACTCTTCGTAGGTCATCGGAGGATGTGTTTCGAAGAGCACGGCGAACAACACGTACACCACTTGATCGAACAAGCGTGCAGGGTTTTCACCATCGGCGAGACCCATCAGCAGAACCACCTCGTTAGGGAAGTGTTTTGCTTTCTTGAGGTCGTCGGCGGTAGGCTTGACCACCTCGCCATCCATCGGCTGAGCACGACGAAGATAGCTGAAGGTGGAGATCACAGCGGACGGGTCAAGTGGGTCGGTCGTTTCCTGACGCAGACTGTCCAGATGAATCAGAACCAACTCACCGGACTTCGGATCAGTAGCGGCAGCCCAGCTGTTGCCAAGGCGGTTAACGGTGAGCATGAGGCTTCTCCGTGTAAAGAAAGATCAGAACAAAGCGCCTGTGTTTGGCAGGCGGTACAGAGTGTGCAGGGCCAGACTTGTAAAGCAGGTTACCTTGACCAACGACATCAGGGCAGAAGGCCTCATCGAGTGCCAACCCATCGCCTTCAGCCTGCAAAGGAATCGTGATGTTCAGAATGCTGCCATCACGATCTCGATGACGACCGATGTAATCACCTGGCTCATAGCGGTTCACACAAGCCTCGTACAGGTCGAGATCAGGGTGCTTAGGGGCAATGTCCACCAAAGACTGATAAAGCTCTTTAGGGAGCGTCCCAGGGCCTGCCCAGTGGTATCGACAGGACTCGCCTGAGTAACCACGACCGGGAGCCAGTACATCACGCAATGCCCAGTATTGGGCAGGCAGGCGTTCGAGGGCTTCTTTGAGCACTTCGCAGGTGACTGGATCAATCAATCCTGGGATCGACTGAAACCCCAATGTCTTGTCAAAGTCCATGAGCTTAGATCCAAGTCTTGGGAGCGTGGATGTCTTCGGGACTCATCATGAGCCCCAGGCAGAACCAACGCTGGGTGGTTGGCTGGATTTGCACAGCGTGTGCGTTGTTCAGGCTGAGCAGGAAACCTTCGCCCTGTTTGAAGTTGTGTTCAACAGGTGCGTTCTGACGAATGATGTCGTCACGGTTGGCCCAATACTCGGCATTCTCCAGCGTCACCAATTCAGTGCGCTCACCGTCAGACACCAGATCACCAACTGGGATGGTATCTTTCAGAGAGAACGATGGGTTGGTGATGTTGCGGCAGCTCTGGAAGGTAGCCGTCTCGGACAGACACCACGCAGCGATCCGCATGGAAGGACGCTTACCGATCCAATACGTCTGCAGGTCCAGGAAACCACGCTTGGCCGGGTACTCCAAGAAGTATTCCAGGATGGCTTGCTCATGCAGGCTCGGCATGAACTCACGCAGGGCTTTGCGATCACGCACCGGCTGCTTGTACATCGAGTGTTGCAGATAGACCGAGACATTGTCACGACCATGGATACCCATGTGCGGGAAATTGCCTGGGAACATCGTGTGCGAGTCAGCGTAGGCAATCAGGCCTTTGAGCTGCTCGTCGGTGAGCGGGGCCAAACGTTGAATGTCTGGGCCCAAATTATCCTTGATCATGGATACCTACCTCTTTGTACAGGTAAATCACCACGTACCGCTCCTGACTGACAGGTGGGACGCAATGAGGTTTGCCGTTGTAGATATGGAGTCGTCCACTGCCAGCTATGTCAGGATACACAACGTCTTCAATACAGACGCCGTCAGCCCCGCTTTGCAATGGGATAATCAAATTCAGATCGTGGGTGCCACGGTCTTTATGCAGACCAATGTATTCCCCGACGCGATACCGGTTTACGGTAAAACGTCCCAACTCCCAGCCAGGATTACTGGGTGCTTGTGCCCAGATCCATTCTGCCATTTCAGGAGGCATTGAATCTTGCGTGGCATAGGCATACCGGGACCAAGCCCCGGCATACCCCTGCTTACCCACAGCTCGATCTACCTTTACCCAATGGAAAGGCTGGAGGGCTTTACACCGCTCCAGCATCTCCTGACAGGTGGCTGGACTTAGAAGGTCAGGATACAACCGTTCTTGGGCCCATGAGTTCATGCAGACCACCTTCGTACTTGGAGTTCTCGGCGCGTGCACGTTCGTCGGTAGTGACGTACTTGAACGCATCGTTACCCGCGTAGCCCTGCTTACGCAGAGAGTTGTTGCGCAAGATGTCGGCGATTTCATCCACCTGTTCCTGCAGCGCCATGACCAGCTCGTTGTCTTGCAGGCCCGCCGTTTGGGCAAGCAGCAGAACCACGGCCGACAGATTGTTGATCTGCTTGGTCACGGGGTAGCGGGCTTCGATATTCGCAGAGGTCATTGCATTGAGCATTGCCTCGTCGATTTCCTGAGGCATGTCTGCCTTGGCCATGATCTTGTAATCGGGATAAGTCCCAACCACGCCTTCATAGGTGGCATCCATCTCCGCTTCAACCAAGACGAAGTAGTCTTCATCAAACGCATGGTCGTCGTCGTATTGGGCGAAACCCCAGTACACGCCATTGGCTCGGTTGAAGATCAACCAAACCTTGACCTTACCACCCACAATACTCGGCGCTTGTGCAAAGGCACCGGTCAATGTAGCAATGTCCATGATGCCTCCTTACAGAGTGTTGGCCTGGTTAGTGGCTGGGCCAGAAGTCGCTACCAAGATCCATTGACCCGGAGCAATCTTGACCATGATGCCGTAAGTGTCTACGGAGGTCGAAGCCGTACCGTTACCCGTACCCCAAACATTGTAGTTGGTGTACACGAAGATCACCGCAGTGCCTGGCTTGTAGCGGGTGTTGTCTGCGTAGGCCGTTTGAACCTGAGCCCAACGCATGCCGCCCGACCAGATCAGGGAACCGCCGTCCAGACCGTTCTCGCCTGCCATGGTGGCAAACTCGCGCCAACCCGTTGCGGTCAGTACCAGTTTGTTGTTGGCAGGGTTCCAGTTTTCACCGAGGTTGTTCTTGTTGAAGTAACCGCGGGTCAACTCAGGGTTCTGGATGGAACCTACGATCTCTGCACGAGTCCCTGCAAAGGAGCGACCTTCCAAGCCATTGGCGTTCACCGCAGTACCACCGATCGGCAGACGCTGTGCCAGCAGAGACAATGTCTCGGCAGTGGTGTAGCCGCCCAACTGAGTGATGTTGCGACCAAAGGCCGTTTCATGCGCCTTGAAGTTCTTCCAGCCATCACGGGTCAACACCAACGAGGTGTCACTGGTGTTCCAGTTCTCACCCAGGTTTGGCTTGTTGAACAGACCGTTATCCAGTTCAGGGTTCTGAATGGAGTTCACAATCTCATCGCGAGTCTGGAGGAACGTACGCCCTTCCAGTTTCAGCGAGTTGACCGCGGTACCAGTCTTGTCCAACTTCAAGGCCAGCAGCGCATAGATCTCGCTGGAAGACAGGCCGTCGATTTGGTGGATGGTCACCTGGTGTGGGTTAGCGAAGTCACTGACGTGCTTGTTCAGCTTGTTCAGCAAGTCAGCATCTTTGGCATCCAGCCTGGCAATCTCTGCCGCAAACGATGCACGGATCTGGTCGAACACCGCCTGGTCACCAGCGAGGATAGCCTCACGGATAGCATTGAGCGATGGGAACAGTTTGTGCCAACCGTAGATGTCGGACAGCGGGTGTTGGTGAGGTGCCGGTGGATAACGATCGGGCTTGCCCACAATGTCGGCCCAGTGGATCTCACGGTTGTCCAGATCCAAAGCTTCGATCATTTCGATGATGGCGGTCACCGAGTAACTCATCCAGCCGCCGTAGGCTTGATAGGTTACAGCCACACGGTTGGAAACCTTCGGGTCATCAATGATGATGATCGAGCAGACTTCCTTACCGGATTCAACGGTTGCATCTTCTTCCAGCTGAATCGCGGTGTACTGGGTGCGGGGTGCCAATGTCTGACCGGTTGCCAAGTCGGTCAGGATCAGAGAGCCCGTATAGAACGGACCATGATCGGTCACAATGAAGCGCTTACCTGTCGCTTGCAGGGTGTGCGCCTCTGCAGGTACGAGGTTGTTCGGGTTGACACCCGTGTTATCAACCTCGAACTTAAACGGGCGAAGGGACATAAAGAATGCTCCTGAATCGAACGCGGACTAGCCCCTACGAGAGGGGCGTCCATTGAAGGTTAGAGCAATGGCAGCTCGATCCGTACCGCAACCGTAGCCGCAACCGTATCGTAGTTCCACAGATCCAGATAGCGGCTGCCACGGATAGCCTTGACCACAGTTTGCGCAGAGTCGATGTACGAGTCCTTGGTATCGGAGCCAGTGACAGCGTCCAGGAGCAACACGGTGACACGGGCACCCAGATAGTCGTACTTGGCGATGTCAGCAGGGTCGGTCACCAATGTCTGCATGTCGATGGTCACTTTGTTACCCGCTGGGATGCTGCGGTTCTGCGAGTAACGAACCTTGTTGCTGTTCTCCAGTGCCAGAATCTTCGTAGCATTGTTCTGGGCCAGCGTACCGAGGTTGGTAACTGCAGTGGTCAAGGTGTTGACGTTGCCTTGAACGGCGTCCGACATTTCCTTGGTGCCATTGGTAACCAATGCGATGTTCACAGTGGCCAGCGGCGTACCTAAACCGTTCCAGGTCGACTGCTTCCAGATGTCCTGCTCACCCGGAACCGTAATACCGGTCATGGAGAATGCAGTAACGTCTACCGCACCGAAGCCTGCAGGGGCGCGCATGTAGAGACGCTTGGTGCCATCCCACAGCGAACCGTCGTCACCGAACTTGTTCTCCAAGAAGAACGAGACACCGGTCGGCAATGCGGCAGAGGCGATGCCCCACGCTTGGCCTGTGCTCTGCGACACAAAGATGTCGGCATAGTTGGTTGGCGAGGTGGTGTTAGGACCGCCCATCAGAACGCGGAAGCCGAAGCTGCCACGGTGCGATGCGTCAGTACCACCAGAATCTTCAGAGTCGGACATTTCCGCAATGAGGATAACGCTCGCCTCGGTCTCACTACCGATCACGTCACCCGGTGGCCAGATGTTCCAATGGTTAACCGCATCAACGATCTTGCCATCAATGATGTCCACCCACTGGTCTTCCGTTTTACCGGCAAACTTGGTGGTGTCGACAGCCTTGTAGTTGTTCAACGTGGCGGTCAGGGTGTCCAGCACATCCTGCTTGATCTCATCCATGCGATCCACTACCCCGGCAATGGATGCCGTGATAATGTCGTTAACGCTCTTACCTTCCAAACGGAACGCGTAGAGGTTATGCAGGGTGCCAGCAGCCAGTGCATCAAGCAATGCATCCACTTCAGTAGTGAAGTAGGCGCCAGTCTTGTCAGCCCGAGTGTTGTGCGGGTTGTCAGTGCGCTGGGCGTGAGCATTCGCAGAAGCGTTGGCAGCAGCGATAGCGGCACGCAGTTCATCCAGACTACCAGCAGAGTCACCCCGCGCCATGGCCACGATATCTGCTACGCTCTTGCCTTCCAGGCGATAAGCGTAAAGGTTGTGGATCAGGCCACGCGCCAACGATTCCAGCAGGGCATCCACTTCTGCCTTGAAGTAAGCACCGGTTTGGTCGGCACGCGTGTTGTGTGGGTTATCCACCCGCGCAGCGTGAGCGTTGATCGCAGGAATCGCGGTACGCTGAATCAGCTGATAGGTCATCGGCGGGTTCATGTACGCTTCATACGTCAACGAACCTACCACCAAGTCAGTCACCAGCGCAGGGCGCCAGTTCTCAACCAACGGCAGACCAACGTGAGTCTTGTTGGTGCCGTGCGGGTTGTTCTTGTTGGCAATGTGAGCCAGGATAGCCGGATCGTCTTTGCCGATGGCGACAGCGATTTCGCGCAGTACGTCGATCAGGCTGCCCAGCTTGGTGAAGTCTTCGATGTCCTGGTCGTGGTCCAGTGGGTTGAAGATCTCCGGCAATTCGGCGATCTGTTCCCAGTAGTAACGCAGAGGGTTGAGCAGCTTCTGCGCCAAGATCTGAGTAAGCAACTGGCCATTGATCTGCCACTCACCACCCATAGCTTGATAGGACTCGATCTCGCATTCGCCTGCGAGGGTTGGGTCGTAGAAGTAGATGCAGCAGTGGATGTCCAGACCGATCTCGCCAGAGGCGGATTGGAAGTACCATCCCTCGATCCAGTCCTTACCACGAACCAGACGGCGACCGCTTGGAATGTGGATGATCCCATCGTTGGCAATGCTCTCCGAGTAATACGGGGCATACTTCGGGATCAGGATGTTGAACTCTGTCCAGGCAACGCTGGTTAGAGTTTGTCGCTCCCCCACTCGCTTGTTGGATGCAGCAGTGCCCCAACGGTCGAAGGGGAGACTGACGGTGTTGAGATCAATTGACATGTCTCGGGTACTCCGAATCCGTCTCCGGGGTTTATAGGGCGGCTATTTTATAGCCGGTCATCGTCCATAACATACTTCTTCAGCCGAGAGGCGGCCCTATGTATACTCCACAGAAAATCTTTGCCAAGGTTAACCAAAATGGCATGCGCTGGGTCGAACAAGATCTGGCTACCGCCCTCGCTGTTGAGGTGCACTCCGTAGGACAGGTGTTGGGACAAACCCGCATGGTCCTCACCCACGACACGGACAAGGATAAGTTCTTCCTGTTCGACTTCTTCATGGATGCTCTGCCCTTCGTCAATCGCTTTGAACAACGCATGACGGTAGCTGAGTGGTTTGTAGCGCTGGACAATCTGGCCCTGCCCACCAAAGAGTTCAAAGACATCACGTCTGTGCAGGCTGTCTACTCGGATGCCATCCACGCAAAGTTTCAGGTGGAGATGGTTGTACCGGGTGGTGGTCCTTCCATGGACATTGTCACTGCTGCCAAAACAGACCTGCTTGTCACCAAGAAAGACATGGATGGCGGGATGGTTGAAGCCAACTGCCTGGCCAGTGTGGCAGGATTCCTACACCGTACTTACAGTTCCAGCCGTGGTCTCTACGTGATGCAGGGTGGTCGAACTGTTCAGGTATCGAATATCAATAGCTTGGGACTCATCAGCTTCAGCAAGCTTGGAGGATGTAAAGTTGTCCCAATGGTTGAATCGATGCTTGGAGGCCTACCTGCTGCAGGAGACTCACTGGACGGTCCAGTTTATGTCAGCGTCCCTGGCGTCGACTGGAGTCAGCATTCTGCTATGTTGGTGCTCCTCGGCCACCTGATCCCCATGGGTGATGTGTTCCGTGCAACTGGCGATGGTCTCTTTGAGATCAACCTGCTGCGTTACCCGTACCTGGAGCGGTTCCTGACGGCTGAGAAGTACATGGACTTGTCGCAGATCCGTTCTGTGGTCAGCAACAAGAAAGATGCCCCTACTGTGATCAGTGTAGTAGAGACACGGCAGCGTGACTTTATCCGTGAACTGTTGACGATCAGTCAGTCGTTCATTGTGGTAGTCGGTAAGCCAGACATCTACACCAATCGCATTCCTCTGGAAGTGGGTGGTCACCCTTGTGCGTTCTTCCACCACGAGGCAGTTAAGGCACCGGTTGTGCACCACGATGGTCGGATCATGAACTACCTGCAATTGGATCAGTGGCCTAAGTGGACACTGCTGGCTCCTGAGGGCCCACACGATCACATGCGCATGCATGACATCCGCTGGCGCAATGCTAATGCGGTGGATGCCATTCGTTCCAACCGTGACCGCCTGCGCCCTGCCAGCCCATCGATCCTTGAGATCAAGTGCGACGTTTTCGAATGACGGCATAGCTGCCCGCCCCAGTGGGGCGGGCAGTGCTTTATGTCGCCGGTGCAGGACCGCCCAACATAGACACCAGCATCTTCAGGATTTCCAGGATGAAGTTGGTGAACTTCTCCAGAACGCCTGCGTCTGGTGTGCCGCCTGTGTGACTGGTAGCCATCACGTAGAGACCCACGATCAACACACTGGCAAAGACCAGCGTAACACACACACCCACCAGCAACGACTTGTGACCATCGCGCTTAGCCGTTTCAACTTGTTCAGACACTTCAGGGATATCCATGTTCAGAATCTGAGAGCGCAGCGAAGTATCCAGGCTCATGATCATGGCGAGGAATTCCTTGCACGTCATGGTTGGATCAAACACTGTGCCTTGGGCAAAGCTCAGCTGAATCAGCGGAACCATCGGGTACCACGACTGGGTGCCGATGGGTGCGTTCTCATTCAGCGTAGTCGCGGTAAAGAGGTTCATTTCTTCTTCAGCTCCTCGTTGATTCTTTCGATGTAGGCATTACCTGTGTCGATCTGCTCGATACACTTGGCAATGACTCCGTTTTGTTTGACGATTACCTGACCCAGGATAGGAACCATCTCCTGATCACTACGCCCAGCAGAAGCCGCTTTATCGGGTGGCGGTACTGGGACGCACTGGCCCCGTTGTAGCCGTTTGTCGATCACAACTGCTTTCGGTTGGGAAGGTGGTGCAGTAGTTGTCCCACAACTCATCAAGAGTGCGAGTGGTGGTAGCAGAAGGACCCTTAGGGAGAGCTTCAGCTTTCGCTTGAGTTGCAGGAGGTGCCGGAGCTTTAGCAACCACTGGGGCTGGCGGAGCAACGGCCACTTGAGTGACATGGGCGGGCGCAGCCGGCTGGCTCCGCTCAGTATTCTCATCTTGCGCATCTTTGAGAATTTCCTGTAGTCTAGCGGTGGAATCTTCACCAGCCTTGTTGATGTTTTTGATGGCCTCATCTTGTTTGTTAACCAGATCAGTCACCACCTTTTCACTCGCAACCTCAACTCGCATGTTGGCCACTTCGTCGAGGCGATTCCAGACTTTGTAAGAGCCGTATAGATTCACCCCAACCAAGCTAACCAATAGCAAGCCAAGCGCCCCGAGTATGTAACCCTTGAGTGCGTTTAACATGGCTTCTTAAACTCCAACCCGAGTTCAGTGACACAGTAGTAGTGTGCAACCGCGATGGCATCGATGCTGTGCTCGTCTAAGTCCTCCAGAGGCTTGTCAGAGACGTTATCAAGGTTCTTCAACCCCAACACCGCTTTGCGCACCAAAGACTTGTCAGACGAGTTACCAGGGACTCCAATTGCCTTCTTTGCAGTAGAAGGATCAATCTTCTGTAGGTACATGGCTGCAGAGTACCGCTCAACTGCTCGGCCAATGGCCACCATCACCTGCGTAAGTACAAAGAACGGCTGTGCCAGCCGCCCTAAGTACGGTGTCTCCATGATCACTACATCGGGATGGAATTCGCAGAGTGCCTCAAACACCTCTTCCTCAATTGCCTCCACTCTAACCTGATGGTCGCCCACCCGATCAGCACGGAAACGCCTGAGTCTTAATGCCAGCTCTGTGTTCAGTGTCCATGCTTGATCCATCGTCCATTCCTGTTGATAAGGAAAGCACGTGGTAATAGCGATGCCCAGGGTACGAGACCCTGGGTCAATGCCCATGACACGAACACAATCTCGATCGTGTCTGACGTCCATGGCTTATGCCCCTTAGCCGGCCAAGCCGGTGTTCAGCAGCATTGGGTCACTGGTACCCAGTGTCATGGTTTCACGGATCTGACTGTTGGCCGCTGGCAGCGAGTAGTAGGTGGTCAGGATACCGCAGATCTGAGCGGCGATCGCTTCCACATACTGGATGTTGTTGTTACCTGCACCACGACCCGTGTTCTGACGCTGCACGCCGGACACCAGAGCGATCTCGGAGATGATGGCGTAGGCTTCGCTATCGAACAGGATGCGGCAGCCTTCGATGATCGCTTCGATCTCTGGTGCCGTGATGATGATGTCGATAACCGACTTCACCGCCAGGTATTCACCGGAGGCGGTCAGCACTTCACCCGTCTGAATAACCGGTGGGGTTGGGCTGAGGTTGGCCGCGTCTGGTACGAACGGTTTGGACTGAACCTTGCCGTCGACCTTGATATTGATGGTCATGGCTGGGGTGGCAGTGGACAGGTCAACAGCGCGCAGGTACCACAACTCATGCGGTACGCCATTGACGTCTTTGACAACACGACCAGCGTACTGCTTACGCTCGTTGGCAGTCAGGCCCTGGCTCAGTGGGCGTACGATCCAAGGGATCTGCGAGTACAGCCCCGCATCGCTTGGCAAGTGCTGGTTGGCCGCCGTATAGGGTTGACCATCAGCGCCTTGGGCGTTACGGTGACCCCACTTACCGATAGCCACCCATTGCACGGTGGGCATCTCGGTATCAGCAGGTGCAATGCCTGCCATGAAGCCAAACTTCTCGTTCAACGTGGTGTTGGGCACCAGGACGAACTTCTGCTTGAAGAACTGGCAAGCCTGCAAGAAGGCACCGTAGATAGTTGTTACTGTAGTTTTCATTGCTCAGCCCTGATGAAAAGTGTGTTGAGAACCGCAAGGGAATCCAGGTTGTTCGGCGCACCTGAAATGCGCACGATGGTTTCCCCCACAAAGAAAGCATTGGTGTAGGTCAGACGATACTTGAGCTTAAGCTCTGCCCCTGGATAGAGCATGTCGTATTCCTCGACCTCGACACGGGTTGGCAACGGCGGAGGAAGGGCTGCAATCTTGAGGACTTCTTCCAGCGTCTTGCCTTGGATGTCCTGCCAATCAATGACTGTCTCGTCGTAGACCTTGTCCACCTCAACCGGCGGGATGATCACTTCGATGGGTCCATTGGTCCAACCGGTAATGCGCTCTGGACTGATCTTGACCCGAACATTGCCACCCTCTAAGCGTGTCACGCTGTCGAGTTTGATTTGCTTGGGTTCAATGGCCAGATCACCTGCACGGTTGACGTACAGGCAAATCAATTGCAGGAACGAGATGCCCCGCAACTCATCACGAGAAATGGGCTTGGTCATTGCAGTGCCCCCGTTACGGTACCCGCAGCAATAATGCGCAGGTATTCGCCCAAGTCATTGCGCACCGTGTCGGACAACGAGATAGTGAACTCGCTACCGGTGGGTACAAAGCGGGCTTGGGCCTGAGCAAAACGGCAAGTCAATGTCTTGACCACTGGACGGTACGACTCGGCCAACTTGATCCATGTGCCATCGGTTTGCTGGAACTCAATTTCAGACGCCGTGACGTTGAAACTGTGGGTCAGCTTGAGGGCGCGCAGGATGTGCTCGATTGCCATACCGGAAACCCAGTTGACATTCAACACTCGTTGGTTAGCCAGACCGCGCAGTTTAGCCCGATGGAACTGAACCGTACGTTCATCCTGCCACGGGGATTTCTCACCATTGACAGTTTGAGCACGCGCCCGGATCTGAACAGCGACCTGGGTATCGTTCAAAGGGTTGTAAGTGAATGTGAAGAACTTGGGATGGATGATCTCGTAGTCCACATTCATTCGCTGCGACAATTGCCGCATGATGGCTTCTTCCTGCGACACGGCAAGAAGGTCAATGATTGTGCTCATCAGTAGTACACCTTGCCTGGGCCGTAGATAAAGTCAAGTGGGCTGTCTACAACAGAAAGCTCACAGACGTTGCAGGTCGTCTTGCCAACAGGCACCTGATCGAAAGGTCTTGCAGGGCCATTGTAGGTCACCTTCAAGGCCTGCTTGAGGATGGGGTCATATGTTATCCCAAATGCGGCCTGGAACGCCGTAGCGATAACCCCTGCTGTGCCGTTCTGATCCAACAGCTTACCTACCTTGCACTGAGCCCAGAAGGCTGCCTGAGCACTACCAGAGGCTGGCGTTGAGAACAGGTTCAATGCATAGACGTTCTGGCTGGCCATGACTGGGCTGCTTGGAACATCGTTGGAGTAGTACAGCTTAAGCACGCCCATGGCACGAGGTGCATAGGTCTTGGACGGCGTCAACTCGATCACCTGGTCACGACTGGAGAAGACGTGGTGGTCATCGGCATCCTGACGCAGAGGACCGTGGTAGGTCACTTCAGCCTGATACACGTTGAGCAGGTCGTTCGGTGTCGTGTTGTTGGTCAGTGGCAAACCGCTGTAGTCAGCTTGAACCAGCAACAAGTTGAACAACACCAGATCGGTGGTACGGATCTTGTAGCCCTGCACCAGTCGATCAATCTGATCTGGGTACTCGGTCACATCGAAGTTGATGTCGATCCGTTGCAGATTCAGGTCGAAGATGCCGTCGTATTGCTCGAAGGACACTTCGCCGATGTCAGCAGGGATGAACTCATCGATGTTGGCACGACGTGGGTTACCGATGTTCACCGACCCTTCAAAGCGCAGACTGTTGGGATCTGCCTTGAGAACGTAACCAGTGGTTTGATCAGACCGATACTCGATGGGAATGAAGTCTTCCACCGTGCACCCGAACTGAGTACGACGAGTCAGCTCTGCCACCATGTTTTCAAAGGTAGGGCGAGAACCAATCACATCAAAGAAACTGCCATCTGTGGGCAGGCCAATGGCCGCCAGATTGGTACGACGGTAGGCAAACTCGGCTTGGTTAATGTAACCACCATCGCCATTAGGCCCTATCACCCCGCGTCCTTTGATTAGGACAACAGTACGGCCTTGCGCATCCTTACCCAAGGGTTTGGACACATCAGCCTCGTACGAGTTGATGTTCAGGCCAGAGACGTAGTTGAACAAGAACAGTACACTGTCCTTTGGGGGTAGCCTGACCGCCCGAGCAGCATAAAACTCGCTCATGATGTTCTTCCATTTGACAAAAAAATAGACGGGCCGGTAAGCCCGTCTCTTAGAGGGGAGTCACCTTACTCAGGGTACTCAAGCCCCCTGAGGTTGATCTGGGTGATAACAGAACTCACCGGCGTCAGTTCAGACTGATGGTTCGGGTAGTTCAGGCCAGACAAATCGCGCACTGCAATGACTTCACCCATGTGCTCATCGGACGGGTCCAACGGCGTGAGGATAATGTCGGTTGAGAACTTCAGGCCTGCAAGGTCAGTGACTTCACGCAGCACAGGTTCAAACATGCGGATGCGTGGCAGCTCAAGGAACGACTCACCGTGTTTCTCGGTTTGCTGTTCAAAGGCCAGACCCCAGATCATCATGGACTCACCCATCAGCTGGGTCTCCCATTCTTGAACACGCATGTTGTCCAGGTTGTTCTGGATCGAGGTGCCTTGGTTGCTACCTTTGCTGTGTATCTCCTTCAGCTTGAGGATGTCGAACTCATGACCACCCTCACTCTTACCTTCAGAGTCACCGATACGAATCCACTTGAGATCAATGGGACGCAGGGGTGCATCGTTCATCAGGCGCACGTAGTGAACCGAATAAGACGACAGACGCTGCATGATCCCAATCATTGCCCGATGGATGTCATTGAGCGAGAGGGAGATGTTGAGGTCCATACCCGTAGCAGTTTGCAGCAGGGCAGACCACAGACCTTCCAACTCCGTCTGGTTCAGCTCACGAATCGTCGACAGGCCACGTACATTCAGCCAATCGTCGTACGGCGTAAGGTTGGCCAAGCTGACACCAAAGTCCTGGAACATGTAAAGTCCCATGGACTCTACTTCAGCACGGGTCTGGAAGTGCCCTTGGAAGGCGGCCAGGTTATGCTGATCCACTGCAGCGTTATACACAGCGTTAACTGCGTTGTAGAACGATTCAGTAGAGATGTAGGACGTGAACTCAGGCACCATGTCCCACAGAGCACGAGCATGGTTGATCGAAGCGTGTTTACCCAGGCAGCAGACCTCGAACATTTCCTCAGGGGAAGGCACAGGGTCTTTGAGTACGCAGGACACGTGGATGTCTGGCACGATCGGCAGCTCTTGCAGCACCGACTTGTTGTAGACGTACAGGAACAGGATGAACGCGTCCAGAGAGGACAGGGTCATCTCCTCACCAGTGCGGGGGTGCTCAACCTTAACAACCGCTGAATAGCGATCAGTGATCGCCAGATACGCCCAGTGGTTAATAAGGAAGTCTTCAAGCTTGAAGAGCTGAGAGTCGGACATGTCCAGCACGTCAGATTCCAGCACCTTGGTCTGCATGGTGCTTACACGAGCGCTCTCCATGAGATCAGTGGTTTCAATCTCATTGTCTTCCAAGAACTCTGTGTTGCGCAACGCCAGTCGTTGTTGCTTGACCAACACGTCACGAACACTGGCCTTGGTTGGAGCAATACCTGCGTAGTCCTTGGTGGTTTCCTGACGGATCAGTTCCACCGAGGGGGACACGTCGTTCGGCATGTTCTCAACGTTCTGGATGAGGGTGTAGTCGGCCAATGGGAACAGGCGTTTCTCCATCACCTCTTCTTTCAGCCAGTCAAAGCTGTCCTGCCAGCCAGGGTAACGGTGCAGGTACGGCAGGTTGCGGTAGAAGAACAACCGCTGCTCCAACGTCATGGCATCGAAGAACTGATCCAGTCGCCCATTGCAGGCCAGGAACTGACGAATGAAGAAACCGTGCGCCCGTTCTGTACGGCTGTTCTTCCAACGAGCGAACTCAATGAAGGCAGGCAGGTGGGCATAGAGGTTCACGTAGCGTGCGCAGTCGTACAGGCTCTCTGTGAGCGAATACATCTCCACATGCCAGCGATCCATGACCGCATCGATCTGTCCTTGGATGAGTAGCTGTAGGTTATCCTCGTTGTCGTCCATCAACTCAGGGTCGATCCAGAGGATCTCATTTTCACGAGCATTGATTGCAACATCAATGTCCACCGGGTTGACAATGCCCTTGATCAAACGTTCCTGACGAGACCACTGGGCCACCAACGCTTTGTAGTAGCGTGTTCCGTAAGCGTATCCCCGCTTTGTCTTGCGGTGGATCTCCATGTTCTCACGAGTAAAGTCAATGATTTCGTTGGTATCAAGACTTAGGACCTGCATCATTTCATTGGTAGAATGATATAGTCCGGCGATATTCATGTAGTATCGCCAACCCCTCCTGTCCTCACCCGCGGTTATCCCGTAAGTGGCGAGGTAGCGGTTTGTTGCCTGAGCGCTGATGTCATGACGAATGACCATCGTGCGGGCCATCCGCTTAATGTCATCGCGGTAGATTTGATAATAGTCGTTGGCCATGGCCAGCACCCCAAAATTGTGACACCTGTAATAGAAGGACGTACGATGAATAGCAATGGTCGAGTCTCAGCCCAGACCGTCATCAGGACGGGGACGCCAAATACCCGCATGCCACATACGCGCGCTGGCGTAGGCAATGACACCGTTTTGTCGAAGATGATTCGCGACCAAAGCGGCACCGCCCCGGAACGTACCGATAGTCCTTATCTGGGTAACTTCGGTTACCTGCAAGAAACCGCCGATGTGATGTCTACCAACATCGACGACTACAAAAACCACATGACCATGTTGCCAGAGATCGAACTCTGCATTCAGGTTCTGTTGTCTTTGATCTTGTCGCCGAAGGACATTACCCAGATCACCCTCAAGCATGCCGTTGAGCCAAACATCCTGCCGGCAGAAATGACGCAGGAGATGCTCAAGATCCTTGAGGAAGTGGAGAACAACTATAAGATTAAGTCCCTTTTGCAGGAAAAACTGCGTAAGGCACTGTTCACGGAAGGGGCCGATGTTACTGTCGTCATCCCAGAGAACTCCTTGGACGACTTGATCAATGGTCGGGGTCGCCACAAGATCAGCTTGGAATCGTTCCGCAAGAAAGGCATGTACGACGAGATCTCCAAGCCTCGCGGTTTCATGGCCAATGGTCCGGCGGCTAAAGCAGCCAAACCAGATCCACGCATGACGCTTGAAAGTATGCTGAGCGAGATGACCAAGTCTCACGGCATGGCAGAGAAGCTGGACCCGCTGAAGATGGCGGGCGATTCTCTGAGCAACGGCAAGAAGTGGGACTTCAGTAAGTTCCCTGGCTTTGTTATGCCAGAGATCTACGACAACCCACAGATGCTCAAGCTGGAAGATATCGTCTCGTCGATCAAAGGCCAGCACAACAAGATGGCCATCGAGAGCGTCGGTGGTAACTCGATGTTCGGTAACATTGAACAGATGTATCACAGCCCGGATCTGAAACCTGAAGACATCGTCATGATGGTCCGTCAGGAAGAAGCCACCCGTGAAGCTGTGGGCCCTCCTCTGTGGAAGGCAGCCCCTACTGAGGCGTGCATGCCTGTTGTGCGTCCAGGTAATCCCAGCAAGCCTGTGGGCCACCTGTTCCTGATCGATGAATTTGGCGCATTCATTAGTCGTCAAGCGCGCAGCGATTACATGCGCAACATCTCGGCTGGGGTGTTCAATAACCGTAATGCCATCTCTGGTATGCTGAATAACATGGCAGACCAGATGAACATGGAGGACGGCTTCAGTCAGCAGATGATGACAATGCAGGCTGTTCAGGCGTTCCGTGAGCTGGCTCTGCGTGACATCGAGAACCGTCTGTTGCATGGCACTGTGGGTAACGTGACCGTGTCCCGTGTGGAGATGGCTTACGACCTGATGTTCGAACGTGCGTTGGCGGGTAAGCAAACCCGTATCGTCTACGTCCCCGCCGACATGGTGATCTACTGGACGTACGACTACAACGACAACGGTACTGGCCGTTCGCTGATGGAAGACAACAAGATTCTGTCCTCTATCCGTGCACTGACCATGTTCATGAACGTTGAGACGCACATCCGCAACTCGATCGACCACCGTACCCTGAACATCACCATCGACGAGGACGACCCTAACAAGTCGCGTACCAAGGAAATGGCGATGCACGAGTACGCGCGTCAGCGTGCTAACTCCATTCCGTGGGCAAGCTCCAACCCTCGCCGTATGGTAGAAGTGGCTCAGAACTCGGGGCTGGCTGTGAACGTGGAAGGTGGTGACACTTATCCCGGCACCAAGATCTCGGTGGACTCGCGTCCTGTTGAGTACAAGGAAGTCAACCTTGAACTGGATGAAGATCTGCGCAAACGGCAAACCATGGGCTTTGGTCTCGCACCAGAGATTGTGGACCTGTCGACTCAGATCGAGTTCAGCTCCAAGATGGCTACCTCGAACGAACTGTCGCTCAAGCGTGCCATTGCGCTGCAAGACCGTACCAACCTGCTCGTGCGTGAAACATTGATCAAGTTGACCTTGAACCACAAGGGTTACATGGATCGTCTGCGCAAAGCAGTGGGTGAGCATGTCAAGAACATGAACCAGGAAGTGGTAGCCAAGTTGGGTGAGGACTATTTCATCCAGTCGTTCTTTGCTATCTATACCTGCACCCTACCACGTCCTGACACGGGCATGGCAAACCGCATGTCGGATCTGGACGAGTACGTGTCTGGCATTGAGAAAGTCTTGGACAACATTGTGCCTGACGATCTGATGCAGGCCAACGTGACGGGTGAAAGTTCCAACGAGTGGGTGGCTGTACTGAAAGCATCTGTGAAGTCTACGCTGGTGCTGGATTACTGCCGCAACAACTCGATCTTGCCAGAAGTTACCGACCTGTTCAAGAACGACACCAACGAAGATCCAGGCAGTATGCTGGTCATGAACGGTATCGTGAACGCAGGGCGCCTCGTCAAGATCATCCAGGGCATGGGTCTGCAGCTGTACTCGGCAGCGCTCATCAGTGAGAACCAGATGGCGACTCTAAAGGAGCGTCTGGACGCACAACGGGTGGAAGGTACTGAGGCCGGTGAAGGTTCTGAAACCAGTGGTGGTGGTAGCAGCGACTACGACTCTGGCGATGATGACTTCGGTGACTTCGACATGGGTGATGATGACGGCGACGGTGATGGTGGTGACTTCGACTTCGGTGACGACACTGGAGGCGAGGAATCAGAGGAAGAGGAAGAAAAGCCAGACGACTCTGAGAACACTGACACTGTTTGAAACAAAAAAAAATAGAGGGCATAAGTGACTCCAGGCCCCCGGTGGGCCTGGAGTCTATGCGCTTATGCAGCACTTTCGTAAATGGGTTGTACCGGGGTTGTCAGGTTAATGGGAATGGTTGGGTTGGTTGTTACTGCTTGACGAGCATCTTGAAGCCGTCGTCCCAGATGGACTCACGAACCTCAAACACATCACCGTCGCGGCCGCTCAGGTAAGTCTTGATGTTCTTTGGTCGTTCGCCATCTTTCTTTGCCTCATCCAGCAAAGCGTTCAGCTCTGGACCCCAAGTGGAGTTGATCACGTACATCTCCCCAGATGCCGTCTCCAACTTGAAGCTTGCCAGGCCCACGGGCAGTCCAACCACCGCGTAGGTTTGCTTCACGATCAGGTCGATCCCCATGAAGGAGACCTCCAGGCCAAGCGCTACGTCATTCATGGCTTCGCCGAGTTTCTCGACAGCCAACTCACCCTTCTCCTCCTCGATCATGGTGGTCAAGTCGAAGTAATCATGGGCGAAATCGCTTACGCGATATTCGGTCAGGCCCAGGTTGAACTGGAGGACCTGATTGGTTTCACGGGTCAACATGTCGTTCAAGTACACGAATGCACGAGGACACACGTTTTCCAGATCACGCACAAACATCAACAGCTTCGGCAGGCGTTGCTTTTGCTGAGCGCTGTTGAGTTCTTTAACTTTGGTGCCCAGGCCGTAGGCGACGAATGCCACTGCATCGCTGGCGTAAGTGACAGCGACCGCATTGCGCGCTTTGACCTGATCGAAGAAGGTATCCACCCGATACAGTGCTTTGTGCAGCGGGGTTTCTTCCAGCACGCCTTCGAAGTACGTCAGCTTGCCTTGGAAACGCTCGACCACTTCCAGCACTTTGCTTTGGTCTGCATCTTGAGCCGCTTTGGTCAGTTCTTCCGTGGCACCGATGATGGTGTACGGAGCGCCGGCTGGAACGATCTCGGTGATGACCGACAGGTCGGCCAGAATGCTCTTGTCGGACAGACGCAGCTGGCGCGCTTGCATGCGCTTGGTTGCATCGAATTCCAGGTCTTCGTATTCCACGGCAGGATCTCGCGGCATGAATGCCTCGTACTTGAGATCGTCGGAGACCTGCACGAGGTAGCGGATGTGAGTGAGTGGGCTGTACGGGTGGTTGTGCGGTTGACCCACAGTCCAGGTACGGCCAGTGTCGTCGTGAGAAACCACAACAGCCACGTTGCCGTCTTCCAGCTCCAGCGCGGAGAAGTCGCCTTCTTGTGGCAGGGAAGAGATCTGAATGATTTCCAGGTCTTCTTCTTCTTCCAGGTGAGCGTCTTCCAGCGTGAGTGGCAGAACCACGTCGGCATGCTTCGGACGAATCAGGAAGCGGCCGCTGGTGTGTACTGCGTAGTCGTCTGGCGGAGTATCGTCAACCACCACCGCTGCAGCGCCACCAGTTGCACGAGGAGCGCCGAAGTCTGGGATGTCGCCCCACTCGTTGTCGGAAACACCCAACACGTCCAGAGAAGGAATGTCGCTGTTCAGCGGCAGGTATTCCTGCTGAGCTGCACGCGGTGCTGGATCGATTGGTGCCTGAGTTGGCTGAATAACTACTTGCTCAGTCTTCTCCGGCTCGATCGGCTGACCCGCGTTGTCCACCATCGTGATGGCTGCTGCGGCAATCGGCGTTGGCCGAGGACGCTTACGGACCATTGCGATGGGAGCGGGTGCGGCCTGTGCTGCGGGTTGGCTCAGCTGCGCCTGATCAGGCTGCTGCTTGCCGATGTTATCGACTTCAGTCACGCCGAGATCCTTCAGTTCGTTGTCGGGTTCGTTCTTTGGACGACGGGCATCTGGAATCGCCTTGGCACGTCCGCCGTACTTGGAACGCTCTTCAAGATGCAGGGCGTTGTAGGTGAAGCTGTTGGCGTTGGGAGTCATGATCCCACCGCCGACGTTGTTGCTGGTTGCGTAGTTCGCAGTGTTCTGCTGAACCTGATTGCCGCCACCTTGATTACCGCTGATGGCATTGAACTGATTGATCACCTGATTGCAGCGGGCGATTTGATCAGGGCTCAGGTACTGCTGCAACGCTGGCCACTTAGGCACACAGGCTGCAGCTGCGTAACCCGCGTAGAACGAGATCGCATTCTGCACCACTTGTTGAGCGTTGCTGTTTGGGTTTGCGTTCAATGCCTGCAGCGCGAAGTCTGTGGCATCGTCGACGATGGTCAGCCAGAATTGGTTCTGGTAACCGTTGCTGGAGAACAGGTTGTAGGCAAATGCCGATACTGGCCCGCCTTGGCAGTTGTTCTGCAAGCTGCTAACCAGCAAACCTGCAGTCATCGCCAACACCCACTGCATCTGTGGGTACTGTACAAACACCGGCTTTTGGGGAACCGGTAATTGTGCGTTCATCGGGTCAGGAATCCAGTTACCATTGATCAGGCTGTCAGCGGGAAATGGCAGACCGCCACCTTGGTATTGCATGGTTGTGTCCTTTTAACTGAAGTCTGGTTACATGCGCGTCAGAAGATGCTGCGTATGTTCCATGAGGTTGATGTACTTTGGATTGCGAATCAGGTCACCACGTTCGTTGGTGATCGCATGAGTACCCAAGTTACCACGGCCAGTCGGCTCGTTCTTACGCATGGCGCAATAGGAGCAGAACTCAATAACCGAAACGTGGATGAACTTACTTGGATCATTCAGGCTACCACCACCGCCCTTGCCTTTGGGACTGTCGGTGTTTTCCTGAAGCACAGCCGTACTGGTGATCTTGAAGATCTTGTTGTCACCCGGTGAGGAAACAGTCGACACCTCGGCATGCCCTACGTTGACCACGGTGATGCGGTCTCGCAGCAGGCCTTTACGCATGGCATCGCGAATCTCTTTCTCACTCAGGCGCCCTCGTTTGTTGAACTGAGCGCGCAAACGGAACATGAGCAGGTAGATGGACCGGCTAATGTCTTTAAGCAGGTACCGCACAGTCATCAGACGCTTACCGTACAGCGAGGCCACTTCCGTAGGCGCACTGGCGATCAGCACTGGCAACTCTCGTACCACCCAGGCAAAGAAGTCATGGATGTTTTCCACCATGATCCCACCCTGGTGCAGCGTACGACGCGACTGATAGTTCACGTACCCGTCGATGGAGATCAAGTGCTCGCGCAACAGGATCATCCGCTCACCTTCGTTCATGGTGTCACCGAAGATGATGCGACCCATCAGGCGCTGCCACATGTGTGGATTGTCCACATACTGAGGCGTTGCTTGATCAGGATAAGTGTCAACCACGTAGAAGATGCCGCAGATCGCATCAATCTGATCGGCAGTCACGGAATTGCGAGGAATCGCAATGGCCAGTCGGCTAGGGACATAGTCCGCAGGACGACGCAGGTGACCGCCTTGACCGCCACTGGAACAGATCAGCCATTCATCAGGATCGAGGTGATCGTGGTTGATGAGGTCTTTGTCACCGATACGAACATCAGAGCACTTGAAATGCTTGATGAGCAGCTCGGTAAGACCCATCCGGCAAAGCATGTAGTGCACAAGCGTCGAGCGCAGGCTGTTCTTGCCAACCTTGGTAGCTTTCGACTTGGTACTACGGTGATACAGGTTAGAGTGCGCCACGGACGCACCCTGGTTCTTGCCATCGGCGAAGAAGTGATAGTTCATCCGGTAGAACTGAACCTTAGTCAGGCCCAGCCATGCGAACAGACCACCACGCGTGACACTCACTGCCACGTCACCGATGACCGGGTTCACCACATACGGCGTACCCCTGATCCACATAATGCCAGCGTCGCCCACAAATGGCATGTACATGGGTCGATTCTCCAACGGCTTGCCGTGCAAGCTGAACAGTGTATCAATCAGATACATGCTCGTGCGGGAGAGTTCGACGTAGTTCTTTTCTTTCTTTTGATGAAGGATTTTGTACTCCTCCATCGGTAACAGGCGGCGATAACCGTCGTAGCTGATACCTTCCGGTAACTGCTCCGAGCAGGCACGCAAGTCTCGGTCAATGTACGACTCAGCCGTCTTGACCTGAACGGTTGCAATGCCATTGGCAATATCGGGATTGATTGGCGGCGTTTCTGCAGCCACGATTGCCAACATTTGTGCGTTCATCCAGACAACTCCCCTGTGTTACTTCTTAAGGAATAAAGCGACCAAACCTAATAACCCTGCGATGCCAGCGTAGAAATACTTCATATCCTCAGAGGAGTCTTTCCGCCTATGGGATCGTTCCTCATAATAGTCCTTACGGTTCAAGGACTGCTGGTCAATCTTGTCATTGACATGGGTTATGGTTAGCTTGCTCTGGGTCTGCTGCTGATCGAGCTGTTGCTTCAGAACCAGATTTTGAGCCTTGAGTTCTTCAGCTTGTCGTTCCGCTGCTTTCTCAGGATCGCCATAGGTAAGGGCGTCTTTGCTGGAGTTAAATAGCTTAATGCCAGATGTTTCAACGTCCTCGAATGAATAGTGCGTGATCGTTGCCTTTGAAGAACGACCGGCCTCATTGACCTTCTCATCCCTCACCACATACACCCCATCTCGAAGCCGCTCACTGGCGTTTGCTTTCACCAGGTGTGGCAACCCTAGTAGGTTGACGTACTTATCTCCAAACTTACGTTCGTTATCAATTATCCCGATCATGACTCTCGCCATGTCAGAACCCCGTCTCATGCCTAACGCAGATTTCAGGTCCTTGAGTTCCTCCGAATCTAACGAGTGTGGTAGAAGATCATCCTCTCTAGAACGATGCATGTATCGCAGTCTCGATTGTGGCGAGCCTGGATGCACGGCGTGGTCTCGGCTCAGCGCCAGAACCATATCGGTCTCAGGATGATAAATTGAACCACCATGCGATTGAATCTTTTGCATGGGGATGGTGAAGATTACTTCATGACACGTATGCATTCCGTGCATTCGGTTGTTCGACAGCGTGTATGAACGCGCCATCGCAGACAAGCCGCTGCCCGTCTTTATTTTTCCAGTCCCGTCTTCCACCATGTCATACAGCTCAAACTCTGTCTGGGTAGAAGATGCACGTCTTCGAGAGATCTTAATGCAGAAGCAGTTTGATCCCGAGTTACTCTTGGGCATGGTCTTACTCACCGCACCCGAGCGCTCAGCCACCCACACATCTCTGTGTGTGTAGTTCATGCAGGTCACCGTGGTTTCCATGGTGGGCATGTGATCAAACAGAATATCCTGTTCGCCGAACCACTCCATTTCTGCAATTGGAATCTCTTCGATAATCCTGTCCGGGACACTGATTGTAAGTGTCATTAAACTGCTCCGGTGCCGACGGATGATATCGGTAGAGCTGGTCTTTCGAACCAACTTCCATTTCTTACTCCCGGCGAGCGGGTCAGGCTATGGCGTTGGGGGATACGCATACCGTTCAAACATAATCACAACAGGGCCGCTATTGCAACTACATTCAAATGGATAATTTAGGTTTGAGATTTGGTTCAAGCGTGTCGGCGGCATAAGGGCATAAAGGCAGGCCCGAAGGCCTGCCCCTATGATGCTACAGTCAACCCTTACGGATTAACCACCGGTGCCTGCACCAGTACCGCCGCTGGTATCAGTACCTGCGTCCGGGTCAGTACCTGTGCCAGGAGTGGTGGGAAAATCCGACTCCTGGGTGAGGTCGACACGGATAGCCGATTTGTTGTAAAGCGCCTCGGAGAGGTTCTTCACTTCGATCTCGGCCAGGATTGGCAGGTTGCAGATGTGCAGGTAACGCGACTGCACGGTTGCTTCCTGACGGGTGTTACCGTTACGGGTCACCTGAACAACGGAGACCAGCTCAGGCATGAAGGCGTGCCAGCCGAACTGAAGAACGTCTGGGACATTCGACTCGCTGTCGCGGGTCAGCGTCAGGAAGACGCGGTTGTCCATCTTCTTGTTCAGAGTGGTCACGACGGTCATGTTGCTGAACATCGGGCCGAAGGTACGCAGATCACCTTGAACCTGCAGGTGCTGACCGATTTTGATGTCGGTACCAACCAGCAGTTTCACCGACTTGGAACCAGTCAGCGAAGCTTCCAGCGCGGCCGGGTAGGCCGACTGGATCAGCATGTCGGCTGCCAGATCCTTGATGGTGTTGGTGAGCAGCGCAGCGATGTCGAGCGCTTTGTCGTTGTCGCGCAGGGTTTGCACGGCAGCGGCGGCGTCGATAACGCGCTTCTCGTAGAACGGATGCACGACCAGGCGGCCGATCGAACCCAGCTGTGGCATGGTGCCCTTACGGCGCTTGCCAGCCATGTAGTCTGCGAGCAGACCAGCGTGGTTGATCAGAGTGGTGATCGCAGCGTTCGAGCAACGGCGACGCTGAGCGGAGATCAGAGCTTCCAGGTTCTGAGCTGGCTTGGTGGAGCCAACAGGAGCCGGAACCGAGATCGGTGCGGTCAGCGGGATGCCGTAGCAGTAGCGCTGTTCCAGCACGTCCAGCAGCTTGCCAG